ATGGCAAACCTCAGTAGAAATCACATTGAAAACAAGTTTTCAATATTGGAGATTTATCTCCAATGTGATTTCTACTGAGGTTTGCCATAAATAAATTTATAATCGGCAAAAAGCAACAAAATGGTGGCTTAGTAAATTATGATGAGATTAGTATCACAAAATATTACGCGCTATAAAAAGATCGCATCTCGCACAATTTGTTTGAGATGTAATTTTATTATGATACTATTCTCATCATAATTTTACAGTACTCTATTTATGAAAAAGCTTTTTGCCGATTATAAATTTATTTATGGCAAACCTCAGTAGAAATCACATTGAAAACAAGTTTTCAATATTGGAGATTTATCTCCAATGTGATTTCGTTACTCATTCTCGTCAGAGTAGTGTACCTTCTTGTTCCTCTGTTGCTTGCGTGTCTGATTCTTGCGACGTCTCTGATTCCTATTAGTATTCCTATCTAGCGTATAAGATCTCTGTCTAGTTGTTCGAGTCCACCCTAGATGCCTCATTATTCTTCTTTCATTTAATAATGCCTTTCGTTTTCTTGCAGCATTAAAGATATCTTTAATCATAGGTGCACTCGTATCAAAAGATTCAGCAGTAATTGCATTTACAAGAAAATAGTCTTTTTTACTCTTCTTATTCATCATGTAGTTGATAAGTTCATTCGGTGTATATGTATCATAACTCAACTCTTCATATCGAGGTAATCTTTTTATATAGATATCATTTTCTACATTATATCTAACACCAGGAGGCATCAGTATCTCCCACTCTCCCTCACCAACCTTTGAGTATTGTGAGATAAAGATACATGGAACATTCTTTCTTATCGTGATTTCTTCAAGCATAAAGTGTATATTTTTACCAAGATAAGAGGAAAAATTTATAGATACGTAAGGATTCAATGAAGTAGACTGAAAGTCATAACTTGTATTAAGACCTATTTTGTTATGAGAAGTCTTTACTCCACGGTATACTACAATATCTTCACTAGGCCGCGGAGACTCAATGAATATCTTCAACAGATCTGCAACTAAGCTTTCCACAAGGGGAGTAATGTTTTCCACTGAGTTGAACCATGAAGATTGCATGATCTTTTGAAATGCTGCATCGTCGTTTATATTAAATGAAAGAGGGGGGAATCTGAAGTCCCATGGCTTATCAATCTCTATCCATGATGTAGTATGTGATGTATAGTTGGGGTTCTCATCAACAATCATTATAGGCATATTCTCAAGTTTCTTACGTAGATCTGGATACCGTTCTTTGATAGAATATTTAAATGGACAAATACCTGAATTACGTACACTGTTGATTAACTTGATAAATGTAGACTTCTTTTTCATATGATACTCATCATCTTCAGTAGGATCAAGAACATACTCATATCGGTTTAATGTATTTCTCAGTAGTCCGTTAATGAAACGATCACCGTGATATGTGTATGCTGAAATAGCCTCTTTCCATCTACCCTGAAGATCATATAGGTATGCACTCTGTTCTTGTAAAAAAGATACTAGATGCGGTTGTGCACGAGGAATATAATAGGATTTTAAAAGTCCCTTCACATCTTTTGATGCATCAATCATAAGTTGATATCCATAGTCTGGTTCTTCCAAATATGAAATGATAGCTTCATCATCTTCAGTGATAGTACTATCAGTTTCAACTATGCTCTCGACGGGATTACGAAACTCTTTGCCCGTATAGTAATCATAAAAGAAGCTACGGATATTCTCATTATCGGCTGATTCTTTTTTATTAATGCTATCAATTATATAGTCTTTTACGGAAGACATCTATTATTGGTATTTCTTAGATTTATAGAAGCTTCCAAGCCCGGGCGAGGCGCGTTAGCCCAATCCCTCCGCCAAACCGAGGAAAGAAGTCAAACTTCAGAAACTCCTCCAGCTCCGCCTCCACCCTCTCCTTTCCGAAAAGCTCAAAGAGTTTAGCGCTGTAGCCTCCCTCGGTGATTGAATAGAAAGTCTTACGCATTTCCTCTACATCGCATGAACGCTCTGCAGAGCCAATGGTCTCTTGTCCATACATGATCACATCGATCTTGTTGTAAATTCCATTCCCTGCGCATCTCATGTTCCAGAAAGGACTAGTACGCTCCGGGAAGTTCTGAAGGCTCACAATTGGCCCCTTCTCACGCCACATACGAGCCTCATGCTCATCCTCCAGTATCTCCACATTTCCATATTCCTTGCATGTCTCATCGTAATCTGTAACAACTGGCTCAGCAAAGCCCAGATGCTTCAGAAGCTCCGCCTCCAGCTGGGCAAGATCCTTCATGTCTCCACGGCTCTCGAACTCGAACATGGGGAAGATCTTCTCATGCCGACCCGGTATCGGAGTCTTCTCATCTCTATAAGAAGTGCTCACACAGAACACTCCATTCCACTCCGGGTTCCGGAGAAGCTCGTACTCTAGCCACATCTGGCCAGTCTGGGGAAGAGGCCATACCTCTCCGTTGTAGTTGAACGTTGCAACTGAATGGGGATTCTCACATGCCGCCAAAATGGACAGCCGGGACTGCGTAGGCACTTCCTTGAAGCCTTTCTTCATGAAAAAATCACGAAGGCGGGTAACGAGTTCGTGGTAGCTCTCGGTATCCTTCATGGTTTTTTCTATAGAGGGGACGCAACAATTATTTTACATTTTTTCCGTAAGGCCGCGGTTTACGCATCCGGTACACAGTGTTGATCGATAATATCTACGAGGGCAGCATATCTATACGACTCCGTACGAGTAATCTTCTGAACGAATGACATATCTACCAAATCCGGGTGGACATACCAATCCTCAAACTCTCCATAGGTTCCTGTTGCGTGATCTCCAGCATGCACATCGGAGAACACACGGAAGTATCCTCTCTTCTCAAAGATCTCACGAGAGATTCTCCGGGTGTCAAAGTGGTTCCCCGTGTAGATATCGTGCTCAAACGTAATGGTCGCGAACTTATAGGTATCAAAGATCTCTCTATCCATAGACTCTAGAACATCCAATGTGGACCGATTTGCAACATCTAGATCAATCTGCAGATAGTCGATGTTCTTCGGAAAGTTCACCTTCTCAAACTCTTCTAACCAATTGATCTTCGTGGCATCGCAGTTCAAGTGGTATGAACGAGGACGGATTCTCGGGTAGTCGCGCGTATACTCCTCTAGATACTCCACCATGAACCCTGTCCACCCAAGGCCAGCCTCCAGAATATAAGTATTGTTCACCAGAATTGGGTGATTGGATCCAATCTCTACAAATGTGCCATTCCTCTTGTCCTTGAGAACCTTTCTCACAAAATAGTCTTGTGCTGCTCCTCCGAAATATTTCTGCATCTAAATATCTAGTATAGGCCAGATATCTTATGAGTGCATAACAGAGATGAGTAAAAAGAATACGTATCTTCCATATATACTTCTCTTACTTGCACTTGGCCTCGTATGGATCTTTATGAGATCTAGACGTGAGTACTTTTCTCAGCAGATTCCTAAAAAGATATGGGCCTATTGGGACGATGAGGATATTAAGAATAAGACTGTACTCTTATGTATTCAATCATGGAAAAAGTACAATCCGGACTATGAAGTCGTCGTACTAAATCCAAAGACTGTAAAATACTATCTTGATCTTGATATTGAAAACATGAAGATGAATGATGGTCCCACCCGAGAATCCGATATTATTCGTATCAATATCTTGCAAAAGTACGGAGGCGTATGGGTTGATGCTTCTATTCTTATGACAGCGCCACTTGATTTCACATCCGAAGAGTATGAATATTATGGATATAAGATCGCCAAGTTTGAAAGTAAGGCGGGTATCCCGGTGATTGAGAACTGGTTCTTTGCAACGATTCCTGGCGGGAAGTTCATCACTGCGTGGAGAGATGAGTTCATGAATGCCAACAAGTTTTCCAATGTAGAGGAGGCCCTTGAATCCCTGAAGAAACAGGGTGTACAATACGATAAGATCTCTGGCCCTGTCTATCTATTTATGCATATCTGTGCACAGAAGGTCCTGCAAAAAGATATGTCTCCAGATGAAATCAAAAAGACATTTTTCTTACGAACGGCCGAGGACACTGCGTTGAAATATCTCGATGTAAATGGTTGGGATTCTGGCAAGGCCCTTGAGTCTCTCTGCAGAGGAGAGAATGTGATGCCACTTATTAAATTCCGTGGAGCGGAGCGTGGATATCTGGAAGATCATCCTGATCTGCGCGACTGTATCTTTAAGAAGTATATCTAGTTCATAAAAAATTGAAGTATCCTTCACCGAGATAAAAGGTACAATGAACCTCTTTATTCTATCAGCAAACCCAGTGGAGGCTGCACAGGCCCATGCAGATACTCATGTTGTAAAGATGATTTTAGAGGCGTGTCAAATGCTCTATTCTTCTCACTGGACAACAGTATATCCTGCACTTCTCGAGAACAAGTCTGCCATTGGAATTAGTCGCGCACAGAAGCTTCTCACTATACCATCCTACTTTGAAGATGCCCCAGTTCGTAAGAATACGAGTGAACGAGGATACCGTCCTGTGCATCTTCATCACCCCTGCACTCGCTGGATCCGAGCCTCAAAAGAGAACTATCTATTTGCGTGCCACCTCGCCATTGCAATTGGAGAGGAATACAAGTTCCGATATGGAAAGACACATCTATGCATGGAACATGCTGTCTGGCTCTTGAATCATGTGCCCGAAGGACTCCCTGCGATAGGCCTACAGTCCTTTGCAATTGCCATGAAAGACGAATATAAGATTAGTGATGATGCCATTGAATGTTATCGTCACTATTATAAAACTTCAAAGGAGGAAAGGGGTCTTCTTCATTACACAAAGAGAGAGCGCCCAAGCTTTCTTACTTCTTCGTAATGATGCACGTGAGGCTGAGAGTTGCAGCATTTGAAAAGTAGGCAATGTGCTCAATCTCATTCAGGGGTACACCAGGAAATGATGGCTGTCCATGCATTAGATGGAAGATTCTCTGATCCGTGCCAATCTCTACGTCCATGTAGCCGCCATTCGTGGCAAGATGTGCATGCCGCCCAATTAAACTCGGGACAGATGTATGCACATCTTCAATGATATACATTCCTCCCTTTTTTACATACTTCCACATGTTGAAGAGATTGATGATCTGGTGAGAGACAATGTGGCTTGCATCATCAATAATCAGATCAACCGATTCCTGAGTAATGGAGTACCTATTCATCATAGGCTCTAACTGGGTTGTGTTCGTCGGATCGCACACTTCTAGATGGACACGCGACGAATACTGGGTCTCGGGCTTTAGTTTGGCCAGTGTGATATCTAAGCCTAGGAGAAGCTTTGCACCCGTGAAGTACGCGTCCCACATCTTCATGGAACCTCCTTCGAGAACGCCCACCTCAATCATAGTCTGTAGAGTATCCTTCTTATCAAAAAGAAAGCGCTCATAGATCGGAGTAAAGTTATGAAAGTAGGCCTTATCTGTATGTGCTGCAACTCCAATCTTGGTTAACTCTCCATTTACGTTCATCCTTATAAAGTGGAGGCCCTCAATCTTTAGACTCTCTGATACACAATAATATTAGACTTCTCCGACCATGACATGGGAACAGGGGTTATTTCACGCTTTACGAACCCTGAGTCTTCAACATCAGGAAAATCACGTGAACATAAAAGTATAGATCCAGGTCGCATTTCTGTTTTTAGTTTTACTAGAAGAGGTGCAAGTACATCATCTCCAATGCAGAGATTCGATATGAAAATCCAGCATGCATTATTAAAATGGAAACGATCCTCTAAGAATGAGCCTACATGAAATGTGCTACGCTTCTGCACTGTTTTCGCAGGAACACGATGAAGTACAATTCTTGCTTGCTCAACTCTCTCTTCTACAATATCAATTCCAATGCTTCGGATCTGTGGATGAAGAATACTCATCCCGATTACGAACTTTCCTAGACCACATCCCAGATCATAGAAGTTCCGGTTTTCTAGAGGGACTTTGTCTAATGGACAATATTTCTCAAATAGCTTTGAACAGATATGTAGACCTCTTTCTGTGATCTCCCCGTATGTAATATGATGGCCCTTGTATTTCTCTGAATCAACTCCTCTTCCATTGAATCCATGAAACAGTGACTCGAATTGGGTAGTTTTATTGGGATTGTTTTTCAAGGTCTTCCGAAGATGTACTTTGTTCCTCCGTGTCTTTTTCTGAATATTTGTCGTGGGGCTATCCATCTGTATATTTCCGATTTTCTATGAGTATACTTTCTACGCAAGCCGCTGGACGAAGGCTTGGAAGAAATCAAATGAGCCGTACTTTGCTACAATTTGATCACACCATCCCTCGGGGACACACTCCGAATGTTGGACCTCACGCAGATCCTCTTGAAACCGTATTAAATCAAAAAAGGCATGGGCAGACTTCTTCTTTTCCTCCTCGTCCAACCACCTGAGGCTCAATACAATAAACATACCACGCTCAAGATTATTCATCGATGGAAACTTCTTAGTGAATAGCTCAAAGTTTGATGAACTGCTCATTCTACCACGTAGATGTAAAAGAGGAATAAGGAAAAAACGTGGCAAAGAAGTTCTTCGGTTGAACTAGATGAAAGCGGTGTCCTATACGATTCTTTTTGCAATTCTGTCACCCGGTCTTCTTTTATTGGTACCTTCTGTGTTCAAGGCAATTCTTAAGAACCCTCTTTCTCTTCTGGCGATTATTCTGAATATTGCATTCTTTTACATGGCGCTTACGAATATAAAGTATATTCCTTACCTCAATACGCTGGAAGCATTTCAAGGTACTGCTACCACACAGGGTAATGCTGCAACACCTGCTGCAAGTGAAGAACCTATACAACCCAAAGGTCCTGATGGAAAACCTTTAACAAATGAATGTGTTCAATGTATGAGAAAAACGATGGTGTTTGCTGAAATAAGTTCATGTGAAAAGGTATGTCCTCAGACTAGTACTGAACAAACTGAAGAATGTAACAAATGTTTAAAAAATGTTGTACCAGCTCTTATGAAAACACACTGTACAAATGTTTGCCCTGCAGAACTTACAACTGGTACATATCAACCCCCTAACTAAGCTTCTCCTCAATCTCATAGCCATTCACATCATAGACCGCATTGCATGTGAGTGATTCATGATTAGGCCGTCCACATCGTAGACAGCCAGAAGTCTTTCTCTTGGGACAACTGCTAGAGAAATGATCTCTGCAGCCACAGTTCACACATACGTCAATCGACTTACGAATCTCCCGGAGAATATAGGCCTTTTCAGAAGCATCTAGATAAGAACGAACATACGCCCCGCCACGAACCTTATCAATTCCATGCTCAGCCATATACATCTTTACAAACTTGTCCTCATCAAATACGGATACGTTTGGAATGATCTTCTCAATAGATACGGGCGGATACTTCTTAGTCCATACAGAACCCTTTCCTGTCATATGCTGCTCAATCCTCTTCAACGGATTGTTCGACTTTCCGATGTAAAAATTGTTTTGGATAAGCCGAAGAATGTAGATGTTTGTCATAGAATTCATTTTTGTTTATAGTGTACTCATAGATTTTTGTTTCAATTTTTAGACATCGTCGATCCAGCCATTAATCATTCCTGTCTCTGCATCGCGGGTCGCTACCAGATTCACAAAGGTCGGGCGACCCTCTGCCCAGCCGCTCACCCGCTCCAGATCCTTAATCACCTTCTCCGTTCCAAAGAAGGGGTGTGCCGCAACCGGCTCTGTGAATCCGTGGCCCAGAGTGATGCACTCAAACCCGTCCACATTCACCACGTGGCCCTTAGGGAGCACAAGATTGTAGACCGTGCTCATGAGGCGAGAGGCATATAGTGCAATGGATGCGGGAAAGCACCAGACTCCCTTCATCATGATTGGGTGCCATGGAGTGATGCAGAGCCCATCAATCTGCGACATGGGCTGGCTCGACTTCTTGCTGCCGCAGACAACCACTGCAGTAATTGGGACCGGCCCCAATGGAGTCAGAACCATCTCTCCTGCCACGAGGGTCTGGATCTCCTTCCTAGATCCATCAGCCATCAGGACGTGAGAGGTCGGGGCAAAGCAACCACCACTCTGGCTATGGAAGATCGACATGCTCTGCGGTGTCTGCGAAGGTGTGTAGCCTAGTCCATACTTGCTAGACTTTGGCTCGGGTGCAGAGGAAGGAATCGGAGGCGGCAGCTCGCCAAACGCCTTCTCTGCAATCCCTTGGATCTCTCGGAAGAGTGCACCACCGTAGATCTGCAGACCCGGGTCCTTGAAGTTCATGCACTGCTGCAGCTGCTGTGCACGAAGATAGGAGCGCATATAGTGCTCTCCCCACTTTGCAAAGTACTTCGGAGACATTCCAATCTGTCCCTCGCTGGGGTCATTAGAGTGTACATCGCGGAGAAGCTGCTTCACCTTCTCATCTGTAGAGTCCTTGTAGGTATCATAGAAGAACTCGAGGGTGATCTTTGCATTTTCAGCAGACTCGTTAAGAGCCTTCTCAAGTGCGGCATTATATGCAGCACGTGCGAGAACAAAGGGATCTAGTGCTGCGCTCGTGGGTACAATCTCCTCGCCATTCAGCGACGGCATCGCATCCTGTGCGGGGACAATGAAGTCGAGAGGCTGTCCAAACTGGATAGGGCCCGTCTGAAGTGTAACGGTCCCGTACTGGAGAGTCGCATTCATCGCGGCAGTGGAGAGCATATTCGCGAGGAAGTTGATGAAGACGGTACCCACCATCGAGCAGTCCGGAATGAATCCGAAGAGTCCCTTACCCCACCGTGCAATCCCTGCAAGTAGGGCACTGTCCAGCTGGTACCCGAACCCAAAGGTATGGAGAGTCCACGGGTTCTTCATCTCCATCGTTGCAAGTGTCTGCAGGATGCCGCGAGGCGGATTCACATTCGGGAAGCCGTCTGTGAGAAGAAGTCCAACGATATTGTGCCCCGCGAACTCCGGCTTGTTGGCGATCACCGCAGCCTGCCGAATTCCATCGTAGATATTCGTCTGCGAATCGGGCTGCACGCTCTCCAATGCCACATTGATCTTCTTACGACCCTCCTCCGTCATTGGGGTCGGGACGCAGACAACCCGTGCGCTCGTGCTGTACGAGATCACTGAGAGAAGATCCTGTGCACCGAGGGTCGCTGCAATGGTACGGATCGTGTGCTTCACCAGATCGAGGCGCGTGTATCCGAACGACTCACCGTCGTCCGTCTTATCTGCCACCTCACCCATTGAGCCCGAGTTGTCCACGATCGCGATGAAGACAATCGGCTGGCGCTTGCCCTCTGCAGCTGCGGAAACCCTGAGGTGGGTGGAGGTTCCATCGACAGTGGCTGCAAGGGTGAGAGGAGCATCCTTGAAGGCCCCGAAGTTGTGCTGGACAGCGGGCAGTGCTCTTGTAAGAAGGTACTGCTCAATCGTGTTGCGAAGTGCGTGATTCGGAATCAGAGCCTTTGAAGTGAGAAGAAGACCTGTCTTGGGAGACGTGGAGTTCGCAGTGAACCACTGCGTAATCGCGTCGCGCTCGTACGAGTGGCCATCTGAAGCGATCACGGGGTCGCGCATCATCGAGAGAGTGATAGGACAGAGCCAATCGTTCTGCATTTTATCTCTATACCGTTTGAAAGGGTCGATACAACATCAATTTTTTTCGTAGTAAAAAGTAATGGAGTATTACTTCACAATTTGGAAAGACGGAATACTAACACATCTTTTTACTGATCTTGAAGTTGCTTTTAAAAAAGCAAAAGAAGGTGGATATTCTCTTATAAGGCTCCGCGTAACCGAGGAGGGGGGCGTTCACTATATGTCTATCTATGAGCCAGTTAAACGGGGACTCTTATAAAGAAGCAGAATGTCTGTACCCGAGATCATATCGAATGTGGCTACGAGTACAGGAGCTGGAGGATTTCTCTTTGAAAAGGTGATGGAGGGAACACTCAAACTTCTTATTCCTGCATTTGAGGCCGATGGATACTCTGTGAGTATCTACGATGAACAGAAGATTCGTGATCTTTTTAATGAACAGTCCCTAAATGGTGTAGATCATATGGTGGAGCTGAAGCATTCGGCTGGACAGCATATCCTTTTTTTCATGCAAGAGAAGTGGAAGCTAGTTACGAATCAGCGCGAAGTGAGCCAGTTTCTCGATTGCTGTGCGCGGATTAAGTCAAGAATGGTGGGATTTCAGGGAGATATCTACAAGTTCTGGATTACACGCACAGTACCGACAGAAAATGGTGCGAAAAGTCTCGAGGAGGGAGGAGCCTATGTTATACAGACCTCAACCTCCATGAATATGCTGGCAGCCTCCTCTGCACTTCTTTTATGTGAAGTCATTGGAAAAAGGGAGCTCGCGATTCCCATGATCCGCGCTGTGCCCTCGTTTCTTCTTCAAGAGATTCCCCAGGAAACTGTCGTGCGGAATCTAGACGTGAAGTTGGTGCCCGCTCCCACATTCAAGGCTTCAAAGGTGAAAGTGAATGTGAGGAGAGAGGAGACAGAAAATTGATTATTTTATAGGGGTATACTAAGGAAAATGGTCCCCCCTGTTCGCTGGTACCATCTCTTATCCACATGGATCTTTCTTCTGTCTGCGGCCTATCCGATCCACCAGATCTCTACGTATCCTCTGAACATCTTGGCCCTTGTGGGATGCCTTGAGCCAATTCTGAATCCCCACCGCGAAAGTGCTGGAAAAAATATATATATTATGGGACTCCACCTTCTTCCCCTTCTATGGATTCCCTATGATATTTCTGCGAAGGCCTTTCAGTTTGCTTTCTTTGTTGGCCTCGCCTACCTCCTCTTTGTTAGAGCCATTGGTGAGAACCCGTTCCATATCTATTCTGTTCTTCTGAGCGAGGATCACCCCACGTTCAAGGAGTTTACGTGTGCTCGGTTTGGATACTGCTAAACTCGAACTCTGCAAGCCCAGGTCCTGGCTGGTCCGACTCAATCATGGCCACCTGCTCCATGGTGAGTCCAAAGATCTTGTAGAGATCTGCATCTGTGAATGAGGGTGGGAGAGAAGAAGTAGAAGGGCAAGGAATGAACGGAAACATCTCATATTGTGTGCGAAAGGAAGACCACTTCGTCGAGCAGACAATATACTTCATGAGCTTGGAGGAGAGGAACCTGCAGACGTGGCGGCCCTCTGCCTCAGAGGACACTGCGATACTGTGCATGTTATCTGTAGTTCCATAGACGCCAGCATCATACACAGGATAGATATGGCGGCCCTCAGCATAGGCCACTTTCATCTGCTTCTGGTTCGAGTGCTCCTTCGACGACCACACGATCTTCGTCGGATCGCCAGTCGAGTGAAGAAGAGGATACACGAAGTCGCCCTGCTTCTTGTCCTTGCACTTCGACTTCGGAATCGCCTTTTTTACTGCTGCAAGAGGCATCATTTCCTTGGAAAGAATCTTCGCGTACATGTGCTCAAAGATGCCCTGGCCCTTCGACATGATAAACGGTGTTGAGAGGCTCAAGAGCAAGGGGGCCTCCTTCATATCCTCGGAGATAAGGTGAGTTACCGTGGTAGGCTTCTTCTTCTGTACCACATACATGTCGATGCGCGTGCTCGCATTCATAATTCTCTTTGCCTCACTCTCCGAGTACATCTGAAGAAAGTGGATCTGGTTCTTCAAGAGAAGAAGACGGAGATCCGAATGCGGGGCGCGCCACATCGGTGGGTGGACCATGCAGAGGAACCCATTGATCTTTAGAAGATCGAGGGATCGCTTCACGAAGACGGGAAAGAGCTGCGTGCGAGATCCAGCGCCTCCCTTGCTGGTTGCGGGCTTGTTGTAGGGAGGGTTTCCAAGCACAACATGGAACATCTTGATACCCCAGAGGGTCTCAGGATTTAGATCCTGGAACGGGCCGTGAAAGAGGTTGAGCTTATACTCACCGTGAGGATCGAAGAGCTTCTTGCAGATCTCCACATTCTTTCCATTGATCTCGCACATGAAGAGCTGCTTCTCGAGAATGTGCTTCTTCCTTGCAGAAGGATCTGGGATGGCTTGGCTGAGGCCGACCATGAGCTTATGAAAGAGGACGACGGGGAAGTTCCCATGGCCGTTTGCAGGATCCAGAAAGGTGATGGATGGGTCCGTGAAGACTGTGGGATAGGCCTTCTCAAGCTGCTCGATCATATGGAGAACAAAGGTGGGTGGCGTGAAGACCTCACCATTCATCTTCTTTTCCACCTCCTTGAGGACAAGGTGTTCACCAATAAAGGCGAGAGCTTCCTGGGGGCTGTCAATACATGATCGCATACGGTCTCTTAGTAAATCATATAACTCGTTCGCTGCAGTCAATTTTGAGTTGTATCTATTTACCATGGCAAGAATAGCTCCAAATCGGTCGGGTGCCATTTGATTGTAAAAAAAGGTTGGTACTCGTTTTCAAATTTTTTGGGCTATTCTAAGAGTACATCATATCAAGCCACTCATTCATGGCATCGCGTACAGCAGGATTCGCATAGAGGGCCGCGAATGTGCTCTTGAGGTCGTGCTCACCAGAATCGAGTACAAGAAGATCTGGAATCATTCGCGAGAGAACATCATTGAGGTTCACATTCTTCACGAACTCCTCCACGATCTTTTCGTTTTCAGTGGGTTCCCGCCGAACCTCGAGTCCCTTGCTCAAAGCCTCCTGATCGCTAGAGCGTAGCTCGGTGCCACCCACAGAGGCCAGATTCTTAGCGAGCTGATTCAGTTGACGCTGATCCTCATCCGAGAGGCCGAGGGGCTCCTTTGCGAGGCGCGAGATGGAATAGCCCACATTCTCCATCATCTTCTTCCACTCCTCCGTGAGCTTATTGAGCAACGTGTCCTTGCCGATCGTCACTGGGCTCTCCGTGCAGCTGTACAGATCAGGATCATAGGGAATGAGCTTCGAAATGCAGTACTCCCTCCTCTCGGAAGAGCTCTGTCCATTTGTAGGTGCGGCGTACGTGTTCATCACACTCAGTGTGCGCCAGACATTGAAATCCACGACAATGCCTACACGCTTACCAGGTGCCTCTGTGTTTGCGCGCAGCATCTGCTGAAAGACAAGATCTGCACTCTCCATGTCGTGCAGAAGGAAGGCCACATCAGCCTCAGGGATTGAGACACCGAGACTGCCTACATTTCCTGTGAGAAGAAAGAGGCCATCCTTGCCCTCTGCACGAGCTCGGGCCACAGTGAGCTTTACCATCTCTGGAATGGTGCTGCCAGTAGGGATCTTGGAGAGATCGAGTGTGGCGAAGTTTCGCAGAACGGAGTTTGCTTGCATCTGCTGTACAAACGCTGTCTTCACAGGATCTACTCGCTGTCCCACCCCATAGGGAAGAAAGACAAGAGCCGTTAGGAAATCGTCCCCAGGGCGGTGTCCATACATCTTTTGAATGCGTCGGATTCGCGCAAAGATGGACATATCTCCCGCCTTGTAATGCTTGAGTTTCTCGGAGCCCGTGAGAAGAGCGAGAAAGAGAGAGACTTCCTTCTGATTCTGAAACGCGCCATCCTGTGTGAGCGCAAAGAGGCTGCGATTGGAGAATCCGTAGCTGCCATTGGTGGGAAGACTCTTATAGAGGTCCTGCTGCATCGTGTTCGTGAGAATCACGAGCTGGGGAAGAGACTGGTAGAAAGCGGCGATCTCAAGATCGCTACCCGAGAAGACCTTAGCCCTCGCCACAAAGTACGCCCCATGCTTCTCTTGCATATGAGAGAGCACATCGCGGTTGGGCCAGCTTCGCATGAGATTCGCATCCTCAATGTCCCAGAACATCTGGCGGTCGAGAGGAATTGCCAGATGGTGTGCGGGTTTGTGGTAGGTCGCGGTGAGAATCACACGGATGGTCTCGGGGCTGAGGTGATCCGCGAGCATCTCCTCGGAGAGGTCCGTGCAGCCGCCCTCATGGTACTCATCGAGAAAGGCGATGTCCCAGTGATAGGTTGTCCTCTTCGCCATCTTCATAAACTGCGTTGATGCCACCGCGACAACAGGACCTGAAGGCATCACGGTGTCGGCGCCCCACTCGATCACAGCATACTTTGCAAAGTTCCGATGGTTCCTATACACAGAGAGCCATGCCGCGGCAGTCTCGCTCGGCCTCGGTGTAAGAACCAAGATACGATCGTAGCCTACGGTAACAGCGGCAGCGATATACGTCTTTCCAGAGCGAGGAATCGCGCCCAAGAGAAGAGTTGAACCTATCACCAACTTCCTCTTCATCTTCTCCGCCAAAAGGTGCTGGTGGAAACGGAGCTGGAGAGGCGGGCGAGTATCTCCCACGATATGTGCGACGGCGCTGCGAATCTCTGTGAAGACCATGGGGGCACGGCTCCTCAGAAGGCGACAGAGGCGATCCAGATCACTAATATCGAGAAGAGTAAGGTCGTCGACTGTGTCACGATTACTCGCATGAGAGCGATCCGCAACGGCGCGCACAGCAACCTTGTCGCGGACCAGAGCGCACTTGCGTGGCGAGGGGACCTTACCCTCGTGCATGAAGGGTTTTGGGCCCGTGAAGAGAACGAGCATGTCGACAATCTCGAGTGTCGCGATATCGTAGACAGTGATCATGCCAATCTTAGAAGAGATCACCCAGTACGTACCCGCAGCATCGAGAAAGGCGCAGTCGATCTTCCCAGACTTATTACTCTGATTAATCTTTGCAGTACAGACTTCCTCAATGCACTGCATCTTGCTCATGGTACGCAGCTGCCTTGTCGCGGGGTCAGATGAGAGAGGCGTTACAGATGCATGGGAATTGAAAGGATCAAGTCCCATGTAAATGCAGAGTCGCAGAATGGCCTCTCCAACGAGACCTGTGTTCACGGGGTCGAGGCCATGCAAGAGGATCGAGGCGGAGGCTCCGCCAAGAATACGTGTTGCTAGAGTATCCATCTTTTTATGAGTTGCTTTTGGACTGGGCGAGCCCAGTTTCAAATTTTTTAGACATAGATAAGACCATACCGATACTCCTTTTCATTCGGGTATCTCGTGCCACAGAGGGTGTCAATCCAGTACTCTCCGAAGTTGTAGTTTTGGTGTTTATGATGCAGAAGGTGGTGATTTCCAATTAGAAAAACGCCACGTTCATCGTGTCGTAAAAATCCACGAATATTAAGCAATGTTAGGACAATCGCAATCTCGGTTATACTATATGTATAGAAGGCGCATGGAATGAACGTTCCAACTCCCTGGAACACATTCTCAACTGTACTTCCAACATATGCATCTAAAAAGATTGGCTCTGGATTTGCATGATGTTCTGCATGGTGCTTGTAGAGTATATGGTTGTGTAGTATGATGTGTGATAGATAGAACCATACATCATATGATAAAATGGAGAGGGCTATGAGATACATGCTCTATTGCTTCCAAGGAATTTGCGTAAGCTTTGCAGATCGCAGCTCGTGTAGAAACACTGCATCTGGGCTTTTGAAGTAATGCACGTTTTTCGTTATGTTGCGACTTATAAAGGGAGTGAGGATTGCCACGAGTGCTCGGATCCAGAGTGTAGGATGAAGGATATAGATTCCCTGCAGTGTAGTGGCATGTTCTTGTGAAATAGTTCCTACGAGTTTTGTCATGAACTGGAAAGAGCCTTCGTTTCGTGCGGGAGACCCACTGCAGTCGAAGACCCAGATCCAGTTGCTCCCTCTAGCCTCGTCCATATGCATCTTGAAATATCCGAACTTGCTAGGGGTATCGACAAGTTCTTCTGCCTTTCCTGCACCCGTATACCAGAACTTTATTCCGTTAGGAGACTCTCCGAATTGTACAAAACTATGGGCCCTCGGATTCGCCGCGCACTGGGGGCAGGGCATTACTCTTCTGCCCCATTTTGTTTCTGTGTTTTAAACACACGTTTTATTCCACCTCTAAAGGAAGATGAGCACGGTGCTTGAAAAGCACAAAAAATACAAAAATATGTACGGAGAGGCCGAAGTTTTTTGGGGCGTTGGAATTGAAGAAGAGACATATTTTCAGTTCAGTAAACCTATCCATGTTGCTGCCCCTATTCTACGAAGCTGCCATGCACCTGAACGCTATAGTGTTAGTTACTACCTCGGCTACAAAAAGGGGCGCGTAGAGGATGCATTTGCCGCCACCTTTCCAGATGCATCTGCATGTATTGCTCTACCTTTCTTCGTAAATTCACATTCTTTTCAGAAGATTGATCTGAGTGGGAATCATGAAACTCTTTATACAAAGGGAAAGGAGCCAAACCCCGTATTTTCTGGAAAGACCCTCTTCAAAGAACTCCAGGAGTTCTCACCCGAAGTCTTCCTCGAGGGGTATGAACAATGGTTCTGTTTTGATGGAGATTCCACTGAATTCATTACGTTGAATTTCTATAAGAGTCGGGTATCGAGCTGTATTCAAGAACTTCTTGGATACAAAAAGAAATTTCTTGATGGTCTGAACCGATTTGTAGTAGAGAAGAAGCTATGGAGAGATCGAGGTATACTGGTCTATCCGCCTCGTAATCCCGGGTTTGCGGTGTTCTCGAGTAATCCTGGGAACGTCGCCATGTTTAATAACGGGACGTATCATATTAATATAACGCTCCCCACCTTTCTTGCACCTCGGCGTGAAGAAGAAGAGATTGCCCAGATTCTCTATCCAGATCTCTTTCGTGAAGACCATCGTCGCTATATCCGTTTGATTCAATGGATGGAACCCATTCTCATTGCCGTCTATGGTTCGCCCGATCCGTTTTCAAAGGGACGGGCGGGATTTGTGCACGGTTCTCAGCGATGTGCCATGTCGCGCTATATTGGGATTGGAACCTATGATACCGTGGCAATGAAAGAGGGAAAGATTCTACAGATCGAGGTGGGAGAGGTAAATGCACCAGAGTTTTGGTGGTTTTCAAACTATCACAAAGAAAGTGCATATGTGCCACTCGATAAGATTGGTCTCGACGTGAACTATAGAAAGCACTTTAATCATGGTGTAGAGTTGCGGTTCTTCGACTGGTTTCCTGAAGAGAAATTACCCGAACTTTGTTCGTTCTTAGTCTACCTGGCTGACGCATCTCTAAATCTGCCTATTACAAATGAGGCCATTCTAAGTGAGACATGGAATGAGTGTGTTCTCGGTATGTTGGAAAATGGGGCTGACTGGATACTCCCGCCTATTCTTCTGGCAACCTATGAACGAATTTTTTGTGTTCCCATCTACGGAAACGAGCTCACCTTCCGTGGCGTCTATTCCATTATACTGGAAACATTCAAGAAACGATATGCGAAGGGTCTTTGTGCAAAATTAATGTTATCATAAAAGAGATGGGATCTATCAATCAATTTATTGATAGTGTCTATGTGATCAATATGGATAAAGATACAAAAAGAATGGCTGATATTGATTCGGCGCTGAAAGGCGTAGGTATTCGCTATGAGAGATTTTCCGCGATTGATGGATCTCTTGTAAGTGCCGATTCACAGCTTGCGCCTATTTGTATGAAGTTCTGTACGAACGGAATGAAAGGCTGTGCCCTATCTCATCATGCAGTCTGGAAAAAGGCCATTGAGAAGGGAGATAAAGTCGTGATGGTAATGGAAGATGATGCAATCATTCCAGAGGATATTAATGAGCGAATTGCCGATGTATTTGCGAGGATTCCGCATGATTGGGATATTCTCTACGTGGGCTGCAGATACATGTGCAATGATAAAGAGGATGTGGCGAAAGTTGGAAACTTTTTAGCAGGAACAACCCCTGAGAAGTATGATGGAGACATTAAGAAAGTACAAGGAAGCATAGGATCTCATGCGATTATCTATAAGACAGAGTTTCTCAAGAAAATAATTGATGAGCAGATTTACACTCATATTGATGCGCAACTTGTTCTCTGGACAAAAGAATTCGGCGCAAATGCCTATGGTCTCTACCCTGATCTTGTAAGGGTTGATGAAACGAAGACAGAGAGTAATTTATCTGATTCCTTTCCACCTCTTTTGGTCACCGTGTTAAACAAGGTGAACTTGGTGGAAGGAATTCCTCTTGGCTGGATGTTAAATGAAAGTACGTTCAAGATTGTGGGGCTCAATATAAATGTAGTCTCACTTGTCTTTATAGCCCTTGTTCTTTTTCTGCCTTGGAACCTTGTATCCCTTGTATTTGCTTGGCTTTTGATCGAATTCATCGCAAGTCGTGGGAACTTCAAAGGCGTTGCGAGATTTCTCCTGTTTGGAGGGTTTGCGCTTTTGGTTAGATACTGTGCCGCTCGTGTAAAGAAAGGATTGTAAAACTAAAAAAAGTGGTTATGGTAAATCCAAAGGTTCTTGAGATTGAAAACCCTATACAGCTTCGTGTAGAACAACAAGGTGTAAAAGTGGTGGTAAGCGTATGGAAGTAGAGCTTTATGCAGACTCGTACCCACGATCATCCACAAACTTCCAGATAAGACCAGAAGACCGTCGCGAGCGACTCGTGAGCACGTACTCGAGGCTATCGTTCCCTCGGAAACGGATCACGTTATCGCGTGGAGGGAGTGCAGCGATACTCTGCCCAGCATCGAGCATCTCGAATGTCTTGCGCATCGTCCAGAGGGCGAGGGCGGCCTCATTGAACTCTGGGATATCGTCCTCATCCTCTTCCTCCTCATCCTCTTCCTCATCCTCTTCCTCGAAGTTGATCATTTCGTCATCCTTGAGAAACTTCTCCTTCTCTCCACTCTCCTGGCGGCAAAGAGGGCAGGTCGACTCCTTCAAGAACCAGCGGCCAATGCAGCCAAGATGGTAGGTGTGGGAGCAGCCGAGCACCGCCTTACCCGAGCTCGCCGTGATCTCTTCGCAGCAGATAGAGCAGTCCATGGTATTATATCTTGAATAGGGTACTGTACTATGAAGGGGGCACTGAGTTCAAATTTTTTGTTAATAAAAAAGTAGGGTTCTGGTGTGGTTCACTCTCTCGCTTAGCAGTGGTTCTTCCCCTTCTTAACCCGCTGCCAGCCCTTGGTGTCGTCCTCCATGTAGGGCTCACATGTGCACGGGAGGTAGATGCCCATGGGAGTCATCATGGAGTAGGCAGGGTTCGTCTGGCACTCCTGCAGGGCACGGATGTAGTCCTTGCGGCGCTCCTTGTTCTCATTGCCAGGGTAGCGCGCGAGGGCGAGGGACTCGAAGTTGGAAGACATCGTAGATACTTATCCATTTGGCTTTCCACCTTCAAATTTACGGAAGTGCCTTACGAACTTGATGCAGCAAAGTACCCATTCGGTTCCGCCCGCACCCGCTCCTACCCGTGCCCCAATAAGAATCAGAAAGAGACTTCTCACGAAGATGGGCTGTACCCGTTTCCTTGAGAAGAGTTGCGAGCGCGGGATTCTGAGAGAACTTTGCTTGGAGACACTCGAGCATCACAGTGTCTCGGGTAGTGTCCCAGTCGGTCCTAAAATGATCCGTCTTTGTGCGGCCGAGACGCTTTGCAGAGAGGGCCGTTTTGGCTTTGCGGATCTTCTCTTGAAGAGTGGGATCGGTTGGAAACTTCTGAGCCTGGAAACAATGCTCGACAGTGGGCCATGTGGCGCCATAGAGTGTGAAAGGGGATTCATAGAAGTTGCTGAACTCGCTGTACAGATCCGACTTCGAGTTGAACTCGATACACTCCATCTTGAATACTAAAAATAAGGTGTGTTGGAAGTTCAAATTTAAACGGGCGTGTCTTTCACCTTGATGCGCGGCTTCACCTTTGGCTTTGGCTCGGCAGCAGGGGCTGGAGCAGCTTCAGGAGCTTTCTTTTTTGTAGCCTTAGCAGCCTTTGCTGCTTCCTTTGCAGCCTTCTCAGCTTCCTTCTCGGCAACTTTCGCTGCCTTCGCCGCTTCCTTCGCAGCTACTTCACGTGCCTTCTTCTCCTCACGCGCCTTCTTTGTCTTTCTGCACCACACGAAGAACTCCTGAGTCCCATAGGCCGGCATCGGAGGAATCTCCTCTTCCTTCTCGCTCTCAGATGAAGGAGGTTCAGGAGGCGGAGGGGGTGCTCCTTCTGCCTCGATCATCCCTTGGGCAAAGTCCTCTTCCCATTGTGGCACTGGAATTCCCTGCGCCGCGTAGAACTCGCGCATGATCTTAGCGGCCTCCTGTGCCTCCGTGAGCTGAGGCCTTATCACACGAATCTTGCTCTTCTTCACTTTTTCTTCTTCAAGAGGGATTCGCCACATGATTCCGTTACCACAATCGTAGTCATAGTAGGTTGCCATATTGCATACTAAAAATATTGTATTTTGTTTTTTTCAAATTTATTGCTCACTGCAGAACGGGTCCAACCAGTGTGTGCTCAAAGGCAGTGTACCGCTTATAGACCTCCCACATCTCCTTCTCTTCCTCCAGATACTTGCGATCGTGAATAAGTTCCTTGTTGAGGTTGCGCTCCTTCTCCTCCGCTTTCGTGAGATTACCACGGAGAACCAGAATCTCTGCATCAAGCTTCTTGAGCTCGGCCTCGATAGGTGTCACGACCTTGGTAGGCGGTCCCCACTTGTAAGTCTTCTTTTTCTCTTGTTCTGCAAACTTCTCTGCTAGAACAATCTGTTTATCGGTTGCCTCCTTGAAAGCGGACTTCAGTTCCTTGAGGCTGGCCTTGAGAACCTTGTAGGCCTCCTCGGATGTAGCCAGCTCTTCAATCATCCTATCAATACGAGCAGATGTCTCTGGAAGAATTCTTGGTTGAACAGGGGCGGGTGCAGGTAAAGGCTCGGGCCGAATCGTGTCAAGATAAGATCTCATATCTTCCCACGTTACCGTGTTGGAAAGAGGATCCGATGCGCCGCGAAGGCTGTGGAAGATGCTCTGCCAGCTGTCGACGGGTGGCCCTCTCGGCACGATACGAGGCTCCCTCTCTTCCTCTTCAGCTTCAGCATCACTTGTGTGAGGGACCTCGTAGGGAGAGCTTGGAGTCTCGTCGTAGGGAGAGGTGGGAGCCTCCTCATAGTAGTCCTCTTGCTCCTCGCTGTAAACACTCTCTGCATCCTCGTACTCATCCTCGTAAAAGCGCTGCGGCATTTTGTCTTTTTGAGAGGCAAGTGTACTGGCCTTAAGGGCGGGTTCCAGTTCAAATTTTTCAGTAAAAATAAATAATTTTGTCGTTACAAGACATTTACTCAGTATACTCTGAGAGAAGAGACCTGAGCTCGTTTGCCTCCTTTACAGTGGCTGGCCCTCCGTTCCAGTCGTCATCATCTGAGGACTCTCCACGAACCCAGGGGTGGTCTAGCATTGCATCTGCGAAATCCTTAGGGATAGGATCGAAGGTGAACATCGACGACTCATTCTTTGCGTACATGTTGATCGATGAGACCAAGTTGAGAAACTGGAGAAGGGTGTGCGGGTGGTGCAAGTCGAAGAAAGAGGGAAGAGGGGGCGTGTGGAAGTACCAGGGGTCTTGGACCTCAGTGGCCTCTTGGGCCTCAGTGGCCTTTTGGGCCTCAGTGGCCTCTTGGGCCTCAGTGGCCTCTTGGACCTCAGTGGCCTCTTGGGCCTCAGTGGCCTCTTGGACCTCGGTGGCCTCTTGGTTCTCATCGTTATCTGAGTAATAGTACCCCTGTTCCTCCTCACATCCGCACTTCTCCTGCCAGCAAGGGGCGCAGAGGTTGCCTACGCGAAGACCATCAATATCCTCATCACATGCCTCGCAGAAGACAATGTGATGAGCGTCAGGAGGGATAAGAGAGGGCATGCTATCCTCTGGTTCAAAGCTCATCGACCTCGGCCTAACTTCATCAAGAGGAGGCATATCATCATAGACTGCGACGATCTTCCCACCTCGCAGCTCTACCTCCTCAAGAGGTGGCATGTCCCCATAAGACAGCTTCCTACGGATAAGAGGCGGAGGCTCCATAAAGGGCACACGGAGGCGTTGCGGCGTTACAGAGGGCCAGGGGTCGAGAATCTCCTGCAGAACCTCAAAGTCGCCGCGCTGGATACGTCGCAAATACTGCGTGCCCTCGCGCACCACGTAGAATTTAGTATCCTTGTGATCTGAAGAGAGCTGGATCTTCTTGATCGATGGATCAGAGGTGAGCAAAGAGAGAGCTGAAGACCATGTGGTAGCAGAGATATCCGACCACGTGGCGTGAGACGAAAGAGGGCGTGCCATTTGTGCTGTTAAAAAAAGTGTAAGGGCTAAGGCAGCTTCAAATTTAAAGGCAGTAAAACACGTAGCTCGGCTCGTAAGGCGAGGGGTCTTCAGAGTCGAGGATAGCGGCCTTCTTGGTACCTTTATCATACTTCTGCATCTTCTTGTGCTGGAGAGCCCTGTAAGCCTTATAGATGCGTCGGGCCACGTGGCTCGTGTGTATATGCTGAGTGATGCTCTTCTTTCTCTTCGCCAGTAGCTCTTCAGGGCTCCAAAGGTTTTCTACGTCGATGGTGGGTCTGGGCTCCATCGCAAGGGTACTATAGGGTGCCGCACCTCTTTCATCAATTTTTCACGAAAAAAATTTATGGTTTTTTTGGTTTTATGTGTTTTGTATTTTGTTTTGTGTTTTAGAGGTTGGGTCTGCCCGCTTAGCCCTGTCTTCTTCGCCCTGTCCGCTTCGCTTAGCGGCGTCCCGCGGCCAGGAGCGCCCCAAAGTCCCGTCCCGCGGCCAGCACGGGCGTGTGCGGGCGCGAGTTAAAGCGCATCTGGTTGCGCGGGCGCGGCAGCTGCGACCACTCTGCAAGCCATCCCGCCTCTCCAGGGTGGAGGCGGTCGCACTTGTGCGGCATCTCGAACTTGCCCGTCTTCGGGTTGCGGTACTCGTGGCCCCAGCACTCCGAGCATACCTTAGCGCCGAAGACGCCGTTGGAGCCAGAGGGGCAGTAGAGCCACTTGCACGGCTCTGCAAGCTTCTGCACCTTCACAGATGCCGCGGCGGCCGCGGCGACCTTGCGGGCCTCGTTGGCGCGCAGACCCTGCTGGCGGGCGTGCTGCACGGCCTCTGCGGCGGCACGGTCCGCGAGAGCCTTGGCCTTGCGCTCGGCGTACTCGCGCATGCGCTGCTCTTGGGCGTCTAGCTGCATGGCCTCGATACGGCCGCCAAGAGCGGCAGACGCGGCGGCCTCCTCTAGCGCGTTGTAGAGGATATCGCCCCAGAGCTCGCCGTTCGTCTCGGCCTCAAAGAGGCGGACTTGCAGGGGGTCTGAGGGGAAGAGGCAGACGCTCTCCTTTTGGCTTGTGCGGCGCATGGCCGCAAGAGCGGGCGAGGGGTCGTCTGAGACGATCCACTGGCCATGGTGGCAGCGCCAGACATCATCGTTGTCCAGAGCGTATCCCCCGCAGCAGCCGCAACCCACGTTCTCTCCAGACGGCACGTAAAAGCGGTCGACGAAAGAGGTCATTCTCTAAGGCAGATGAATAGTATCAATTGCTTTTAGAGGTACTAATATGGCGGCAAGACGGCCTTTCAATTTTATTGAAAAATTGAATGAGAGGAAAAAGATCTGAAGGGGATATGCGAAAAGAGGCATTTTTTACCCTCCCATTCAATTTATGAAAAAAATTGAAGGCCCAGATACCACCTAGCTCAGTATCCTTTTAAAATACTACTGTCTTTTAAAAGTTCTAAGATGTCTACTTCTCTCGCCTCCATGAAGACACTTGTCGCCTCTCTCGCCTTCTGGGAGAAGATGGAACTCATCGCCTACGTCTCCAAGACGGCCGGCAATGAGGGCTCCTCTTCTACCACCGTGCCCGCGTCTCCCACCCGCCCTAAGAAGGCGGCAGAGGAGGCTCCTGGCGCGCCCAAGAAGGCTAAGCGCGAGCGCGACCCCAACGCGCCTAAGTCGGACTGGCTCCTCTTTGGAGAGAAGGTCCGCGCCGCCATCAGCGCTACGCTCCCAGAGGGCGCCAAGATCCCGGGACCCGTCTGGATGCAGACGGCCTCGGCGCTCAAGGAGAAGGGTCTCATGCCCTCTGCCACGAGCGAGCAGATCGTTGCGGCCTACCAGGAGCGCCTCGCGCACCCGCCCGCCCCTAAGCCGAAGGCTGAGAAGGCGGTTGCAGAGCCCTCGCCCTCTAAGGGTGATGCCGACTCTGAGCCCGAGAGCGTCTCGTCCTCGCAGAAGAAGCGCGGCCGCAAGGCCAAGAAGGACATGACGCCCGAGGAGCTCGCCGCGCACAACGCGCGCGTGGCTGCTAAGGCTACCGCCAAGGCGGAGGCCAAGAAGGTGGCCCCTAGCGAGGCGGTAAAGGCGGCCGCCGCCGTCCCTCTGCCCGCCGAGGACGATCTCCTCGACTTCGAGCCCTTCACTTTTAAGAAGGGTAAGGCCGAGCTCAAGCTCCTGCGCAACAAGCGCGGCGATGTTCTCACAGAGGACATGGAGTGGTTCGGCCACCAGAACGATGCGGGCACGATCGACATGAGCGCCCCCAAGCCGGCCGACCTGGACCTCGCCTAGAGAAACCACATAAAACCCACAAAACAAAAGACAAAAACATAAAACCCACAAAACAAAACAAAATATTTTTTTTGTGCCGCTTAAAATTGGCCCTAGGGCTTATACTAATGAAATGCAGCCAGTGCTGGCTCCCTGCCAACATAGGAGGAGACTGCAGGGCCTGCTACAAAAAGAATATGGGGCTCCGCTTTCAAGAGGTGTTAAAGAGTATGTGTCTCGAAGAGGATGTGGATCCTGCGACATGGGCGCCTTTAACGGGATACCAGCAAGCCGCGATCCTTCTCTTTGCATATGCCTATAACTACCCCGCGCGTTACCACTTCTCTAGAACGTCGGCAGCGTGGCCCTGGTTCCTCATGAGAGTGAAAGAGCATAGGGCGGGAGACCTCTGCTGCAAGGGGTTCCGCGCAGTCCTCCGCAAAGGCCTCTATAAAGAAGGAATCTTTCCAGAAGGATGCGCTGGATGCGCTCTGGCCTTGTACCTCTCGAGCCCAGAGGCCTACCTCCTCCCCATGTTAGATATCTATATCTATCGGTCCCGCGACTATCACCTGTTCTTCAAGAACAATGGGAAGCCTGGTGTTCAAAAGGATGAGATGCTATCCTTCGTGCACGAGCTTCTCTGGATCCCTAAGGAGACCCTCTTCTTTGAGGAGGCGGATGCAGATGAAAAAAGGAAGTCTATTCTTCTGGCGCTCAAAGAGTCTGTACACCATGGAGACTATCTCCTAGAGGAATTAGTTCTTCGCCCAGAGAACTATCCCTTTCTTCTCGCGAACCCGCCCACGGTTCAAGAGTGTTATCTAGAACTTGTGTACGAAGATCCAGAGAAGAGGTGGGCTTTCTGCAGCAGGGTTCGCGATAAGTTCGTAAAGCGAGTTGAGATGCGCTGTCGCATTTTTAAAGAAGAACTCATGGAAAAAACGTGGGATCCTTCCCGTGTAATTCCCTGGTGCTTTAGCCAGGATGAGAAAGAGTCTGTTCGTGGCTTCAAGGGCTAACCATTCCAAGAAAGCTGCTCACGTCGCGATTGCACGGCATCTTCTTGATCTCCTCTAGGCTAAACCAGCCAATGTCTTCAACCTCCGCCGTGTCATTCACTGCCAGAATTGGCTCTTGCTCCATCTCATAGATGAAGTACTGGCCAATAGGAAGCTTCTTCTCACCCATATACTTTGTCTCACTGTCGATGCAGACACCTGTCTCCTCATACAGCTCTCGGAGAGCGCAGCGATGCGCCGACTCCTCCGACTTCATATGGCCCTTTGGAAACGACCACTTGCCCGCCCTCCGCCCGAGAACAAGAAGGATCTTCTCATCTGTGTTCAAACAGATACATCCATAAACCTTCATCTCTCGAGGACGATAGGAGCTCCATGCTGAAGAGAAAGCTCTCTTTTGCTGCCAGGTTGTCATTGTAAAGGGTACAGGATGTGATGGGGCGGCGACCTCAATCAATTTTAAGGGGCTAAAATTTGATCGAGGTCGCCTTTTAAAGGACTTCAACCAAAATGGACACGCCACTGCGCGATCTCTTCTTCGTGGTGGGATGCGCAGGGCAAGAACTGCTTAAACTAAAAGGGGCTTCAACAAGCAATGTGGGTCGCCGCTCATCTCACAGGTGGCCTTGGAAATCGGCTTTTTCAGCACGCGGCCGCTGCGGGCCTTGCAGAGAAATGGAACCGAGATCTTATCTTCTTTCTTCCCCGCTGCGGCCCCACGAACCACGGGCCTTTCGATACGATTTTCCGCCTCTTTCCTAGCGTACCTATTCTTGAGTCTGCGAGCGAATGGACTGTCCTCACGGAGGAAAAAGATAAGCTCTTTCGGTACTGCCCCTTTCCTGAGACTGCCCCTGAGGGCCCATGCATAGTCCAGGGATGGCGCCAATCAGAAAAGTATTTCCCTTCTAGGGGAATTCGGCTTGCCTTTGAGAATATACTGGATGTGGAGGCCTTGCGGTTGGAAGAGCCAGAGAAGCAGTGGTTCGTTCACGTACGCCTTGGAGACTATAAGATCCTGCCGCATCACCAAGAGGAGCTTGGCGCGTATTATCTGAATTGCTTACGCGAGGTTCCTCTAGGGCACACAGTTACGCTGTATAGTGATGAGCCCGAGCTCTGTGAGCCAATGTTTAGAGAGGCTGCTCGTGTGTTTGGCCTTACCTTGCGAGTTTCGCAGGAAAAGGATGAGCTTGTTTCGCTTTACAAGATGTCGCAATGCAGGGGTGGAACGATCGCGGCGAACAGCACCTTTAGCTGGTGGGCTTCGTATCTGGCTCACCAGGGCGGCTGCACACGATCCTTTTTTCCGTCTAACTGGGGCAAGGGCTTGCCGCCTCCTGTGGACTTGCTTCCGCGCTGGGCCACGGTCGTGCCCCTTTAGAGAGCAGCCTTTAGGAAGCAAAAAATTTGAAACCGACGCTCCTAAAGGGATGATGTACCTTCCCAGCAATAGTATGGAACCTCTCTGGCCCGGCTTTGCGTATAAGCCCCATCAGATCTCGGGGATCAAATGGCTTTTAGGACGAGAGGATGACGATGTGTGTTGCGGAGGGTTATTGTGCGATGAGATGGGGCTCGGCAAGACGATCCAGATGATTGGCCTTATCAAGATGTCGCCCGCTAAGAACACCCTTGCCCTGCTTCCGCTCGCCGTTGTGGACCAGTGGATCTCGACTGCGCAAAAGGCGGGCATCACCTGTTGGACGGTTCAGGGTCTTTCGTGGCATCCCATCGGCAACAAGATTAACGTGAAGAAGCCGAACCTCTATATCTGCAACTACGAGCGCGCTATTCGTAGTCCGAGCCTCATGGCGGGCCATTGGGATCGTCTTGTCTGCGACGAGGCTCACCGTCTCGCCAAGAAATCGGGTACGAGCTGGAAGCTTGTCTCTGCACTCGACGTGAAGGCGCAGTGGTTTCTCACGGGTACTCCGATCGTGAATGGTGTCGGTGATCTTAAGGCGCTCTTTGCACTTCTCAAAGCCGATATCGACTATGAGAAGTACATTCTCTGCCGCACGATGGACGACCTCCGCTCCTCGATTCCGGATGCCCCGAAGAAGCCGTTCCACATCAAGCATATTCTTGACTTCGACACGGAGGAAGAGGCCGAGTTCTACCGTGGAATCCAGGGCCTCGCCGTGCGCCGCTGGAAGGAACAGGAGGGTGATCGTGGTAGCCAGTTCGTTCTCTTCCAGACGATCATGCGCCTTCGCCAGCTGAGCCTCCACCCGCAGGTGTATATCGAGGGTCGTAAGAGGGCCTATGGGACATATAAGCGGGCCGATTGGATCGATGGAAGCACGAAGTTCCGCGCGATCCGTGATCTTATTGAGGAGGAGAAGGGTGGAGCGAAGCGCTGGATCCTCTTCTGCCATTTCCACGACGAGATGGAGCTGCTCAAGGAGTACCTGGGTGGTTCAGAGAAGATTGGTCTGATCCAGTGCTACAGTGGCAAGTGCAGCCACGCTGAGCGTTCTGAGATCCTGAAGAAGACGCATGTGGAGGGAGAGAAACATCAGGTTCTTCTCATCCAGCTGCAGAGTGGTGGTGTCGGCCTCAACCTGCAGCACTTCGAGCGCATCATCTTCAGCGGCCCGTGGTGGACTTCGGCCCTCATGGAGCAGGCCGTGGGTCGCGCCGTGCGCATTGGCCAGACAAAGAGGGTTGTGGTCCACCACTTACTGCTGAAGGAGGAGCAGGGTCTTAACATTGATAAAATGATGAATGAGAAAGCGAAGGAGAAGGGTGATCTCTGTCGCAATGTATTATCCGCAGCAGATCACCGGGTCTGAAAAACTATGGTCCCTAATAGAATGTCTGGCCGTTCCCCTTTTTCAGTATCGTTAGGAACCGTTGGTACAAATGCGATTATTGCCGTGATCGGTGCAGCGCTCGCTACCTCTGTAGCGGCATTCATGATGTCTAAGAGTGATACCACCCCGATGGAGGGATTCGGTGGGCCCGCCGCCCCTGACCATCTCCGCACGACCTCTGAACTCGCCGAGATTATCGGCTTTTTTTCAGGTCGTAAGGATGTAACGGAGGAGGGCCCGGAGGATCTACGCGAGATGACTCTTCTCTGCAGCAAGCTCTCGGCCTTCAAGAAGGATATCATCGGTGTTGCCCGTGTTGTGAATGCAACTGCCTCTTTACCCTATGCAACTGCACATGATATTGAGTCCGTGGCGGAAACTACGGCCCGTTGCCTCTCGAAGACGATCCCTGAGCGTGATCTCAACCTGATTATCGACAAATGGGGGTCGCGTGGAGAAGTTCTCTTACGCCGTCTTTGCACGGAGTACGAGGTAAATCCCCAGGACAATGCTAAACTGGTTGCATCGTTTAAGAAGGCAATCAATGATCTGTCTGATCTCGCAAAGGGACAGTGCTTTGCCTCGCCCATGGAGGAGCAGGGCCGCGCCCTTGCTGGATATGAAAAGCCTGAACTGAAGGATCTCGGAACCTATAAGGGATACTTTTAGATCTAACCCTATTATATAAAATGATCAGTGTTCTTATGGCCCTCTATGTCGCAGTTCTGTTCTTTGTTCTTACCCCTGGCGTTCTAGTGACCCTGCCGCGTGGAGGTAGCAAGGTCACGGTTGCGGCCACACATGCCCTCGTAGCTGCGGTTGTTTTCTTCTTTACGAAGAAGATGGTCTACACATTTCTCCAGCAGTTCGAGGGCTTCCAGGATGCGGCCATGAACATGGGTCTACCGGCGGAGAAGCGCGAGGGCTTCCAGAAGAAGGAGAGCTGCTCGTAAAGCAATCACGTTAAAACTATCTTTTTTCAGTTGGAAACTCCAAGCGAAAAAAGGTTTTCTTTAGTTATCCTGTCTAAGGCCGCAGAAGAGACGCAAGGAGCATCAGCCCGATGATCTGCCAGAAGCTCTTGGCCGGCTTCGCGATCGTGAACAGCTCAACCATCACATTATTCCAGAGGAGCTTGCCCACGAAACCGAGTATCACGATCACAATAATGAAGGCAAATAGCGAGGAGAGGAACTCGACATAGGCGTCGCGCTTTCTCTCTGAGTCCACACCGTTCGTCATTCCCTCGATTACAGCAGCGGCAGCCTTTTGGAACATTCTATTATAGGCGGGTATTTTACTCCTTCTCATATAAAAGCGATTCACGTACTTTCGCCTCGCGGTGTTCCGTAATATACTTAATTGCATCTGCAGCAGCCTGTTCCGACTTGAGATGCTGGGAGAGGAGAGCCGAAAGGGTCTTCGGGTTCAGGGAGGCCTTCGACGACGAACGACGGTACAAAATACGCCCACCGCTCTCCTTGAGATCGAGTGCACCGATGTTATGCTTCTTCATAATCCGGAGAATCATCTCGTCCAGCGCCTTCATCCGCTTCCCCTTTTCACGCACCTGCTCCTTCAGAGTTGTTGTCTCCTTATTCAGCTCACGCCACGTCTTGATGATCTGAGAGAGGTTCTGGAGTTCCTGCTGCTCTGTCACTGTCGTGGAGACCTCGACTGTCCTCTGCGCAGGGGGAGTGGAACTATCTGAAACCACCGAGTTTGCATTCTGTACTGATACCTGTCGAGAGACCTCCATATTATATGTATATAGTTATGAGCCTTTAGGCAAAGGGTGCACGCGCGCCGAACGTCCAATGAGTCGGCACATCTTAAAAATATACACGGCGTGCTCGGTAAAGGAGTGAGAGATAGAGTATCGCATTTTCTACTTCCTAGTTTCTTTTTAATCAATCCAATGCTTCATCTCGGGATACTTTCGTCAAAGATGAGAGACCCAGTTCTCTGCACACTCTAAGCTAAGGCAGCGCTCGCCACTTCCCTCTACCCCATTCTCATCCTTCCACATAATCCTATACATCATGCGGATTTAGAGGTTCATTTCAAAATCAAATTTATGTAGGAATGTACTTTTATGAAAGCATGTTCGATGAAATCAAAGATGAAATTGATTTATATGAAAAAGAGCCAAAGAAATACCTGAGTCTCTGGAGACATCGGTACGAGCCGCTTGTCTTTGATATTCTGAAAAGCCGATACGGGACGGCTCTTTGTTCGTTCTGGGAGAGTTATAAGGTACCTTTTTACTCTGATAAGGCTGTTGTCATTGTGGAGCGCAGATGCCACCCGAATCTCTGGTTCACTATCTACAACGCCGCCTATTTTTGTAGAGGCTGGAGCATCTATCTCTTCTGCTCACAACAGAATTATCAGTACTGCAAAGATATACTGGGACATAATGCAGCCAATGTACACCTCATTGTACAGTTCACAGAAGTTGCCAGTCCAGAAAAGGGTATTCGCGAATACAATGAGCTTCTAAAGACGTATGAGTTCTGGTCTCAGATTGATGCGGAGCACATTTGTACAATGGAAACGGATTGTTATCTACGGAAACCAATCCCGGAAGAGTATCTGGAGTACGATTTTGTAGGAACCCCGTGGGCATGGGATCTGCAAGGGCCAGGAGGCACGGGCCTCACTCTCCGCAGAAAAAGTATGATGATTGTGATCTGCTTGCGAGGAGATAAAGATATCCCCATGCAAGATAACTTTGCATCCGAAGCGGTGAAACGGGTTGGAGGGCGCTGGTTGCCCGCGAGACCAGAAGGTGTCTTTCTATTTAGCGAGAGTACCTACCGCGAAGACCCGGTGGGAGTGCATCAGTGGTGGACGTTCGCTTTCAACAAGTTTCTAGATGGAGAGGGATTTGAGATTGTGCAGAATTATTTCAATTTAGAAATTGCATAAGAGCAAATAGTATGAGCGAAGAGTACATTCCTTATTCTAATAACTCAAGGCCGATGTTGTATAATGGAACAATTCTACAATTGCCTCTTGAAGCCTTCAAAACAATGTATTCAAATCAACCCGGGCAAATCACAAAAGAGTCTGGTATGGGTTCTCTTCTCTATGATCTTGCTTCTTCAAGTGGTGGACCAAAGACCTGGTTTGAAATCGGTGCATGGAATGGCCTCGGTACAACCACTTGTATTCTAGATGGCTTTCTTCATCGTGATGAAGATGTTTGTCTATATTCACTCGAGGCAGATCCGGTTTTCTTTGAAATTGCACGAGAGAATCTAAAACATCACCCAATGTTCTCTACACTTTCTCTTCATTACGCAAAGTCGGGCGAGGCTGCATTTCCTTTAGTAGAGGCAAACGACGATCATTACTACATGTTTTACGACTATGAGCGACACTTCTGGTCTTCTGCGCCTCCCTTTTCTTTTCCTGTTGCCCCTGAAGTGGCTGTTCTTGATGGCGGTGAATATACGGGTGAGTTGGACTGGGCCCATCTTCCGAAAGAGAATCTGAAGTGGGTTTTCTTGGATGATATCTGCTGCATGAAAAACAAAAAGGTCTACGAGGGACTCTTGGCGGACTTGTCGTGGTCTATGGTAAAGGTGGATCTAGATGATAGGAATGGATATGCTGTGTTTAGACGAGCATAATGAGCCCGATGCAGATAACACAGACCCACATACAGATCATTCCCAGAATAAGCTGACCTCCTGCCTTCTTTGAGACACAGGGCACGGGTTCAATAATGTGAGAGTGCATGGTTACTTACTATGTGTTCACCGGCTACTCAAATTTTGAGGCGTACCACTAGAACATGGGCTGCCCGTATGCAAACCTCTTCGGTAAACCACACACAGGGGTGCACAAAACAAGAATTCTTGGTTTCGCACTTGTCGATACAGTTTTAACTATTCTTGTGGCAGCGCTCACTGCATGGCTCTTAAAAGGAAACTTTGCCCTCCATCTTCTTGTATGGTTAGTTGCGGGGGAGATCCTTCACTATCTTTTTGGTGTTCGTACCGCCTTTCTGGAAGGGATCGATCTTCTCCCCCCATGTGCACGGAGCTGTCAGTGTGCAGAGTGTTTGAAAAAGAGAGAGAGGGGTGAACCAACCTGCGACTAGACTCTATAAACCTTTATATATTAATAGAATGTCTGCTGTACCCATCGACACAACTCTCGAGATAAAGAATATCTTTGAAACGAATAAACTTGAGGACCTCAAGAGATTTATTACGAAACGGAACTGCCTCAATTCATGGAATATGTTGCTTATTTATCTTTTTCATATTACCCAATCTGCAGGGATTCTCGTTACGACGATTGCTGCGGGCTACGATAGAAAAGAGATCATCTGGGTGGGCGTTGGGCTGAATATTGTGGCTGGACTCATCACAGTCTTTGAGAAGACGAACCATGCAATCTCAAAGAATCTATTAAAGGATATTGAGGCCATTAAAGGTGGAACATTTATTGATGAGGGTATGGCGGTTGATCCTCCCAGCACGAAAGAGGATCCCGCGAAGGAGCCTTTACTTGAAAAGTAGCAGTAAATTTGAAAGTGTGGCGGCCGAGTAAGTATCGCATAAATGAATACTATTTCATTTGACGAGTACGCGGTGAACACATGGGTAGAGATGTGCAAAAAGGAGAAGAAGATGCGCGACGAGGGTGCGAGTGAGAGTGAGTTGCGTGTGATGCGGGTGTGTGTGACTGCAGGAATGGTGAATCTTCTTTCTAATCTCACGGAAGCAGAGAAGGACAGTCTTCTTGCCCTTCTTCTTGAGAAGGAGAACATCCGTCCATATGAAGAGCTAAGCGAGGATCCAGGGACCGCTGATGCTCAGTAAAAAATTGAAATTAACTAGGATCTATATATTTTTAATCATGTTCGTATCAATCATCACTGCCACGTACAACAGGGCGAGGTTCATGAAGCGGCTCATTCTTGCATTTCAAAGGCAGACGTATCGGCAAGACTTGATGGAATGGATCATTCTCGACGACGGCTTTGAGAGTGTCGGCGAGTACTTTGAAGGTATGGAGAATGTTCGGTACATTCGATCCTATATTCGGGAGCCTATGGGAGAAAAGCTTAATCGGCTCTGTAAGGAAGCGAGAGGTGATATTATCATCGTGATGGACGATGATGATTATTATCAGCCCGAGAGAGTTAGCACGGTGGTCAACGCCTTTTATACCTATCCACAGATCGAAGTGGCCGGTTCAAGCCACGTCTACATGTATTCCACGGGAGAAGATCAGGTGTATTCTGTGGGTCCGTATCATGCCAAGCATGCACTGAATTGCACGCTCGCATTCAGGAAGAGCTATCTGAAAGAGCATCGCTATGATCCGATGGAGGAGTGTGCAGTGGAGAAGGTATTTCTAGAGGACTTCACTGTGCCTATTATCCAGTTGCCAGCAGAGAATACGATTGTTCATATTATTCACTCTTCCAATACGTTCAAGAAGAAGATGAGTGTTGGCATGCTGCAGAAGACAGCCCTGAAGTTGGAGGATGTAATCACGGATGAAGAGTTGAGGGCCGCGTATATTGATGCATTTTAGAGAAGTAGCGGGAATAAGATGAGTCTGGAGGACCTCACTGTGTATCAGGTTCCCGTTGAAAAGATACGGGTCGGAAACATCGGAGACGGCGGCTATGTGATTGTGCCCTCGATGAAGTACGACTTTTTTCTGTCCGGTGGCCTCTCAAACAATATTGAATTTGAGAATGCCTTTCTTACATTGAACCCCGGGCTCGTATGCCACGCCTTTGATAAGACGATCGATAGCTTTGTGCAGGTTCCTCATCCGCAAATCAAATGGATAAAGAAGAATATTGGGGGCGCCGAGGGGGAAGAAGAGACAAATCTGCAAGAGTACTTTGCGACCTATAAGGATATGTTTGTGAAGATGGACATTGAAGGAGGAGAGTATTCGTGGTTGGCGAGTTTATCCGATGAACAGCTTTCTCGGGTGAAGCAGTTAGTGATCGAGGTTCATTGGCCCATCACAGAGGAGCGTTGGCTAGCCACCTATACGCGCCTCGCAAAGACGCACTTTCTTGTGCATATTCACGGGAATAATCATGTGGGATGCTCAATGGTTGGGGGGCGGCCTCTTCCTGATGTCCTCGAGCTAACGTACGTGCGGAGATCGGATTGGCTGCAGCTGCGCAAAAATACCCGGGGATTTCCTCATGAGGGACTGGATTATCCGAATTATTCGGTAAATCCCGACCATGGTTTACGAGGGTATCCTTTTGAATGGCCACTTGATGGGTGGGGTTGTTAAATGCGTCTAGTGGCGCGGCGCTTTCTGTTGGACTTCTTGGCTTTGCGGGTTCCACCGCCTTGACGGCCAAGGTCGACTAAGAGTGCAGCTATTACTGCTGTTGCTGCTGCCGCTGCTGCAACAAGTATAGCATTACATGCTTGCTCACCCATCTTCTTGCAGGTATTCTCTGCATCTTCCCTTTCTTCACGAGGCATTGGAACAATTTTTCCGTCTTGTCTGAATTTGTGAGTCAGACCAAAGACGTAAGACATTCTAGATATTCCTCAGAATTTTTATACAGCCGAGCGAATCACCATGGAAGGCCGTCTCTCTTTCTTTTCCTCCTCGACGACCGACTTGCGGCGCTCGACCGGTAAAGGTAGAGGCATCTTATCCTGAGGTCTTCTACGAGCGAAGAGAACGCCGCAGCAAAGAAGTAAAAAGGCGGCAACGCCCACGCCAATTCCACCCGTCTCCCCCGTACTTAGCGTTATTGCAGAAGAAGGGTTCGTTGTATTTGAGGTCGAGTTATATAGAGTTATATTCTGGGTCGGGGTTGCAGAAAGACTAGGTGCTGCAGAAGGTGTAGGTGCTCCAGAAGCAGATGCAGATGCAGATGCAGAGGGGCTAGGTGCCGCAGTTGCAGAATATGTCGTTGTTACTGAAGGCGATGCACTTGCAGAAGGAGATGCACTTGCAGAAGGAGATCCGCTTGTTGTCACGGAAGCAGTCGCAGTGGCGGAAGCAGTCGCAGTGGCGGAAGCAGTCTCCGTAGGAACAGCCGCCGGTCCAAGTGCGCAGCAAAACGTATCCGTAGTTGAAAAAGCCCCTGACGCATAGATGCAGCCGTACGATGTTCCGCGAAGATTGCAAGCACCCGCAGGTCCATTCACGATTTCCCAACTCGGAAGGATGGCCGCACAAATCGCCGCCGAATTCGCTTGAATAAACGCGCAATCGGGGTTCCCTTCACCTGCCGCGCAGCCAGCAGATGTGTGGCTAATTCCAGAGACACTCGAACACCCCTGTGCCGCAGCCACCGCTAAAAAAGAAAGGAAGTAGGCGATGAACATACTATTGAACAAGGCAGTTTGTTTTTACACAACCGGTAGTCTGTGAATCTCAATATGGATTCCCTTTTCAATATAGAGCCGTGAGATACCAGACGCCGACTCGCGAACATCAACATCATTGCAACCATGCTGTCCAGGATTTTCCTCTAGCCATCTCAGCTCCTCCTCGATCTCTTCCTTGTGCTTGGTCTTCACGGCCTCAATAGCCTGATAATAGGTATTATAAGCGATCGGGTACGGATCCCCGTTCTCGATCACAACATAGATGATATACATTCTTGTACAAATACTTACAGGTGTTTAATTATCAATTTTATGTGAGGGCACGACATAAACTTCAAGAGATACTCTTACCTAGATGTGGCCCATTCTGAGCAGTCTTCTATGGGGAATAACCTTTATCGCAGAACCACTCCTCTTTCTTTTCTATTTTTTCAACATAGGATACTATACAATACGAAACGATGAAGATAAGATTAAGAAGATCTTCCGCTTTTTAGAGAAAAATACTATTTCCACTCGCACCTCGTTTCAATATGGAAAGGTATATCCTTCTGGATATTTCCTAGGGTGGGGATGTGCTGGGTATTACAATATTGCTGATCGAAATGAAGGAACATCTTCATCAATCAATATCTTTACAACTCGCCCTTTTTTTGATCGACTCATTGCAAATGATGAAATCGTACTGGATACGTCGAAAAAGACAGTATCGTCTCCAGAAATAAACAACTCTATCACTCTCTATGGAAGAGCAGGAAGCTACCTATCGCTTTACTATACAAAAAGAACACTCGTTGTAAGCGACCTCGAGCCAATCGGCGATCAAAAAGAGATTGTGTCCGCTATCGCCTCTATCTTTTCTAAAAAGAAGAGGGTGACTGTTTTTATTCACGGAATCTGTGGTGCTGGAAAAAGCACAATCGGACTTCTTCTTGCGAAAGAACTCAAGGCCTCCTTTTGTCATACGTTTAATCCAACAAATCCTGGAGATTCTCTTCATAACCTCGTACGTGAAACCGAAGATAGTGAAGATACTCAACCTCTCGTAGTTGTAATTGAAGAGGTGAATACAATGATTCGTCAAGTTCATGCGAATGAAATTGCTCTTCATAAGAATGTACAGACATCTGTCTACAATAAAAGCACATACAATACATTCATGGATGATATGATGCTTTATAAAAATGTAGTGTTAATTCTCACTTCGAACGAGAGTGTTGAACAGGTGAATGCATTGGATCCATGCTATCTGCGAAAGGGTCGCGTGGATGCATATTATTCGATGATGAACGACCTTACATGCTCTCAAGAAGTTTCCTAGCATTTGCAATGGCTTCAAGGGCCTTCTTGTATTCAGGTGTATTCGTGTATTGAGGGGGGAGGCTTGCGAGAATTTCTCCTGATGTGCTTATCACTTCCTTCAAAGGGGTATTGTCTACGGGAACTTTGATTTCTTGAACCTGTACATCTAACTTTCTCTTTGCGAGAGCCTCATTGCTTTCAAAAAGAATAGTGGCCTCTTTGGCCTTCAGATCCTGTTTCATTTGTTCTGCAACCGCCGCATCGGATTTTGCCTTTTCTGCAGAAGCCTTTGCTATCTCATATGTTCTCTGGGCCACCGAAACTGCATCCTTATTTCCTGATATAATAGCACTATCAAGAGCAAACTTCGCAGCTCCCTCTTGCTTCAAGGAATCTTCCACCACCTTTTGTGAAGGCTCAAAGGACGCAATATCGGCCTTGGACTTGAGGATTTCTGTTTGTTTCTTGGAAGAGTCTGCCATAATATCAAAATAACGCACAGGTTTCATAAGAGACCAGTCATTCTTTATCTTCAGGTCATCAAAGTAAATGTCCTGAATCGAATTCCAATTGATCTCTGCATCGGTTAAAATCTTTTCTTCGTACTCCTTGTATTTCTCAAGTAGTGTTGCGCGATCTTTCTCGGCATCCATATGGAGATCTGGTAAACGGATCTCGGCGCGCTTTCGTTGCCAATCAAACTGGCCCGTAGTTGCATCGACTTGCGTAGAATAAATTTCTCCGTCACTTCTCTTTTTTAAATCGGCCAATTCTATTTTTGATTTTTCATTCAAGTTGGCAAGTTGCTGCTTTGTTTCTGCAACAAGATTTTCTTCTAAAAAGGCCTTTGTTTCTGCAAGTATCTCAATGAGGCGTTTCCGATAGGTTTCTGTATCCTCCTCTCGGTCCTTCACAAAGATCTCAAACTCTGCATCAACGGCCTTCTGTTTCACATCAATCGCATCTTTTGCTGCTTGGTACGCTAAACGGGCTTGTTCAAGATCTGCTTGGCTCGTTACAAGAGATGTGGACCTATAGTCTTTTAGAAGGGCTTCGAGCTGTAACTGCTGCTCTTCTAGCGAAGAATTCAATCGCAACTTCTCGGTAGCAAAAAAGTTCTCCCAGTACAAATTGTCTTTCATTTTCTGATTTGAATCAGCGGATACTTCGATCTCTCTCGTTTTCTTTTTGCGTGCTTCGTCTACTTCGGTGAGTTTAGAAGAATAAGAAGCAATACGGCTGATCATGTCACGATACGGGTCATACCATTTTGTTCCAATAACAGGAAGTGCATTGCCTTCTTCGATTGCCGTTACAAGTGCTTGCAATTTGTCGTAGTCTTCCTTAGCCTTCTGAAGAGCAGTCTTTTCAAGTTCAATTGAAGCCGGTGGACGTGCCGTTGCAAAATCTGTTTTCACTTCGTTTGGATCTGAGAGGCGCTTGATTTCACCTCTGAGTAAGTCAATATCTTCAGAGCGTTTTGAAAGATACTCCTTCTTTTTTTGCTCGAACATAGGATCCTTTATAACGGTATAGGCGTCTCCACCGCCCCGCATTTTTCGGCTAGTGTTTTTTTGCTTTCTTGGCATCTTGTTCTTGTTATGGGTGAGTAGAAAAATTGGCAAGGGGAATCGCCCTCGTTTATGTATGGACGTACAACAAGGTAAGGACTTTATCGAGTCCTATTGGATACGAGTTGCCGAGAAGGTGGTTGAGAAAGCAATTGAGGTCTATGGACTCTCTAAAGAACAAGGTGATGCTCTCAAGGTAGTCTTTCTACGGCCGAATGAATATGAGGTTATTCTCGACTAAGCCATGTACAGCCTCACACGATCTTTAATGGTGCCTCTGCAGATAAAACAGCTTGAACCCTGCTTGCGTATACAGGTATTACAGTAGGTATGTCCACACGGAGTTGTACAGTACATAATAGGGTCTTCACAGCAGATGCTACAGATGGGCTCATTTTCAATGGAAGAAGAACTTCTACGAATTACAAGAACTTCTCGTAAATAATGGAAACGACGATACGACTCCAGCACAGTTTCATAGGCCTCCTTAATTGAATTATTCTCAAAGATTTTTTCAAGGTATTTTTCAATACTTTCTGAAAGATTCTTAAACTCTTCATTGTCCTGAAGATCGCTTAGCCCTGTGAGCTGATCTTGCATCTTATCGAAAATAGTTAGGCGTATTTTTAGAATCGACTCTTGCTGCATCACTCGTTCACCCGCCTCCTTATATAGATCATATAGAGCTTGCGTTTCGTCATGATATCTCTGGACACCCGTTGTTGTGATCGACTCGATCACTGCGCCGATTTCTTCATGAATAGGGCATCCTGAAACATCTTTCAGGATGTGCTCGATCGTTGGACTGTTTGCTTGAAAACTCTTGTGCCCGAATCTGCGGATCAAATACTCTGCAGGTCCAAGAGTCGGGTGGCTAGAAATCGACTGTGTGAGAGGTTCAAGAAGAGTATTTGCCTTTGTCTGGATAAACTGGCGAAGCCGCCTCTTCCAACTTTTTGAGAGATCCGTTGGTGCCGTGGAGGATGTTGAACGAATCTCGTACAATTGTCTAGAAAGGAAATTATTCACAGACGTCTGAAAGGGGGTATTGTGGTTTAGTCCAGAAAACTGAAAAGGTGGCTCTTCGAGAAGAGACCCAAATTGATTTTCAAATGATGCTTCTTCCATTTTTTAAGATGCATCATTTATTATAAAAAATTTACCCGCTACCATATGACTAAGGAAGCTCAAAGAGCTTTCTTAGTCATCGGTTAGGGTTGGACATAAACGCTAGATTGCATCCACATCAACCTCTTCATCACCTGCTGCATCCTCTTCAGCAAACTCGATACCATTCTCCTGTTCGTCAGCAGTTTTTCCATCAATTCCTTCGATAGGTGAAAAAAGCCTCGCATTGATATCAGGTTCGCCTCTGAGACGATGAAGATGATCGGTATCATACTTTGCAAGAATGTCCGCCTTTTCAGTATCCTTGTTCTCTTCTGCAGCAAGCCCGCGAATGCTGATCAGTACATAGTCGCCCACATTAATCCAAACACGATTTCTCATCACACCACGGATGTGGCAGAGGCGAGTTCTCAGATCGTTGCAGAGGCACTGGACATTGCGATTTCCCATGGTGCGAACGACACGGGCATACATCTGATCCTCTGCACGCTCAAGATAGGGCGGCTTCGTTGCCGTTCCATGCTTCGACTTCTTATAGTTTTTACCACCCGTTGTATTTCCCTTCACCATCCTACTGAGCTCTAATTAAAAATACTTTATGCCTTCTAACTAGTGATGGAAGGGTACAAAAAGAATTTACAAAATATTCCATATAAGATGCTTCATGAATTCGCTGGGTATAACAAGACAAATACAAGAAAACAAACAAGCCATGTGGCGAATGCGGAATTACGGGCACTTTACAATGCAGAAATCGCGCGGCGAAATTCGGAGCAGTTCTCGATGAAACAAAAGCTTGCATGGGAAATAAATATGAACCCTGAGATTACATCTCTTGCTGGCATAAAAGGGAAAAAGATGCCACTGGAACGAAAACTTGAATTAATAAAGAAATATTATGATAATGAACGTAGTAAATTGTTTCATGAGTTTGTCATGCTGCCTCCTGAGCAACAAGAGGAAGAATTAAAAAAGGGAGACGGCGGTAAATATGGAATAATTTTTGGAATCCATCTTCCCCCCAGTAGAGGCGGATTTACTCGGAAGCGGAGGGGTCGCTCCCTAAAATCTTCTTGGCGATAGGGAGGCGCATTGCGGTGGCGACGGAATCCGGTTTATCCGCATCTGGACGTACATCGACGAATGTGTAACGCTCGTGGGCTTGATCAATAGAGGGAATGATTTGACCACCCGACTGCGGAAGCGCGTGTGTGGGGCGAGTTCCCCGTCCACGAATGGTTCTGGCCGTCTTGTTAAAACGGCGTCTATGCCGTCTTACTCTTCGGCTCTTCATCTATCATATGGATCTATAATATTATTCCAAATAACAAAGAAACGGTGATTACAAACAATCCCTGCCATTATATTACTTTATAATTAAAAGGCTTCAAGTGGGAGTGGGCAACTTCAAACTTTAATGTTAAGAATAGATAGTATGTATAAGACAGTGCGTAATGGCCGCCCAACGGTTGAGGAGATCATCGATAGGGCCTGGGAGCTAGAGAAGGAGGCTTATCGTATGGAGGAGGCGAGGGCGAGGGCGAGGGCGAGGGAGGCTCCTTCTCTGCCGATTCAGGACCCAGCGATTCAGCATATGATCGAGATGCACGCGAAGCGGCAGGCAGAGAAGGAGGCGGCGGCGGAAGTGGCGGCGGCGGCGGAAGTGGCGGCGGCGCGCGCGGAGTGGAAGGCAGAGAAGGCGGCGGCGGAGAAGGAGGCGGCGCGCGCCAAGTACGAGCGGGGTCTTATCTTGCGGCGCGAGCGGGTGGCGGCGCGCCCGATAATACGGTCTCCTCTATGGAAACCTGTCACACACAAGATTCATGAGCGCTATGAGAATAATGATATGTATGTATGTAAAGGTGACGTGTGTGAAAAGTATAGTACTGCATATTGGAAAAGCTCAGGTCGGCCAAGTATACTACAATATGGATGGCTAGATGGAAATTATTATGATATTAAAGAATTAGAATTTTTAGTACCTGACATTATGTATAGAGATAGTGACTCGTTATCTGTTGAGGAACAGGCCAAGTGGAAACGAGTGGCCGAACTTACAGGGCAATACGGTATGCCAATCTACAAATATTATCGTACGAGTGAAGGCGGCAAACGCCGCCAAACCCGCCGCCGAAAGACCAAGAATAAGGATAAGCGCAAGACCAAGACCAAACGCCGCACGTAACGTCGTGTCTCTATAATAAGGAAGCCTTCGCTTCGTTATTATAAAAGTCCCAGGGCCTAACTGGTGATATTCATTTCTTAAAAATGAATTTGAATGGTATATTATATATCTCTATAAGCGGTATTATACAACTTTATAATTAAAAGGCTTCGAGCCGAGAATCTTCTTAAGGCGAACTCGGTTCTCTGTCTGGATTCCAGAGAGAGAACCGCCATACAGTTTCAGAACCGATCGAACGGCTTTGTCGCTTTGGGGGACGGTGAATACGGGAGAGGTGTAATGGGGGTGGGGATGTAAGCTAGTTTCCGGGTGTCCGAAGGACGAAGGTCCGAAGGACGAAGATTGGTAAGATGGGGTCGCCTCTCGTTCAAGTCGGTCTGGACACGTGAACGGAGTATGTCCGTTAGTCGCGCAAAACTCGCACCAAAGAGACTTACTAAGAGGACATGACGGGGGTTCATGATACAGTACAGAAGAGCCTAATACAGACGCACAAATGCTACACATATACTAGACAATGAGTGCCGCCGATATTCAATTTTTCTTTCAAATTCGCGAGCAAGTGAAGTTGTATCACTGGCAGACAAAGATGTATCCTCGTCACAAGGCTACGGACGATGCGATCTCTGCACTCGATGAGTCCATCGATAAGTATGTAGAAGTCTACATGGGAAAATATGGTCGTCCTCGCGTGACTGCCCGTACAGGGGTCATTCATGTGAAGAATTTATCTGAGAAGCAGATGGTAAAGTTTGTAAAGGATGTGGCCCAGTACTTGATAGAGGATCTTCCAAAGGGCCTCAAGAAGACCGATACGGATCTAATGAATATCCGCGATGAGATGTTGGCGGAGATGAATCAGCTGCTGTACTTGTTTACTTTACATTAGCGCCGTCTGTCGACTTAACCCACAACTTATTTTCATACGAATACTGCTGCGGCGGAACGGCTAAAAGACTATCCCTCATGTCCGAAACTTTCTCTGCAATACAGACTAAATAAGTCTCCGCTGCACCGAAAGGAGTGTAGGTCGTTCCAGACATTTTGTTATTACTTTCTGTTACATCAATCCACTCTGAGAAAGGAGAATTCATCTTTGCCAGATAGAGTTTGATAATCTTCATTCCATACTGAGGTTTCATTGTTGAAAGAAAGAACTCTGGGCTGAATTGGTACATACCGTGTCCTGAAAAGTTATTGTTCATCGTTACACTGAGAAAGATCCCACCTACTTCCACAAGGTTCACAATGTTCTCAACTACCTGTCCCACATTAAAAACATGTTCAATCGTTCCTCCATCGAACACAAAGTCGTACTTTTTTGAGTTAAGAGGGAGAGGTCTATTCAGATCATGGATTCGTGTTGCACCCTCGTACGCCGATGCATCCATAGAGTCTACCGTCGTATAGCTTAGAAACTTAAAAAGAGACTCTGCATACCGTTCATACAGAACAGTTGATGCAGTTCCTGCAGGAACTCCTGTATATTTCATAAGAATAGGTATGCTTTCCATTGCATGCACATGAATACCCTGGCGACCCAGCATAAGCGCCGTGGAGGAGCGTTTTCTAAATGTTTGTGCTACTAAAAGTGCCTCGAGAGAAACAGTATCTATCCCCATCTTATCTATCACTGATCGTAGCGCTTTATACCATACCCGATCAATTTTGCAGAAGTTTCAGACGATCCCCTTCTCTAAAGCCGAGAGCCTTCACCTCTCCTGCAGCAAACTCGATTGCATGCTGGCACTTCTTTATAGAAGAGATCGAAGGACAGTTGTCAAGTGAAGGACAGGGTTCACAGTTATAGCGAATACTCACGATCTTGAGAGTCCCGTCGAGCCAGACAATATCAAGAGGAAATCGCATGTTAGGCATCCACATACTCCGACGTTTCGGGGGTCCCGTATTCAGAAAAAACATGCCCATATGTCTCGGAAGACCATCACGATACATTAGCCCTTGCTTCTTTGTTTCTTCTGTAAGGGCGAGTTCTGTTTGAAAGGGAGGGTGTCCACGAACACCTGAAAAGACGAGGAGATCTCCGTCTTTCATCTGTATTGGATGGATCTTAAAATCTAAGACAAGGTAGCATATGCCCGACGAACTCTATATATGTTATGATTCTGCTGTTTCAAGCATTAAAACATTTACAAATAATGAATTTCTTTACAATAAAACGTCGTGGCTTACCTTCAATCGCATTCAACTATACAACAGCAATGTGAGTACTCTTCGCAACGGTGGAGCAAATCAAGTCTATTATACATATACCGACTTTACTGAAAAAAATCAGTTCACGAAAGGACAGTTTTTACATTACACTGTGTATCCTGAACTGAGTAATTACTGGAGTGCCGTGAGCAAAGATTAAAATTTCTTCTGTCCATATAGAATGTCAGGAAACGCGTATCCATGTGGATGCCCTGTCGCTGTGAGCACGATATTTGTCTATGATACCCCTGCAGCCCAGACGGCTGCGAACAATGTGTATGAGCAAAAAAAGGCGTATGATGCTGCAAAGGCAGCTGCGGGAAAGACGGAGGTGTACACGTTTAAGAGCGATTGGGAGCGTATGCAGTATCTCCTTGGAAGAATGGGACGGCAGTGCAATCCCCCTACGACAGGTTCTTGAGCGATGTCTTCATCTCTCGAAACATGGTTCCGAAATATGCGGCAACCGCTGCGTCCACTCTAAGTGTTCGTCGTGAGTTCTTTCTTGAATCAAGAATGGACTCAGGACTTGGGCTTCCGACCCCTGGGCTTGAGCTCGGCTCTCCAGGTGGAGAGGCGCTGGCTATAGGCCTCTCTCCACCCTGGGATGAGGACAACTCCTTCTCCACTCTTTGTACCGAGGTACAAAGGGGGCTGGACTGTATCGTAGGCATAGACTTTATTCTCTTTATCGCACCAGAAGGGGACGCCATCAAGTACTTCGCGCTGCATTACCATTTAGGTGGGACCGCGATGTCTCAATTTTATTGCCGAGGCTAAAATTGAAGTTGCGAAGCTGCTCCAGTGGAGTAGACAAAATGGTAAGCAACGAGTCTCTCTCAATCGCCTTTCTCTGCCTTGCAACCAATGGAGAGAAAGAGGACTTTCTAATGAATATTCGTGATCGCTACAAGGACTGGTACGACTCAGAGAAGGGTATTCTTCTCCAGAGAGCATTGCATCTCCCCATGCACTACATTTCAGAGAAGATTAAGTGTCTTCAGCTTGCCCTTGATGCAGAGAAAAATGGTAAGAAGATCTGGGAGGACATGGCGAATCGGATAGCAGGGTCTTGTTTGAAACAGTTTCCCTCTGCTATGCAGCAGAACCAATACGAGGATGAGTGATTACAAAAAATAATATTTTTTACTTGGCGCTTTAGAAGTCCGCTGTCATCTTGAACTGCATATCCTCTGCCTTCTTTCCCGAGGCCGCCTTCGCATACGTGCTTACACGCTTCTCAAAGAAGTTGTCCTTGTTCTCTAGACTGATGCGCTCCATGAAGTCGAACGGATTCGCCTCGCGCCACACCTTCGGGTATCCTAGCTGCACCAGAAGACGATCCGCCACGAACTCGATGTACTTCGACATGAGATCCGCGTTCATTCCGATGAGCTCGCACGGGAGCGACTTCGTGATGAACTGCTTCTCGATCTTCACAGCGTCGCGGATGATCTTGTGAACCTTCTTCTTATCGAGGCGGTTCACAATCTTACTGTAGAGGAGGCACGCGAACTCCGTGTGCATCCCCTCGTCACGCGCAATGAACTCATTGGAGAGCGTGAGGCCTGGCATGAGACCGCGCTGCTTCATCCAGAAGATGGCGCAGAATGCACCACTGAAGAAGATGCCCTCGACAGCCGCAAAGGCGATGAGGCGAGTGGCGAAATCTGCATCCGGTGAACTGATCCACTGGAGAGCCCACTCCGCCTTCTTCTTCACGCACGGAATCGTGTCAATGGCGTGGAGAAGATCATACTTCTCCTGCTTGTCCGTAACATACGTATCGATGAGAAGGCTGTAGGTCTCACTGTGGATAGCCTCCATGTAGTTCTGATTCGCGTAGAAGTAGCGGGCCTCGGGCCACATCACCTCTCTTGAGAATCGTGTCGCCAGATTCTCCATAACAATACCGTCGGAGCCAGCGAAGAAGCCGAGGATATTCTTGATGAAGTGGCGCTCATTGTCGCTCAGCTTCTCCCAGTCCTTCATATCCTTACTCACATCAATCTCCTCTGCAAGCCAGATCACCGACTGCTGCTGCTTGCAGCGGTTCCAGAGGTCGTGGTGCTTGATGGGAAAGAGAACAAGGCGATCCTCGGAGTTTGAGAGAAGAGGCTCGGGCTTTAGTGGCTCGATAGGAGTAGTGGCATCTGCGGGGGCAAGAGCCAGAGGAGGGGGCTCGTGCATTGAGCCCTTACGAGATTTAATCACCGGAGACTTTTTAGCCTTTAATTCAGTCGTAGAAATGGTAGATGGTTCATTCTCCATCTTTGAAAAGGTCACCGTACTGGTAGGTGAGAAAGGAGTTGTCATTTGCTTAAAAAAGCAACTTTTGCTGCGGCATCGTTAATTTTATGCAGCCGCTTTACTTTTTGCCGAAGAGGTTGGATCTCGAGGGAACTGGCGGTGCGTCTATTTCCTCCTCCACGAAGGTTAACTCTGGAATTGTGGTGGGTGGCGGCGTAGGCGCCTTGCGAACATAGTTTCCCTCATAAAATGCCTTCACGGTCGGATGTGCCCTGAAGGCTGCGGGCGAGAGATCATGTACATAGAGGCCCTCGAGGCTTCGCACTCGCGAGAGGGCCACATAGGCTTGGCCGTACTCAAAGGTGCTGTCTCCGATATCCACAAGGGCTGAGTCCAGAGATGCACCCTGCGCCTTATGGATCGTAAGGGCGTAGGCGAGTCGAAGAGGGATCTGCTCCCGCTGAATGGGAGGCTCATGGTTCGATGCCCAGATCTCCGGTTTGATGATACGAGTGCAGTCCTTGAACTGAACCTTTGGCAGATATGGAGGGAATTCTTGAAAGGAAACCACAACTCCGCGGCTTCCGTTCACAAGGCCCAACTCCGGTTCCAGATTCTTCAGAAGCATCACCTGTGCACCCACTTTGAGAGAGAGGTCCACAACATAGTTTGCATCTCTGTCCATCTTCTCCACGATCTTGGCCACTTCAGAGGGAGCGCACTTTACGGGGAGTGTTTTGCACTTATAGGTCTGCGTCTCTCCGGTGAGCTTGGCCAAGCTGTTGTTATTGATCGCATCGACGGCCGCGCGGCGAGTGAAGAGGAGTGTCGGCTTGATGAGTTCATCCTTCCAGGGAAGATTCATTCTCGACTCAAGAATCTTGTAGCTTGCAGCGGAGAGGTTCGCTGTACGCGCCTCATCCAGAATCGTCTGGAATGCCGTATCCGTTTGGCGATAGATGCGCTTGAGATGAATTGTCCGCTTCACGACCTGATTCCACACCGGGCTCTCAAAGGCGAATTGCTGCTCCCCCTTTTCAACCGGAGGGAGTTGCAAGAAGTCGCCGACCAGAACGACCTGGAGGCCACCGAAGGGGAGAGGAGAGGGAGACGAGCGGTAGGTAGGCCTTACAGTGCGGCCGAGGTACTCGAGAAGTTCTAAGAGTTCCGGGGTCATCATGCTCACCTCGTCGATGATCAAGATATCTGTCTCACGCCACCGCTTACTCAAATGTTTCATCATCCGGAGCTGATCCACATACTTCTCCCGGGAGTCCTTTCCGATTCCAATACCTGCCCAACTGAAGATTGTTTTTGCGTCGGAGCCCAAAAGAAGTGCTGCGCAACCTGTGAGGGCCGTTACGGCGATTGTCTTTCCTGCAAGATTGTTGCGAATGTGGTCGATCAGAAAGGTTTTTCCTGTGCCACCGGGTCCCGTGAGAAAGACGGACTCACCTGCGCGAATTGCATCGAACGCCTCCTTCTGCTCCGGAGAGAGGGAGGGCTCCTTGTACACGGTAGGTACCGAGGGCACAGAAGGAGGGTCCTGGTTTGCAATCCAGAGGTGTGCGTCCTCTTCACATGTGAACCCCTTGTGAAGACGCCCCTTCTGCCCTGATACGTGAGGCCGAATGTCGTCCCAAGAAGGATAGACACCGGAGGAGCCATTCTCTGTATCATAAAAGGCGTAATGGCTCTTCTCAATGGCTTTTGTGGTTTTCTTTTGAATAGCCTCCTCGATTACGCTGCGAGAGAGGCCCACCATCTTCTGAATAGTCTCGATCGACATTGCATCGTTTTCATAGTACTCTGCCGCAAGCTTCTTCAGATGAGAGTGCACTGCACCGGGCGTTCGGCCAAGAGTCTTTGCAATGGATTCATGCGATTCCTTCTTACGCACAAGAGTGAGAAGCTGAATTACTTCCTCATCTGTCCAACGCTTGCCTTTCTTCTCCGAAGTAAAGAACGTCCTTATGTCCATATCGTTGTATGCTCATAAAGGTGTTCGCTTGCTCATCAAATTTACCGACGGACCTTGCGGGTTTTCTTCGACGGTTTCCTTTTTTTGTTGGCGCCGCCCTGCTGGGGCTGTGGGCACCTAGTATTTTGGCCAGGGCATTTTGGGCCTTCAAATCTTCTTTCTGTTATTTTCCATCTCTCACAACCCTCCCCTCTCATGCCACCAAAACTCAAGCAGTGACCATAATCAACGCATGATCCACAGGGCTCCTCGGCATTATATTTTGATATCCATTCCCAACGGCTACCGAACCAGCTCGGTATACGTTTCCATTTGTCTGAGGTTATCCTCTGAAGACCATAGTTTTCTACTACTGTCGCAGAGTACATTCCATATGGACTTTTACTAGGGTTGCCGCCCATTTATTTAATACGCAGGAATAATTACGATACGCCCAATATAGTAGTTACTTGTACTTGATGAACCGGCCGTTCCATTATAATATGGATTTGTGTTTCCGCCAGGATAGATTATTCCTGTGTACAGATAGCCATATACGGGTGCATTTGAACCATTTTCATAATAAATTCCTGAGGTGAGGCCACCGATATAGCTTGAACCACCGCCACCTCCACCGAAATCGGTACCACCTCCACCAAAATAGCCCCCGCCCCCGCCGTAATTTCCAATCATGGCAGATCCAGATCCACCTACGTGAGATCCTGCACCACCGGCCGTCTGTGAGCCCCCGCTCGCAAAGCCTCCATATGCATAGATCACTGCAGAACCCCCCGAAGGGTATCCACCTCCTCCCCCGTTTGCAGAGGAGTATTGTCCTGAAGAACCACCCGCTCCCGCAAGGGCAATCACGTTTCCCTGGGCAGCTGCCGCGGTTGTTGTGCAATTGAAAAGCGCAGAGAATCCTCCGCCTACGACTTGTCCTCCTCCATTCCCGCTTCCACCACCCGTAAGAATGGTTCCTCTTCCATTACCCGATCCAGGAAGTCCTGCAGATCCCAAAACATAGGTAAGAACCGTGCTGGGCGCACATGAAAAGAAGCCAGATACGAATCCGCCGCTTCCACCAACGCCGTTTGGCTGGTTTCCGTAGCCTCCTGCACCACCCCAGAGATACACGTAGATTCCCACAGTTGCTCTGGAATTTACGCTGCTAGGCACAGTGTAAATATTGCAACCAGCAGTTGTGATGATTGTGGATGCAGCAAGGTGGGCAGTAGGAATGGCTGGGCCCGAATCGTATGTCGGGACAAAAACGACGAAACCAGTATTTGCTGCAGCATATCGATTTACATGATTTACGGTTGCATTATAATAAGGAGATCCAGTTCCTGCATCAGTATTATTAACACCTGCTGTATATCCTTGTTCGAAATATGCTTTTGCTGTTAATCCTCTTCCTCCAGTTGCCCCGTTAATATTTCCAATATAGCTACTTCCACCACATCCTGCAGGTCTCTCTGGGAAATTTCCGTCAGCCGTGTATGAAAATCCAGAACCACCACCGAACCATCCACCGCCTCCAGATTGTCCTACACCTCTGCCTCCTATAAGGGCAGATCCTGCTTGTCCACCCAGACCACCAGCCGTCTGCGATCCTCCGCTAATCACTCCATATGCATTTCCTTCTGTTCCTTGTGCACCATTTGGATATCCACCACCCCCTCCATTTCCAGCCCCAAAATACCCGCCCGCGCCACCTCCTCCCGCGATGGCAATTGCGTTGCTTTGTACAATTCCGCCCGCATTGGAGAGGAAAACTCCTGAAAATCCTCCAGCAGTTGTGCCGTCAATGTTATTCGTTCCTCCTCCACCGCCATAGATAACATTCTGATTGTATCCTATCGTGCCGACTACATAAATTAGATTTGTCCCTGGAGAACATGAATAGAATCCTGATACGAATCCGCCTCCACCACCCAGATCATGACCATTTTGTCCACCAGATCCCAGAATATAGAGATTTACACCTGTAACGGCATATCCAGCAGTTGTAGAGGGAACCGTATAAAAGTTCGAGCCCGGTGTCGTAACTGTTGTTGCCGCAGCGGGATTTTCTGTAAAGTTTGTATCCGAATAGGGCGTGAGATAGACAAGACCGTCTCCACCGGTAGTCTGGTTATTACCTCGACCAATCCCCGAGATATAGAGGGGATCTGAAGTATTACCGGCTGTTGAACCGCTTGCGCCATATGTAAGAAGGCCATATGCAATCATATTTCCCGTGTATGAACTTCCGCCGCCTCCAGAACCGTTTCCTGGACCCCAGGAGCCACCGCCTCCTCCATACCATCCTCCACCACCTCCTCCAGATGTGCCGATACCTCCAAAGAATTGTGTTCCATTACGCGCTGTTGTATAGGAGCCGTCGTTGTTATCTCCTACACCTCCCGCACTCTGTGTTCCTCCACCGGCACCTGAGCTACCTGCCCCTCCTGTTGCGATTCCTCCTGGTCCACCATTGTCTCCTGATCCGCCACCACCTCCGCCCCCCGCAATGGAAACAATATCGGTACCACGAGTTCGTTGGATTGCCGAACGACCTCCTCCAGGTGCACGGGAACCACCTCCGCCTCCTTGAGCATCTGTTCCGGATGCACCGAATTCAACACCACCCTTGCCAACGACAACCGTAAGTGTCTCTCCCGGTGTAACCGTAATGTATCCTTTTATACAGGCTCCTCCGCCACCTGAAGATGTGCCACTTGCAGAATAGCCTCCTCCAGCGGCGCCCCAGCCCACAATATAGACCCACTTTGCGCCCACGGGAACAAGATAACTTTGGTAAGAGCCCGTATAATTGAATTGTGTTGTACTTGCAATTGCTACAGAAGGTACTGGGATACCTCGTGTACGAAAATTGCGAAACAAGTGGTCGGACATGACCTATCTACCAGTGATGCTAAAACTTAAGAAAGGAAATTTTCCTTTCTTAAGTTATGGCTAGAATCTATCTAAGGAAAACTAATACACAAAATTAGAGTTAGGGTGCCCCATGAGTGCGAATCCAACAAAAAACTATACATCCTATGAATCTGATTCGGATAGTGATTCAAGCACACCATCGTATACTGCATATCAATCCGGTGCATCAAGCCCGTCCTCTTCTGGATCGGATGATTCTTGGGCTACATGGGATAATGATCTGGGCGTTGTTGTTACTTCGGGACTGGTAAAATTTAAAAATCGTGTGGCATCGGAATTACAGGATGAACAAGATAAACAAATAAAAGAGTTGCAACAACAACTTGGAAAAATTTATCAACTCGTTGCTGCACCTGCACCTGTGGCACCTGTAGCACCTGTGGCTCCTGTAACACCTACTCCTGTGGCTACTGTAGCACCTACCCCTGTAGCAGCTGCTCCTGCTGCAGCAGCAGCAAAAGGGCCTAATTATCGTGAATTTGCCGAAAATCTTCTTCTAAACACCACCCCTATGGGTATCAGTGGTCTAGATCCTACTGGAACTACATCCGCTTATACAAATGTGCATACTGAACTTTCTCCAGTCTATACTACTACAGATGTATCGGGCGGAGTTCCTCCTATCACAAAGGTAGCGACAGAGAAGACAATCACATTCAATACGCAAAATGTTCCGACAATTGTGATGTTAGATAGTAAAGATCGGGATAAAGCAGTGTTTCCTCAGCCAACAAATGTAACTCTTCTTCTTCCACGCACCTATCGTAATGTAACAACAATACAGATTGTTCAAATAAAACTTTTATCGGCTTTCTTTTATTTCCGAGCTGAAAAGGGAAATCTAAGTATCACAGTTCACGAAAAAGGACGATACCTTCCACCAGGATCGACTGAAGGAGAACTAAATGCAATAACCTCTATTATTCGCGAAGGAACCTACGATATTAATACACTGATCAATGAACTAACAATCCAGTTAAATCGCACACCTATTTTCTACGATTATGAACAAGGTTTTGCAGACTTTGCTCCCCTCTTCGCATCCACAGGAGATTATTCTCTGAATTTCAATGAACCTGGGGACAATTACTTTGATGCCCTAAACAATCAATTTATCCTCTCGCCTACCATGACACAAATTGTGCAGAAATACTTCCAAAATACCAATGCCAGTCTGAGTGGCTATACACTTGATCAAATCAAAGTGGCCTATTATTATCCTGTTCTGAAAGAGGCGCTTCTTGATAAAAATTATATAGATAAGGTAAATTTGGATGTTGATACAACTCCTCTTCTTCCAACAGAGACTGTACGCAGTCGTTGTATTTATACGTTCCAAGGTATTAATGATGTGATTGTGCTAGAAGTTGTAAATTTAAACCTTATTTTTCTCGATGAGTATCGCCTTGCCCACACATTCCGTTATTCCTTGATTAACAAATATGTAATTACGTATCAGCCCAATAACAATCGTATTAACTTTCTTTCTACCCAGCTCAATACGAGTTTAACAAATCTAATCAATGGAAAGTACTCTCAGTATCTTTCAGAACAGCTCTCAAAGTTCAATATCACACAAGAACAATATAATGCAATTTCTGTGCTAAATACTGCACTCCTTGCGATTCTTACAGATGAATACTATTATATTCAACGCATGTTTGCGCTGTATTTCGGTGTACAGTTTAACAGCTATTCACTTGTCTACTACACAGATGTTGAAAATCAGATTCCTATTCAAAATGCATACCACGCAACTGGAATTAGCAGCAACTATGATATTAATGTTATTTCCAACAACATCTCGCCGCAAACAATCAATACATTAGAAGAATTTCGTATTCCTCCAAAACCGTATTGGAATCAGCTCACATCCATTTCCACCACGATTGCTTATAATTTTAATCTTAATTCGAATACGACGCCCTCGACGATTTCCGAGTACAATCACCCCTATAACACACTTCTAGATAAATCCGATGAGCTCCGCGCTATGATCGACTCAAACGGTAGCATCTATCAAAACAAGCTCTTTGCCCAAGCAAACACGGTTGTACCGATCGATGCAACCCAATACACGGTGTTCAACTTCACCTCTCCTGTTCGCCAGACACTCCGCGTGTCCGCATTCCCTCGTCCAGACAAATACAGATATCCTGCGTATAATCCCACGGTCTACGATGCAAGCCATGTGAGACTCTTCGATAACAGTTACTGTTTCATAGAGAATGCGCAGAATGCCGCAATGGACATTCCATATGCGACTTCCAATCTTCTTCCCATTTCAACGGTGTTTGGGATGAATTTCAATTCATCCTTTTACAATTGGAACAGCAATATCTCGCTCAACGTGCAAAACAATAGAACCTTTTTCACCTTCCTTGCGCCCGCCGCGCCCACAGCCTCAACAAGCCGTTACTCGCTCAACCTCACTGTGAAAAATACTGTGATCGGCAATTTCCCCTCTCCTATGAAGGTGTTCTTATATCATGATCGTGCCGCTTTTATGGCAGATATATCGGATGTTCGCAATGAATCTCCTTTTCATTATATTGCTTCTCAGACAATTTCAAATGTGGCCTCGAATGATCTTACCTTCACGGCCTATGCAAATCAGAGGTACTATGCAATGATCCGCTCACTCGAAACTACCTTCGTAACGGAATCCTTCCGTCCAGTCGTATGGTTTCCAAACGGAAGTAACTATGAAACACTCACCAATAGTCTTGTCGGCTTCAATCCTCTTGCGGCCGATTTAACAAACTATAACTATGCCTCCGTGGCCGACTCGAACTTCCTGCGCCTCCCCATTAATCAGGTGGGAAAGAATTCAAATAATGGAAAGGACTCGAATCTCAGCGACTACAGCTATAACTTTGTGAAAATGGGATACGATACGAATGGTGTGAGTACAGATTTAACAGATTATGTTGGATACAATGCTACAGCGACAGATCCTTCCTATATCAATCCAAAGTCCACCTACAGAATTGACCCGATCACTGGATATATTTTCCAGGTTGCCTCTGCATATAACACAAGCAATGAACTCTATCTCTATAACGGTTCAGGAAACGTGATTCTATCGTCGAATGCGTTATCGAGATACACAAATACTACTCCCAAGAACCGTGAATCGGTTATTGTTCATTGGTATGATACACTTTTCATTGTGAACTCGCCCTCCCAAGAGTATCGCACGGACTCAAATTATTCCTCGGACTTTGGAAATATTCCATACAACGACTACTCGCTCGTCCCTGGATATATTGCATCAAACGGCCTTGTAACAGGTATTTCTGTCTCAAATGCAGATGCCTACGTAATACCTGGATATTCATATGATAACCGAAATTCTCTCACGCTCGGAAACGGAGTCTGCGGAATCTCCCTGATTCCAGACGATGGTGTGTGGGATCTCTCCAAAATCATGTTGAAGAGTGCTTACCATGGCCCGCCCGCAGCAGATCCAAATGCCGATATCAAGTATCTCGGTGTCTACGTTGCATCCCAGGTGAATAACGTGGATGTAACAACAATTAATCTGTCGAGTGCGGCCATGGTCCTTTCGCTCAGTAAATCCATCACCTATAACTCGAATTCATCGAATTTCGGCTTTGCAAAGGTGCCAGGAACCTATTATGAGTGGAAAAAGGATACAGCGTTTAAGAATCAATATCTCTACGGATTTGCACAGAGTGTGAGCACGATTGTAACGGATACAAACTCGTATTACACGGTTCTCCCATTCAAGGCGGACTCCACTCTCACCACCTATTCTGCACTTACAGGAACACCTGTCCCCTATTTTCCCTTCTACTCCTATGCACTTCCTTCCACAACCACTGTATGCTGCCAAGTTCTTCCAGGAAATCTGGGTACTGTGATTCCGAAGACGAGACCTGATGCGGATGTCACACGCGGGCCCGCCACGGGGACTCCAGAGACTCAGTCGCACTACGAGCAATCGATCCCGATTACAACTTCGCATCTCCAGTACCAGTACCAAGTACCCTATTGCTCAAATGCATCCAGTCTCTACGTCTTTGGTGGTGCGCCTTTTTCAACAGTGGTTGGAAGCCCTCTCTTTACAGACGCAGTCTTCCGTGTAAAAGACTTTGCCCTTTTCAACATCGCGGGCGGATATTCTATTTATTCGTATACCTCGGGAGTGCCAGGGCATAGTTTCAAATACGAGGCTGCCATAACTCCTGATGAAATCTTTACGAATCTCAGCAATGCATCTGTTGTAGGCATAAGTGGAAATAAAAATGAGTTTGCCTTCCTTGGAATGGAACAAACAGTTGTTTCGCTGCCACCTGAAACGAGCTACCCTGTGTACACCTATCGTTTCCAGATTGCAACCTATAATCCTATGAATGGTATTATAACGGATAGAGATATTCTTACAAGTAGCAATGCATTCTATTATCCCGGTACACCTATACCCGCTACGCTAATGGCAGGATACACGCCCCCCTTCTCCAATGTCGGTTCCTATAAACTCTTAGTTACAGATGTAACCTCCTTTAATTACACGATTTCAGGGGGATTTTCCTTCGCATATACCCTTGAATATGGAGGTACCTATAAGGAAACATGGGGTGTGAGTAAGGCAACTCCGATCGATGATACGTCGACCTACCCGTATCTTATCCATCCTCGCAGCAATGCAACCGATTCAAGAACTGAACTTCTCCAAGCAGGAGATGAGCGATTTGGAAATCATCACATTGTGTATTACCAGGATAAGGCGACCCTTTCACTACCAGGTCTGAAATATGCGAAGCGCGATTTTATCTATGGAGGATCTTCAAATCCAACAATTCCCTCCCTCTTCTCAGTAGACTATATTTCACTCAGTTCAAATATCTATGGAGATGATGGGTTTCCTATGATTCAGCCATGGGGTTCTCCTAGTACCGTGAGCACAGCGATTACTCAAGCTGTGTATCCCACGATCAATGGAATTCAGCTCCTACAGAGAAATGCTACGCTCAACCCGAATCCCAGCTTCTTTGGACTCGTAAGCTTGATTGAAAGAGGAGAAGTGCCTCAGCTTGTACTCGGATATGATATGTATGATATGAACTTAAATGGAAATCCAACTATTTCCTACTACCAAGTTGTAAAACAGAATCAGTATGGGCAGCTCAGTGCGGGAGGTATAAGCAATCTCAGCCAGTATTATTATTCTCCTGCTCTTCAGCCGATCAAAGCAAACGATGGAACATTGCTCTGTCCTTACACAATCCAAGGAGGAATTGGTGGATCTCTCTGGATTACATTGAATGAGACGAATCGTATTGCAGCCACATCGACACCTGCTGAATTAACGCTCACGTATGCAACCATCTGGGGCAATCGCAATGATCGTCTAGATAATCCCACGACGATCTGCAATGCCTACCAGATTTTCTATCCTACCCAGCGTGTTGTGATGAGCAAGGTGGCGAAGGGATACGATCCTATGACGGATATCAGTGGCTTTTCTACCCTAGAATGGCCTCATACAAACATGTTCGTCTATAACGACACGGCCAAGTTTATGAAGGATATCTCGGGAAACAAGTGGGGACTCGAAAGCCCAGACAATTATCTCGTATCCGACACACAATTCTCAGGAACTGCATACAATGCTGCGACCCTAGATGTTCCCCTCTTACCTTCGACACCCTATTACCTAGCCGTTCGTGGATACACACCCACTGAAAAATCCCAAGTGATGTTGCGATTTAGTCTTCCTGGAAACTATAACTTTGGATATACTCGTTTCAGGGATATCTCAAATGAGATCGTCTATTCTTCACAGCGCCCCGACTTGTTCAACTCGAACTATACGAATACAATGGCAGCGTTCAATAGCAACTTCATCTTTGGCTCCACAGGAAAGATCTTTGGCTCGAACATCTTACAGGGATTTAACGGAAGCAATCTTTCAAACGTAACAGGATTTGGCGATTTCTTGGATCGTTTTATAGACTTGTATAATGTGTATCAGTCGAACGTGTCGATTCTCAGTACAATCAATACGAACGTGCAGAGCAATATCACGAAATTCATCAACAACGATCTGCAATATATCATTCCTCCTGCATCTCTTTCACGACAGAGATATACGGACCCTATTATCTATTCTATTCTGTGGAAGAGCAGTTTAACGCCACAGTACGCGATGATGGAAGACAATTGGGGTCTCGGTTGGAATCTTGGATTCAATAAGACAGATACACCCTATGATACTACGCAGGTTGCACCCAGCTTCTATAAGATTTTAGACGACCATATTAATTTACAATTGAATCAAGAATATGACATGAATCGTATGGATACGGGTGCTAAGGAAAATCGGGCTTTATCTCTTGAGCCAACAGGATATCTCAAGGCTTTCCACGGAAAACTGCTGCTTGCACCTTTCGGATCCTACGCACAAACACTCATTAGCAATCCTGTGAATTTCACGATTCCTATTCCACGCCTTGATAAACTAACGTTTACATGGAGTGAAACATCGGGTGTAGTGATTAATAATGCAGAGTGTGAATGGGACGTGGTGGTTCAAATTGTGGAAGAAATCCAAAGTGGAAAACCTGCTGCTGGATCTCAGACTATACTTCCTAAGTAGCGTCGTGACTCTGAGGATAGATAAAAGTTTTTCAAATTGAAAAAATTGAAAAAACTTTTACCAAAATATATTGTATAAAAAATGTCTTCTGCTATTGATTATCTTAAACAAGAAGAAGCAAAAGGAAGAGTTGATCTAGTTATAAGATCTAGAGAGGTTGTAAATGCTGTTCGTGATGCTAAATTCTGGGCAGAAGTGAACCGAATCCGAGAAACTGGTGGTTGGAGAGCTGAAGAACAGCGTATTAGCCTTGGGAATGGAACTCTTACAGTTGAACAACAAGCAGAACTTGACCGAGAAGCAATGGAGCTTATTAAAGTTCGCAAAGAGCTTCTAGAAAAAAAGAAACAGGAGGAGCAACAAAAGAAGGAAGACGAGAAACGTGTTCGTGAATTACTTCTTTCTGAACCTGCTCTATCATGGAAGATGCGAGTGTCGCCTAACAATGAAAATATGCAATTTTGGCCCGAACATCCTTCTGCTGCTGGATATTCTCATTATCCTAAGTGGGATCCAAATGAACAAGGTAAATCAGCAAAAGAAATCCTCGATGCATATGCAGAAATTCAAGAGTTTCGTGCATCTTCTATGCCATTTATTAAAGAAGCTATTAAAAAAACAATAGCTCCTTATTGGGATGAATCCGATGAAATGCTTTTACAGAGAGATGCTATTCAAATATCTGGTGGTAATGCATGGCATTGTGATAATATTAAACATGCTCTTGGAATAAGTTATACTAAAAATATAGACACAGATTATTGGAAAACCATTATTCTTAATGAGATTGCAGGACCTCTTTATAGTGAAGAATGGCAAAAATGGTATTTCTATGCTCAAAAGTTTATTGAACGTTCAAAAGGAAAGCCTCGTCTTGACGAAACCCTAAAAACTGTTAAACATCTCGAAGAGAAGATAGAATCTTTAAAAAAGAGAAATGAATTTCTTGAAGAAAAGATAAACTCTATACGATCAATTACTCATTTCTGAATTAATATAAACATTAATTATAAGTTCATAAGATAGAATGGACGCTGTTCCTCCCCGCAACTTTCCTAGAGAAAAAGGAACACCTGTTTCCACATATCCGATAAACAACCAAGGGCCAGATCCCTTTCACCCGTCGGTGTGTTTGAAAACACATTGGGATCCGACGGCGATTCTCCGACACACGGTTCCTGATACGACGCTTGCTCTTCCTCTCGATCCCCGCCCTTGGACCCGGATCAATATGGTCTATGTGAATTCCGCGACGAATGAACCGGCACCCGAGGTGTCGAGCACAGCGGTTCTTCCTCCTGGTGGACAATTCTATCCGCCCTCACGCTTTTCGGCGGCCATTGATAATGAGTCGCAGCTCCGCCGCCTAGACAGACATCTTGGGCTTGCTGAGGCTAAACAGTACATTCCTCCGATCGACGGAGACATGTACATGTCTAAGAAACTCCTGCCCCCGTTTCGTCAGCGCGACAGTCGGTTCGTTTCGGAGCTCGAATACCCGAAGGCACTTCTCCGTGCTGGACCGTACCCGTGCCGCGAGGAGCAGGACAAGATCAATATTGGTAGGGATTCAATGTTGTTCTACAATGCGACGAAGCAGGATAAGTATAAGCAGAAGTTTGACACGAAGAAGAAGATAATTGAACCGGGTGATATCAGGAAGCCTTAGACTTTGCTCTAGCCAAGATAAGCGCCGCCTTTTGTGCCCATCCATTGGGTAAAGCAAGTGTATAAATCCGTCCCTCGAGAGGCAAGAGAATGCCTATCGATGTACACTCTACATCTGCAAACCATGCAACCATAGCAAGTTCAAGAACATCTTGTGCCGTGAATGCCGTCGAACTGATCTTCCAAAAGGTTGTGTCCGTTTGCAGATCGACCACTTCCTGGAACTGATCCTCATAGGTAATTTGTCGGCTCATTCCGATAATAGGGGCCGGTAGCCATTTCACTAAGCTCTGAGAGGCCGAGGTGAGAAACTCCCCCAATTCCTCTTCATGAAGACGATCGGCCATGGAACTTGCCCTGTACAAGGCTGCATTACGCCCTTCGGTAACGAGAGAGAGTGCACCAAGCCGCCAAAGATCAACCAGACATTCGTCCGAGGGAATTTGCGTATTCACAACACGTCTCCAACTTCGCAGAACCTCTGATCTCCATTGTCCCGGTACCACATAACGCGCAGTTGCAAATCGGAACTCTTTCAGATCGTACTCGTCAAAACGAAGAGGGCGGAGCTGGCCTCGGATCTTGGCAACAATGCTGGTGGCGCGAATGAGATCCCGGGGCTCCCAGCACAGTCCCTTCTTCTTTGCCCATTCCTCCATGGTTCCATAGTCGATGGGAGGCGGAACCTTGGCGGCCTCCTTTGATCCGAAAAAGAAGGCGATGCACTCCTCGAGTTCGAGTGTCCATGTCTGCCAGAACTCTTTGTCTTCCGTGAAGATACGGAGAGTGAACAGAAGATTTTCAATCTCCGTGTTTCGGAAGCGGGTGCCACTGAGCCGACTGATTTCACGGAGTGTCCAGACACGCAGAAATCTCTGGAAGTCGGCGGCGAGTTCGCCCGTGGCCCAGATGGGGAGTTTCCAGAGTTCACCCGGAGGAAAGAGGGGTTTGAGAGTTAGATTCTCCTTTTGGAGCCATGCAAGAGGACCTTCTTCTCGGAGATTGTGCAGGTCGTCGCCATCGAGGCAACCGAGTAAATCCTTCAGACGTCGTTTTCCTTCAGCTAAGTCGCAGGTGCTGAGGCAATACCGTGCAAGGCCGTGATACTGGAGAAAGTCGTGGGGGATTTCGCGAACAAAGCGGCAGAGATCCCGTTCATCGCGCGTATAACTGAGCTGAAGACGGTGGCGAGGTCGTGTAACGCCGACGTAGAAGAGACGGCGTTCGCAGATAATATTCTCGGGCTTTTTGCTGGAAGGAAAGGAATCGTCGTTGCAATGGATCATATAGACGCTGTCCCATTCAAGTCCCTTACTTGCATGCAGGGTTACGAGATCAACACAGAAAGAACCCTCACCGCTTTCTTCGTCAATTCCTATGTCTCGGAGACGGCAGCGAATTCCTTTTTGGATCATTTCCTCTTCAATACGGTACAGATCGACATTCGTGCGGCTGAGCACGGCGATCGTATGTGCGGGGTGAAGATCAATGTACTCAAGAATATCTTTGATGATCCAGCGGGTCTCATCCGCTGCTCTGTAAAAAAAGCGAATATGGGGTTTATCACCGCCCTTATTCTCGGCAATCATCGTACCTTTCCAGGGAAGAGTTGGAATCTTCTGCATCACCGCATTTGCGGCCTTCACGATCGCCTCTGAACTTCTATAATTGCGGCGGAGCTGATCGTCGACGAGTCCAGAGACTTGGTCGTGAAGATTCAAAATGTATTTCACATGGCTCCCTCGCCATGTATAAATATTCTGGCAATCGTCCCCCACGATAATAAGATAGGCATTTGGATGGAGAAGGCGTTCGAGAAAACGCCACTGGGCATCGTTGATATCCTGGAATTCATCCACGACGACGTATCGGAGCTTGCCGACCCAGCGCCTCCCCTTCTCTGTCTTGAGCCATGCCTCGCCCATCGCAATGAGTTCATCGACGAAATAGAGGGTTTTGAGGGACTCCGTTGAATACGTCTGAAGAAGCTGGCGTGAAAGTCCGTGGAACGTGCCGACCCAGAGTTTCGTGTCGCCAATGAGACTGGAAATACGTGCTTTCATCTGATTTGCAGCATTTCGCGAAAATGTCATGAGGACAATTGTTTCGGGTTTCACGGCATGGACTTCGACGAGGTAGGCAATTCGTGCAGTAAGAGTTGTTGTTTTTCCGGAGCCTGCCGAGGCAATAATGCGTTGATGAACACCTGGTGGCCGATGAATGGCCGCGAGCTGTTCAGAATTTACGCGGATTGTTTTTTTCGAGAAGGTGAGTGTATCACCCATTAGAGTATGTATGCATGGGAAGTTTATGTAGTGAAGGAATCACGCTGGAAGCAGAGACAAACGATGCAACGATACAGATATGAAACAATACATGGCTGTTCACGGTATCGAGTACTCCATTTGGATTCCAGAGTCTCTCTGGAATCTTTCCAATGTAAAAGACGCCGCCTCCTAGAAACACAAAAAAGGTGCACAAGACTGAAGGAATGGAGAGTTCATAGAATCCTTGCATAGCAGCTGGAAGTGTTAGAACGGTTGAACTTAAAATCGCATAGATAATTGCCCAATTTACTCCTGTTTTCTCTGCAATCACATCATACATACACAGAGCTGCGGCGGCGGCTTCAAGTGTAAGTGCTGTATGAAAAAGAGAAGGGTTCTGATAACATAAGATGTATGTATCTAGGATCTGATGCGTTAGATTAACCGCGATAATTCCAATAAAATCGAGTTTCCAGCAAAGGACATACCACTTTTCATTTACAATATAAAAGGTGTGTGCAACAGCAGATGCAAATCCCATGAATGCCCCTGCAGCATAGGTGTAGAGTATAATATATTGTGTGAGTGGTTCAGCAAGGCGATACCAGTGTTCGTTAACACAGCTAAATAACATCCATGTCCAGACGATGGCGGGTAAAAAGTGCGTATAAATATTTAGAGTTTCGTTATGCCATTCAAAGGCCGAGAGAAGAGCGTGGAGTGGAGATCTCGGTGCTCTGTAGCTCCCTCGTATATATGGATTTCCTTGATACCATGGCACCAGTTGATGTAATTGGACATTATTCATTTTATTAGGTCCGTACTGCAACTTTATGTGGCGGGGATGATTGATACTACTTGATTAACGTCCTTTCCATATGAAATTAAAACGCGCACGAGCATCATCCGTGTCGGGATTTACAAGAGTTATCATTTCCTTTGCATGTTCTTGTAAAACAGGGATCATCTGAAAACTGGAAAGTACACCATCGGCAAGTTGAACACGAAGAATGCCACTGAGGGCGCGAGGATTTCCTTTGGATACTGGGCGTTTTGACCGAACAAGAGTATCACCGAGTGAATATACGCATGGGCGGCCATTAATACTCGCCGTTTTTTGTAAAAGGTGAGGACCGTGGCCAACAATTCCTATGATTGAAGACTTATAACAATCATCGCTCATCCATTTTTGGGAGAGCGCAACTGTATCTGGATCAGGATCTTCATAATATTCCCATCCCCAGTGAACATACGGAATTGTGGGTGTCGGCTCAGAAAAAAGTGGATCATCTGGCTGAATCAGATCTGAAGCGTGAGGTGTTGAAAGCGGATTGAGTTTGGTCGTACAGCCAGCAATACGAACACCTCCTATCGTATAATAAGGATCGGCCTTTGTCCCAATCACATGACACCCGAGAGATTTAAGCAATCGTGTTGTTTTCTCAATAGAAGTGGGACCTTTATCAAATGAATGATTATTAGCAATATTCACAACAAGTTTTTCAAACGGTATCTGAAATGGACGAAGTGTGTTTTTGAATTCATCAAGGCTAATTGCAAATCGAGGCAAGAGACTGAATGATGTGCGACAAGGTGTTTCATCCGCCGCACAGAGTGTACTTTCCAAGTTCATTACATAATGATCTGCACCAGAAATTTGTTCAAGAAGACTATGTGAGATTTTCACCTTTTTATCCCCAATCGGTTGGAATTCACCAAGAAATACACAATTTCCCTTAATTGTAGAAGAAGGAGCAGTGTATCTCGTAAAGCGCGACGATATAACCGGTAAGGACATTTTCTTCATCCTGCTAAATCGCAAATTGTTTTTGATATAGGTTGGAAGAAAAGAGGCTGGATAGATTGCACCTTTTTGATTAAAAGACCTACATTTTCTTGTCTTAGTAGGCATCTCTACCTTACGGCTTCATTTTATTAGAAAAGAGACTGTGCGAAGCCTTGCCTAAACACTTGCGGCTGTGGTAGTCCTAGAATGGACATTGAAGGCGATGAGATAGAGGAGGAAAATACCTTTGAGTTCGAGCTCCCCTATATTTTCAATGAGAAGCCGCGCACGCATTGGGAGGCCATTCTACCCCAGTGCGTCTGCCTCGCCCTTCGGCGGTACTGTGTTGCGCGTCTACTCCAAGATGTATCTGGAACACGCATTTCAGATGTAATGGATCTTTCGGGAGGGGTTCCCGTGGATCCCGATGAACTCTGGGAGTCCCAGTTTGATCTTGTGCGCCACTGTGTACCGGATATCATGAAACCGTATGTAGAAGAGTGGTTCCAGCCCGAGACGGCTGGCCAGGTGGATGGTCTCTACGATCTCGACGAATACGCTCGTGATCTCGTAGCGGAGCTGGATCGCTGTTCTCTTGGAGAGGATGAGGCCGCACAAGACGCCATCTCCGATATTCTCGACCGCAAGTTCTATGAGTTCTTTAAGGAGTGGCTGGGGCCTGAGAAGAAGGATCTGCTCTTTTTTCCATCGACAGATGAAGATGATGAGGCGAATATGGGAGAGAAGATTGCGCGCGTAATGAAGGTGATTCACACCCCGCCTCCTCGCCGTCGGTTTACTCGTCGGGTGCGCGACGGAGTGGTCGAGAGGCCTATCCACAATCTCTTCAAGCAGAAAAAAACTCGCAGAAATCAGTAGGATGATCGAGTATAGCTCAGAACAGGTTCGTGGAGAAATGACGCCGACCGGGTATAAACAGACTGTTACTCACGTTGTTATCGACAAAAAGGGTGGAAAGAAGACGGTGATCACAAATGAAGACGGAAAGACACGGAAGAACACAAGGAAGCTAACGCGAAAGGAGCTGAAGAATGTGAAGAACGGTGTCTTCATGCCAGGACTCTTTATGGGGTGTATGCGCCCAAAAAGGAAAGTAAGAAAAACATATAAGAAAAAGAAGTCGTGGTTCGATGTTTGAGATTATAATTTGTTGCGCAATTCTCTTCTTCGTACTTGTATTCTTCTATAAACAAACAACAGATCAGTTTCATATTTTGCAGGTGGAGGCGGACAAGATCTCTACCGTGAAGGAGCTGCTTACGGAAAAGAATCCGATTGTTATACGGGGAATGGGGATCCCGAAGATACTCACGCCCGAAGTCTTGGCGGCAACACCTCGGCTCCACGGAATGCCTCTGAGTCCAACGGTTCGTTTGGGAGATCTTCTCGGAGCCCCGACAGAGGTTCCTCAACTGGATGTCGCCCTGAGAAAGCAATTGGCGAGTGAGGTGGGCCTCAGTGTGTGGGCGGAGCATTCACTGCTACCCGTTTTCTTGGGGTCGAATCCCTCATGGTTTCTCAGCATGGATTCACAGGCTTTTATCGGGTCGGTGGGGATGGAGAAATCGGTGGCGTACTCGACGCTCGTGTACCCGACCAACGGAACCTTTATGTGCTCGATTGCGCTAGAGAGCGCTGAGAAGTATCTGCCGAAAACTTGGAGGGGAAAGTATATTGCAGATTTAACTCTGGGTGATACACCGTTGCTGCGCGAGATCCAGTTTATTGATGTGGTGCTGCGCCCTGGGCATATTCTCCATATTCCACCGCACTGGATTTACTCTGTGAAGTCCATAGGGGAAAAGGGTATGATTCCCTTGTTTGGCATCATTGAAATTCATCATCCGATTAGTCGGCTTTCTGCTATGCTTAGTTAAGCATAGCTAAGACAATGCTTAGCTAAGCGCTAAATTTGATGTGTCTGCTGTGCCAAAAAAGGTATGGAGACAAGTTCAATTGAGTCCCTCGATGGCGGGGAGGGTTCGGCAGAGATTTTTAAGATCTTAGAGGATGCATCGTCTCAGATCTTGAAAACAACAGAGGAATGTGATACGCAGGTGCGAAGGATTGTTCGGAGAATCCGAGTACAGTCCTCTCTTTCATCGGGGGCTGCACTTGAGCCTCGGCCGCGCACTCGTGCATGGCTGGGCCGTCACGGAGTGGGTCCAACGCCGACCTTTCTGGAGTTCATGGAGGCGTTTCTTGATCGGTGTGCGGCGGAGGGGCGACTCCACTTGGATACATATGAAATTGTCTTAACTGCCGAGGATGCAATCGTCTTTGGTTGCCCCGAGGGACCGATTGGTCTCTTCGAGCTGCTTCGTAGACTACCTGATGTGTTCTTCTAGGTCCGATCGTCGTTAACGACTAAAAGCAATCCAACTGAACTGATACATCATGTGTATTATTTACACATTTGGTGAATAAATGCCCTGTGAGAAAATAGCAGCTGATATAGTTCCTGTCACAATAATGGTGAAAATCCAAGAAACGAAAATTTTTCCTATAATCTTCCAATTGAGGTCTCTCAGGTTCTTATCGCATAGACTAATTCCAACGACTGCTCCCGTGATACACTGTGTGGACGAAATAGGAAATCCATACTTGGAAGCGAAGGAAACCACGAGTGCAGTAGAGAGCTCTGCTGCAAACCCACGCATCGGTGAAATGTAGGTGATCTTCTTTCCAATAACTTCCATAATCTTAACTCCATAGGTTGCAAGGCCCACAACAATACCACTTCCACCTAATGCGAGAATCCAAATAGGGACCTCGATCTTCGAGGCAACGGCGCTATTCTCATGAATATACCAAATCGCGGCGAGAGGTCCCACAGCATTGCTTACATCATTTGCGCCATGAGCAAACGACGTGCAGACTGAAGTGAAAATCTGTAAATAGGAAAAGGAGTACTCCACACGCGGATCATAAATCTCATCAGTGGGAACGGGGGCACCTGATAGATCTACGTGGGAACCTGATAGATCCATTATGACGAGACCTGATAGATCTGTTATGACGACACCTGATAGATCAGTGTTCTTATCCGGTAAGACATAGGCTGCAATCTTCTTTTGAAGGGGAGGGATGAATCCAAGAGAGAGGAGAGAAGCACCTGTCGCGATGCAAGCCGATACCCATATTGTAGTGGCAATATCCCACGTGATTCTTGATCCCGCCCCCTTCGACAAGATAAAAAAGAACTCGATAAAAAAGGTGAAAAAGACTGAGATAGGCAGAGAATACAACGAGCGCTCCACAGAATGCGGCGATCTTACAATCGTATACCGAATCGTCGAATAGATTATGGCAGAAATTACTGCACATATAATTGGTGAAGAGACCCATGATATTACAATGGGTACAAAACCGGCTACATAAGGAAAATCAGGTATCGACTTAATCCAGACAACTCCGTCGACACCCTTATAAACAAGAGAGAATCCCATTATACCGCCTACAATACTGTGGGTCGTGGATACAGGGAGGCCTAAATAGGTCGCCGTGTATAACCATGTGCTTGAACCCGCGAGTGCGCATAACATTCCATACATAAGTACGTATGGTTGACTCTTAAAAAAGGCTACATTGGAAATACTTCCCGCAAGAGTATTCGTAACCGGGCTACCCAAAACCATGGCTCCTGCAAACTCAAACACAGAGGCCAGCCCAATAATTTGTGTCACTGTTAGCACTTTTGAACCGTACGTCGTTCCAAAAGAGTTAGCTAAGTCGTTGCTTCCAATACCGCATGCGTCAATAAACGAATTAATTGCGCCAGCTACGAGAATCCAGGTGTACATGTTTCTACTTTGAAGAGGTTTTTATGTTTAGACTGTTTTACTTGGTAGCGTGAATTTTTAAGATAACAGCATTTTCCTCTTCAAGAGAAAAAGATAGCTTGATATCTGTTACCTGCTGCTGTATGTTCGCCACCAACTCGTTTATGGAGTATCCTAGACAGAATGGAATGTACTCCCAGATATCTCTGAAATTGCCATCGCTGCATCTATACTTTCCTCCGTCTCCTTTTGCAGAAGGAAACAGCTGATACTCGTAGACACAGTGAGAATCAGCGAATCCAACCGAGGCCCATCCGTGTAAATTCTGAACCAGTGTTTCTGAACTTAACGTTTCAAGGATCATCTTATTACGAATCTCTGTGGATGTGAGTGTCTGCACGGAATTTACGAGTTGTGCGAGTGAGATGATAGAAGAAGACATTTCTTTGTACATAGATAAAAACGAAGCTCCTTAGAACAGCGCGTAATACCCGTTGGTGCTGATTGCAACAACCGTAGCACTCGCGTTCGAGAAGAGGGTGATCGGTGAGGTGATTCCGAGACCGCCCGTGAAGGTGGCAGTGGTATCGTTGCCCGTGTTGTTGCGGATCACATAGTATTTTCCCATATTCGAGGCCGGCTGTGTGGAAGGAACGTTAATTGTGTATGTTCCTGATGCAGTTATATTATAATACACGCCGAAGTAGTTTGAAAGAGTGAGCGTTCGAGTTCCTCCCGCCGTTACAGAGGAATAGAAGATCGCGGCACGACTTGTTCCATTCACATCGAGTGAAAACTGGGCCGTCCTTGTTGCACCGTTCACGAGAAGAGTGCTTGCATTCACGCTTCCATTCACGTCGAGAGTGTACTGCGGGGTGTTGCTATTAATGCCTACAGAACCTGTTGTTGTGATAGACGATGCGATTAAGGCCGATATCGTCATATTTGGAATACCACCGCTTACCGATAAAGAGGAGGTAATAAGTTGACCAGTCGATGCGATAGTCGTCCTGAAAGAGGTAAGAAGTCCAACGTTTCCTGTATAAGAAGAGATGGTGAGTTGATTGATTGTTCCCTGTGCCGCCATAAGAACTGGTGTGGAGAGGAATGTGGCGATGATATCGCCCATATTCACATAGCCAGCATTCGAAGTAATTGCGAGAGAGTCCACGGTAAGACTGGAGATATAGCCTTGAACTGAAGTAATGTAGGAGCTCGAGATACTTGATGTGCCAATCTGGAGGGTGAGGCCTCCTGTTACAGATGCAAGCTGTGTGGCTAGATAGCTGGTTGATACGAGGTTGAGCAAGTTTGGAGTTGAAACATGTCCTATCAAGTTCGCAGTTGAGACAAGGCCCGATAAGCTTGCAACATTTAGAGAGGTTGCATTGAGTACGCCAGTATTTACTTGGATAGTACTGAGAGACGTGGCAATGATATCACCTGTTACGAGATATCCTGCATTGGATCCGATATTCAGTGAGTCAACAGTTAGAGTCGATACATAGGCGTTTGAAGTGCGTATACTCGAGACAAGCAGTGAGGATACATTCATGAGGGTCGTAAAAAAGTTCTGGGAGTAGCTCGTGGAAAGCGTGGAGAGACTCTGGCCAAGGAGGCTTGTCGAGACGAGGCCAACCAAGTTTGCAGTGGAGACGAGGTTGAGCAAGTTGGCTGTCGATACGAGGCCGAGCAAGTTTGCGCTAGAGACAAGGCCGATCAAGTTGGCAGTGGAGACGTGGTTAAGCAAGTTCGCTGTGGACACAAGATTTGTTAGATTGGCTGTGGACACGAGACCAAGCAAGTTGTTAGCGAAGATCGACGAGGTGATCAGAACGTTTGTGTTCACCTGGATGGTTGAGAGAGAGGTCGTTACAACGTCTCCCATGGCAATGTATCCGTCTCCTGAACCGACTGTGAGAGAATTCACTGTGATCGACGAGATCACTGCATTGCATGATACGATTGTCGAGGCTCTTAGAGATGATGTGAAGAAGTTCTGCGAATAGGTCGTGGAAAGCGTGGAGAGACTCTGGCCAAGGAGGGTTGTCGAGACGAGGCCAATCAGATTCGCGGTGGAGACGAGGCCGAGCAAGTTCGCGGTGGAGACGTGGTTGAGCAAGTTCGCCGTCGATACATATCCTGCTGTACCGAGGCCCGCGATAGTAGAGGCGAGCTGGGTGCTCGACACATAGTTTGCGGTAGCAAGTCCATCAAGAGTTGAGGCGAGCTGGGTGCTCGACACATAGTTTGCGCGTCCAAGTCCAAGAACAGTGGAGATGAGCTGGGGGCTGGAAATGTAAGAGGAATTTCCTAGGCCAGCAACTGTGGAGGTAAGTGAGTCGGCTGGAACCACTGCACCGAAGGTGGTGTGTATGTGGGAATAAGCTGTACCTTCAAAATAGGTGCGGAAGTTTGCTGTAGTGCCTCCAGCGTTACTTGCATAGAGTTTCAAGACAATCGTTGTTCCAGGAGGAGTTGGTGTATAGGGAACTGGAAACGTGATACTGTATTGTGAAGCAACTCCTGTGGGGCCATACATATCAGTTGGATACACGGAAGTGGTTGTAATCAAGGTTTCCACACCTGAAAGACGCGTGTAAAGTGAAATATACGTGTATGTATTCCCTATATCAGAATCTGCGAACAAATTCAAATCCCAGATACCTGGAGGGATGAAAGGAGAGAGAGTGTAATCTGTCTGGAAAGCTGCAACAAATGAATCTGAATTCGCAGTCACTGCATTGCTTAGAATCACTTGAGAAGCTGCAATGGTAGTTGTCTGAAGACCACTGTAAGGAGGCACAGATGCAGAATAGTTGAGGTAGAACACTGCACCAAAGGTGTTGGTTCCCGAATTTCCGATGGATGAACTAATATACACCTCTAGACCTTGAATACTCGAGATGAGCTGGGAAGAAGAGATATATCTAGAGGTTCCAAGACCCATTACAGTCGATGTGAGTTGGCTGGTCGAAACATAGTTTATGTTTCCGAGGCCGGCTACAGTGGAAAGGAGTTGGCTCGAGGAAACATAGTTGGCATTTCCGAGGCCGGCTACAGTCGAAGTAAGCTGGGTGCTCGAAACATATCCATAGGTTGCAAGGCCGATGTTCGTCGACGTAACTGTGGAGATAAGCGAGCTCACATTCACATAACCGAAAGTGGGGAGACCCGCGACAGTGGAGAGAAGGAAAAAGGAGAAGGGAGTGCCCATCAAAAGAATGGTACTTGCATTGATGATACCCGTTGAAAGACTCTTTGATAAGATTGTTCCTTGAACATCAACCAGTTTTTGTGAGTTGTAGATCGTAAGGGTGCTGTTGATTTGAATCGAGGTTGAATACAGATCAATTGTGTTGAATGTGGAGTACAGGTTCGACGCAGGGATCGTGCGAGAATACATGGCGAGGCCAGGAACATTGATCACCGGTGTAGCAGCTGCAACAGTAAAGGTTGAAAGCCAGGAATTCGCGACAAGAGGAGGAGATGTTGCAGGGGAATCCGTGAACGGGTTTGTGAGAGAAAGAGACCAGTTAATTCCATCTGCGCTTCGTAAAAGAAGATCTTTATTTCCATACGTGGGATCACTCGAGTTTGATCCAGCTGCAATCCAGAAGGTTCCGTCCCAGATTGGTCTCGCTGCAACGGAATTGAAATCCTGGGTTGCAATTGTATTAGACCATGCACTCGTTGAAATTTGGGTTGCATACTGAAGTGAAGTACCTGATGCGTAATAGGAGGCGGCAACATACATTCTTCCGTTATATCCAATTCCAGTAAGCTGTCTGTTTGGGGGAGTCGTAACTGAATTTGAGAGCCAGTTCATTCCATCCGCACTCTTGAGAATAGATCCATTGTATTGGATGTACCAATTGGTTCCATCCCAGAGAGGCTTGAAGTTGGTTCCTGCACCTGCCGCAGTTGAACCATCTGAGCTTGCAGGGACATTCCAGTTATAGCCACCATTTGAACTCCATGAGAACGGAATAAAAGGATTTCCAGGATTTACAGCGGTTGCAATAATCATTCCATTTCCATAGGTGATCGCAGAGGCATATCCGCCATCGTTGCTGTAATTGAAGGGGGCATTGGAAGAATCCACCCAGTTCATACCATCTGTGCTCACCTTCACAGTTGTTTGGCGATATCCAGTTCCAACCGCAACCCAGTTTGATCCAGTCCACGCGGCATCATAGGCTGCACCATATTGATTCAGGTAGAAAGAGGTTGTGAAGTGTTGTCCAGCCGGTGCAGGAGTCCAGTTGGATCCATCGGGACTGGAGTAGAGGTTGAGGGGGCCATTTGAGCAACAGAGAACCCACATGGAACCATTGTATTGGATTGAAAACACATTCGAAAAGGGTGTTGTTCCGTTGATAGGAGTCCAGTTGAGTCCATCTGGGCTTCCAGAGAGATAGGAGGTCTGTCCAAGAGTTGAAAATGTGCTGGGTAAACTTAGTAATGTGGAGGTTGTACCACCGGTCGGCTTGATGTATTGGTATACACCTGCTGTCTGAATGTTGGGCGGGGCTGCAATAACAACATTCCTGATCGAGGAAATGTTTGCGAGTCCATTTACATCGAGAGGGTACGAGGGAGAATTGCAGTTGATGCCCGCCGTGTTGGTGATCGAGTTCACAAAGATCGTATTATTCAAACTAAGAATAGGATTTACAGAGTTGAGTGCAGTGGCAATCTGCAGCGAATTCGTGAGTAGGGAGGCTGTGAGAAGCGTGGAGAGCTTTGTGGTTCCATTCACTTCAAGTGTAAAGTTCGTCGACGCAGCTCCAGAGAAGTTGTAGGTGGCTGATGAAAGTGGAATGGGAGGAGAGATGCCTAAGTACAGAGAGGATGCATGAACTGTGCCAGCAATATCCAGTGCATATCTCGGCGAGTTACAGTTGATGCCCGCGCGCCTGAAACCGTGATCGACGGCGACTGTATCATTTATCACAAGACTCGAGGGAAATGTGAAGATCTTATTTCCTGAGTTAAAATATTTATCTTGGCTATCATGGATGATTTCAAGATTTGTCTGCTGGTAAGCGGGATAGACATTGGATGTGAACGCCAGTCCTGAGAAGATGAGATTGGACCCTGTTGTCTGTTGCGTCCAGTTTGTAATACCATCTTGGCTGATGTAAATGCCATTGCTTAGGGTAGTTGCAGCAAGGAATCTGCCAGTCCATGTGAAGGAAACGATAGAATTAAAGTTGAAATTTGTAAGATCCGTTATCCAATTGGATGTATCTAAACTGTACGAGTATCCAGCATAGTTGGAGCCTCCAACAAACCAGTACTTTCCGTTCCACGCGATGGTGGCGATTGTCCCTGTGATTGACGTGGTTGTTGTCCATCCGGTGGCGCCCGTGGGATCTAGAGAGTATCTCAACTTATTGGGTTCACCGCCCGCTAGGAGCCACTGATCTCCATTCCAGACAATATCATTCACTACAACAGAATCTACGTTGCTCAGAACATTGGTCCAAGCGATGCCATCTGCCGAAGTAAAAAGAGAGGTTGTACCGTTGTGTGCACCGCCCGCCAGCCATGCTACGCCGTTATTCGCAATCACTGAGCCACCTTGGTCAAGACCAATATTGAAGGATACACCATTATCCAACGAGGTATTCCAGTTTTTTCCGTCTAAACTGTATTGAATATTGGCGTATTGTGTGTACGAATCGAGACCACATGCAACCCATTTATATCCAGCCGCTGTCTTTCCCCAGATCACATTGCTGGCATTTCCCTGAATGCCTCCAGAGGTAGGGGTAAACCAGCTAAGACCATCGGTACTCCATCGCAGAGAATCGTTCACAGAGACAACGGGACATGCGGCAACCCAGATCCTTCCGTTCCACGAGATCTTATTGGCTGCGCGCAGAACATTGCGGTTCGCCCATGTCGAGTTTACAAGAGGATTTGCATTGGAATACAAGTAGGCGTTCGAGGAATAGGCGAGGAAATAATTGGGAAAGTTATCGGCGGGCGCCACATTTACAAAGAGAGTCTTCTCAATCCTCGCATTGCAGGAGGCGAGATAGTAGTTCGTCGACACCGTGGAGAAGTTCACGAGCAAGTCGATGAAGCTCGTACTGAGATAGATATTACCGAGTCCGCGGACAGTGGAGGTGAGCTGCGATGTGGAAAGGGCATTGAGGTTGAAGATTCCAGAGCCTTCACCTGTAACGCTTGAAAAGTTGCCTTGTGTCGCGGTCACCGTTTGTGTTGCAAGAGACGTGGTTGTGAGAATCGTTGCGCCGACACGAACCGTGTTAGAGGCTGTTATGCTGGATGCTAAAAGAGCCGGTGTTTGTATACTACTGGCGACAGCAAGATAGTTTGTGCCAATTGTCTGTGTGCTGAGTGTGCTGGCAATAATGTTGTTATTCGTCATAAGAAGATCGGCTCCAAGACCAAATGTTGTTAAGCTGCTGAAACTCGAGGTAATCAAGAGCGACTCAGTTCTGAGAGCGCTTGTTGAGATATTCGTTGTGGAGAGGGTTGTGGCACCGAGGCCAACCGCCGCAACGTTTCTCACAAGAAGAGTGTTTCCAGTCGCAAACATATCTGCACCGAATCCGATCCTGCCCACTGTGCTGAGACTGGAGAGGATTGCGCCTCCCGTAACAACTACGTTTGATGTCTGCACAAGGCTTGCCGCCGTTAGAGAGGAGGTCAGTATCAAAGGCGTGGAGAGCTGATTTCCAACATTTAAGAAGGTGCCAACAGTGGTTGATTGTTGTGTGGTAAGGGAGTAGCCGAGGATAGAAGAATTGAATGTGGCCGCTGCAGCCACAGTGAGAGTGCTTCCAATGAAAAGTTCTTTTCCAATTGTCGCTTGTCCAGCAATCGTGAGCGTAGATGCAGTTATCATCTGTGCTGTGGAGATTTGGCCAGCAACATACAGAGAGTTTTGCAGGGCGGCATTGCCTCCAGGGACAGCGAATCGATCCATGGTGGATCCGAGATAGAGATCACCGTATGTGAAAAGATTGGATGTTACCGTTTTTGTAACAACAGTCAATGAGGAGACATTAATATGTGCCGAAGAAATTGTCGCCGCCACCTGAAGACTGCTCGCAAAAAGGTAGCGCGCCGTGAGGCCAAGAAGATTGGCGGCGGAACCCTCTGTTGGAAATCCGAAGGTGTTCTGAAGAACCCATGTGTAAGGATCAGTGTTTGCAAAGGTTACGAAACTATAGGGTGCTGCAAGAATAACTGTGTTTGTACCGTCAATGAAGTTGATACCTCGAGTGGTACTCACGGTAATTGTACGATTGGATGTGAGAAATCCGGTTGAATCGCGAATGGTCGCAATTCGCCCGGGAATAGATACAGATGATAGAAGTACAACGAGTGTTGAATTCGTCGATATATTTTCAGTGTCTAACAACACCAACGAGGTGTTTGTAGAGACTACAAGTGTGCCGATTACTTCTGGCATCTACTTTTTACTACCGTGAGGATTCATTTTTAAGAAAATGAATCCGAGAGGCATTGCCGTTAAACTCAAAGTTAACTTTGAGTTTATACGGTATTGTATCAGTCAGAATCTATTTACCGAAACAACGTAGGGTTGTAACTAAAATTTATGTTGTAACGTCGTGACTCTATTCTAACGAAGACCTGGCTTCGTTAGAATAGAAGTCCCACGACCTAACTGGTGATAAACTCTGCAATAAAGAAGCTCTTTGAGCTTCTTTATTTCTGAGTATCATCGGTAGCATCTAAGAAACAAAGATGTTTCTATACTCTAGATGAGTGGTAGACTTGCTGCAAGCAACTATGTATTGAATATCGTTGAACTACAAAATGTAATTACAAGTGCTTCAGGTCTTAGTCCAATTCAGGTCCTTTCAAATCAGGTGCAGAACATTGCAACAATGGTTAATTATGATCTAAAAAGGATTAATGTGAATACCATTGCAAAATATGATAAAACACCCATTAACGTGATCGACGATATCAACCTGTGCAATGTGAACCTGTATAAAAATGGTGTACTCTTTTCTGGAGGAGGGGTGGCGACTGGAAGTGTCTATATTAGCTCAGGAACAAGCGGTATCGCTCTTACCTCGAACAGTGTATATGGTGCACCTGCAATCACATTTACTGTAGGAGAACAACCTGTATTCGGAATTACCAATACCTGTAACTCTTTTTTCTCAGGTTCTGGAAATTTCTTGATTAGTACCCCTGCCACGTTTACACTCTCTGGTAACGGCGCGGGTCTTGGAAAGTCGTTGCTCTCCTTGAATAGTACGGGCCTTGCGACATGGGGATATGTGAGCACCCTCGCGTGCTCTCCGTTGGATGGGCACATTAGCTTTCAGAGTGGGGTTGGATCGGAGGTTGCGCGATTTACCCATGGAGGATATCTTGGTTTGGGAACCCCAACACCATCTGTTCGCCTTGAAGTCAATGGTTCGTCGAAAGTGTCTGGAAATATAGAGATTGATGGTTCTTGTTCGGCCTTTTCATTCCTGTCGTTGTCCGATCGTCGGTACAAAGAGGATATTGTTCCTCTTGTAGGTGCGAGTGAGATCATCGGGCGTCTTCGCGCTGTACGATTCAACTGGATTGATTTAAGTCAAAATGATATTGGTATGATTGCACAGGAACTACAAGAAGTCGTTCCTGAGGCAGTGGCAGGGACCTCGAAGTTGTCCGTAGCGTACCATAAACTCATTCCTGTTCTCGTCGAGGCCATGAAAGAGTTGCAACAAAGAGTTACGTTTTTAGAAGGAAAACTTTAATTTATTCTGGTGCCTGGGAACCCGAGAGATCCGTCTGGGAACCCGAGAGATCCGTCTGGGAGCCCGAAAGATCCGTCTGGGAACCCGAGAGATCCGTCTGGGAGCCCGAGAGATCCGTCTGGGAGCCCGAGAGATCCGTCTGGGAGCCCGAGAGATCCGTCTGGGAGCCCGAGAGATCCGTCTGGGAGCCCGAGAGATCCGTCTGGGAGCCCGAGAGATCCGTCTGGGAACCCGAGAGATCCGTCTGGGAGCCCGAGAGATCCGTCTGGGAGCCCGAGAGATCCGAGGAAGGGCGTCTCTGGCCCTCGGCATTAAAGCCATCGACATTGTATCCCTCAGAGTTGTAACCCTGCGCATTGTAACCCTGTGCATTGTAGCCCTGCGCATTGTAACCCTGCGCATTGTAGCCCATCATGTTAAAGCCATCCGCATTGTAGCCCTGCATGTTAAAACCCATCATGTTAAAACCCAATGCATTGAAGCCCTGTTGATTGAAGCCGGCTTGATTGTAACCGTGGGAATCATAGCCGAGGGCACTGTAGCCCTCAGAGTTATAGCCCTGGGTATTGTACCCGTGGTTATTGAAACCTTGTGCGTTAAATCCTAACACATTGTATCCATCCACATTGAATCCGGATGCATCATAGATATACTGAGAGGCTGTGGCCTGTCCAGACTCGTATACATCGCTGATAGTGTATCCCATCGAGGTCCATCGGGCCTTGATCGCTGCATAGGCGAGGCCCTGGATGCTCATACGGAAAAAGTCTAAAGGAGACGCCGTTGATTCAATCAACGAAAGAGACGGAGGAAGAACAACCGGTTGGCGTCCCGCCTTCTTATCCTCGCGACTTCTAAATCCCTGTACGCCAAATACACATTGTGTGTGGCCCTCGGGAAGCGACATCAGACGATAGTAGTTTACGGAAAGATATAAGGGGGAAACTTCAAATCCCTGTTCTGTCGTAAAGGAAGGTCCTGCAGTGATACCCATTTCTAAAGGGAAGTGTTATTTTATCGCCGTTAGAGCAAATACGAGATAATCACAATACCAGATCCGCCTTTTCCACCTGTACTCGCATCGTCTCCACCTCCACCTCCGCCACCTTTACCGTCTACTCCGTCTCCACCGGGCCCAGCACCACCATTTCCACCACCTCCTTCTCCACCTGGTCCAGCAAATCCATACGCGAAAGTTGTTCTAGCACCACCTCCGCCCCCACCCAGAAAGCCAAAATTATAATAAGAAACTCCAGTACCTCCAACTGCACCCGTACCATAAGGAGTAGGTACAATCGCATTTCCACCCGTACCTCCACCACCTCCAGATTGTGCAGAACTCTCCACATTTCTTCCACCTGTACCATTGCCTCCTTGACTACCGGTTCCTCCGCCGGGTGAACCGGTCGTTCCTCCTGTACCAAAGCCTCCACCACCTCCGCATCCACCATTTCCACCACTATCTGAACCCCTTGCACCAAAGCCTCCACCCAATGCGGTTACACCCCATGAAACAATCGATGGAGATCCTGTTGAGCCATTTGCATTATTTCCACCTCTTGCTCCACCGGCTCCAACTGTGACTGTATAGACTCCTGCAAGCAGATTAACTGTTGAATTTACAAGACCTCCTGCACCTCCTCCGCCACCATATCCTGCACCGCCACCGCCACCACCCAGTACAAAGTATTCAATAGTTCTCGATGAATAGTCTGCACCCAGAATGAAGCTATTTGCGCCAACAGTAGTAAAAGCGTGAAATCTTCTTCCCCCGAAAGTTGTAATGCTTCCTCCAAGTGTTGTCGGGTATAAAGGATATTGGGTGAGAAGTACATTTATCGGAGATCCGAGTAAGGAGGTTACGAGCGGAGGGCGCCCAGCAGGTGTGGTAAAATTCGGATGATCCGCTGGGAGATTGCTCGTTAACTTCCATTTTTGGGCAAGATAGGATTCAATCGCCTGTCTATTTGTCGTCGTAAGATCATTTGAATACATAAGAATCTCATGAATGTATCCTGTGAACGGAGAAGATGTTGGGGTTTGACCAAAGGCACCAATAGATGGGTTCGCAAAAGTCGTTGCAATGTTTGCAAAGGTAAAGCCGCCCGCATTATTTCCTGCCGCACCATCCCACACGAAGGTGCCGAGGCCTGAGGAAGGAAGTGTAAAAGACCAAAGGTGTCTCGAGGTGTCTACGACGGCGGAGCTCGGGGCATAACGATAGTTTGAGCCGCCATAATCAATACCGAACGATTCATATGTAGGACCAGGAGCGGCTCCAGTAAAAGATCGTAAATAGATTCCATTACCTGCAGTGAGTGAAATAAAGATCGAGCCAAAGGTATAGGTCGTTGCTTGCGCCACCATAAAAATGGAAATGGATGTGAAGGTGAGACTTGGAAGATTGAGGCACTGTCCTATCACCCCGTCGAAGAAAATTCCATTCGCACCTGCATCATACCAATGTGGCTGATTTGAAGCCGTAGCTTGGGTAGCGTTGCGTCCATTTCCGGATTTATCGAGCCAAGAGGCAACATTTGTTGCGGATCCAAATGTCACTGAATTCGAAGTGGCAGCGTCGAGCCAGAGAGCACACCCTGGAACTTGTAGAGGAGAATAGGTGAACGAATAGGGAAAGGCTTGGATCGGTGCTTTGGGTGTATAAAGGGATATATTGAAAATATTGCTTGTAAGGCCAGGATGGCCCGCGGGCAGCGAAGCGGTTGTCCCCCATTTCTGGGCGAGATAGCCTTCAATTGTCTGGCGATTTTGTGTGGATAAGGCACTGTTATAAACGATCACTTCGCCGATAAATCCTTTCCAGTATGAAGATGAACCTTGTCCAACTGAATAACTGGTGTATCCAAAGTTACCACTAGTGGATGCACTCGTACCAGCAGTTCCATTCACATACATTGTCTGAGTTGTACCATTGAATAGAGTGCATGCTTGGAAGGCCGTTCCATAAGTTATACTGGCTTGGCCAAGAGGGGCAAAGTTTCTATAGGAAAAAACGGCTTGGGTGCCCGCTGCAACACCGATCACGTTTGCACTATCAGCATTACGATCTTCTGGGCCCACGCCTACAACCGAGAATAGACGACCATAAGATTCAACCGTGTTGGACATTATACCCACAGCAAAACAAGTGAGGGTTGTGCCAGAATTCATCGTTGTGCCAGCTGGTCTTGTGATGGCAGAGGACCCGTTGAATGCAATGGCGTTTCGGCCGTTCAGTCCGCTTGCGGTATAGACGGGAGAGCCTGTAATAGATGTTCCGTGATAGTTGCTTCCAGATTTATCGTTCCATTTCGAAACGATATTTCCTGCGAACGTGAAACTGTTTTGATCATACCCGTCCAGCCATAAGGAGCATGTTGCAATTTGTGTCGGGACGAAGCCGGTATAGAATTGATTTGATAGCGACGGCACCGACATTCTACAGGTTATGCTCAAAAATAAGGAAGTTAAAACTTCCTTATTTTTTAGTCACGACGGTATAACTAGTGTGTCGCAAGATACCTGCTTAGAGAGAATACAGTGTTGCCGAAACACCGATTTGTGTAGGAGAGGAGCCGATTGCGGGGACAATCACCACGAACCCTCCTGTTCCAGAACCATCTGCATACCCAGACATAAAATAGGGAGATGTGGTCCCTGCAGGTAAAGCGAGTGCAGGGGTTGCGGTCGATCCTAGAAGAGTTGTTCCAGCTTGTGTTTGTGCCCCCGATGTGAAATTGCTTGTATAGCCGCTTCCACCGCCTCCTCCAGGACCTCCACTACCTCCCCCCCACCACCCGCCACCTCCTTTTGATGCCGTACCCCAACCGTTTCCGCCTCCTACCCATCTCTGTCCCACCTGTCCGTCTGAAAAGTTTGAACCTCCAGCGGTTTGTGTGCCACCGCCGCCTTGATAGACACTTGCCATGTAATTCCATCCAGCACCTCCGTTAGATCCTCCGCCCCCACCACCATTTCCGCCGTTCATTTGTGCACACCCGCTCCCACCTCCACCGGCTATCCCGATTACAGTAGCAACAGATGCGGTCGCTGTGCTAAAGATCCCAGAGAATCCTCCTGAATTGCCCGACGGTCCCGCGCCACCTCCTGAACCGGTATTCGGTAAGCCGCAACCGTTTGAAAAGGCTCCTGATCCACCCGAGGCTCCTACAATATACGTGAGCGTCGTGCCGCCCGAACATGAATAAAAGCCGCTGGTGAATCCGCCGCCGCCCCCTGCACTCGGTGCCGCGCCACGACTTCCTCCCCCTCCCCATAGATACACAAAGACTCCTTGCACCGTTCCGCCCTGAACCGTCGTCGGCACAGTATAATTATAAGTACCTGGTGTTGTAAACGTATTTTGCGGGATGAAGTTACTTGTGTTGGATGAGCCACTGGACGTAAGGACGTTCGAGGTTACCATCGGCGTTACGCTTGATCCTACAGACATTGCCGCAACGGAATTTGTGATACCAATTTGAAGATTCGTCGCACCAGAAGGAATAGTGAGAGGAATGGATAAGGGATTGTATCCGAGAATTCCGTTCGTTCCGCGTAGAGTGCCACCTGAACTCATGGCGTACGTGGATGCACTCGTCTGTGTATAGCGGGTCGTAGTGGAGTCTCCTAGAGAGATTGAAGTACCGTCGATATAGATACCATAGTCGAAGTACTGGCCCACATAAAACCCGGATACAGAATACAGGTTGAAAAAAACTTCAAGAACACCACTTTTTCCTTTTGTGCTGCTCGGAAGGGCGACGGACCAAATATAGGCAGGAGTTCCACTCAAGGCATTTACACCGTTTGCAATTGTCGTAAGTGAATATGTGCTGAGTACATTAATTGCCGACATCTACTTTACCATAGGTACTTTAAAAGTTCTTCGTATACGAAAAGATCGAGACAGAAACGCCAATCTGCGCGGCGGTCGTAAGGCCAATGGTGGAATTGGAGATACCAATCTGGAGATTGGTGGCGCCTCCAGGGATGGTTACGCTGAGAAGAATAGGATTGTATCCAAGAATGGCATTTGTGCCGAGGGCAATTCCACCCGAACTGATGGCATAATTGGATGCGGTCGTTTGGACATAACGTGCTGTGGTCGAATCACCGAGGCCAATCGGGGTTGAATCAATATAGATTCCATAGTCGAATGCGTCGTTTATAGCAAATTGTGTGGCAGAATTATACATATTGAAAAAGACGCCTAGAATCACGTCTGCACCTTTTAAGTTATCAGGTATCGCCGTGCTCCAGAGATAGGCTGGTGTGGGAGATCCTATACTAAGGGAAGATGCGAGGGCAACAAGAGAATAAGGAACAAGATTTGAAAAGGAGGATCCGAACTGTGTGATGCGGCGCATTGCATTGGAGGTTGGTGGCGGTGCAATGAGGTCGCGGCCTCCCGTAAAGGTTCCGTTCAAGACATTTCGCTGCAGAGGAATTCGGTAGTAATAGCGTGTAGTCAGTCCAGGATGGGAGGGAGGAAGAGTAAGACCCCATTTCTGGGCGAGGTAGGCCTCCACGATTTGGCGGTTTTGTGTGGAGAGGGACGAGTTGTAGACGACCACTTCACTGATGGTACCGTTCATGAACTCGGACTGCGACACGACGGCCGCGCCGACCGTATTATTTATGTTGGGCTGTGCACGGAATCCCGTGGGGCTTACTGATGCACCCGAGACGAAATTGATCCAGATGCTTCGCGCACCTCGTCCAGTCGTATAGAAGGCCCCAATGCAGGTTGTGGCACCGGGTGTTATGCTCGTGCTTGTGGTGATATCGTCTGAATTCCATGTATTGATAATCGTGGCTGCCCCCGAAGTGTTTTTGAGTGTCCAGAGAGCATCTGCGGTTGATGTTCCCGCCCCTAGAATGCCATAGGAAGTGGTCGTTGCATTCCATTTGCAGACGACGAAATAGCTGTAGGACGTATCATTGAAAGGAAAGGCGCCGTTCGGTAGTGTATAGTACTGGGAAGATGCATAGGTGAAGTTCACTGTGTTTTGATTGCGCGAATAGGTGGGACCATTCACGGCGGTTCCGTGGTTTGCATTGCCCGATTTATCGGCCCATGTCGATAGGATACCGTCGTTTGGTATAATTCCTGTTCCCGCAGGGTCTGCGCCGTCCAGCCAAACCTGGCATCCCGTAAGGGAGGTTGGTTTGAAGTTTTCTGTAAGGGCCACAATCGGCATTCTTATTATTGATGGTTTTTAAGAAGTGGGTGCCGCGGCACACGAGGATATCATATTTATTAAATGCTAAAATCCTGTACATAGGTGTTTCGGCTTGTTGTGATTGTCTGATCGGCCGTTGACTTATTATCAAGAACTGTCCAGGTGGAATTATCTTGGGAAGCATCGATTATCCAGCGAACAGGGTCTCTGTTTGGAACATCGTTAGCGGTTGCCCATGTATAGGCATTAAAAAGGAAACCACTCTCCCTAAAAATCGTGAAGGAGATGCTGGTATTAAATGCTTTATTTCCTAAGTTGCCATCAATCAAATTGGGATTATCTTCACCACCGCCCACGACAGGACTAATTGTAGCACCTGTATAACTAACGGCAGAGCCTTGATATTTTAGCGTGAATTCCGACATCTGCCACTCTTTGGTCGAATATTGGCCTCGTGTAAGAACAAGGGTAAATCTCACATATTTCCAGGAGACTGGACCGCTCGGTGCTGCGGCTCCCACAACAATAACGACGAGAGCATTGCCACCTGCCGCATTTGCTGCTCCAGCCCCTACACCTGCAACGTAGTAAACAGAACCTGTATTCGGCGCCGAATATCCATTTGTTGAATTAAATCCTAGGACGCTCTGACCTGGAATAAGAGAGAGATTTCCAGTGAATGACGAACCACCGCCACCGCCGCCAGCATCGCTGAGGTTTGTACCACCGCCACCACCTCCGTAGTATCCAGCACCACCACCACCACCGTCGTTCGAGCTTGCACTTATTGGATTTACAACAGATCCACCCTGTCCTCTTGAACCCGCTGTTCCTGTTCCATAGGTACCTGCGGCACCTCCAGCACCTCCTGCGGATTGTGTACCTCCAAAGCCTTGAACTGTGGTGGATCCTCCATTGTTTGCCGTTCCAGAAAAGGTTGCAGCTCCACCTGTTGCACTAAAAGTTCCACCGCCACCAGCACCTGCCACTACAATATCATTTGTAACTGCGGTTCCTCCACGTTGGATAGCAGCACGTCCACCGCCACCACCCGATTGTCCACCATCACCAATACCTTGCGCTCCGCCTCCTCCATATGCACTTGTAAGAGTGGTTGTAGGAGCAGGTCCACCTCCACCAACGACAATATTTAGCGTCTCACCTGGCGTGACAGTAAGAACACCCTGAATCATTGCACCTGCGCCGCCATAAACAGCATTTTTACCACCTCCTCCAGCACCCCACATGTAGACATGGACCGACGTAACACCAGCTGGAACCGTGTAGGTCTGGTTTGCACCCGTGTAAGAGAAGGTTGTTACGGTGGCTGCTACGCCAGAGCCAAGAGACGAGATCGCATTCCTGTGGTAGTGCTGGAGGAAGTACCAATTGAGGGCGCCGTCGGGGGCCATGAGAACGGACCCGTAGTTCGTGCTCATGAGCGCATAGAGCGTGGAGGGTCGAAAGCGGTTTTCAATACGATCCATGCCAGTCGTGGAAATGTAGATGGAGGATCTCGCAGCATTTCCACAGATATCTTTGATATAGAAGAGTCGGCCAGCGCCGATGGTGGAGGCGGCGGGAAGATAGATAATCTTGTTTGTGGTTAATGTATTCACAAACAAGCTTGTCGTTGCTAGGGGGAAATTTATGGCGGACATGGCCCCTTCTTTTTAAAGGTTACTTTAAGATGCTGTATTTTTATACGGGTGTCCAGCCGAATCTAGAGGCGAAAAAGTTAAAGTTATCCCTTATTTGTTGTTGGGTGAGAGCAACTGTAAATTCCATAATCTCGGCACAACTTCCACCAACAGTTTCGTTTTGACTAGTTCTTGCCATAAAGGTTACATCATCTGTAAACCCAGTTGGATAGACCAAACATATATGATGCCATATATTATCGTTGAGTTCTTGATATGATGTACCATTCACATAGGCTCTTTGAACAGAATCTCTATAGTAAGTGGAATTATTTAACCAATCTGGGCCGATTTCAGAGGCCCAATAGCCACTTCCTAATCCGCCACGGGCGTCTAATAAATAAGACCATGTAGATGTATTTGTTAATCGCACAATCATAATAATTGTTTTAATGGATGTAACCGAGGGGGCTTGAATATATCCAGTTCCCAATGTAAATGTGATAAAACCAGGAGATGCAGATGTATATGTTCCACCTGATATTGAGGCAGCGCCATACGTACTAGACGCTGTTCCAATGTTGTTCACATTGCCACTTGAATAGTTTGTGGAGAGGAATGAATAACGGACATCAGGTAAGACTGTTAAAGATGAAGATCCACCCCCACCCCCTATCGCCCCAACAGATGTCGATACCAACATAGTATTCTTATACGAATCCACCAAATACCATCGTGTAACAGAATCATTCAAGAAGGTCCACGCTCCATAGTTTGTAGCCAGTCTCATCGTGGAGCCGTTGTTCTCAAAACCGTCGAGACCCGTTGTCGAGAGGAACACACTGCTCGTAGAGAACGATCCAAAGATGTCTTTGAAGATAAGAAGACGACCTGGGTTCGTTGAGATTGTAGGGAGGATGAAGGTTTTAGAGAATGATGATGTGCCCACAAGCAGAAGGCTTGTGTTTGCTGGTATTGTGCGCGGAGCGGACATTCGCTTTTATTTGGAGGGTGTTTTATTAGAAAAAGAGATTACGTAGGATAAACTCACCTTAACCGTCACATATTACCGTGATACCATATATTTAATATAAAGGTGCGATAACCGGAAGTGGTTTAACGACGATAGGATTAAGTAAGAGTTGTTCTAATGGTGGACACGAGCATCGTATTATTATAGGAATCTATCAAGAACCATGATAGATTTCCATCATTCATGAATGTCCATGCACCATAATTTGTTTTTAGGGTCATTGTGGAGCAGTTGTTCTCAAATCCATCAAGGCCCGTAGTAGATAAAAAGACACTGCTTGATGAAAAAGAGCCATGCACATCTTTGAAGATGAGAAGACGGCCAGAGTTAGTTGAGATTGTGGGGAGGATGAATGTTTTAGAGAAGGACGATGTGCCAACAAGAAGAAGGCTTGTATATGCTGGGATTGTGCGTGGGGCGGACATTCGCTTTTATTTGGAGGGTGTCTTTTATTGAGTGATTAAAGGCGCGCTTAAACTAAATAAGCGATAATCACAATACCCGAGCCGCCCTTTCCACCTGCTCCACCGCGTCCAGCTCCACCGCCACCACCGCCTGTGTTTGGGGTTCCAGGAAATCCATTTTGCGGTGATGAGTCATTACCGCCACCGCCACCACCTCCTGAACCGCCTGCCGCACTTTGACCAGCGCCTCCACCACCTCCCACTAAGTAAGAAGCACCCGCAACAGTGTAAGTTAAGCCGTTACCGCCCACGCCGGATCCTGATAATCCAGTGGTCGCCTGGCCTGCGCTTCCCATGCCACCACCACCTCCAGAAGCAAAACCGCCAGCACCGTCATTTCCATTGCCACCTGCAAACCCTTGTGAAGCGGCTCCTCCTGTACCTAAATAGCAACCGCCACCACCGCAACCGCCTGCTGCTCCAGAAGCAGGTGAAGGATATGCGCCACCATATCCACCTCCTATTCCTGTAAGTCCATTAAATGAAGAGTTAGCTCCATTGATTCCAGTAGACCCCGAGTCGCCTGCTCCGCCATCACCCACAACAACATTATATGTCCCTGCTGTGATTGTAAGAGCTGAATTAAAGACGGCACCACCCGCGCCACCACCACCTCCTTGCCACCTGCCTCCACCACCTCCACCTCCCAATACGAGAACTTGGGCTGTAATAGATGCGGGGCCCGTGAGAGTAAAGCTTGTCGTTCCGACCGTGGTAAACGTGTGTATTTTGTAAGAACCGCTTGTTGTAGTGCTACCTCCTGTTGCTGTAATCGAATTCAAATAAGAAAGAATCACAATACCCGATCCACCTGCACCGCCACCACCTGAGAATGCACTAGAACCACCGCCTCCTGATCCTGTATTTGCTGTGCCATCGCCACCTCGTGTTCCCGTATTTGCCATAGCACCCGCGCCTCCAATCCCTGAGCCACCAGGAGAGGCTGATCCTCCTGCGTATCCGCCTCCACCCCCGCCACCCGCAACAAGGACCGAACTTCCTCCAATACTATACGTAAGGCCCGCTCCACCTGGTGCTCCTGAATTTGTACTGGTCGCATTGGATCCAAGAGATCCCATACCACCGCCACCTGCGCCGTGACTACCACCTCCTGATATACTAGAACCTCCTGCAAAGCCTTGCGAGCCCGCTCCTGGATTACCTGTTGTACTATCATTCTTGCCTCCGCCGCCGCCGCCGCAGCCACCATTTGCACCACTTCCACTTGAATACGTCCCTCCTCCACCTCCCCCTGCGCCTGTGTAAGTTGTTCCGCTAATGATGAGACTTGAAGAAGAGCCGCTTTGCCCACTATTTGCAGATCCTGGTGTGCCACCTCCTCCACCAACTGTTACTGTGTAGGAGCCAGAAGGCATTGTTGCGGATGAAAGATACACAGCTCCACCTGCGCCACCTCCACCTCCGTAATCATATCCGCCCGCACCCCCGCCCCCCACAATAAGAATCTCGACTACGATGGATGCAGGGCTTGTAAGAGTAAAATTTGCCGTCCCGACCGTCGTAAATCTATGGATTTTGTAAGAACCACTTGTTGTAACTGTGCCGCCTGTTGCAGACACATATCCATTATTCACTGCGGCTACTGCGACCATGGCAGTCGCCGTATCACCACCCTCGTATAGTCCCAGCATATTCCACGAGCGAAGGCCGTCCGAAAGAAGCATCACGGACCCGAAGGAAGAGGCAAGTGTGTATCTGATCCCTCGCTGATCGATACGGTCTAGGCCACTCGTTGAAATCGTAACGGTGGAGGCCGTGGCATTCCCATAATAATCTTTAATGGAGAGGTAGCGTCCCTGAATCGTGGATGCAGCGGGCAAGAAGAGGACTTTATTGGGCCCTGTTCTTGTATCGACTAGAAGAAAACTTTGTGCGGTTGGAATATTTATATTCGTTACCGACATCTGTCCAACTAAACAAAAGCAATACTATAATTGATCGATCCAGCCGTGATGTTGAGCGAGGAGAGGGTCTGGAAGCGGCCCGTTCCAGCCACATCAAAGGTTGTGAGAGGATTGCTCGTGCCCACACCGACGTTGGAGTTGGATCCTGCTATATAGAAGGTGGGGGGCGTGATACGAGGTGCTACAGGCCATCCACGCGCTCCCACACCTGCTTCGAAGATTACATTACCCGTTGTCTGCACACGGACTTGGTCTGAGATCGAGGAGACCTTGTAGAGAAGAAGTTCTTGTGTCCCCGTTCCTGTGGAGACTTCTGCAACGGCGGTGTTTGTGAAGCCACCTGTGAGACCAAAAAAGCGAAGGGCCGTGAGAGAGGAGACGGTACCAAGGTTTCCTGTGAAAGAGGTTCCTGAGCCCGTGCCAGGAATGAGGCCGTTGATGGAGCTAACATTGATGGTTTGGAAGTTGCCAAGACCGGCTGCGATGCCGAGGGTGGAGATGGAGCTCATGTTCGTGTCGCCGAGTGCGATGATGCCGAACCCTGTGCCGATTTGGAGTTCATCGACTTGGAGAGAGGAGACGTAGCCCTGGACGGAGGAGATGTTATAGCCTGTTTGGGTGGAGAAGAGGACTTGGGCTACGGAGAGAAAGATCGTGGAGCCTACGAAGGTTGTTCCTCCGCCTCCACCTCCTGCCCCGATGCGTGTGATGAGATTGGTTACAGTGGAGCCGAGCTGGGTCGTGGAAATGTAGCCAAAGGTTCCCAGACCTTGCACAGTGCTGGTTAATAAGGAGGGTTGCCATGGTGCTGCGTCATTTATCGAGGAGACTGTCAGGGCTTGCGTGGAGACCGCGATAGAATACGTCATTCCAGAGACGTGAAGGAGAGTTTGCGGGGTTGATGTACCGATACCGATATTTCCAGTCTGAGAAATACGCATGGTTTCTGAGAGAATGTAAGGCGGGTTGTAGACAATCACGACGAGACCACTGCCACCTGTGTTGCCACCACTTGGAGCACCTGCAGCCACACCTGAAACATAATAAGGAGAAGCAGTTGCGGGTGCTTGCGCCGCTGTATTGGGTGAGTTAGAACCAGTTATAAGGGTAAATGCGGCATTCGTTGTATACGATGAACCGCCACCACCTGCGCAACCATCACCTCCAGCTGTGCTGCCGCCGCCACCACCATAGAAGCCGCCACCGCCACCACCGCCGTATTGGCCGCCCGCGCCACCTTGCAGGTATGATCCAGCTGTTCCAGTGGCAATAGGTCCTGTTACAACAGCTCCACCTGCTGTTTGTGTACCACCATAACCACCATATGTGGCTTGGCCACCGCGATATCCAGCACCTCCATTTATCGTAGGCGAGAAGTTGGCCGCACCACCTTGAAATCCACTATAAGAACCTCCTCCGCCACCGCCAACGTCAACTAATTCTGTTCCAGATAGTTGTATAGCAGAACGTCCTCCACCTGAGGCTGAATTTTCTTGTCCACTGCCACCACCTCCACCAAAGGTACCACCTCCATTTCGCACTCCGCCACCACCAACAATAACAGTTAGAGTATTTCCAGGTGTAACTGCCAGCGTTCCTTGTATGAAGGCACCCGCACCTCCAGTACCATTGCCACCGCCTCCGCCCGCACCCCACATATAGACGGTTACTGAGGTAATTCCAGAAGGTACAGTAAAGGATTGATTCGCATTTGAATATGTATATGTGATAACTCCAGATAAAGAGACATTCGCAGGTGTTGCAGTCTGAAAGACAAGTGCACTATTACCGTACGTGACTCCATAATCAACTGCTCCAATACGTGCCAGAGGGTAGGTCGGATTTGATGCTCCGAAATAAAGGGATGCAATTCCTCCAGAAAGCGCACCAGTTGTTGTTTGAACAGTTAATGTGTCGATTCCGATACCATATGTATTACTCGTAACAGATCCATTATTTCTTACAGCTACGTTGGAAGCATAGATAGAACCGGTGCTGAGCGAGATGGTGGAGCCCGTGAACGCCGCCCCTCCTCCAGGGGTAGCGCCATTAATAGAGGACACATTCAGTGCTAAGCTAGAAATAGTCTGGAAACGGCCAGTCCCTGCGACATCGAGAGTCGTGGCAGGAGTTGCTGTTCCAACACCCACATTACTCGTGGTTCCCTGGATGAAAAGGGTGGGGGTCGCAAGCACGGCAGTAGAAGGCCAGCTCCGCAAGCTCGCTCCAGCCTCAAAGACAATGTTCCCTGTTGTCTGAAGACGGATCCGGTCTGTTGTCGTCGATGTCTTATAGAGGAGAAGTTCCCCTGTCCCTGCACCCGTTGTCTGCTCAGCAATGGCGGTGCCCCTGTAGTTTCCGTCGACGCCAGGGAAGAGAATGGCCGACTGGCTCGAGACATTACCGATGAAGGCGTTGTTCGTATACATTTCCTGCGTATTCAGTCTCATGGTAGATAAGGAACTCGCAATGAAGTTGCCGACAATCACGTAGCCTGTCGGTCCGAAAGAGAGGCTGTTGATCTGCAGAGACGAGATAAACCCTGCACCCGCGACTAACTGTCCCGTGCTCGCGGTTCCTGTGGTAAGATCCTGGATCGTTACATAACCATCTGTACCACCCACTGTGAGGCTGTCTGTGCGGAGAGAGGAGATATAGCCAGTTGCCGAGCTCACAGTACGCGCCACAATCGACGAGACATTCATTTGGAGAGAAGAGAAAAGGGGCACATTTGTGAGTGATGAAACGTAGCCCGCAGATCCGAGGCCGGTGACTGTGCTTGTGAAGAGAGTATCAGGAACAACTGTACCAAAGGTGGTATGGGCGTGCGAATAGTTAGCGCCTTGATAGAATGTATAAAGAGTATCATCTTGGTTCATCGGATTGTTGGCGAAAATCTTAATAACGAGAGAAACACCGGTTGTGCTTGTGAAAATAGTCTGGGGCACGAAGATTGTATTTGTGTATTGTTGGACAGGGCTTGTGCCGATATTTGTCGTCGCATTTGAAGAGGATGCAATGAGTGTTTCGGTAACACCTGCCCTTGCAAAGAGAGATGTATAAATATATGTCCTAGCATGATCAGTGTATGCAAATAGATTCAAATCCCATGCGCCGTCTGGAATCACCTGTGGAACGGTGAAGTCCGTCTGGAATTCTGCGATGGCGTTGTTGGATGTGTTTCTTAGTATAGAAGTTGTGAGTGTACTTTGTGGAAGCAAAGTCTGAGTGGGACTTATTTGTCTATATGGGGCGGCAGGTATACCAGGATTCAGATAGAAGACAGTGTCCACCGTATTTTGACTAATCGCGTAGGTAATCCCATTGAACGTTGATTGGAGAGACGCAGTGGAGACATATCCCGCCGATCCGAGGCCTTGGACCGTGCTTGTTAAGAAAGATTGCTGCCAAGGGGCGGCACCATTTATGGAAGAGGTCTGAAGGGCAAGAGAAGAGACAATCTGGAAACGGCCTTGGCCAACAACATCAAGAGTAGCGGCAGGAGTTGCAGTGCCAATACCCACATTGCTCGTGGTCCCTTGAATGTACATCGTAGGCGTTGCGAGCATCTGGGTACTCGGGAACGAACGGGCGGACGCGCCAGCCTCAAAGACTATGCTACCCGTCGTCTGGAGACGGATCTGATCCGTGGTCGTAGACGCCTTATAGAGCAGAAGCTCTTGTGTCCCTGCACCTGTTCCCTGCTCTGCGATGACCGTACCTGTGTAGCCTTGGCGGAGACCAGGAAACTGGATGGCCGTTTGCGTAGACAGGGTGCCAAGACGAAGAGGATTCGTGATTACGCCGGTGGACAGGGTGTTGAAAGATGTGGCGTCGAGACGTGAACCACCGATGGTGTACCAGTAGCCGGACTGGCCCGCGTAGAGGGTCGTTGTGTCGTAGGCGTTTGTAAGGGTGATAGAAGAGGCCCCGTTTTCAAACACGTCGTTTCCCTGCGTATTAATCGTGATGGACGATAGGGCTGCAGCACCATAAGCGTCTTTAATTGTGATCACGCGATATGGAATTTGTGTTGTTAGGGGGAGTGTTATAGCTCCAGACCCTGCTCGAACGTCGAGCATGGTCACGGCTGTTGCTGTGCTCATAGACATCCTAGCTCTGTTATGAGTTCATAGTTTTTGAGTTTGCTCTTGAACTTAGTAGGCAACGATGCTGCTTGCGATTACAGCTGAAGATGCGGATCCAGATGTTGTAGAAACGGTGAAGTACCAGAAGAAGCTAGATGATAGACTCGATACGGTTGCTGTAACTGTGCTTGTTGTCGTTCCTGATGCGTTTGATGATCCGTTGTAAGCATTCGTAGAGGATCTGTAGAGAATCCAGCTGTAACCGGTGGCTGCAGCGGCGGCCGTCCAGCCGAGTGTGGCTGTGCCTGATGTTATGGAGAGGGTAGGGGATGTGGGGGTGGGAGGCGCTGGAAGAAATGCGATCATCACAATACCTGAACCACCTGAACCACCTGCTTGACCTCCTGCATTCACAGAAAGTCCACCTCCTCCAGAACCCGTATTTGATGTTGCACTTGTCGGTGCAATCGCATTGTAGTTAGTTCCGCCGTTTCCTCCTCCTGCTTGACCATTTCCAGGATTTCCATTCACACCAGCGCCACCGCCACCACCAGCCAATGTGTAGTTTGAACCTGCAACTGAGTAGGTGAAACCACTTCCTCCATTACCGCCGTTTGCATTATTTGTTCCAGTTAAACCAGCTGAACCCATACCGCCTCCACCACTTCCAATCACCCATCCAGATGCGATTGTACCTCCGTTGTAACCAATACTACCTGTACCAGGTGTATTACCTGAACCTGCTCCGCCACCACATCCGCCATTCGCTCCAGCTGTAGTAGTACCTGAGCCTCCACCTCCTCCACCTGTTGCGGTATAGAGAGTTGTTGATGTAGTTGTATTTGAAAGTACACTATTGGATCCATTTACTGCTATAGAACCCGATGTGGAACCAACGCCACCAGCACCTACAACAACTGAATACGTCCCAGATGTTAGACTTACAGTGTTAAAGAGAGCACCTCCTGCACCGCCGCCGCCTCCAGAAGAGCCAGATCCTACACCACCTGCACCGCCTCCACCAACAACTAACACTTGTGCTGTAGCACTGCTGGGGCTTGATAATGTGAAAGTTGTTGTGCCAGTGTTTAAGAATCTAAACAGCTGATATCCATTCACTGTGGTTTGTGCTCCACCTGTTGCTGATATAGAGAATAGCACAACTTGCACAAGAGCACTTGTTGTAGGCGCAGAGGTTCCAGACGCACTCGTCGCAGTTACAGTGAAATAGTAATACGTGCCAGATACTCCTGTGTAAGTTGCAGATGTAGAGGCTGTTGAGACACTCGTTACAAGCGTGATACCTGTGTAAGAATAGGCTGTATTTGAGTAAATCGTGTAGGTGTACGAGGTTACTCCAGCCACAGAAGACCAGCTGAGAGAGAGGGTAGTGCCCGAGGCTGTGAGGGTCGCTGAGGAAGGACCCGTGATGAGCTGGAGGACGATTGCGGAGGCGACGGCGGAGCTCGTGCCCGCAGCCCCTGTAGCCGAGACGGTGAAATAGTAGTAGGAATTGAGGGTGAGGCCGGTAGCCGTCGCTGTCGTGGCGCTCGTCGTTGTACCTGTTGCAAAGGAGGAGCCGGCGTATGCATTCGTAGCGGACTGGTAGAGAATCCATGAGTAGCTTGTTGCGCTCGTCGAGGCTGTCCAAGACATCGTAGCGGAGCTGCCACTGCTTACAAGAGTGGGGTTTGCGGGAGATGCAATATTTGTAGAAGCCGAAACGACAACAAGTCCATCACCACCAGTAGCATATGGTGAACCTGCTGCAATTCCTGCTTGATAATAAGGTGATGATGTATTTGGGGCAGAGTAACCATTTGAACTCACAAATGTAACAAGAGACGATAGATTGCTGGTTAAAGATGATCCTCCGCCACCTCCTCCGCCTTTCTGATCGGCGCCAAGCGCCACGCCTCCACCTCCTCCATAATATCCATCACCACCGCCGCCGCCAACACCATTTGTAGGTGCGTTACCACCACCAAACTGTGTTCCAGGGCTTGCTGTATTATACGTGCCTGTTCCAGCTGCTCCACCTGCGCTCTGAGTTCCACCAAGGCCATAATTTGTTGAGGGGCCCGAACCATTTGCTCCCGATGTAATTCCACCAGCACCACCATTGCCACTTCCACCAGCACCACCGCCAGCACCAACCGCTATTAGGTTAACACCGCCCAACTGCAGACCAGAACGTCCTCCGCCACCGCCTTCTATATAAGCTTTGTCGTTGTTCAGCGCGGCTCCTCCGTTCTTGTATGCTCTTGTAGTGATTGCAGCACCGTCCACCACACCTCCTTTTCCTACGATAATCGTGTACTGCGCCCCTGTTGCCACAAGCGTTCCTTGAACATAAGCGCCCGCGCCACCTGCGAAGTTTCCGTTAATTGAATTTGTTCCTCCACCCGCCGCGCCCCACATGTAAAGTGTTAAAACTGCATTCGTCGGAAATGTATATAATTGATCGGCACCAGTAGCTGAAAAAGTGGTGACAGTAGGAGCAAGTAGTGTAACAGCTTGCGCGATCCCACTCGTCGCAAGCGCAGATGTTCCTGCACTCGTCGTTACGCTCACCGTGAAATAGTAGTAATTCGTTGCGATACCCGTGTATGTCGCCGTGAGTGAATTTCCGTTGTTCGCCGTTGCTACTTGTATACCAGTGTAGGCGTAGCCACTCGCTTGGTAGACCGTGTAAGTGTAGTAGAGAGCGCCAGCAATGGCATTCCAGGACATATTTACGGTTGTTCCGCTTGTTGTGCAGGTCGGCGCCCCTGGCTCGTCTGGAAGTTCATACATGATGGCAGAAACAGCCGCTGCGGAGTTCGTGGTTCCAGTGGCAATAACGGTAAAGTAATAGTAATAGTTGAAATTAAGACCTGTTACCGTTGCGGTATATGTCGTCGAGTTCGTCGTTCCTGTCGCGAAGGAAGAACCAAAGTAGCCGTTCGTGGCGCTTTGGTAGACGATCCAGCTGTATCCTGTTGCTCCTGTGGAGGCAGTCCAAGAGAGGGTTGCGGTGTTACCTGCAGCGGGTGTGAGTGAGAGGCCGGTAGGAGAAGCTAGACTTACCGGTAAAACAACAACGAGACCGTTACCACCTACTGTACCACCTGTTCCACCTACCGCAACAGGCGATACATAATATGAAACATCTGTGCCTGGAGCCGAATATCCATTCGATGAATTAGATCCTGTGGGAGATATAAGATTCGTAATTAATGAACTTCCGCCACCGCCTCCGTGACCATAGCTCCCATCATCTGTTCCACCACCTCCTCCATAATGGCCTGAACCTCCGCCGCCACCCCAGTTTCCAGAACGTCCACCAGTGTTTAGACTTCCAGATGTTGCCGGGGCAGCAGGATCTTGAACTTTAGATCCAACCGCTCCACCTGCAGATGTTGTACCACCTTGTCCAGCATGAGCTGTAAGATCTCCAGCAGTTCCTGTTCCATTCCATGATCCCGCGCCTCCGCTCAGATAATAGGGGGCAGTTGGATTTGATCTACCAGCGCCACCTCCTGCTCCAACTGTGACAATATCAGTATTTGATCTTTGTATAGCAGAACGTCCGCCTCCACCAGATGAACCGGTGTTTGTCGGTGCCCCTCCGCCACCATACGCAGAAAGTGTTCCAGTAGCTCCGCCACCGCCACCTACAATAATCGTTAGTGTTTCACTTGCTGTGACTATTATTGCACCCTGCAGATAAGCACCGGCGCCACCATAACCTCCATTATAATTACCATTTCCGCCCGTTCCATATCCGCCCGCACCCCACATATATACATTCACAATTCCAGCATTCGAAGGAACTGTATAAGATTGATTAGCACCTGTATATGTGAATGTTGTAGCTGTAAAAGATGGTACACCCTGCACAATTCCACTCGTCGTCGACAGAGAAGTTCCATACGAGGTCGTGGCATTCACGCTGAAATAGTAATACGTTCCAGCAACTCCAGAGGAATACGTGGCAGTTGTTCCTGATACAGATCCAGTAGCAACTGATGAACCACTGTATGCAAAGATGGAATTGCTGAAGAGAGTGTATGTGTAACTCGTGGCGTTAGCAACCGCGGACCAACTCATCGTAACCGCCGTGCCTACAGACGTTAATGATAAGCCGCTCGGAGCCGGTACCTGGACAATCGGCGACGACGCAATTGCCGAGATACATCCAAGAGGACTCAAGCCCACGAGTCTGAAATAGTCGAAAAACGTCGCGGAAATAGAATAACTCACGCTTGTGCCCGCAGTGGACCCAGACATGAGATAGGTGCCAGTATACGCCGACACGCTGTTTCCATAGAAGGCCCAGTAATACAGTGAAGCGCCAGCCGACGTCCAGCTGAGCGTTGCCGTTGATCCATTGAGGGTCAGAGTGAGACCAGATGGCGTTGCAGGAGGTGCGGCCGTGTAGCTCAGCACAATGAGACCGTTTCCACCATTACCCGAGGCCGCATTTGTGCCACCAACAGCAACAGGAGAGACATAGTACTGGCTACCCGTGTTCGGTGCGGATGTACCATCACTGCTCACCGCGAGCAAAATCGGCACACTATTGTTCACCAGCGAGGATCCTCCACCTCCGCTCGCACCAACACCCGTGGTGGCACCCGATCCTCCACCCCCATAGTATCCTGCACCACCGCCTCCACCGTATCCACCCGCATTTCCACCTGCGCCTGCTGTGCCCGAGGCACCTGCGGAGAGAACACCCGAGGTGCCAGCGCCACCAGCACTCTGCGTTCCTCCCTGCCCTTCTAGACCTGTCGTGCCCACCGCGGGACTTCCAGTTAAGATGCCGCCCGCACCACCGATCCCTGCAGCCCCCGTGTAACTCGTGGATCCACCGCCCGCGCCCACGACAATATAGTCGGTAGAGGCGCGCTGAATGGCCGTGCGACCTCCGCCACCTGTGCCAAATCCACCACCACCTCCAACACCTCCACCTCCAAAGGCCGATGACGAGTTACGAGCGCCGCCACCACCCACAATGAGAGTGAGTGTCTCACCAGGTGTAACAGGGATGGCGGCTTGGACGAAGGCACCCGCTCCACCTACGATCGTGCCGCCCCCACCTCCACCTGCTGCCCACATATAGGCATTTACAGAGTTCACACTTGTCGGTACCACAAAGGTCTGGGAAGCGCCCGTGTAGGAGAAAACAGAGATGAGCGGGGGGCCAGGGGGAATAATCATCTGGCCGAACCACGAGAGTGTTCCAGCGAAGACCATGCCATTATAATACAGAAGCTGGTCCTGCTGGGTCACTGAGCCAGTCGTAGAGATAAGAGATGTATCGGTGATGTAGATGGTGCTCACTTTGATCGTATTCACATTCAGACTCGATACGAAGATCGTTCCAGCGGAGAGAGATGTGGTGGAGCCCGTGAATGCATTCGTGGCGACAATGTTGAGGCCCGCGACAGTGGATTGGAGAGATTGCGTGGAGATATAGCCAAAGGTGCCCAGCCCTGCAAGAGTCGATGTGAGCTGCGAGCTGGAGATGTAGCCAGCAGTGCCGAGACCTCTGAAGGTAGACTGGAGAGAGAGCGAAGAGATATATCCTAGGGTGCCGAGGCCGATCATCGTCGAGTTGATCGGTGCAACAACGGTTTGTCCATTAATCGTACTAAGATTGATGTTGAATGTTGAGAGGATAGGAGCTTGCACGAGGGATGCCGAGATAAAGTTCGTGGAGCCCGTGAATTGCGTTGGCACCGCGAGACCATTGATAGAGGAGACCTGGAGTGAAGAAAGAGTGGCAACCCTTCCTGTTATACTTGAGATGCCGATGGAAGAGGTCGTGAGTATACCTGTTATCTGCGTATTCGCGGCAAGAATGATTTTTGTATTCGCAGTTGCTTGGATGGAGAGATTCGATGTGGCATCTGTGCCTATGGAGCCAGCGGCCATATATAACGTTCCAAGGGGAGGTGGTGCTACAGTAAAATAGGGGTGTGTACTGATAAGACTTGATTGAAAGCCCCATTTCCACGCGAGGTAGCCTTCAACAATCTGTCGTTGCGTGCTCGTGAGATTGGCATCATATACGATATATTCGGATATGTTCATTGGAAGTCCTCCACCCATTGTCCCACTGTAGCTAGCCGATGTGAATATAGATCCAGAACCTGAAACAATAGCATTATTACTTCCGTTGTAATAGAATGGTGATCCTAACGCAGTGGTAACGGATCCGACTACCACGCCGAATCCACCACTATATGCAGATGAAGGAATGGGATATCCATTATATCCAGTAGAATTCACTGCTTGTCCAAAGAAAAAACTAGGGTACGACATATTTCCAATGTAAAGTGCATCTGTGATGTTTGGACTTCCACCCGTGTAGGTAGCAGGAAATTGATACACTATAAAAAAGCTTCTGTATGAGCTTGTATAACTGATTGAACCAATATTCAGTAGTGAATTGTTGGCTGTAAAAGACACTGCATTGAGTCCATTATAGTTTGATAAGCCTGTGTAAGGTTGATTGGCGAGAGTTGTCTGTGTTGCATTTGCAAATCCTGTTGCCAAGTTATTCCACTGATACACTTGGCCAGATGCATTGCTTAAAATGCTTGTTGTCACAGATGCATCAAACCATATCTTGAGCCCTGTAATACTTGTCGGTGTAAAGGTGGTGGTATATTTCGGAGTCGTAAAGAAGCTAGTTGCGACATTGGAGAAGACACCGCCCGTCATATTGATATGAGAGTAGGCTTGGAGAGAGGTTGTTGTGATCGATCCTGTGCTGAGCGATGTAGTGGATCCATTGAATGCGGCACCAGGGACAATTCCGTTGATCGTCGATGTATTCAGGGTGAGGGTTGAAAGGATTTGTCCTCTTACTGTCCCGACCACATCGAGAGTGGCTCCAGGGGTCGCAGTACCGACGCCAATATTGCTCGTGGTCCCTTGAATGTAGAGAGTAGGAGTCGCAAGGGTTTGTGTGGATGGCCAGGAACGGGCGGGCGCTCCAGCCTCAAAGACGATATTCCCTGTTGTCTGGAGGCGGATCCGGTCTGTCGTCGTCGACACCTTGTAGAGCAGAAGCTCTCCCGTACCAGCACCGGTTGTCTGCTCGGCGACCGCTGTGCCTCGGAAGTTTCCGTCGACACCAGGGAAGAGGATGGCAGACTGGCTTGATACATTTCCTATGAAGGCATTGTTCGTATACATGTTCTGGGTATTCAGTATCATGGTTGAGAGAGAACTGGCAATGAAGTTGCCGACTATCACGTAGCCCGTGGGACCAAAGGAGAGGCTGTTGATCTGGAGGGACGAGATGAATCCCGCGCCCGCCACAAGCTGTCCTGTGCTCACGGTCCCTGTGGTAAGATCTTGAACCGTTACGTAGCCTTCTGGGCCTCCCACGATAAGGTTATCCGTGCGCAGAGAGGAGACATAGCCTTGGACGGAGCTGAAGTAAACGCTGTTGAGCGTTGAGGTGTTAATCAGCTGCGTCGATAGGGTGGTAGCCTGTACAATGGAGGCTGAGATGAAGTTTGTCGAGCCTGTGAAGGCTACTGGAACCGCGAGACCATTAATGGAGGAGACCTGGAGTGAAGAAAGAGTGGCAAACCTTCCAGTTATACTCGAAACACCAATAGAAGAGGTGGTGAGTATACCTGTTATCTGCGTGTTACCAGCGAGACTGATTTTTGTGGTTGTCGTCGCTTGGATCGTAAGATTGGAACCGGTGTCTGTTCCGACGGAACCAGCGGGGAGGTAGACGCTTCCTAGAGGAGGTGGTGGTGCAGAGTAAGATGGGTGAGTTGGAGCCAGCAATCCTTGTATTCCCCACTTCCACGCAAGATATCCCTCTACAGTTTGTCTCTGTGAAACAGTGAGTTCCGCATCATAATAAATGAACTCGCCAAAATACCAACTACCTCCATAATATCCACCGAGCGGCGTTGCAGTACCACCAAGACCAATCGTATCTGTGAATGAACCTGTTGCAAACGTCCGAAGTAATGAACCAAGATTGCTTCCGTTCATATATACACCATTTGATGCGGCAGAAGAATGTATATCGATGATAATTGGAATATTCTGGGCATTTGATGGGAACGATGTAAGAGCAATCCATGAGGCAGCAGTTTCTATCTCAAGATCTCCATACGACCACATTCCAATACTGTCTGTTGATCGGTTGGCACCTATCCACGCAGAATAATAGGGTGCTTGAAGAACTAAAAATGCAGTTCTGTATTGCGAGGTATAGGTTAAACTGGGAAGAACAAGCTGTGTATTGAAGGAATTAGATAATACGTTTAAATTATTAAAAGTGTATTGTCCCGTGAGCGGTGCAGAGGAGGGAGTTCCTTGCGTGGCATTTCCAAGACCTGTTAAGTTACTTAAGCTGAGTACTTGGCCAGACCCGTTGCTTGTAATGCTTGTTGTCACAGATGCATCAAGCCAGACTTTGAGCCCTGAAATACTTGCTGGTGTGAACGTAGTCGTGAACTTCGGAGTCGTAAAGAAGCTAGTTGCGACATTGGAGAAGACACCTCCCGTCATATTGATGTGAGAGTAGGCTTGGAGGGCGTTTGTTGTGATCGACCCTGAGCTGAGTGAGGTTGTGGAGCCCGTGAACGCGGATGCAGCAACTACCACAAGGCCGCTCACTGTTGAGTAGAGCTGTGTACTGGAAATATACCCCGCCGAGCCCAGACCCTGGACACTGCTCGTTAAAAAAGACTGTTGCCACGGGGTGGCACCATTAATCGTGCTAACGTTGAGCGCCAGCGTGGAAACTGTCTGGAAACGACCTTGGCCAGCGACGTCGAGAGTAGCGGCAGGAGTTGCCGTGCCAATACCGACATTACTCGTGGTTCCAGCGATGTACAGGGTGGGAGTCGCAAGGGTTTGTGTGCTCGGAAACGAGCGGGCACTGGCTCCAGCCTCAAACACGATATTCCCCGTTGTCTGGAGACGAATCTGATCTGAAACAGTGGAGGCCTGGTACAAGAGGAGTTCCTGTGTCCCTACACCCGTTGTCTGTCCGGCAATTACAGTTCCTGTGTAGTTTGCGCGAAGACCAGGGAACTGGATCGACGTTTGCGTGGAAAGAGTTCCTAGACGGAGAGGGTTGGCGATGAGACCGGTGGACAGAGAACCGATCGCTGCGCTCGCGAGACGGCTTCCGCCAGTTGTGTACCAGTAGCCCGCTTGGCCAGCGTAGAGTGTTGTTGTTTCGAAGGCGCCGTTCAAGAGACGACTCGTGGTGCCATCTTCAAAAACATCGGCGCCTTGTGTTGTGAGTGTTATAGACGAAGCCACAGAGGCGCCGTATATGTCTTTTAGTGTGAGAATACGATATGGAATGTCAGTTGTCAGAGGCAAGGTGATGATGCCGTTTTGTGAACGGGCGTCGATCATTCCCACCTCGGAGAATGTGCTGAAGGTTTGCGACGACATGGGCGGTTCTCTTTTTATAGGGTATAGTTTCTGAAATTTGAATCTTTTACCTCGGCCTAAAGATTTTCTTAAAACTGCGGTACAGATAGAAATGTCGACTGTTCTTCTCTCTGGTAGCGTACCGCTGCAGGGTACATCGCGTGTTGAGGTTACATCAGATAAGGTTACGGCTATATGCCGTGTATCGCTGAAGGGTGCATCTGGTCCTCTGAAGGGCACGATTGTTGTGTCCGAGATCACTCCTGGCACGGGCTTCGGCTTATCCTCTACGTCGGCGCAGGATGTTGGCGTGATCCTCTATTTTGATGTCGTGGAGTAGGCTACCGTTGTGACTAAAAATTAAGGAAACTCTTTGAGCTTCCTTAATTTTCAGTTCATATGCTACCTTCCTGATTATGAAATCACATAGGAAATAATAACAGTTCCATGTCCACCCGCGCCACCCATGCCGCCGCCACCGCCACCAAGGCCATCCGTCCCTTTCACACCCTTATTTCCGCCGCCCCCGAGACCACCCGTACTCGCACCATTATAACCACCTGCACCTCCACCTGCATAGTACAAATTGGAACCCGTGATTGAATACTGTAATCCATTACCACCTGAACTTGGATTTCCATCATCCGGTTGTCTTCCTGCTTGTCCCATACCACCACCACCTCCGCCACATGTAAATTGTCCTCTTCCACCCGCTCCGCCAAACCCTTGTGTACCCGATGCACCTGCGCCGCCTTCACCTGAACCGCCTCCACCGCATCCACCTGAACTTCCTGGCCCGTCGATCCAGCTTCCTCCTTTACCACCGCCCTGTCCAGTATATCCGAAACAGCTTGAGTTTGAACCATTTACTGTAACAGCACCTCCCCCACCGACCACAGCCGAATAAGTACCTGTTGCGATTGCAGTCGGTGTACCCACATAGACTGCACCACCTGCACCACCTCCACCTGTTTGAACACCTGCTTCACCGCCACCTCCGCCGCCTCCAACGATAAGAAATGTGGCCATAATCGCTTTACCAACAGTTAATGTACCGCCAGGATATGAGAAGATGATCACATTGGAGGATCCATTTCTAAATGTTACCCCATTTGTTACTGAAATATACTGCCCCGCCGTTTTCTTCGTAGGTGTATAATTATGAGATATAACAACAAGACCGTTGCTGCCGTTATTCGTACTACCTCCTGCACCACCCCTTCCACATCCAGTGATATACCCTGGTATATTCGTTGCAACGCCAACGTTTGAAGTTCCATTTGAACCAGAAAAGGCAGTTACATAGGTTGCATTATAATATGATCCTCCACCGCCTCCACCATAGGTATCTGCACCGCTGCGTCCACCACCTCCACCACCATAGTATCCGCCACCACCGCCGCCACCACCGCACGGTCCTGTAACAGGAGAGACGTTGAATGCGTTTGAGGCGAAACCACCTGTGAACTGTGTGCCGTCCCAGGGGAAACCAACATTGGCTGTAAATGTATTCAGACCTCCTGTGGTAGCGGAGCCACCCGTGGGGACACGTCCTTGGCCATAGGTAGTTCCAGCAGACTGAGATGTACCTGTAAAATATGCATTACCTCCATATGTTCCTGCATTACCGCCCGCTGATCCACCGCCGCCCGCTGTAACAACTTCTACCCAGCTGCCCGTGATAAACTTTTGAATTGCTGTTCGTCCTCCACCCTGTCCTCCTTGGCCCGATAAACCACCTCCTCCACCACCAGCACCATCAGCATCAATCATCGTCGACCACTGAGTTGCTATACCATATTGCCCCCCTCTGCCCACAATAATTCTTACCGTTTCACCGGGTATCACAGCAAGTTGCCCTGTTAAATAGGCTCCACCGCCGCCAGGCATACCACCACTGCCACCTGGGCCGCCGCCGCCCCACATATAAAATGTGAACCCTGTTGCATTCATCGGCATAGTATAAAAAATATAGCCGCCATTATAGCTTATGATAGAGTTTCCATATCGGATACATGAAAGAGGAAGGCTAGTAAATCTAAAATAGGGATAAAATGAGCCAGACTGATAATATGGGATGGATCCCTTGAGTCCCCATTTCCATGCGAGATAACCCTCCACTTGGGTCCGTTCGAAGTCGATAAGAGCACCGCTATACATGATCACTTCACCAATAAAGCCTAACCAGGGTGCACTTGTATTGGTTAGCTGTTGGCCAATTCCATAGTTTGCATAGTTAAACGCACCTGTTGAGGCAGATGATCCAGTTGTGAGTCCATTGATGAAGAGTGTTCCGTTTGTTCCGTCGAACTTGCAGCAATACACATAGGGTGTTCCATTGACTATAGTGGAATAGGAGGAGCTCGCGCCGCGGGAAAATCCTAAACTTGTGGATCCATTCATTGCAAAGCTCGCAGAGCTCTGGGAACTGATCACTCCAACATCGACTGCACGAGCAGACGTATTTATCCCGACATTCGCAGTGACGACCATGAAAACAGTGAGAGTTGTACCTGTATTTGTAATTGGGCCATAGAATCCGGAAGAACCGTTGAAATATACAGACTGAACTCCATTTATACTTGTATTTGAAAGCACAGGTGTGCCTACTAATGTTGATGTATTTCGCCCATTTCCCGATTTATCATTCCATTGGCTTATATTCGAACCCGAACTAAATGTAAAGGATCTAGAGTCGGCTGCATCCATCCACAGAGTACAACCAGTAATCTGTTTTGGATTAAAATATGGAGTAAGTGTTATCGACATCTATTTTATGGGAGATTATGATTTAGCCCGAAAAGAGTGCGGCGCTCACGCCGATTTGCGTGGCGGCCGTGCCAACCGATGGAACGATTACCACATAACCAGCTCCACCATTCCCGTGGCCATATCCTGAAACATAATAAGGACTATTTGTACCACCTGGTAAATTACTTTGAGGAGTTACAATATTTCCTAAATAAGTTGTTCCATTTGCGTATGCAGCTGATGAGGTAAATCCCAGTCCACCAGAAGCACCATTTACATTTCCAATATATCCAGAGCCGCCTCCACCAGCATCGTTAGCTTTGTTAAAATATCCGCCACCGCCTCCATACCATCCGCCGCCGCCGCCAAGACCGGTTCCTCCTAAGAATTGACTTCCAGCTTGATTGCCACCCACACCACCACTAACTTGAGTACCTCCTGTTTGTAAAACTGAGTATAGTCCTGTTGCAATAACATATGGTGCTCCACCAGAAGGATATCCTCCATAACCTCCTGTAGAATAGGAGTTTACACCAACCTGTCCTATTGTCTCTCCACCTCCTCCACCACCTGCTAAACCAATTAAATTAGATGCAATAATGATGATTTTTGAATCGTCGATCTAAAATGCCAGATTAGAGTATTAAAAAGCTCGCGGCCACTCCAATCTGAGCAGGAGCTGAAACAATCGCGGGAACAATCACAACGAGTCCCTCAGATCCATCTCCGCAGCCATAGTTTCCAATATAATACGGTGATCCGATTCCTCCAGGTTTGATCGTACTCGGGCTCGCCGTCGTTTCTGTCGCCGTTGTTCCGTTCGACGTTACAGCACCCGAAGTGAGACCAATGCCGCCCGTGGCTCCATTTATATTTCCAATATACGAACTGCCACCGCCACCCCCAGTAGGAGGGTTATCTACATACGTTGTTCCAGCACATCCGCCAAACCATCCGCCTCCAGCGCTGCATCCATAGGAAGAGGCTCCTATGAACTGGCCTCCATATACGAGACCCCAATTCAGAGGCCAGAATACCATAGAAAAGCTTGTTACTATATTTGGATTCGCTGGCATTGAGACAATAGTTCCATCCGCGTTAGGAACTGAATAAAAAGGAGTTTGGCCACCTCCCACGCAGTACTTGGAGTAGCTGTTTGAACCCGCATCAAGATCGGGTATCATCACAGGAGTGTGTAAAAGCACATAGGCTGCAGAGCCATTCGGATAGCCTCCACCGCCGCCAGTATAGTTGTTAGTCTCATTTGCCATGTTACCGCATCCGCCACCCCCAGCAATCGCGACGGTATTCTCTGGATCATATCCACCATGGAAAATCCCTGAGAAACCGCCACTCGGCGCGCCTCCAGCGCCTTGGCCTCCACCACCTACCATAACAGATCCACCTGATCCGCGCTGTCCCACGACACCTGTAAGAACGGTTCCTGGAGCACACGAATAGAAGCCCGAGACATAGGCACCACCGCCTCCAGGGCAGATTGTATTTGAACCCGATTTTTGTAGACCCATCTGGTTCACGTTCGACCCGCCGCCTCCCCAGAGATAGACAAATACACCCTCCACTGCGCCTCCTTGAACCGTTGTAGGAACAGTGTAGCTGAACGAACCCGATCTTGTAAATGTATTTTGCGGGACGTAGTTATTCGTATTAGGCGTACCTCTTGCCGTTAGAACATTGGATCCTACTTGGGGAGATACGCTCCGAATTCCGAGCATCGCTCGACTTGAATTCGATATACCGATTTGGAGAGTGGATGCACCCGTGCTGAACGAAACCGGAACAATAAGAGGACTATTTCTTAAAAATCCATTCGTTCCACAGAGAACACCGCCCGAACTAATCGCATAGGGACCTGGTGAAGTATGAGTATAGGCGATTGTTGCAGAATCTCCAAGCGAAACAGATACACCGTCGACATAAATTCCGTAGTTGAACGTCTGGTTCGCCAAGAAATTGTTAACGAGATACATGTTGAAAAATAACTGGAGAATGCCAGTTTTTCCTTTTATGGCAGAGGGAACTGCGACCGACCAAATGTAGCTGGGTGCAGCACTTGAACTAGGAAGAGACACTGCAAATGTTACAAGTGAATATGTACTCAGTGTATACACTGATTCCATCTACCGATTGTTAAAGAATAAAGAGACTTGCGGAGACTCCGACCTGGTGAATGCTTGCGGAGACAGCAGGGACAATCACAACAAGACCCGTCGATCCATTTCCATATCCATATGTCCCCGTATAGAATGAGTTTGATGTACCACCTGGCGGCACAGTCGAAGAAAAGGCCGTGCCAGTTGTTCCATTCGCATAGGCCGCTCCCGACGTAAGGCCAATGCCACCTTTGGCTCCATTCACATTTCCAATATAACCAGAACCGCCGCCTCCTCCTGTCGGGCCGAAGGGTGTGCAGCGTGTCCCAGTACAACCGCCATACCAGCCACCCGCTAACGGTCCACCATAGACTATTTGCCAGTGCCCACTGGGATACTTGCTATTTGCAGTAAGTACAATATTCCCTCTCGCATTGCGAATTGAATACAATCCGTTTTGTGTTCCGCCGACGCAATAAGAAGAGTAGATGTTTGAGCCAACATCATAATCATAGCGTGTTGCCGAAGTATGATTAAGGACATATGCTGCAGAGCCATTTGGATAGCCTCCACCGCCTCCAGTATAGATGTTCGTAATCGTCGCCCAGTTGCCCATACCTCCGCCACCCGCAATTGCGATTGCGTTGCTCTGAACGAGTCCATCCGCATTTGAAAGGAAGACTCCTGAAAATCCTCCAGCACCGTTTCCTGCTCCACCATAGCTTGTATCGGTATTACCTACGTCTCCAACAACACCGGTGAGAACTGTCCCTGGTGCACATGAATAAAAGCCGGATACGAAACCGCCGCCACCACCTGGCGGAGAGGTGTTTCCGCTGAATTGTGAGCCACCTGCACCCCAGAGATAAATATAGACGCCCTGCACGGAGCCTCCCTGGACTGTTGTGGGTACAGTGTAATTGAAGGGTCCAACTGTCGTAAAGGTGTTTTGAGGAACGTAATTGGACGTATTGAGTGAACCTGTTGCAGTTGTAACGTTTGATAGGATATGAGGGAATACGCTTGAAACAGAAGAGATGGGTATAACCGAATTTGTTATGCCAATCTGAATATGAGAGGATATTGCACTAAAGGTAACAGGAAGAAGAAGAGGATTGTAGCCAAGAATACCGGTTGTTCCGTAACTAACACCGCCCGAACTCATTGCATACGTGTTGGGTTTACTCTGTACATAGGGAACGCTTGTTATATCTCCAATTGTAAGAGCTTTGCCATCAACATAAATTCCATAATTGAAACTCTGTCCCTCGAAAAATCCGGTGGACGAATATAAGTTGAAAAAGATCTGGAGAATTGCACTCTTTCCTTTCGCGCCAGTCGGAACGGGGACAGACCAAATATAAGTGGGTGAAGAACTTGCAGATGGGACTGTTAGAGCAATTGTTGCAAGTGAATATCTACTTAGACGATATGAAGTCGCCATCTATTACCATATGAACTTATAATTAAGGAAGCTCAAAGAGCTTTCTTAATTATAAGATTCATCGGTTAGTTCGTCGTTGGACATAAAAGTTAAGGAAACCCTAGTTTCCTTAACTTTTAGTCACGACGTTACACAACAAAGATGTTCGCTTGGACGCCGATTTGGTTAGCGGAGGCGCCAACGGCAGGAATAATGACGACAAGGCCCTGGTAATAAGGGGCCACGTTTGAACCATCACGACCACCATATCCATACAGAAACGAGTTAGACACATAGAGGGGATTTGTCACACCTCCAGGGACAACTGATGTAACACCAGAACCACTCGCGGTTGCTCCAGGAGAAAAGGATGCACCAGAGCATGAGTAATTTACGAAACTGCTCCCGCCGCCACCACCACCGCCACCACCGCCGTTGTTTCCTCCACCACCTCCAAAATATCCTCCACCACCTAATGAAACAGCACCAGGGCTTGCTCCAATGAAAGCCTGTCCACTAGCATTAGTGCCAACGCCACCCGCAGAAAGAGATCCACCAGGGGTCTGGTTAGTATTCGGTGTACCCCATAAGATAGAGTGTCCACCATTAAATCCAATACCAGATGCATTTGAACTGGCATCTCCAGCGCCTCCGCCGCCACCTGAATTTGTCATCGTTCCTGAACCGGCACCGCCCGCAATAACAAGTGCATTCGCTTGTGTAAGATTTGTGCTTGAGAAAACACCAGAAAATCCACCGCCTCCAAACCATGTTCCTTGCGTTCCGCCGCCACCACTTGAAATAGTGTTAGTTGCAATTCCAGCAACTACAGAGACGAGGGTTGTTCCTCCTGCACAAGGGTAAAAGGCAGATGCGAAACCGCCCGAACCTGCTCCAGGATATACGCGGCCTGCTCCAGCCCCCCAGCAATAGATATATACGCCTTGAACTGCTCCACCCTGAACTGTAGTCGGAACGGTGTAAGCGTTAGAGCCAAACGTGGTGAACGTATTAATAGGAATCCAGTTGCTCGTATTTAAAGTTCCCGACGTTGATGTAGTGTTTGTTACTACGTGAGGGCTCACGCTCGTAACCGACGACATCGACAAACTCGAGTTTGTGATCCCGATCTGGATTTGCGAGGCGGTTGAGCTGAAGGAAACAGGTACAACAATCGGATTGAATCCGTGAAACCCATTGGTGCCGCGAATAACGCCTCCCGAGCTCAACGCATAAGGGCTTGCCGATGTATGTGTGTAGGGGATTGTAGTGGAATCACCAATAGAAAGGGGGACACCGTCGACGTAAATTCCATAGTTGAAGTTTTGGCCAGCGAAGAAGTTGGTGGCAACATAGAGGTTGAAGAACATTTGGAGAATTCCCGCCTTGCCTTTGGCGCCGCTGGGAATGGCAGCTTGCCAGATATAGGTTGGTGTGGAGCTCAATGAAGCGACTGTTACTGCAATCGTTGCAAGTGAGTAAGTGCTTACAGGGTATACAGTGGCCATATCTATAATACGATCAGAAGTTCTTAGTATAATAAGTGAATCTTATACTTGGACCGATTTGTGTAGCCGTCGTTAAGGCTACACTCGAATTTGAAATTGCTATCTGAAGATTGCTGGCTGTAGCAGGAATTGTTGTTGTTATCATAAGAGGTTTGAGGCCAATGATGCCATTTGTTCCGAGGATAGTACCCCCTGTTGACATCGCATAGTTAGACGCCGTAGTTTGCGTGTATGTGACCAGTGCATTTGTAGGATCTGGAGAGATCGATACTCCATCGATATAGATACCGTAGTTAAATGTCTGTCCAACAGTGAATTGTGTTGAGGCATTGTACAAATTGAAAAAAATGCTGATAATCACGTTGAGGCCTAGCGCAGCAGCAGGTATTACGCCGCCCCATATAATAACAGGGGTGGCGCTGTTCTGGGAGACTGCACTTGCAATCGGTATAAGCGCATATGTAGCAAGAACAGGATTATTTGTCCTGTATTGTGTAATCGCAGACATTATAACGGCGGTCGTGTTCACGGGTACGATTGTTGTCGGTGCCACATTGTTCTCATATGTTGCAGCATTAATGGCCGGCATTTCTATTTGGGGGCAAGACGTTAAACGGGTATAATAGTAGGCCGGGTGAAGCCGAGGCTCAAGCCCACATCGAAATCCGGAACACGCACCTTCTTCTTACCAGACGGTGGCACAGGGACCTGCGTGAACTTGTAGCAGATGGCGGCGCCAATCACGCCAACAACGAGAAGAGAACCAGCGAGAAAGGCGAGCATTTTCTTATGATACGTTTGAAGGGGTTTGGATTCAAATTTATGGGGTGCCCCACTTTGTTCTCAGGTAGGACTCCATGCTTTGGCGTTCGTTTGTAGATAAGGCTCTGTTATATATAATCACCTCATAAATGGCACCGACAAAGTTTATAGTTGTTAGGCCAGGGTCTGGATTACCGCCAATTGCTGTTAATGGACCTACCGCTCCAAAGCCTGATGTTGCAACACTTGCCCCTCCAACACCATTTATGAAGACCTGAGATGACCCAGCGCCAAAAACACTTGATACCAAAAAGGGATTTCCATTTGATGGTACTCCTGTAGTTTCCGCAAAGTTTAATGTATAGTAGTTAGTCAAGTATAAGTTTCCAACATTCATATATATACCTCGTCCATGCTGGCCTGCTCCATATGGAGGTCCTGTTCCTATTTGAAACATTTGCGTTGTTGAGTTTGTGCTAGACACTACAAAAATCGTCTCTGCTGTAGGTATTGATGAGTATGGGGTAGTATAATAGGATGAACCATTAAAGGTTACACGATTTGGGTTTGTGGCGAGCGCTCCACTACCCACTCTTGTACCATTATTTCCAGTTCCAGACTTGTCTACCCATGTTGCAAGACCTCCTGCAGAAGGGTTAACACCAGTACCAGTTACATCATTTGCATCAAACCATAGCGTCAATCCACTCATCACTGGGAGAGGAGGAACATACACAGGATAAAACATCTGCCCCACGCCAACACGTGCCCCAGCCACGATGAAATTATTGAAATAGAGGAATGTGGAGGCCTGATACATTGAGATCGTAGACCCCGCCGCATTCGTAAGACCCAAGGTGGACATTGTCGCGGTCGCCGAACTGATGTTGATGGTAGAGAGGGTTGCTGTCTTAATGGTGCTCGCGGCCAGAGTATTCACCTGGGTCCCACTGATAATGTACCATTTCGAGCCGCTGGCTGCGACTTGAACTGTGCCGTATGTTTCACGGAGCGTTTTTGTCGTGGTGCCGTCTTCAAAGGTGTCTGGGGCTGTACATGTGAGCGTGAGTGCCTTATTCACGAAGTTGCCACCGCTGTCCTTAAAGGTGATCACGCGACCTGCAATTTGGTTTACAGGGGGCAATGTGATAGTTCCTGCGTTTGTTGTGGTATTGGCCAAGACAAGGCTTGCTATGGTCGAGACCGACATCCTTTTTCTAGATGTGTCTTTAAATTAGGCCATGTACACGAGAACAACGCGGCCGTTGCCACCGACAATCTCATAGCCAGAGCCGCCAACTGCTACACCGCTTGCGTAATATGTAGATGATGTATTTGGAGCATTCATTCCTGTATTTGGGCTGTTCGACGCAACAATACTTGTTAAAAGTGTTGAATACGATGAACCACCAGCTCCTGAACCACCTATACCGTTATCTGTGCCGCCACCACCACCTCCATAATATCCACTTCCGCCTCCTGATGACCATGATGGATCACCTGCACCACCGGCCAGATAAGATCCTGCACTTCCATTTGCTAACCCACCTGATCCACCCGCTCCGCCCGCACTTTGTGTGCCACCATATCCAGACTGTACCGAACCATTCGTTGTTCCACGTATACCAGTTCCAGTGACTGAGTCGCCACACCCACCTACTGCGCTGTAGAATGCCGCACCTCCGCCTGCGCCAACAATCACGAGAGGTGTTGAACTATTAAAAATACCAGAATATCCACCGCCACCACCGCCACCTGTCCAGCCGCCGACTGATCCAACACCACCACCTCCAAATGCAGACGTTCCATTCACAGTTCCTCCTTGTCCTACGATAACTGTAAGAGAGGAACTCGGTGTTACAGAGAGTACACCCTGTAAGTATGCACCTGCTCCACCGACTCCAGAATATCCACCTGCGCCGCCAGCGCCCCACATATAGACTGTTATACTCGTTGTTCTAGAAGGAACTGCGAATGTCTGGTTCGCACCTGTGTAGGCGAACGCTTGTGTGTAAGAAACGAGGGGGGCGGGGGGTGGTAGGACGCGAATCTTCTGCCTCACCGTGGGCGTCGGTGCCGCGACCGTTCCATACACAGTTGTTGTGAGGCCAGGGTGGCCGACGGGGAGGTTGCTGGTGAGACCCCACTTCTGAGCGAGATAGGACTCGACGGTTTGACGATTAGTTTGGCTGAGAACTGAGTTATAAATGAGAACTTCAGCGAGATATCCTGTAGTGCCGCTAGCATAATGTCCAATATTGTAACGCACGCTTCCACCAGAAGAGGAAACTGTGGTGGATGCCACTTGAGTTCCATTAAAATAAAGAACTGAGGTTGTACTACCCGAAACGGACACAGTTCCTCCGTAAATTGTATATTTACTTGTGGTGAGACTATTTGTAGACCAGTTTGCGAGAACTTCATCTGTAACACCTGTTCTTCCAATTCCAACATTATTTGAAGGCGCTGCGTAAAAGAATGCGAATGGTCCGACTGCCACCGGCTCACCATAGGGTGTGAATGTATTATTCAGATAGATACAGAAAACTGTTTGTGCTGAAACACTAATTCCTGTATATGTCATAGTCTTTCCTGTAAAATAGAGGGTGTTAAGTCCATTCAGAGTTCCTCCAGTCGTTGGTTGAGAACCAGAAGAGGCTTGTATAACACTGTTTCCGCTCCCTGATTTGTCGGTCCACTGACTTACATTTGCTCCATTCAGCGTCATACTTGTTAAATCAGCAGCATCTAACCACATTACGCATCCCGCTATAGATGTCGGCACGAAATTTGTAAATGTCGCGGCCCTCGGTATCGTGCGGATTTTCTGTCTCGGCGGCGCGAGTGTCGGCGTTACAAATATGGTCGTGGTTAGACCAAGATGGCCTGCTGCTAGCGATGCAGTAAGACCCCACTTCTGGGCCAAGTAGCCCTCGATAGTCTGTTGTTGTGTGTTAGTGAGAGTTGCATTATAGAAGATAATTTCATAAATGTTACCGATATACCCATACGTAGTGCCAAACCCAATACCCACGTTAGGATTTGTCCAGGTTGTAAGGGTTGCTGAAAAACTTTGGCTTGTTGAGAGAGAACCACCGTTTATAGAAGTGGAACGTGTACTACCTGTATAAGTATAACGATTGAGTTTTGTAGGCTCAGAAGCGCCAGCATATGAAGGTATAGTTACTTGACAATCGGTTATATTTGCTGTTGTATGATGTGACACATTCGTGGCATTATATCCTAAAATAAGAGCTGTATTTCCACTCCCCACACCATATCCACCAATAAAAAACATTACATTGGCCGAAGCACGCCTCTCAACTACAAAAATGTTATAAACAGGAGTTGTTGCTGCGAGAGCGGTGGGTATGTTCAAATACTGGCTTCCTGTAAAAACAACGGCGTTAGAGGTTGAAGAATACGTCGGCTGGTTACCGGTTGTTGACTGGGTTATATGCCTCGCATTTCCTGATTTATCACTCCATTGGCTCACTGTTCCGCCACCTTGTGTGAGTGTCGTGGCGTCGGCGCCGTCGAGCCACAAGGAACATCCAGCAATGCTAGTCGGCAAGAAGGTGGTCGTCGTGGTTGTGGTTTTTGGTATTGAAACAAACTTTGTCCTGTTGGACATCCTCTCTTATAGGAGCTTTGATTAGGCGAAACTTAAGCGAAATCCGGGTTCCAAGCCTTCCCGCTCTCACCCGCCAAAACAGATCGCAAGAACCAATTATCCGCCACCTCACCCTTCGCCATTGGAGTATAGTAAGCATCACCGAAATCAATAATCCAGACCTTACCCATTTTGTCTTCCATGAAATTGTACGGGGTGATATCTACATACTCAATACCCTCTCGCTCAAAGAGAATTGTTAAGATATTCTCAATGTTAATCCAGATCAAATCGGGTATCTCTGCAGGATCATCCGTATAGATATCCGCAAGGGAGAGACCCTCAACCGAGTCCATCAGAGCTACGTTCCCATCTACTCTCTGTATCTTTGGTGCAAATCCATAATTTGCAGCAATATCCTGCAACTCGGCCTCTAAAGGCGTTTTAATTACTTTGGTGAACATACTCACTTCTATATGGGCCGCCTTTCAATTTTATCCTGTTCCTTCATAGATTCGCAAAACCTCTGCGGCTGTTAATGCACGATTATAGAAGCGAATTTCTCCTAAATATGCACCATATCCAGGACCACCTGTTATTGAATCTGCAGTTTGATTATATCCAATACTAAAAGAGCCATTCACTGCATTTAATCCCGAATTTCCTGTTTGAACCTGTGTACCATTTAAGTATGTAGTCCATGTGGTTCCATTGTATGTACTTGTACAGAAATACCAGACACCTGTTGTGAGTCCAGAAGTAAGAAAACTATATCCATATATACAAGAAGGCCCACCGTATAAAGTATCAAGATAGGTTGCAAAATCTTCACCAGGACATCCGCCACCAGAACCCCAGGACAACCATCGTTGCTGTCCTGATGGTTTCAATCCTGTAAAATAGACCCATGATGACATTGAATGGGCTGTTACATTCATATTGGAAGGAATCGGAATACTTCCAACCTGTGTAGAAGTTTGGAGAGAAAGAGCGAAACCTGTATAAGAACCATAGGTGACGGAGGCACGGGAAGGTGATCCTCCAATCGTTATATTATTTCCACCCACGGAATCAATCACAGTTGAACCCGAAGATTCATTCAATAGCCAACGCGAGACTAAGCCATTTGAAATAAGAACAAGTCTAGGAGGAGGTGGAATCTCTGTTAGAGAGAAAGGTACACGAGTTCCTGGGAAAGGTGTGATTCTGAATACAGGAGGTTGTGAGACACTATAGTTGGTTGTGAGACCAGGGTGGCCTGCTGGGAGAGATGCTGTAAGACCCCATTTTTGGGCGAGGTAGCCTTCAACCTTTTGACGGTTCTCCGTAGAGAGTTGAACATTATAATACAAAACTTCAGCATAATATCCATTCCATACAAAATAATCACTTGTATTTGTATTGACGCCTAATCCATAGGATGTTATATTAAAATTACCAGTTTGACCTGTGTTTAGAGAAGAAGGGCTCAATGTTCCATTCACGCCCATAAATTCGGTCGCTCCATTGTGGGAAGATTGAACTAAGAAAGGAGAACTATATGCTGGAAATCCGACATTCAAATACTGACTGCTGCGACCGATTGCAACAGCTTGACTTCCTGAATACCGAATGATCGCGAATGTCGTAGTTGAATCATTAAAATCATGTTCTCCTGGACGACCGAGAGATAGAGGACGAGGCCATACACCCGAACTAGAATCAATTGAAATAACTGCAAATGCGTGTAGTTGAGTACCTGTATTTGGTGTAGCAAAGGGGCCTGTAAAATATCCACCTGACATTGAAATTGCAGATAATCCGTTAATTGCAGACGATACAAGTGTAGATGTTCCAGATCTAGCCGTTGTCGTATTTCCATTACCAGATTTATCTTTCCATACGGTTACTGTTGAGCCACTGAGTGTCATCGAAGCAGAACTTGTATCGGCTGCGTCCATCCAGAGCTGGCAGCCCGCAATCGATGTGGGCACAAACCCAACATTTATAAGCTGCCCAGGATTGCCTGTGATTGCCGGCATCTATCCTGTACTGTTATAAATTTGGCTAACTTCTGATGCCGATAGAACACGTCCAAAAAAGGCGAACTGTCGCACATAACCATTAGGAGCACGTGCTCCCCAGTCACCTGAACGCCCCAAATAAAAGTATCCTCTGGTTGAAATACTTGAACCTGTTCCTGTCGCTGTGGATGCAAGACTTCCATTTATGTAGAGTTGCTGCACATATGTAGTTTGATTGATTGTAATAGCAATATGTGTCCACGCACCGACGCCATTTGTTGTTCCACTAGGCCGATTAAACCATTGTGTCGGCATTGCAGTATAAATTGTAATAGATGAATTATCTATATCGGCTTGAAGAACAGCATTCGCATTTGTACCAGTTGATAGATCTAAGCCAGCGATTGAAAGAGAGGTATAAGACCCTGAATCGGCGGGATACATCCAATAACAGAGTGTAAGTGTATTCTGATTCACATAGGGTAGTCTAAAATAGTTATTAGGGTTATTCGTGAAATATGCAGTTTGCTTTCCACCAATAGTTGTATAGGATACAGTTCCAACCGTTGTCACTGTTTGCGGCAATGTACCTATGTCCGTTGAATTTGTGGCAAGAGGAAGATAGGTAAGTGCGGATGATATGAGAGGAGGTGTATAAAAAAACACCTGTGGCTGCGCCGTCCGAAATCCGCTGTTCAGAAGATGGGGTCCCCAGTAGGCGAGAGAGCTTGAGACACTGAGTCCAACCGTTGATCCGAGCCTCTGAGATTTATAAATTTGGGTGTTAACACCTGGGTGACCCTCTGGAAGAGATGCAGTGATACCCCATTTTTGGGCGAGATAGCCTTCCACTTGTTGAACTTGCGCTGGAATGAGCGATGCGTTATATTCAATCATTTCGCCTAAACGGAAGGTGGCTGCAAATCCACCTGTACTACCACCAATAAAATGCGTGTTGTCTGCAGATATACTAGATGCACTTGATTGATTCGCGAAAGTTCCTGGACCCGTTCCATTCACATTGAATTGAGTATTTGCATTTCCAGCATAAGTGATTGAGATGATAAAGGGAGATCCAATAGGAATTGTTCCAGAAAATTGTATATACGCGACATTTTGATCAGATAAGACAAGAGTATTCGATGTATAATGCTGTAGTTCCCATCCACGACCACCTGATGGCCAAATATAAGCACCATCATTTGAAACGCTGGTCAATACCATAAAGAATGTTCGGTTCGTTGTGCTCTGTGTTACATTCATCGCCATAATATTTGCACCCGCATTAAAATAAAAGGCTGGAAGTCCATTAATAGAAGAAAGAGTTGGACCTGAACCTTTCTCTGCAGTTGTAACGGCTCCTAGAGCTTTATCTCTCCATGCAGAGATAGTTCCTCCTGTATTCGTATAAGTTGAAGCATCCGCTGCATCCAACCAGAGAACACAATTTGGTATACTCGTTGGTAAATATGGAATAGTGATTAGTTCTATCAAATTCAAAGTGTTGACCTTCATAGTTGCAGTTGATATACGTATGCTCTCTGTGTTTGTTGCCATAATAGTACTTGCAGTGTAGTAGGGTGCTTGCGTGCTCGCTCCTATATACCATTTCCTTTGCGGCCCATTTGCAGTTAGTTTCATAAAGCCGTAGGGAGTTGTAAGAGATTGTGTTGTAGTCCCGTCTTCAAATGTATCTCCACCATTTGTGCTAATGAAGCACGGGGAGACACCGCATGATCCTGTTGAGTCCTTAATCGTGATTGTTCTTCCTGGTATCTGGGTGCTAAGAGGAAGAACAACTGTTCCTGACCTTACACTTGTATTGGCCAGGACTAAATCTGTTGCAAGTCCTATGTTGGACATCTTATACTATATTTAGAACGTAAAGTTCTGGATATTCATCGCACTTGTTCCAGCGATCACAAAATTATTATAATAGAGGATGGAGGAGTATTGATAGATATTACCCATAGGGTTATTGGCGAGTTGATCCTGGAATTGAACTGTAGAAACAGTTATTTGTGATGTACTAATCTTAATTGTCTGGAAAGTACTCGTAATAAGAGAACCAGTGAGTGAAGTGAGTGTACTTCCGAATTTTGAATCGAAACCGATACTTGAAACGAAACCTATTGTACCGAGGCCCACAATGGAGGATGCGAGTTCAATTGGATCAATCATGGTGGAAATGTAATCATTTAGACCAATCACTGTGGAATTCATGATATTGGTGAGGCCGATTGAAGAGACGAAACCGATTGTACCGAGTCCAGTGATTGTGGAGGCAAGTTCTATCGGATCAATCATAGTGGAAATATTACTGGTGATTCCAAGCATCGAGGATTGAAATTGCGAGGATGAAATATATCCTGCTGAGCCAAGACCGATCACAGTACTTTGAAGATTTGTTGAATAGTTATTTGAAAGAATAGGAATAAAAAAGTTAGAGGTATTACTCGTAAAAAGAGCGATAGTAGAAATACCTGCTACATTTTGCAACTGCGAACCATCTGCACGAATGGATGAAGCGACAATTTGTAGAGAACTTATGGAGTAAATCGTTGCTGTAGATGCTAAAAGAATATTTGTTACAGTTGAGATGGAGCTAATCGACGTAGTTACGATATCTCCTAAATTGATTGAACCCGTTCCTGTTCCAATTGTAAGTGCATTCACTTGCAGAGAGGAAACGGATCCCTGGAGTGAATAGAAGAATGCAGAGGATAGGGTTGAAACAGTGAGTGTGGAAATGTTTGCAATTCCAGTAACGCGCATTGAAGAAATGTTGGCATTACTGAGAGACGATAGAAGTTGTGTTGAAGAAACATAGCCTACTGTTGCAAGCCCAATTACAGTACTCTGCATCCTGGATTCAAGATGTGTTGTGGAGACCAGATTCAGAATATTCTGGGTGGAGATGAGGTTCAAGAGGTTCTGCGTGGATACTAGATTCAAGAGGTTATTTGTGGATACTAGATTTACCAAGTTTGGAGTGCTCACCAGATTCAAGAGGTTTTGAGTAGATACAAGGTTCAAGAGGTTGTTTGTGGATACTAGATTCACCAAATTGGGTGTGCTTACAAGGCCAAGAAGATTCTGGGTGGATACTAGGTTCAAAAGGTTGTTTGTGGAGACTAGATTCACCAAATTGGGTGTGCTTACAAGGTTCAAGAGATTCTGGGTGCTCACCAGGTTCAAGAGGTTGTTCGTAGAAACTAGATTTACTAAGTTGGGTGTGCTCACCAGGCCAAGAAGGTTCTGCGTGGATACTAGGTTCAAGAGATTGTTGGTGGAAACCAAATTTACCAAATTGGGTGTGCTGACAAGGTTCAAGAGGTTGTTTGTGGACACTAGATTCACTAAGTTAGGTGTGCTCACAAGGCCCAGGAGATTATTCGTGGATACTAGATTTAAGAGGTTGGGAGTGCTCACTAGGCCCAGAAGGTTCTGGGTGGAAACCAAACCAATAAGATTTGCAGTAGAAACATGTCCTACTAAATTGGCTGTCGACACGTATCCAGCAGATCCCAGACCCGCTATAGTAGAAAGTAATTGGCTACTCGAAATGTATGTAGCAGATCCGAGCCCCGCAACAGTTGAAATAAGTTGTGTGCTTGAAAGATACGATGCATTTCCCAGACCCGCGACCGTGGAGGTGAGTGAATCCGCAGGTATGATAGTACCAAAGGTCGTACGAAGAAATGAATAGGTATTTCCCTCATAATAGGTTCTGATCGTAGCAGAGGAGGAGTCCGCGTTACTGGCAAAGATCTTCAGAACAACTGTAGTACCAGGAGGTGTCTGCGTATAGGGGACTGCAAGTGAAATAGGATATTCCGTAATGGCGGCAACAGGCCCATATAAATCCGTCGGCGTTGTTATTGTCGTAGCCACAAGAGTCTCTACACCACCAGACCGTGCATAGAGAGACATGTAGAGATATGTGTTGGGATTTGTGGAATCTGCGAATACAGCGAGATTCCAGATACCATTCGGTATAAAAGGTGTCATCGTATCATCCGTTTGAAACTGAGAGATTGCTTGTGAGGTTCCAGCGGCCACAGTATTTGTAAGAGTGGTTGCAGAGGCACCTGTTGTAGTGGTGTCGAGTGTTTTATAGGGACTTGTTGTAATACTGTAGTTCAAATAGAGAACCGCACCATAGTAATTGTTTCCAGCGAGACCAATTTGTGAACTGATATAAGTCTCAAATCCTGAAGTTGTTGATAAGAGCTGTGCTGAAGAGATGTAATTAATGGAACCAAGTCCTGCAACTGTGCTCTGTAACATTGAGTATAGGTGTGGTGTGGAGACGAGGTTTTGGAGATTTTGAGTTGATACAAGATTCAAGAGATTGTTTGTAGAAACTAGATTCAGTAAATTAGGAGTGCTCACAAGGCCTAGAAGATTCTGGGTGCTCACCAGATTCACTAGGTTAGGAGTGCTCACAAGACCTAGGAGATTCTGGGTGCTCACCAGATTCAGTAAGTTAGGAGTGCTCACAAGACCTAGGAGATTCTGGGTGCTCACCAGATTCAGTAAGTTAGGAGTGCTCACAAGACCTAGGAGATTCTGGGTGCTCACCAGATTCAGTAAGTTAGGAGTGCTCACAAGGCCTAGAAGATTCTGAGTGCTTACCAGGTTCAGTAAGTTAGGAGTGCTCACGAGACCCACGAGGTTTGCAGTGGATACATATCCTGCAGAACCAAGTCCAATCACAGTAGAAAAGAGGGGGCCTCCAACAGTGGCTCCATTGATGGAAGAAACCGTTAGGCTTGAGCCACTAAATAGACCAGTGATCACTGAAGAAAAATTACCTGACTGTGCAACAGTGATGGTGGAGAAAGTACTTGTACCACTCTGAAAATTCGCTAATGAAGACAAGAGTTGTGATGAAGAAATATATCCTGCCGACCCGAGGCCAATCACAGTGGAAAAAAGCGGGCCTCCAACAGTGGTTCCATTGATGGAAGAGACTGTTAGGCTTGAACCACTGAAAAGGCCAGTAATCACTGAAGAAAAATCACCCGCCTGTGCAACGGTGATGGTGGAAAAAGTACTCGTACCACTCTTGAAATTTGCCAGCGAAGAAAGAAGTTGTGAAGAGGAAATGAAGCCCGCGGATCCTAGGCCAGCCACTGTGCTGATGATAGCACTACTGAAGTAATTACTTGTATTGCTGGTAAAGACTGCAGCCGTGGAAACACCTGCGAGGTTTTGAAGCTGGGAACCATCACCCCTCAAGCTCGATACGAATAGCTGTTGGGTACTTATTGTGTAGGCATTGAGAATTCCCGTGCTTACTGTTTTATATGAAACAGCATTGAGACTTGTCCCACCAATTGTGTACCAGTATCCAGGTTGGCCAGCCAAAAGCTGTGTAATTTCATTTGGATTCGTGAAAACTTTAGAGGTTGTTCCATCTTCGAACACATCAGGACTTTGTGTCAGGACTGTGATTGTTGATAAAAAAGATGCTTTACCGTACACATCTTTCATAGTAAGAACACGATATGGGATGTCTGTTGTTTTGGGGAGTGTGAGAACATATGGAGCTCTTCTAACATCCATAAGAGCCACACTTGTTGCTGTGCTCATTGTACCAGACATGGTAGTCTCTTCTTTTTTGGCTCAATATAAAATACTGGTGAGTCTAAAAAATAAAGAAGCAAAGATGCTTATTTATTTTTTACTAACTATAAATTCTAAGAGGCTCCATATATTTGAGAAAACATAGTTAGAGCACCTCCTATGGCAGTGTTATTGAAATATAAAATACTACTCTTCTGATACAAGGTTCCATTTGCATTTCCAAGAAGAGAATCCTGAAATGTGAGTGCAGTTGTTTGGATACTGCTTGTCTGAATTGAAGAACCCAGTGTTTCATAAATACCTTTTGTTGTACTTGTTATGTTAAAAGAGAATCCCCTCACCGTAGATTGAAGAGAGAGTGAAGAGATATATCCGATTGAACCAAGACCTGTTACAGTGGAAGGGATTGCATCCTCTTGTGAAATAAAGCCAAAAGAGGTTCTCACATGCGAATATGTGGATCCTTCATAATGTGTGCGGACCATGGAGGACCAATCGGGATCCGAGTTGCTTGCATAGACTTTCATCACAACCGAGCTTGCAGCATCCAAATCCGTTAAAGGAACATTCATTACAATCGAGTAGAGTATCGGTGTAAAACTTATTTGAAGAGGGGTTGGAGATGCGCTCGTCGTAGCAATCAGAGTTTCTGTACTGCCAATACGTGAATAAAGAGAAATATAGAGAGAATTTGTTGCAGTATTTGTATCTGCATAGAGATTGAAAGACCAAAATCCTGCTGGGATTGAAGAGGGAGTAGTAAAATTAGTTTGAAACTGTGAAATTGGAGTGACCGATGCGGGTGATAGAGAATTTAAGATACTTGTTGGTGCACGAGTGGTGCCAGCAAGTTCCATAGCCTTATAAGGAGTCGCCGTCACACTATAATTCAAGTAAAAGTATGTCGCATAATACACAGATGTTCCTCCACCTCCTCCACTACTATATCCTGGTGGACTAACAATGGATGCATATGGAATATTTGAGAGACCACTGCCATCGCCATAGAGTACACCGTTTACAGTTACACGTTTATTACCAGTATCCACTGTAAGAATGGATGAAAGAGTATTTATGGCGGTAACGAAACCTCCTGCATTTCGTGTCGCCATCGACGCGGGCCCAATAAAAAGTGTAGAGGCCTGTTGAAGATCGGGAATGAACGAGACCTTTTCTTGAATCACGCGATTACCTTGTCCAAAATAAATACGATCATTTCTTATAAAAACTTTATTAGACGACATGGTTATCTAACCCCTATCCTATTAATCTAAAAAGAAACTCTAGACTTTTACGATCTCAAGAGGCACATTACCATACATAGATGCAATTTGGCTAAAAGAAGAATCAAAACTGCCGAGGATCTTCTTGCACTTTGAAAGCGCGATGAAATCGGCGAGTGCACTCTTCATACCGAGACGGGTCATTCGTGAGAGGCTAGTGGCTGGAAACCAGAGTCTGGTGGCGCCGAACTCTTCAAGAAGACGTGTCTTTTCAGTTAAACTGTCTGTAGCCACTACAAAGCATGTCTCCTCTGGTAGGGCCTTCATTGTATTAATAAAGGCATCAATCGTAGAGAATTTCTTCGCCTTTGTGTGATCACCACGTCGAATGTGTACACCGATAGGGTCCAAGAAAGGGGCTATTGGTACGGGCTCAACGGGGCGTACTGCACGAAGGTGCTTGAGCCATCTTGCAGGGTCTTTCTGATAGAAATGTCCATACGATCGGATCTGGAGAGGGCGCTCCGAGGGTGCAAGTGCCAAGTATCGTTCAAGGTCTTCCGGTGAGAGGAGTTCGACGGATCTTCCCTCAAGAGGCCCCATATCTATACGAACCCATCGTGGAATAGAGGCCATGTTAAATAGCTCTTGAAATGGAATCATACATGCAGGGTCATTTGCAGACCAGATCACATGCAAATTCAAATCGAGATCTTCTGCGAGACAAATTCCAGAAATAAGAGAACGTATCCGGTTCGCCATGCCCGCTACAACTTCAAGTGTAAGGCTCATCCTAAAATTTAAAGTGGCGGCGGCTTAAGTAATTATTTCTAACAATCAATTACTTCATACGCACTGAAAACTCTACGCTCAATTCTTTCTTCGTATGCCACGAATTCTTCTGTGAAGGGTGCCTTCTATATGCTGTCTGAGAGCCGTGTTGAGAAACTGATGTACACATGGACTATGAATTTACCTTCTGTAAGGCCACATTATGCAGTAAAATGCAATCCTGAACCCAAACTTATCAACATGATGAGAGACTCGGTAGCAGGATTCGATTGTGCGAGCCAGAGGGAACTCTCCATAATGAATACAAAGGGTCATTTCCGCGATGCAATTATCTATGCAAATCCCTGCAAATCTGAGAGGGATATTGAATATGCAAAAGAAATGGGCCACCCGCTCACAGTTGTCGACAGCGTTGAAGAAGTAGAGAAGCTTCGCTCGACGAAGTACCAAGGAGGTGCGTTAATTCGAATCAAAGTAGATGATTCACAGAGTACAATGCCATTCGGGGCAAAGTTCGGGGCCGCAGACGAAGCGGTCTCGAAGATTGGCTCGGAAGCCCTGAGGATGGGTATTGCACTGAAGGGAATCAGTTTCCACGTGGGCTCCGGTTGTTTCAGCTCACGTGCGCATTACAATGCTATCATAAACTCTGTACTGCATTGTAAAACACTTAGAGGGCAGGGCCATCCTGTCGAGATGGTCGATATTGGAGGCGGATTTCTTCCTGATCGGGATGATTTCTCCCTGAAGGCCGCATCCATTCGGGATGCAATTCGTAAGAGCTCTGGAGAAAAGCTCCGGTTTATTGCCGAACCCGGTCGCTTCTTTGCCACCGATTCACATGATCTCTTCGTCCAGGTGATTGGTAAGAAGGAAGGTACGCGTGGCTGGAGGTACACACTGGATGAGAGTCTCTATGGCCAATTCACAAACATCCTCTTTGATCACCAGACACCTCGGTGGGTTCGCATCTCCACAGAGGGAGAGAAGAAGAGGAAACGGGGTCCAGGAATCCTCTTTGGCCGCACATGCGACAGCCTTGATGTGATTGCGCGGTCCGATTCCATGGAAGAGTTGGAGGTCGGCGATTGGCTCTGGTTTCCGAGCATGGGTGCGTACACGACGGCGACCGCATCAGAGTTCAATGGGTTCCCGAAGCCGCCGACGTTCCTCGATACAGAGGAACAACTTCCTACCCTGGGAAGTATACCCATGAATACGTCTGTCGATAAGATCGAGTACGTGAAGCATGTCTCTGCCGAGTCGATGCTACGCTAATAAAATTGAAACGCGGCGCTGCGCTATTTTTCGCATACAGTACAAATGGCGAACACCTGCAGCATTTGCCTTGAGAATTACACAGCGCTCCTCCGTGCAAAAGTAACATGTCCCTACTGTCCCTCTCACTCGTGCCGCGGTTGTGTGCAGCGCTATCTTCTAACGAGTTACGATGATCCCCATTGCATGGGGTGTCGCAAGGCGTGGAATCGCGAGTTCATTGATACGCATCTCACGAAGACCTTCCGCAGCGGAACTCTTCGCAAGCACCGTGCGAAGATCCTCTGTGATCGCGAGAAGGCGCTTCTTCCCGCCATGCAGGTCTTTGTACAAGCAACAATTTCTCTTCGTGAAGTGCGAAAGGAAATCAGCGTACTCTATCGCGAAGATACAACCCTTCTTACAAAGAGAAATCAGTTAATTACCCAGCGCGATGGCCTTATTCGAGCGTATCGTGCCGAGAAGAGTGTGGATGCGCGTGAAAAGATCAAGGAAACACTGGTAAAGACGAATGGATACGAACTCGCAGAGATCAATGCAACACGTGATATCTTGAACATTCAGCTTTCAGATATGAATACACAGGTCATCCGGTTCAGCAATATTCTTGCGGGGCGCGGTGATACCACAGAGAGGATCGAGAGCCGTGAGTTCATCCAGCGCTGTCCTGCAGAGGGTTGTCGCGGCTATCTCTCCACTGCCTACAAGTGCGGAACCTGCTCGAAGTATGCGTGCTCAGAGTGTCTGGAGGTGAAGGGACTTGTGCGCGATGTCGAGCACACCTGCAAGGAGGATGCAAAGGCCACTGCGGCCCTCATTCGCCGTGAGACGAAGCCGTGCCCAAAGTGCGGTGTTCGTATCTATAAGATCGACGGCTGCGATCAAATGTGGTGCACACAAGAGGGTTGCCAGACGGCATTCTCATGGACCACGGGTCGTGTCGTAACAGGTACCATCCACAATCCGCACTACTACGAGTTCCTCCGGCAGAGGGGAGGCGGGGCACCTCCGAGGGAGGCTGGAGACATTCCCTGCGGAGGTGTTCCAACCACTTATGTCTTCACGCGAATGATTGCTGCGACCCCACTCGCTCCTGCAGAAAAGACAATCATCTACAACTTTCACCGCTGCATCAATGATATTGTGAACGCGCGACTTCCCGATTATCAGCAGAGGCGCCCTGCAAATGCCAATATGGACATCAACATTCACTATCTCATGAACGAGATTGATGAGGATACCTGGAAGAAAACGCTGGAGCAACGGGAGACACGGTTCGAGAGGAAGAAGGAGATTGGCCAGATTCTCCAGATGTTCGGCCACGTGGGCGCGGAGTTTCTGAGGGCTCTCGAGCAGGCGGGGGTGCGCGGGGCGGCAGCTGTCTGGACCGCACAAGTGAAGGATCAGGTTCTTGATCTTCGGACCTACACGAACAAGAGCTTGGTGGATCTCGGTAAGAGAATGATGTGCGCCTTTCCGCAGATTGATAAGGATTGGTTCTATATCCCACCGAGGAAGGAGGCGGTGAATGATAATCCTCCTGCCCCTGCTCCTGCACCACTTGCAGCCGCTGCAGCAGGTGCAACAGAGGCAGCGGCGGCCGCACTACTACAAGCCCGTGCAGAGGCAGTCCGTAGAGAATAAAGAATCTAAACGCCAAAGACCCTATCTTAACAAGATGGACTTTATACAAAATATTCCTTGTCTTATGATCCATCGATCGGAAGATAAGGAACGAGAAGCCGGTATGCGTCTTTTTGAATCTGCAATCCAGCGAAAACTTCAGATTATCCGTGGACTCGATGGAAACGATTTTGTTAAAGTCGGCTTTCCTACGAAGCATCCGCGGAACAAAGAACCCACGACCCCTGGAAATATTGGATGCACTCTCAGCCACATTTACGTGCTAGAGGCTTTTCTGAAATTAGAAGCTAAGTATATGCTCATTTTAGAAGATGATGTTGAATACAAATCAAGCTTTTTTAAGTATATTGAAGATTCATTCAAGATTACACCTGAATGGGATATTCTTTTCTTAGGCGTAAATGAAATTGTGGATTCTACTGAAACGTCGAATCCTGCAATTCGCCGCGTAACCCGTTTCTGGGGAACGCACGCTGTAGTTCTCAGCAGAAAAGCCGTTACCAAGATCTGTGAAGAATTCAAGACCTCTGTGAAGGACGGATTTGCGCTTCCAGCCGATTGGCTCTATTCGCACACGATCAAGGAGCACGGCCTCGTGGCCTATTGTCCCACTGAGCCACGCACCTTTGTCCAACAGAAAGAGGGGCTTGTCTCCACTTGCACTGGAAATGTGCGGAAGTATTAACGTCGTGACTAAAAATTAAGGAAACTCTGGTTTCCTTAATTTTTATGTCGAACGACGAACTAACCGATGACTAAGAAAGCTCTTTGAGCTTTCTTAATTTTAAGTTAATATGGTAGTAAGGATGAAGAGTTCTCCTAGCACCCTCTGCATTGCCATACTTATTCTTCTAATGGCTCTCGCGTATTCGCATACCATTCTTTCGGAGGGATTTTTAACACCCTGTAGAAAAGGCGTATGCCCGGCCGGTGCAACCTGTTCTAAGGGATATTGTTATAGATTAAAGGCGTGCACAATGAAGAGGTGTAGATTTAATAGTGAATGCACCACAAAGCCAGAGTATTGTAGATCTGGAGCGTGTCGCGTGGAGGGCCCCTGTCCTTATCTAAGTGCCATCTAAATGCCAAGCAGATCCTTTCCCCAAGATATCATATCGATTATCGTATCTTGAGACAACTGCTTTTTGTACATCCTGAAATCGAAGAGGCGGCCAGCGAACAGATCGTCCCGTAGTTCATACGTGCTCGTATCATTTGTCCAGTTCGATTTAGCAAAGTAGTTGTTCGAGGTCATTGTAGCCTGTGGTAAGAAACCAGACGGTTGCGTGAAGACCAGTTTTCCATTTATGAAGACACCAATGTCAGGGCGTGTAGCATCTCCCGTAAGAGCCGTTACAGCAATATGTGTCCACTTTTTCACCGGAAGAACACCGTTGATCTTAATGGACATCTTCCTCTGCCTGCTGTCCCAGACCTCGTAGATAAGAGTTCCTACATCGGAAGGGCCCGTGGGCCGTGGAAGCTCCACTGAGCTCGGAGGAAGACGACGTGCCGTTACTTCGGGCATAATGCTATCGCATTCATCCACATTTCCAGCCGTTGTTCTCATAAGTTCCTGAGGAGACATCTCGGGTACTTGTTGAGCTCCCGAAGGGCCAGTGGGAAGTGTGTTATCTCCACCGCAGAGAAGAGGCCGCAGTTCTCCTCCACCTCCTATCTGCGGATCACCCTTTCCAAGAAGTCCAAGAAACACATTGTTCTTACCGGGCCCATCTCCGAAATCAAAGAAATGTGCATTGTTCGTGAACTGATCGAAATAGACCCAGATGGAAAAGGATCGTACACTCCGTAGTGGTACAACAGTTCCGAGAGTTAAGTCGGCAATATCTCCAATCCGGATGAACTGGCGAACCCCATCGAATCTCACACCCTCTGTGGTTTTCTGGTTAGGTTTCTCATCAATAATATCATCAATCTGAGAGCGTAACCTCTTTAAGGAAGCCGCTGCAACCTCAGCTGCTAGCTTCGTTTCCTGTGTGGGCGACAAGGATGCCGTGGCTGCCGCATCCGCAGCCTTCTTCTCTGCAGCCTCAATGGCGATCGGCCCCGTTTGAAGAGTTTTAATCGCCGCCGCCTCTGCAGCGATATCTGCAAGTGTAGGCTCCCTCGGCCCCTCGATATATGCATTTTGTGTGTAGACCGTAACATTCTTCACATAATCGAGCATATCATCTCTGAAACGGAGCCAAATCACACACCCATCGTAGTACGACAGCAGCCTCGTAATCGCCTCGGGAGGGTTTGCATCCACAATCTCTTTCGTTGAAAATCCTAGATCACCTGCGCGCAGACAATAAGGAAGATAGACCCCCTCATTTCCTTTCAGGATACGGCAGTACGAGGCATATCCATCCGTTTTACTCACGATCATATAGTCATCACGGCTCACTTTCAGAGGATTGTCCCTGTCATTTACCGATTTCGTTCTGAAGGCAACCGATGAAATATTGTCTGAACCACCGAGGGCGCATGCAAAAAACATATCTCCTTCATCTCTCCCTTTAGGGATCACCATACGACAGAAGTCCTGCTTCGCACCGAGGCGCTGGACATCTGCATAGTCGCCAAAGTATCTTCTATCCCGTGTATATCCAGGATCATCTTTGTTATACGTGATATCACCTCTCTTGGGAAATTTTGTTGCAAAATAGGAATTCTTTGGAACAACCGGTACAAGAGAATCAAATCCTTCTTTTAGTTTTTCTGGAAATATTAATTCTAAAATTAATACTCCCACCAAGAGGATAAGTCCTATGAAGACTGCTCCGGGCATCTAACTATCGGGTGGATATGATTTGTGATCGCGCATACCGCGAATGCGCCAATATCTTTCATAGATATAGAAGATGGAAAGGGCCTATACATTAGAAGGTGGTCGCCTTCTTGCCCAGGGGACCTATGGATGTGTCTTTGATCCACCCCTCCGCTGCAATGGAAAAAAAGTATCTGTAAAAGGAACTCTTGGAAAAATCACAGAGCCCGTTGATTTCTTGGCAGAAAAGGAGGCCGCAGAGGTTCTGGGTACCCTCTCCGTTGCAAAAAAGTATTTCATTTTACCGGATCTGAAAAGTATCTGCTATCCCACGAAAAAACAAACAGAGCCCCAACTTTCTCTTTGCAAGCCGATCAAAGTGAAGCCGCTCGAGTCCTTTGTTCAGTTTGAAATGGCCTATGGCGGAAACACATTGTATCAACGATTATCGGATAGTCGCTTTAAAACTCCCGCCGCCTTTTTTCAACTTGTACAGGAACTTCTTGAAGCGGGGGCTTACATGGCGGCGAAATCGTTTGTTCATTATGATATTCAAAATACGAACTTGGTTCTCGATGAAAATAACCATATTCGCCTCATTGATTTTGGTCAGAGCTTTTACATTAAAACATTCACAAAAGAGACTCTTGCCATGAAAATAAAGGTGTATATTCCCGAATACAATGGAGAGGCTCCTGAATCCACCGTGATTAGTGGGATTTTAGATGGAGTTCCTGCACGGGTTGCTATTCGAGACTTAGTTCGAGGAAAGCCTTCTCTGCAACTTGCCGACTCTCTTCTTGGTCTACGCGCCAAGGACCAGGAAAGAGATCTGCGAGAGTTCTGGAAAACGAGTCATTCTGTGAAGAATAAGGATTTCGTGGAGTTTTTCAAGTTGTATTGGCCCGGGTTTGATGCATTCATGATCGGGGCAAACATTATCATGTGCATGTATCGGTTCATGATGATTCCTTCCTTTACCGAAAGCAAAGAATGGAGGGATAAATCGGGTCGCCTCTATGAGCTGTTGCGCGGGCTGCTACAAGCAAGTCCGCGTAAACGTATTGATGCCATTGAGGCACTTCATATCTATGATCCTACGAACGCTTGGTTCTCTGAGTACGGCGTTTCTTGGATTTCCGAGAAGGCCGCGCAGCGCGTTTAAGACCTGCACTTGTGCGTCTTGCGTGTCTTGTGCGTCTTGCGTGTCTTGCACGTCTTGAACCACCTCCCTGCACATACAGAGGCTCCACACGGCTCACGCACATGTACGAGCAAAACACATTGTAATTCAAATATCCATTCTTGTTCAACCAATTGTTATCGCAGAGCTTAGGATCCCAGATCGGGCGATCACTTGCATCTAAATTTGTAACTTTCTGTGCTCCCCCCTTCTGAGACCACCAGCCCAATGAATCCTGCCGAAGAAAATGATAATCTTCATCGGCATCAATAATCAGGGCAATTTTTGACATCTTATCCGGGCATTTTTCCTCAAAGCTTATCTTCTTAATCTTATCAGTGGTCTTATCAATTAGAGGATTCTTTCCATTATCTCCAAAAAGCCGAGCGATCATATTATCACAGGATTTCTGATGCGGAAAATTGCCGGAATATCCCGCAGCCTTTCCAGGTTGTGGAAAGGCTTTTTCACGGACAGTATCCAAGATATTCATCGCGTATGAGAAACAATTATTGCCCTCTCTGTGTTTATTCCAGAGTGCGAGATCACGTGTGAATGAAGGTTCTGCTCCTGTTAAAGGAGAGATCCGTGCACAAGGACCTTGATGGTTCTTACAGAACGCAGAACCTTTCTCAGGTGGAAGAGGACATTTTGGATCACATTGACACCTTAGTTTTTTTTGAATGTCTGACATTCCCCTACCATATGAACTTAAAATTAAGGAAGCTCAAAGAGCTCTCTTAATTTAAGATTCATATGGTGAAGTTATATTATGTTTTAGTAACAGGCTTTACTTCAATCGTCAGAGGAGATGCAGCTGCCTCATCTGATTCTTCAATCACCTTTTTGAGTGTAAGTGTAGATTTCAGTGGATCAAGAGGTGTTGGGGAAAGAAGTTCTCCTAACGAAGACTTCTGTTGAGGCTGATTCTTTGTTGATGTATCCTGTGAACCCTGAGAATATTCCGCCTCAACCTCTTTCATGCGTATCTTTTCAATCATGTGACAAAAGAAAATGAATTGGTTTGTATGAGTCGGCAACTGCGAATGTGTATAAAATCCGCTGTACCTCCCAGATAGTTCGGCGTATTGCCAACCTTCGCTGTTCAATCTCTCGAGATCTGTATGTAGATATAAAAACTTCTTCTCAATTTTGAAAAGGGTTAGTATTGCATTGAAAACGGAGACTAATAGTGATAGAGCCCATGTGGACCAGTAGACCTGGTGTGTAAATTCTCCTGAAGAGGAATTGGGTGATTGAATTGAAAGCAGGGCTGGAACAAAGAGTGAACCTACTGTGACGATGGTGCGACTCGTATAAAAGAAAAAGGTGAATCTGGCGGCACGTTCCTCTGTTCGATCCACAAGTGCGACATACCGATCACGAAGTATCTGTTTTTGGAAATCTGTGAGAAGAAGGCCTTCAATTGTTTTTAAATACGGATTTTGTTTACGCGCGCAGGGCCACATACCTTTCATATTCATATTTAACAAATGAATATGAACGGCACTTCCGTTACTCTCAAATTTGAGAGTAAGCGGTACTATTTTATAACACCCTAAAAATTGAAAGTGTGCTTTAAGTACTTGCATGTACAATAAGTAGTCACAATGTCGTTTACCGATACATACATGGTCCTCTCAACAGATTACCTTGAGACTCCTGTCGCTGCAACAAGTGCAGTGATCCCCTTCCTCTACTGGGAACGTATTACTGAAGAGATTGATACGCCTCGCCTCTTTGCAAATATCACGTTTCGTAATGGATCTAGGCGAATTTGCTCCGTGAATTCGTTTGATCTGCCAGCTGGGCAGGTTCATCCAAAAGTGATCTATCTTCCGCAGTGGATGATTCCTCATGATGAGGCCTATGGAAATGAGTACGAGATCCAGTTCATCGGAAAGGATTCCTTTCCATCTGCGCTGAAAATCACACTTCGCCCCATCGATAGTGCATTCTACAACGTGGATGCAAAGGAGGAACTCGAGGCCTCTCTGAGTGCGATGGGAGTTCTCCAGCAAGGGGATCAAATCACATTGCCTATGAACGCACTTGGCGGATATGAGGTTTCTTTCTATATTAGCGAACTCATGCCCGCAGACATTGTTCTTCTGGATGGAGAGGAGGTTGCAATCGACTTTGAAGAGGCTGTGGATCAGTTCGATGGGCGAACCTCTACAGAGGAGAGGCCAGCAACGCCGATCCCCGATGAGATGGTGTCGTTCGACTTCTCTTCGCCGCAGGGCGGCAATATTCTTGGAGGAACCGTTCGGAGAACTGCAGATGGAAAGGCTTGGAATCCTTGGAGGGTATAAACTTAAGGGCATAAAAATACGCGTATATAATGTTATATGTCGTTCATTGAGCAAGGTGCAGAGAAAATAAAAAATGCACTGTCTTCGGCTTTTTTAATGAAAAAGGGTTGTCTTATCGGGCGCAATGGCACAATTGAAATACAGGTCCTATCCGGTGCTCGTGGAATTGAATCGGTTCTTGAACTCCATGCGGGTATTTTTCCTCCGACAGAGACTTCTGTAAACGCATGGAGAGAGGAGTACAAGAGGGCGCTCTTATCAATTGATGAAGAGCCAATTGTTGCAGGGTGGTACGAGCCCATGGCAGCAATTGAATATAATATTCTCAGTGTCCTTTGCCCACTCGCATCTCGTATCCCCCTTCGGAGCCTAGAACCCTACTACGTGGACCCCGCCCTCCGGTGGACGTCTCTTCTCAAAGGAAAACGGATCGCGGTTATTTCCAGTTTTGCGAACACCTGCGTTTCACAAGCGGCAAAGGCTGAAGAGATCTGGGGCCCTTCCTGGGAAAGTCTTCTTCCTCCTGCAACCTGGATCCCGATTCAGACAGGCTATGCGCCCCGCCTAGCCGCGGGTCGTGCCGAATGGAATCCTCCGTGCAAGTCGTGGCAGGTTGCGATGGATCGTTGTGTTGAACAGATTACAGAAGCCGGTGTAGATATTGCTCTCATTGGCTGCGGAGGCATCGGTATGCCCTTGGCTGGACGTCTGAAAGAGCTTGGTCTTCCATGCGTTGTTCTTGGAGGGGCTATCCAGGTTCTTTTTGGCATTATGGGGAATCGGTGGGCAAACCATTCTGTCATTTCAAAGTTCTGGAATGATGCGTGGGTATGGCCCTCCGAGGAGGAGACGCCACGTGGCGCGGCGAAAATTGAAGGAGGATGTTATTGGGCTTAATTTAACACGAATGCTTAGAATGGACCCCAGTTTCTTCAATCACTGGCCCTGGAATCAGAAGTGTGAACAAGACTGCGTTCAGGATCTGGCTCACAGTGAAGTGTATCACGAGTTCTTCGTAAAAAAGATGGATATTGAAATTGTTCTACCGAAGTGCCTTCCTGGATTCACTTGGACCGGTATTCGCTTTGTGATCAGCGGCCCTGAGGAGCTCGAGTGGTATCCTCTTGGAATTAAGGTTCCCTCTATACAAGCGATTACTCATACAATTCTAGTGAAGCACGGCACGTGGAACATCATTCCTGTGTCGTTTGATGCTCCCTATATTGAGGTTGCAGGTGCCCCGATCTTCAAGCTCACGTTCGACAAGGAGCGTACGGGGAAGGTCGAGCTGCTGGCGCAGCAGATCTAGACTATCGTCTGCGCTGAGCTGCTTGCGCAGCAGATCTAAATCTAGATGCTCGTCCTCATCATGATCATGGCCTCCACCACCTCCACCACCTGCACCACTGAAACCGGGCTGCAGAGGATCAACGAGCATCGGGCAACGCATCATGTTATGAGTATCTTCTCCACAGAGGCTGCAACGAGTGTACAATCCGGCTTCATTTGCATAAATGAAGCCGGATAGCATTGCCGTTAAACTCGAGCTCGAGTTTAACCGGTACATTTTTGTGTCTACGATGTAGGCGCAGAAACGTAGCATCAAATTTTGGATGTGACTGGTAAGGACATGCGAATCCAGTTCGCAAGTGATCTCCATCTTGAAAAATGGCTCAAAACAACCCCCGACGAAACCCTCCAACCCGTGGCACCTGTTCTTGCACTTCTCGGAGATGTTGCACCACTCACCCAGCCCAACCTTCTTTCTTTTTTAGAATGGTGCTCCGAACGATGGGAGACAATTCTCTGGATTCCCGGAAATGCAGAAGTCTGGAACTCTGGAGAGGTCGGGTATAGCGCGGCCGTGGGACGTATGAGACAGATTGCAGGTTCCTTTGCAAATATCCATGTCTTGGATCGAGAAGCCATGATGTCTGAAGATGGTGTTATGATTCTGGCATGCCCTCTTTGGTACAGACCAATCAAGGGTCTGATGTTACACTACCATGAGAAGGTCTGGGTGAAAGCGGAGCCCCCGCCTACAGATCCGGATGTACTGCTCCGATGCTATGAATCAAATGTGAAATGGTTAAAAGAAAAGATACAGAGTGTTCGTGCAACACCCATCGTGATTCTGAGTTATTATGGACCTCTTTCCTGGGTTCTAGAGGAAGAGTGGATACAGAACCCTGAGTTTGCCACATCCATACCGGAACTTGAACAATTAATGAGAGAGCCTCTGGTTGCATGGATCTTCGGCCATTGCCACAGAAGCATTGAACATGTATATTCCTGGAGCGGGGCCACGGGCCACACATCAGACGTATTTTTAACGAGCAATCCTCGTGGATTTCCAGAGGATTTGAATGAGTTTCGTAAGGAGGCTGTTCTACGAATTGATCCCGATCTCTACAAAAAAGGGTTTACCCATGTGGGACCCTATCCTACGGAGTCGATCAATTTATTTAGCTAGTGTACTTTCAAACCCCCGTATAGCCTTTTCAAAATTCGCCATCGGCATGAAGGCAATCGGTCTCTTTTCCTTGATATACGCAATGGCTTGATCTGTTGTCATTTGCCTCGTGGCGATCAAATACATTGCCATCACAGCAGCAGAGCGCTGCATTCCAGCAGCACAGTGAACAAGGGTCTTGTGTCCTGCATTCAGTTCCTTCGCGAGTTTCGCAACAATTTCAAAGGACCAGAGTTCGAGATTACGAATTTCGGCCGTTTGCAAGTTATCGTCCACCGGCACCCTGTACTGTCTACGAATTATATCAGAGAATAGGATATCTTTCGTACAATTGAATACAGTTGTAATTGAATTTTTTACTAAAAAGCCCCTATCCAGCGCAGCCTTTCCATTTCCGAGCCAGAGCCCAGGAAGTATTTCATTTGCAGGATCGCCTACGGGTAGGACGAACATCTATCTTAACCAGGTGTTTTTCACCGCTAAATTTGATACAGTCAGTTTTAGGATGGCCTAGTAACAACGGATGGGCCTCACCCGCCATTTCTATAGGGAAGATGAAGTGAAAGCCTCTTTCTTCAACTGCCTCGTGAATCGGCGAGTGGAAGAGGGAATCTTCTGGGCGACTGAACTCTTCGATTCATTTCTCGGAGAGGAGATACTTCCTATCTTCAAACGGGCATGGTTGTTGTCCGTGGGCCCAGAATACAGAAAGGGATTTATACAGCTTGTTGGGCTCGAGGAGGAGGCGGAGGTCTATCAGGTCCTTCAGAACTTCATGTCTCTTCCAAAAGATGCTTCGGTCTTTACACTTCTGGTTCGAGGAGCCTCCTGTGAGTCGCAGCCGGACCGACTGTGTCGAAAGCCCTGCATTGTTAGGGTGGGCCTTGATAATGTGGATAAGGCTGCATGGAGGGCCATATCCCAGAGGAAGCCCCTACTTGCTCTCTGTCTTCTGCGAACCCGGTGGACCTGGGCCTTGTTTGAAGAGGATGAGTATCTAGCCGCCCTTCGTGCGGAGGATACCTGGGAGGCCAGGGCGGCTGCCATGATTTATGCATGTTCTTCAAAGAAGGAAAAGGGTATAACTCAGAAGCCCGTGTATTGCCGAGACGACTGGACAGCCCTGGAAGGGCGGAGGGCAAGGCGCAAGTTCGCAGTTCGATCTGTGGCGATTCTTTGGGGAACTGCGCGAGCTACAACGTCGAGCGAAGCCGAGTTGCTCGATATTGAACCGGCCCTTCAGGGATCTGCCTACTGGGAGGAGGTTGCGAAGGATATGGGTGGATGGGAAAAGATTAAGAAGAACAGCGCGGTGCGTGAAACATTCTATGAACTCTACTTTCCAGATGATATTCCGGATGAATGGTCTCTGGAGGAGAGAAGAAAGAGCCATGATCGAGGGATAGCAGAGGGTCAGCAAGCGAAGTACTGGAAATGTCTCTTCTGGAACAAGCCGTCCTTTGGCCTCGTCGTCTTTACACACGAGGCCATTCGCGGATGTAAATGGGACTTTGCCAGCTTTGAAGAGGCTTATTCTTCTGGGCAGGGGCGATGGACTGCGGCGCAGCGTACCTGGCTCTTAGCTCCTGTTCAGAAGAAGTTGCAGGTGATTAATCTAAACGAGTCGATCCGTATTGTACCTGATGAAAAAACTGGATGAGTCGAGGCGATGCAGACCAGTTGATAATTTAATTCTAATACTTTATTATATTCTATGGTGTTGAGTAGACGCAAGAATCGTAAGAATAAGAGTCGTAAGAATAAGAGTCGTAAATCGATACAGCGGGGAGGACAACCGTCGATACTTGGATATAATCCTGTTAGGAGTTTAGAAAGTGGGCTTAGGTTGGGTCGTTTTCTGACACAGACGGTTTTCCGCCAGAAACCCAGCCGCATTCAGAGGATGAAGAATGTTTATGATCAGCTTAGAAAATTCATAGAATGGAATTTTGAAAAGAGACTAATGAGGCGTGCTCTGAGACAGGGTGATCGTCTTGTGTGGTCTATGTTTCGAGGATTATTTGGAGTAATCAATATTCAAACAGCTGATGATGTAATTGCATTCGAAATGATGAATGTACGAACTGGATCAGGAATACTACTTGAAGATGATGATAATCCTGGTCCAGAAGCAATAGAAGAGAAAAGAAGAAATATTGAAATGTGGGAGGCTGCAGGTAAGCCCGAACCAATAATAGGGGATATTATGAAAAATGCTGTTAAAATACTCGATGCTGCATGGGATAAAATAGATGCTGTTCGCACACTCGATTCTAGACAGGATTCTGATAATATAATCACAGATCCTCGAAATATGACCACAGATCCTCGAAATATACTTAGTATAGTAGATCCTGGTAACATGCCCAGAGATCCTGGTGAGACATAATCAGTATAGATCCTGATAACATATAGTCAATGCTGTACCGCTTAGACTCAAATTTAAGAAATTTGAGTCTAACGGAAGTGCCTCTAGGATTCTTTTCTTAGAAAAGAATCTAGACGGTACGGGAAACCAGATTAACTTAAAATTAAGAAAGTTTTAACTTCCTTAATTTTTAATCACGACGTTAGTTGAGATCTAATAATAAACTTTTTTATACAAAGGCACAAATATACACGTCGTATCATCGAAGACTTTTATATAGTTCGACCCGGCTGTAAGAAGGCCTACCATTTTAATAGGCTCTTCGAGACATCTAAACATAAATGTGCATGAATCTCCGGGACCGCGTGTAAATGAATAGGGGGGCATAGTGATTTTGTAATCTAGGTACATTTTATGTATATATGTATATACACATATTCCGACACGAAGATCATTTATATACGCGGGCACATACGAAAATGGAGTATTTTTCTCTACAGTATCCGGCTTTTCTATAGGTATTTTTATTCGTAATGTCGCATGCGGCGGCATCTACTCTTTTTTAGAATATAAACAAACTTATAAGTAGATGGCAGCGGCTAACCCAAAAGAGCTGGCTCTAGATAAAATGCGAAAAATAGCAGTTGAGGAGCTGCGTCTTAAGAATATAGCAGAAAAAGCGGAAGAAGAGGCAGAAAATGCTAGATTAGAACTAGATAACGCATCAGATACGCAGCCACGGCCTGATAATATGCAAGAATATATAGATAATGAACATGAACTTACCGAGATAGCTAAGAAAACAAAGGAAGAGTATGAAGCTGCAAAAGATGAATATGTTAAAGTATTTTATGAAGGAATCAACGTAGGTCTATCATATATAGAAATGCAAACGGCGGCTAAGACAGAAATTGCAGCTGATACGAATACAGATATAATAGTAAGAGGTATATTCAGGGATTCTTTAGTTGGCAAAAGCCCCATCTATACACAAGAAATGATTGATAAAGCAACAAAGTCAAGGGTATCCGTCGGAATCGAGTCCAAATTAATGCAATTATATAGGTGTTTATCGGTTAATATTTCCCAAGAACTATTTTATCTTACATATCGCGCTATACCTGATAATACAAGGCTGCAATCTGCTATTGTCTATGAGTTAGAGCCTCTTAAACTTGGCGTTCCACGGGTCATACCTCCTGGAGTTCTTAGCGATGTTAAAAAGGTAATATCCTCTATAGAGTATGATTCTATCAAAGTAGATAAAAGTAATAATGATAAATCATATATATCTTATCCTGATGTCCCCGTACTATCTGGTACACTAAAATTACATAAAGAAATTACAGATAGTGTAAAAGCGGAATATAAGGAAACAGATAAACCTTCCACAATACCCCTTTTTTTTATATTTATTACTCCAGGAGGACATGCATCTCTTATTATATATATTCCTCAACCTAGTACTGGTAGTCCGAAACTCTTTTCGTTTGGTCTAGGATTCGGTGGTGAAGGATCTGGGAGCGGCCCTACTGCAGCCGCAACAGGTCCGATCACAGGGCAGGTACAACTCTATTCTCCTGATTTTCTTATGAAACCAGAAAGTGGTAAGTATAAGTTAATTGATATGGGATTCTTAAAACAGAAACATATTGATAGGATAAATGTATATCTAAAAAGCGGCGGCAATGTTAATATTAATTTACGGAATAATGTATATATAAATAGTGAAGAACGTTCAGAGGTTGCGAAGGAAAAAGAGAATGTTCTGAAAGAGAATGTTATCAAGACGCTAGAGGAGTATCTAACAAAAGGATACCTCGACAGTTTTGCATCTCTCCCCGCTCAGAGAGGTGGGACAACGTCAGAGACAGGTTTTCATTATTTTTATTCTAGTATCAAATTAAATAAAACATATTCATATGTAAGTGCAGGTGTAGGATTAACAAAAGATTATCTAAATTGTACAAGTTTCTTAAGTGATATTTTTAGTGATCGAATTACCTGTGGTATAAGACAAACTGGATATCTCGTAGCAGACCCTGTGCAATGTGTAGGATATGCTGCCCTTAAAATGAACAAAAACGTTCAAGCTGCACACGATAAGGCAAAGAAAACAAAAAGTATTCTTCATTTTTTTACAAAACAGCCAAACTCAGATTATAAGTTTAGAGAAATATATAAATCACAAATGAATAATATATTTGTCGGCGTATTTATGTCGATCTATCTTGAAACCAATCGTTCTACAGGATATCTGAAGAACATATTTGACTACTTGAATTACGAAGATAGAACAATGCTTCAGAAAGCATATAACTATACTGCAAAGTGTGTTGGGGCGGCATGTGAACACCCCTTGTTGTCGGCAACTCTTGCCGCTGGCACGGCAGCCGCCGCAGCTGGCCTTGCGTTGCATACCCTACCAAGAGGAGGTACACGCAGAGCAAAGCAAAGGAAAAACCGCAGATCTACACAGCGTCGCACTTAGATGGCTGAACATCATTATATTGTACTTTCTGTCTCTTATACGCAGAAAATAGAATATACTTATCTGTGTGAACAAGTAGATAGACATCAAACAGTTTTCCACCGATAAAAAGGACATTTGTAGCGAAGGCGCTCGGCGTTCGATCATCCAGATAGTAGAGACCAATCGTAACGCCGCTGAGGATTGAATTCACTAGATAAAGTCCAATTGTGATGGTGCCGAGTATCTGATACTGGCTGTCGAGGTTCGACAGCCTGTTCCGCCTTACCTCGGGTAGACGCGTAATTGCCGCGCCCACTGTATCTGCATCCGTCGGTTTCTGCGTATTTACAAGAAGATACTTATTCAAACGATTCTCTCTTCGTAGCTCGGCCCCATATAAAAGAATAAACGATGCCAGGGTGACTAGATTGAAAATAGCAGAGGCTTTGTACAGGGTTGTACCCATTGTATAGAGCTCAAGAGAAGTGCATCGATGGGGTCCATGCTCGTCTTGGCAAACTCCTGGCAAGAAAAAAACAAGCATAGAGCCCATAAATACGCGATACATTTCAATTATGATTCTTCCTCCTGTTATGATAGCATCGTGGTTCATCTAATAAAAAAATAGAAAAAGAAGAGGCCTAAAACTGTCTCGTATACTGAATTGTAGAACAATGGCTAGTATTCCTGCGATTGGTATTGACCTCGGGACCACGTATTCATGTGTTGGTGTTTGGCAGAATAACCGCGTAGAAATCATTGCGAACGACCAGGGAAATCGCACGACTCCCTCGTATGTCTCTTTTACCGACGAGGAGCGTCTAATTGGCGATGCGGCCAAGAGCCTCGCCGCCTCGAACCCCACGAACACTGTCTTCGATGCGAAGCGTCTACTCGGTCGCCGTTTCCGCGACTCCTCTGTCCAGAGCGACATGAAGCACTGGTCGTTCAAGGTGCTCGAGGGCAAGGGCGAGAAGCCTGAGATTGAGGTCGAGTACAAGGGAGAGACGAAGCGCTTTCTGCCCGAGGAGATCAGCGCGGCGGTTCTGCAGAAGATGAAGGCGACTGCGGAGGCGTATCTCGGTGGTGAGGTGAAGAATGCAGTGATCACCGTGCCCGCGTATTTCAATGATTCCCAGCGCCAGGCCACGAAGGATGCGGGCGTGATTGCGGGTCTCAATGTGCTCCGTATCATCAACGAGCCCACGGCTGCGGCCATCGCCTATGGCCTTGATCGCAGCAAGGTGGCCGGTGAGCAGAATGTGCTCATCTTCGATTGCGGTGGCGGCACTCACGATTTGAGTGTTCTCACAATCGATAGCGGTGTCTTCGAGGTAAAGGCGACGGCGGGCGACACTCACTTGGGTGGCGAGGACTTCGACAACATCCTTGTCGACTACTGCGTCGAGGAGTTCAAGAAGAAGACAAAGGCGGATGTGAAGGACAATGCGCGCGCCATGCGCCGTCTGCGCACGGCATGCGAGAAGGCTAAGCGTACTCTCTCCTCTGCCACACAGGCCTCCATCGAGGTGGACGGCCTTGCGGATAACAAGGACTGCGCCATCACGATCACGCGCGCGAAGTTCGAGAGCCTCTGCGACCACATCTTCCGCAAGACGGTGGCGCCCCTCGACCAGCTTCTGCTCGACGCCAAGATGAGCAAGGACCAGATCCACGAGATCGTGATGGTTGGCGGCTCAACGCGTATCCCGCGTATCCGCCAGCTTCTCACCGACTATTTCAACGGCAAGAAGCTCAATGACAGCGTAAATCCGGATGAGGCCGTCGCGTACGGTGCAGCGGTCCAAGCGCACATCCTCACGGCTGGCGAGGGAACCACCGATCGCACCACAGATCTCTTGCTTCTCGACGTTGCACCCCTCTCTCTCGGCATTGAGACGGCGGGCGGTGTGATGACGGCGCTCATCAAGCGCAACACGACGATCCCGACAAAGAAGACGCAGACGTTCAGCACGTACGCGGACAACCAGCCGGCTGTCGACATCAAGATCTACGAGGGCGAGCGCCATTTCACGAAGGACAACAACCTTCTTGGCACATTCCGCCTCGAGGGGATCCCGCCGATGCCGCGCGGTGTCCCCCAGATTGAGATTTCATACGATATGGATGCGAATGGAATCCTCAATGTAAGTGCCTCGGAGAAGAGCACGGGTAAGACGAATAAGATCACCATCACGAACGACAAGGGCCGCCTTTCCAAGGACCAGATCGAGAAGATGGTGGAGGAGGCGTCCAAGTACGAGGCGGACGACAAGAAGAGAATGGAGACGGTTGAGGCGAAGAACGATCTGGAGTCGTATCTCTACAATGCGCGCAACAGCTTCCGCGAGGACAAGGTGAAGGAGACGCTGGGCGAGGATGCCGAGCGTGGTGCCTCTATGGCGGAGGAGGGTATCAAGTGGCTGGATTCGAACACGGATTCAGACACGGATACGTACAAGGAGAAGAAGAAGGAGATGGAGGACAAGCTCCGCCCTCTGCTCATGAAGATGTATGGCGCGAAGGATATGTCTGGATCGGCAGAGGGTAACATGCCCGGTATGCACGGGCAGGAGCAGGAGCAGGGACCGAAGGTCGAGGAGGTTGATTAATAAATTAATCAACCAGGGGCAAGCCGAGGTGGACTAGTAAACCAGCCCACCAGGGACAAGCCGAGGTGGACTAGTAAACCAGCCCACCAGGGACAAGCCGAGGTGGACTAGTAAACCAGCCCACCAGGGACAAGCCGAGGTGGACTAGTAAACCAGCCCACCAGGGACAAGCCGAGATGGACTAAGTAAACCAGCCCACCAGGGACAAGCCGAGGTTGACTAGGCGGGCTAGTCCTAAACCTTGTGCGCAAGTGTCCAAAGGGCAAGCATCTCATTAAATGCATAAGTATCCTTCATAAGATGCATTACTTCTTTACGAAGTGCCGAATTACAATCGGCAATATCTTCATCTTCTGTTGAGAGAAGGATCCAGTACTTGCATGCAAGTCGTCTCCATTTTAACATGAACGGGTGAGACGACTTAACCACCGTTGCCCAATCATATACTTTCATATATTGTTTTATATTTATTGTTTTCTTATCTATTATGTAACGTGATTCGATAAAATCCGCTACATAGGTTTGCGAGAGATAATCATTTTGATCCGAAAAGAATGTCTTAATTGAATACACTTTCAGAGACGTTATGAAGGTATCGAGAAACAAGTTCAAACAGAATTGGCTTTGAAAGAAGGCCTCCCATACCCAGTTGGTTATTCCATGAGCCCGAAGCTGTTTGTGTACAGAAAACAGTTGGCCATACGTAAGGGTTTGGTTTGTAAACGGATTTCTAGGATACCGTGGCGCAGGAAAGAACTCATTATGTAATGTGAGGCGAGAGATCGAATCCTTGAGCAATGTATTCGCCTCAAATACATACTTATTTCGTAAATCCGGTGAATACAGAATAATCTTCTTCTTCGGCGCTTCCATCGTTGAAATATCGTCCTCATTCATTTGCTTGGTCCTCTTCAATTTCCAGAAAAGTACGAATTTCTTCATAGAAAATCGAATCGCTTGATTCTTCATATAGATCGGTTCAAGCTTTGCAAGATCAGCCTCCTTCGAAAAGGAACGAAGAAATCCTCTTCTCAGAGTTCCCTCGTGATGGAAAATCAGTTCATTATCTATACGCAGAATCCTTTCATCTAAGCGATCATGCGGTGAATCAAGGATAGACGATACAAAAAATGGAGAGGGAATAAGAAGCCATGTGCGGCCAGGATGAAACCGCGGAGTAAACACCTCATTTGTATCAAGTAAGATCTCATGATTCATTTTCTTATATTTTCGCTGCCTTTCATCTTCTAGCTTCTTCCTTTCCTTTTTTGTCCAAGGGCGGCCAATGTGAAACATCTAGATAAAAAGGGCGGTAAAACTTTAGACTAGTTCTACGAGGATACAGATCTTTTTCTCAGGATCATATCGTCCGGTGCACTTCAGATCACCCTTTCTCCGAAGACAATACTCCGAATCCATCCAGTATGTTTCACCCGTATACAGATCCTTTATAATCTTAAGATGGGTGATAAAGGTGGGAGTTGGCTCGGCCGCAGTATGAAGATGTGCTGCACACGCACGTGAAGATGTTCCAAGAAGAATTGGCTGCCCACACTCGATAAGAACAGACTGATTTTCTGTTGATCGAACCATCGCTTTACATTTCATCTCTGCTAGATCTACCATTGTATGAGCCTCCTCCTCAAAGAGATACGCCCCTACGGTTCCTTGTAGAGCTTTCAAGAGAGGCTGTTCGGGTTGGCGAAGTGTTGCCGCAATATCTTTTGCGAGCCGTTTTACTTCTGTGGCGAGAGATGCTTGGAGAGCATCCCAGTAGATACGCGGGATAGGTAAAAGAACTCCGTTCTGTTGAGACATTGTGTGCGTATAAAACAAAAGGCGCACAAACTTCAAATTTAGTAGCATGACTCAGTTGGGAGTCTGGGGTCCACTTTTTTGGAGAGTTCTTCATACAATTGCAGAACAGGTGGGAAAAAAGAAGTCCGCATTCATGCAATCAGATGAAGTGGGTCGCTGGATTGTCTTTATGAAGACAGTGGGAGGGTGTCTCCCATGCCCAATGTGCCGCGAACACTACCAAGCGGCCATGAAGAAGTATCCTCTTAGCGATCTTGCTGGGCTGCGCGGGGATGCTTTTCGTACCGCGGCGAAGCGGTGGGTTTGGGGCCTCCATGAAGATGTGAATGTGCGCAAAGGGGCTCCTTCAGCAGTTAAGTATGAGGACCTTGAAGAAAAATACAAGTACACTAGTGATTTTTCTGCAACTGTAGAGGCTCTTGTGAAAGAGTTAAAAGAGGGTATTTCTGCGGGACAAGTCCGTGCCGATCTTACATGGGAATTCCGCAGACAACTTCTCTATATCCGAAAACTTACGGATAGTGTCTAGGACTTGGCACATGCCATGATGCGAGGGTTTGTAGAAGAAGCGGGTAAAATGGCGCTCGTGATTCCGAAGATATCTCCATCCCTGGCTCCCGTGGCCGTTGCCATGTAATACCATCCAACTCCAAGAGGTACAAAGGTGGCCGCTGCAACGAGGATGCCCGGAATTGTTTCACACCCTGTAAGGCTGTATCGGAGAATAGGGAAGAGGATCGCGATCGTGATACCCACAATGAGTGCAGCAATCGCCCGCGCCTTTCGGTTATTGATTAACTCTTGAGCAGCACCTTCCAGAGGTTTCTTTGTGGAAAGATACATTGCATTTTGGATAAAATAGGAGATAAAGAAGAAGAAATTGGCCATCCAAAAACTGGGAAAGACGTTTGTGATATTGGCGTTGTCGAAAGGTATCCAGGGCATTCCAGGTATGAGCGTGCAGACATCCGATGTTCTCACCGTTGTGATTCCAGGTATAGATAATAAGATACTCGAGACAAGATTGAGAAAACTTGTGAGCACAGGTACAACCGTGATATGTCCCAGAAAGAGAATAATTAGACCGACATTTCCAAGAGCTACCGACATAAATCCAAGAAAGAGGATAATCATGAGTGGAAGAGACATAAAAGAATGAAGAACTGTTTGTCTTATTGTTTCTACAAGCGACGGCATCTACTGTGCCCGATCATTTTTGGTGCAAACATAAAGTGTTTCCCCTGTTACTGCACGATTGCGTAAGAGAGGAATCCCTAAGAGATTCACACTGTCGGGGCCCAGAAGAGAATAGTTCTGGTAAGCGAGTAAACATCCTATTAAGACGCCGAGGGGCATTGTAACAAAGAGAACAAAAGGGCTATCACATGTATATGCATATCGGTATGCCGCAAGAAGCAAAAGGATAGTTAGAAGTCCAAAGATTGAAATATTGAGGCGGGCCGAATATTCGGGTCCAAGGGCATTCAGCTCTTTTTTCTCAGAGGAAATTGCACTGTAGATATAACCAATCGCGGTGGCAACAATATAGATAGGAGCAGAAGGAAAGGCCGTATCCGCCTTTGACATGCTGAACATGGAAAGATCTGAAAGACTACTGGAGGAAAATCCTGTGCGGCATGCAGCACTGTAGGCTGCCGCCGTTTTCTTTACGAAGGAGAAGGACGAGGAGGCCGCTGCCGACTTTAACAAATAAAAGAGACCAATTGATTCGAGCAGAGTCCCGAATAAAACGGCAAAAGGAAAGGAAAGTGTTATAAATGCCAGGAAACCCGAGATAAGTATAATACTATCGGGTAATAATCTGGCACTTTCTTCTAGTATGGGTAACACTGCGTCCATCTCTCTGCCTTAAGGATTGAAACGAATTTATCTAGGGACATGGGGATACCATCATATTTTAAAAGACTTACAGACAGTGTAAAAGGAATCTTACTTCGTGATCTGGGTGCATCGAAAGTAAAGGCACTTCTTCTCGATTTCAACTGTATTGTTTACAACTGTATTCGGGATCCGGCCTTACCTGCGTACTCTGATGAGGAGGAAAAGAAGGAAGCGTGGGAGAAGCTTGTTCAGGAAGAGGTCTGTAAGTACGTCGTTGAGATTTGGCAGAGCTGTGGAAAACCTGCGAGTGTATTGATTGCAGTGGATGGTGTGGTTCCTATGGCCAAGATTCGCCAGCAGAGGATGCGTCGGTTCAAGTCGCTGTGGTGGGCTGCAAAGGAGTGTGAGATGGGCGTTCGGAGGGCGCAGGATCCTAGGTGGGATACAAATGCAATTACACCCGGGACGGCCTTCATGGAGAAACTCTCGGCCCGCTTACATACTCTTTCAAAGGCCCGGGGATGGACGGTGAGTGATTCGAATGAGCCGGGTGAAGGAGAGCACAAGGTGATGGCGTGGATTCGGGCTCGGGGAGAAGGCTCGATCGTCGTCTATGGCCTTGATGCAGATCTCATTCTTCTTTCAATGCTGCACAGGTGTGATATGGATGAGAGCCTATATTTGATGAGAGAGAAGGCCGAGTTTTATGATTCGGGGGCGAACTGCAAGTTTATGTATCTCTCGATTGATTCGCTGATGGATGCACTGTTTGTGAAGGAGGATAGGAAGCGCCATGTACTCGATTACATCGCGGGAATGAGTTTTCTAGGAAATGATTTTCTGCCGCATGGTCTATCGTTTAAAATAAAGGAGGGTGGGCATGAACGACTTCTTTCATGGCTTTCTGCGTTGCATGCAGAGAGAAAATGGTTAGTCGATGAAAAGGGTGTGCTCGTAGATGACTCTTTTACCCATATTGTTAGCCAGCTGGCTGCAACGGAAGAAGAGGATATTCGCAATGCAATGAAGAGGAAACGTGTGCAGAAACAGGGGCCTCCGCGATCTGAGTCGGAGAAAGCGATGTTACCTATACAGAATCTCCCGCACGACTGGTTTGTGGAAAAATGTCTAGGGACTGAGAATGAGCTTGTTAACGGGTGGAGAGATGTCTATCGGAAGTGGACTCCTGCAAGGGCAGCCTCCTATTACAGATATGGGCATCAGTGGATTCTTGATTATTATATGGGGCGCGTTGTGAATACAAACTGGTATTTTCCCTGGCATCTTCCTCCCCTTATGTCCGATGTCTTGGTGAACACAGAGACAATGCCTACGCTGGCAACGGATGAGCCCCCGAGGCCTCAAGAACAGCTGGCCCTTGTCCTTCCAATGGAATCATGGCATCTTGTACGCGACCGTAGCTTGCGCGAGCTGCCCACTAAGATACCGCAAATGTGGCCGTCGCGCTTTGGATTCTTTTCGGCGGGCAAACGATGGATGTGGGAATGTGAGGCGGATGTTCCTATCTTCACACCCGGCCGCTTACGGAAGGCTTCGCAGGTGGCTTTAACCTCTTCTACCAAGCTTCAATAGCAAGATGGGAAACGTTGTCTCTCAAGAAGTTCTCAGAACAATAGACCCTTCCCATACAAGGATCTATTCAAATCTCATTCAGATTCGAGATCCACAGAAAAGGGTGCAGATGATCCAGACACTTCTGGCTGCCCCGGAATACGTATATTCCTTTCGTCGCTGTGGAATCTACTCGCATATGCTGATGTATATTGCAAATGTTCAAAAGGGGGCGCACGGAGGGACATTACCTGGAGAGCAGCTGCAAATGCAACAGCCGCAGTTGCATTTGCAGCAGCAACCTCAGTTGCAAATGCAGCAACAGCAACAACAGCTAGTAACGAAACAAGTACCCCAGAAATCGGCCTACGATCGGCTCGTGAAACCAAAAGGCCAAGAGAAAGCCATCAGCTACTTTCAAGGTTGTCTCGAGGTACTCGGCCTCGAAGAGGAAGTTGCCATGACGGAGGAAAGCCTCAAACTTGCCTATAAGAAAGCGGCCGTGAAGGCTCACCCAGACAAACGGGGAGGATCCGAAGAGAAGTTCGAAATCGTTACCCGTGCATACGCTTACCTCTCTGAGATCCTCACTCGCGTGAACGGTGGCCGTAAAAAGGAATCCAAAGTGGAAGCCCCCGCTGCACTCCAGGAAACCCGTACAAACGAATCACAGGCCTGGAAACAAGCAGAACCTGTTCGACTCAATCCCCAGAAGCTCGATATGAATGCTTTCAATACGATGTATGAACAGACCCGTATTCCTGACCCCGATGATGATGGGTACGGAGATTGGTTGAAAAATGAAGTGGATGCCCCGAAAGGCCCTGCCTTCAGTGGAAAATTCAACCGCGACGTGTTTAATAAGATGTTTGAGAGTGCCCAACAGCAGCAAGAGCAAAAGCAACAGCAGCAACTCATGAAAGCTCCCCAAGCGATGACACTGACTCCGATGTCCGGTGTCGAGTTAGGTCGTACTGCTGCCGATACATATACTGCTCCTGCAAATGCAAATCTAAAATACACAGATTTGAAGCAGGCCTATACGACAGAGAATGTTCTTACAAATCAAGTCTCAAATGTAAGAGTCGATGTTCGGGACATAAAAGAGTACCGTGCGACACGGGAGAGGGCACCTGATCCTCTGAATAACGAGGAACTTGCAAATCTTGCCAGGGCTGAAGAAGAGGCAGCGAAGCGTGAAAAGAATCGACAGATTCGTGCTGCACAAGATGATAGTGTGGCAGAACAATATTTCCAGAGGATGAAGCGACTTGTGATCACGACGAGCAGTGATTCTCGGAAATAATTCGGTGGTGTAGGTAGTATGGACAAGGGTTCAATAGTTACAATTGTACTTGTCTCTTTCTTAGCAATAGGATTCGCAACGTATTCTACGCAGTCTGTTATTGAAGAGAACGGATTCAAGAACAAGAATTTCCTCAGACTCGGGATGGAGCTGCCCGTTATGTGGATTTATATTGATACAAGCGATGTGAATAGTCGCTATTGGGCCGATTTCGGCAATCGCAGTAGTCGCGCGATCAATATTCCCTTCTTGAATCTATGCTACGAGAGCCTCGTGAAGGCAAACAAGGATACGTATCGTGTGGAGGTTATCGCTGGCTTATCCGATCTTGCCATTCGCCTCGGTGGATGGGATGCTCTTCCTAAGCCTCTTCAAAGTTCAATCTCACCGGTCGGTGAAGCGGAGATCAACTGGATTCGCGCGGCTGTCCTGAAGAAGTTCGGCGGCCTCTGGGTGAATCCTTCGATGGTCGCCATGAAGGCATTCCCCAAGCTGCCTTCCGACAAGATTGCCTTTTTTGGCTCCGACGACGATGAGACCTACAGTGGGCCACTTGGAACCGCTGCACCTTCTCTCCGTCTCCTCTGGTCTCCTACACCTGAGCACCCCCTTTTTGTGGAGTGGGAGGAAATGGCGTGGAAGCGGATAGAGGATCAAATGGGTGGACGGCAGTTCCGCAGAGATGAAAAGTCGGACGCGGTGATGCTCGGAAGTAAGTACAAGGATGAGGTTACGTATTTCCCTACAGTTGAACTCAGCCGCAAGCCGAATGGAAAGAGAATTCAGTTGGCCGATCTTCTTATGTCTGGCCAAGAGGGAAATCTCCCCATTATTCTAACGGAAGATGCAAAGGTTGTTCCTGTACCCTATGGCGAGCTGCTCGCAAGCAGAGAATATGGTTGGTTTCTTCGTATGAGTGAAGAGCAGATTCTTGCAAGTGATCTTACAATTTCTGCACTTTTACGAGCCACCTTGGTCTAAAGTTATATGATATCTATAGTATAGAATGTCTCGTTTTCTTCGTTTAGGAAAAAGAGTGATTCATGTGCCAAGCGTCGCCAATGTTCATATCGGGACAAACTGTTTCGGTATCCCCTTTCTTTCAATCTATTATCACAATCAGAAGATGGATTCAATTTCTTATGGAAGAAATCAATGGAGCACATGTGAGACCGACTTTATTCGTATCAAATCTGCGATGAAGGAGATTGAGAAGATCCTAGGAACTCTCCCCATGATTGATGATGCGAGTTCATCGAGCGACGTTACACAAACTCCACAGTAAGATCCGTACCGCTCAAATCGGTATGTGATTCAATTGGTTGAATTTGATAGAGTGTTGTTTTCTGCGACTTATACATCCTTTCCTGCGTATTTAATTGATATCCCAATGGCTGAAGAATATGACGAAGAATCGTTATTATTCTTGATCTATCCATTTCAGTTAAGAACCGTTTCGCCTTACACGGCAGATAATAGGGCTCGAGTAAGGGCAGCCACTCATCGATTGTATCAGAACAGAGTTCTTCTTTTGTAAACCACCGAAGGTCGTGAAGGCCAAGCAAATGAAGATGATGCAGCACTTCAGTTACAAGTTCTTTTGGTGGAGACTTTCGGAAAAGTCTTTTACTTGCCATCTGCTCCCTTCTATGGTTCGGGGAAAAGTAATCGAAGAATATCAAACGAGTGCGTTTTGCCCTGAGCAAATAGAATCCATCCGCGAAGAATTAACTCATGAATTGCTTGACTTTTCTGTACATTCATAGGACCCATTTGTCGGAGAGTTACATTCATCTCATTTAGAAAATCTTCGTAACTTATCCCTGTAGACCAAATCTTGAAAAAGATAGTAATACATTCATCGCGTTTATCTGCTAGGAATAAGCTAAGAAGCTGGAGACATAGAGAAAAGCTAGGAGACCCGAATAAAGATAAGATATCATCCTTTGTAACAATTGAATCCCTTTTTTCTGAATTATGTTTTGCGGAAAGAATAAGAATCATTCGTTTAATTTCCGTCGGTGTCTGAGATAATGTAAGAAGGAGATTTATGCTTTCGGGATTAAATTTTATAGGAGTATGTGTCTTAGATGAAAAATGATGAAGAAGCTGAATTGGGTTCATTGTTTCCATTTCAATATGAAGGCATCGCGAACGAAGAGGTGTTATTAAATCCGAGGAATGACGACTGCAGAAAATGAAGCGTGTAATATGGTCGTGCGTTTCCATAGGGCGGCGTAGAGCCTGTTGGGAAATAATGGGAAGGCTGTCTGCATCATCGCAGAGAATCCAGCGATAGATTCCAGGTGTCTTGGGGGCATGGCGTACAAACTCTGCAACCGACTGGCGAACACAATGGATTCCTCGATCTTGATCCGAAGAAAGGTTGAGAATCCATTCTTGTCCCGGATTGGATATTGAATACTGTTTATAATAGGCAGACAGAAAGTCGTTCATAAGTGTGGTTTTTCCACAACCATATCCTGCTGAAAAAAAGAGATGAGGGGGGTCTTTTAGAATTTCATTAAGAATCTTAAGATTTTCCTCTTGCCCAATAAGATCTGTTTGGATTTTCATAGGAGCTGCCTCCATCTTGAAGAAATAGGGAAGTTCACGCTTAGATGCCTAAACCTTTGAAGAACCTGTTTTGATAGAATATGTCCTCGGACCTCTACGCAGATCTTGAACTTCAACGAGGTGCAACAGCAGATGATGCACGAAAGGCTTATCTGAGACTATCCCGTAAGTACCATCCCGATAAGGGAGGATCAGAGGACAAGTTCAAGGCGATCCAGAGAGCCTACGAGGTTCTTGGAGATGAAAAGAAGAAGGGATTTTATGATTCTACAGGAATGATCGAAGGGGAGAATGGTGCACAGCAGGGTCCGCAGAATATGGGAGGTGGCTTCGGTATGCCCTTTCCATTTGATCTTGGGAGCATGTTCGGAATGTTTGGCCAGGGCGGGCCTGGTGGAGGAATGCCGAGTGGACCGCGTGTTCGGAGAGCCAAGGCGCCGCCGAAGGTGCACGAGGTTCCTTTCCGCCTCGAGGATTTCTACAAGGGACGCTCCATCAATCTGCAGTTCGAGAGGCAGAAGTTTTGCGATGGATGCAAGGGCCAGGGGTGTATGAATTTTACACAGTGTTCTGGATGCAACGGGCGTGGATTTGTTGAACATTTAATGATGATTGGTCCTGGAATGCAAGCTGTTACACGCGCTCCTTGCGCGCAGTGTAATGGAGAGGGGCGTGCACCCGGAACCTCTTGTACCACATGTTCTGGGCGCAAGTTTACAACGGAAGAGAAGACACTTGAAGTGAAGATTCATCCGGGTATGAAGCCGGGTGAGACACTTATCTTTGAGAAAGAGTGTAGTGATCATCACGATTTTATCGAGCGTGGAGATGTGCACATTGTTCTTCAAGAGGCCGATGAGCCGATTAGTTTACGGAGAGAGGGTACGTCGCTTCATGTGAATATTACGCTCTCTCTAACGGAGAGTCTTCTGGGAAAGACGATTGATATCAAGGATCATCCTGGGTATCCTGAGGGCCTCCCCATTGAGATTCCTCCGGGATTTACGAATGCGTCTGTCTTTGTTGTGGAAGGCAAGGGAATGCCTATTAGGGGTCAGACCACCTTTGGCCAGCTGTCGATTCACATTAAGGTTGTTGTATCAGATCTTGAGAAGGAGAAACTTCGTTCTCAAAGCGTGATTTTAAAGAGTCTATTTACTTCGGCATGAACCCGAGCTTCCAGTCGGCGGACTGCGAGCTGAGCGCGACCTTCTGCATGTCGGCAGGGAGGAGCTCGCCCGGGGCAGAGACCTCCTGCGCCGCATCACCGAAGGCACCTCCGCGCTGGGTCTTGCGCTTAGCGGAGCGATTCTTGCGTTTAGCGGAGCGATTCTTGCGTCCCTTACGGCTAGTCTTACGTCCCTTACGGCTAGTCTTGCGATTCTTACGGCTAGTCTTGCGCTTGCGACGTCCACCATCCTGCATTCCCTTGATCTCGGAGGTGGAGGCATCAAGAGAATCGAGGCCCGCTGAAGAACGCAGGTTACCCTCGAGGAGACCCTGGTCGCCGACCGGGGCCTGGCCACCCTGCTGTCTGGCGGCAAGGTAGGCGGTGCCCTGCTCATTCGCCATGGAAGGCACCTCAACATTTGTAAGCTCGGCCATGCCTCCGCTCTGTTTGCGTGAACGCGTATTTCTTCTATTCGCCATTGTTTCTAAAATAGATAAAGTATTTATTTTACTAACACTATAAAATAGAATGGAACCCTCTTGGACCAAGGAAATACAGAAGCGCCCAATCTGCGATTTCTTCTATTTTCTTTTCGTACTTCGCGTAACTCTGGCAGTGATCGTACTTTTTACGCTGATGCTCACCTTCATTTACATGAAAAAAATGCCCCCGGGGCTTTCGCTGGTGATGATACCTTTTCAGTTTGGAGTCATGACAATTGCAGTGATTGAGGCGCTCTTCCTCTATGTGCTCTGTGAAAGAAGTCTCGTCTAAATAGAATGAAGACCTATCATATTATTATCTGGGGACTTGCGATAATTTCTATGGTATTAACTGCAGTTGGTGGAATAATCAACATGACACAAAAACAAAGAACTCCTCTTCTTTTTGAAGTTACAAGCCAACATGCATGGAATGATGGCCTGTTCTTGATGTTACTGGCTATCCTGATAGCTGTTGTTTATAAATGATTTACTCGATGTTTCCACCGCGTAGGGCCGGTGACTTAATACGTCTCTTTTGCATCTTGCCAGATACAAGATAGATGCTATTCTCCGTGATCACGATGAAGTCCTCCTGGACCTTGTAGATCTTCTGGATAAGGCTCGTGAACTCGTCGCCGCTCTTCACGAGCATCTTCTCATTCGTATCACTGTCCTCACCGAGGAAGGCCTTGTTCGTGGCAGTGTCGACATAATAGTCGAGCAGGATAGGCTTATCCTGCTGAATTGCAAGCTTAGCAGCCTGTAGAAGGGTCTGCGCACTCGGTAACGGGTCCTGGCTTGTGGGCGCGGAAGTAGAGGGAGCGGCCATCTCAAAGTCTGTCCTATTCCGGGAAAGAGCAAATACTATTTTTCCGCAGGGACAGCAGCCGGCTTCAAAACCTCGCCCGCGTGCCGCCGTAAGATTGTATTAATATACTCGTACGCTTCGTCCAGCTGCCGCCGATTCCTCGCGCCCGTAATAATAATGCTTCCCGTCTGAAACACAGAGATCGTAACACGTTTGCAGTTTCCAACCGACTTTCCATCACCCTGACCCGTACAGGGGCGCGGGCAGTCGCAAATTCCGTCCTTTGTAGACTCCTCGTTATAGTAATACTTTGTGTTCACGCCCTGATAAATTGTCGTCTCTAGCGTACTAAACAGACGGTATCTCGAAGTAAGAAGACGATGCAGCTCATCACGCTTCACCATTGTGTTCATCTTGTAGTCGCTATTTAGCAGCTGAATGGCGAACTTTGTGATCTTAAGAGGGTCCTTGGAGATCGGTGTCTCAAGTCGACTCACGAATGCCAGAAACCATTCAATCGTGGAGCGACTGAACTCTTCACTCGTAACACCCGTCATCTGAAACCCTCCATTCTCGAACAGCTTCATGTTCACCTCTTTTAGTCCCGCGCCATCCTCTCTCTTCTTCCGAATCACCAATGTCGACTGGTTAAAGAAGGTTTTCTCCGAAACACGACGCTTTGTAAGAACATCCTTGGAGGAATATCCAACTGCATTCTCCCTGTGCTCCATCTTCAGAATGCCCTCATCTGGATATCCAATGGGTATGAGAAGTGGTGGAAGTTGATCAAACAGACATTTGAGATTAAGCGCAGTTCCCAAATGTCCAGTTGTTACAAGAGTCGAAATTCTTAGAGGAGAGAAAGTTAGTTTTGATGCGTCCATTTTGGCCTAAACACTTTCCTTAAAATGGGTGGCTTCAAGTTTATGATGGACCTGTTCCAAAAACCAGTCCGTTAATAAATTTACTTTTTGTTCCGCTGGGCAGAGACGAAGAAAGTCTGGGTCCGTGATCCGAAGAAGATCGCTGATATTTTTACTATTTATAAACGAAAGCTCTTTTGCTATGAAAAGAAGAAACATAGCAACCTCAGGATAGATCCATGTCTTCAGAGTCTCTTGCAGAATCGAGTGTACTTTTGATGAAGGACTTGTAAAGAGAAGTGTCCAAAGGCGGGCGCACTCATTTCTCTTTTCGGGATGCAAGAGAAAAAACCGGATATCTCCTCTGCGAAATGCAATATCAATACCTGTTGTCGGTTTCTCTGCATGATTTGAAATCTTTTCAATACGCTTCTTAAATTCGGATGTGTGCGGAGATTCCAACTGAATCACAAGGAATTTGTGTACAATTGAGGAGTGGATACGTGAAATGGAATTACAGAGGAAAATAAGAAGAACCTCCTTCGGATCTCTGTCTAGAAGAGGGCGAAGAGCCACTTGTGCCTGATCCGTGAGAGTTTCCGCTTCATCGAAAATGATGATCTTGGGGGCCGAGGAGGATGTCTTCTGGAGAATGGAATGAAGAGAGGAACGTACGAAGGGAAATACGCGGCTTCGTACTGCATCGAGGCCTCTCTCATCACTGCTATTTAGAAAAAGGGCACGGCCGAAAAAAGAGGAAAAGGCGCCCTGGCCGTGCAGAAACTCTACGAAATATCTGGCGGATGTTGTTTTTCCAGAACCAGGTGGACCAACAAGAAGCATATGAGAAAGGGCGGACGGATTCTGTATCATAAGTTGAAAAAGGGAGTTTACCCTCGGAGGAAGTCCATATGGATTCTCCATTCTATAGGGAAAAGACGTCTAAAGGTTTAGACCACGTTACTCAGACTTAAGATTCATGGCACCTAAATAAAACTACCTAAACTCCCTGATGCGATTTTCAGTTAGAATGTCATCACAACGTGGCCGTGCAAAGAAAACAAAGGTATCGGACACCGAGGTAACTCCTGTTGTAGCTGCAGTTCCAGCGACAAAAGTGAAGAAGTCGAAGAAGCCGCTCAGTATTGTGGCAGTTGTAACGCCTACTGGCATCGAAGGGAACTTTTCAAGTGAGCCCCGTCGCCCTTTGATCGCTCATCTACAGATAAAGAGTAGTGAAGTGAAGTTTCATGATACACCCATGCAGTATGATCCAAATCCTCCTACACAACCCGAGCCCTACGATGCAACTGCAGATAACTTTTTTACTGCGGCACAGGAGACGCTTGATTTGAGTGCGGAAGAGGAAAAGAAGGAGGTTGTTACCACGCTCGAGTTTGAGGCTGGCGCTAGCGCAGTGGTAGAAAAGGAGGCCCGCCCTCTGCAGCTCTTCACGCGTGCAAGCCTTATGGTGCAGTACGCTGATTCTGCAAAGACAAAGAAGATTCCCGATTCAACGGAGATCTCATGCTTCTGGTGCACTCATAGTTTTGATGGCCAGCCCTGCATCATTCCTGAGAGAGAAGAGAAGGGTGTGTATCGTGTGTATGGAAATTTCTGCTGCCCCTCGTGTGCGATGAGCTATCTTCTACAGGAGTCGCTTGATCCTCATGTGCGCTGGGAGAGAATTGCACTTCTCAACCGTATCTATGATACGGAGGGACTCGGTCGTATCTTTCCTGCACCTGCACGCGAGACGCTCGATATCTTTGGTGGGCCCATTTCGATCGAGAGTTTCCGTTCAACCATTGCATCTGGAAAGGTGCGCGTTGATGTGCATATGCCACCGATGGTGAGTATCCTTGGATCGATTGATACAAAGCCGATCGATTTCTTCGACAGTACCCTGAAGAATACGCTCATTCATCCGACGCCGTTGGACAAGGGGCCTCGGACAGAGGAGGGACTTCGTCTCAAGCGTAACAAGCCTCTGAAGGATAAGGAGAGCACGCTTGATTCAGTGATGAATATTCAGTTCAGGGGTGGACCAAAAATTGATTCGAACTTGGCGGCTAGGTAAGCAGGAATATAATGTCTACCGAGCCTCTTATCCGTGAGCTCTTTCGTAATCTGGAGAGCAATCTTCACGAGCGTCTCGTGATGATTGAGCAGATCTTACAGGCTGTTGAGAAGCCGAAGGTACCGTTGTATGATAATGAGTTTATTGGACGTATCGAGGCACTTGAGCGGCAGCATGTAGATGATTCGAGGTTTTCGGCGCTCGAGGATATGATGACGAAGATGTATGTGGAGCTGGAGAGTTTGAAGCGGCAGCGTCCTTCTGTTGAACCGGTAAAGGTTGTTTCTACTCCTGTAGAAGCAAAGGCTGCTTCTGCAGTAAAGGCTTCTACTCCTGCAGCAGTAAAGGCTTTTGCTCCAGCAGCTCCAGTAGTAAAGTCAAAGGCCCCTGCACCTGTGGTTCCTCAGTGGGAGGAAGAGCCAGAGGTAGAGCCTGAGGCAGAGGTAGAGCCTGAGGTAGAGGTAGAGGAGGAGGAAGAGCAAGAGCTCGAGCTCGAGGAGTTCGAGTACAAGGGGCGTACATTCTTCAAGGATCAGAACAACATGGTCTACGCCGCGGACGAGGAGGGCGAGATTAGTACAGATGAGCCAGTCGGCCAGTGGAATGGAAAGCGTATTGTTCCTGTCTCTGCCTAAAATCTAAGTACACTCCAGAATGGATATTTGTTATCCCACAATTGCAACAGCTGCACTCTTTGTAGCAATATTTATACTTGATATGAGAAATAACCAATACAATATCTTATTTTTACATTTTTTATATAGTGTAATTTCTATTCTTTTAATTACTTACTTATGTGACAATGGATATAGCTTTATTGCATGGAGCTTACTTATATTCCCCTTTGTTCTTATTTTTATAGCCTCTTCACTTCAACCAATGATACAGTCTGTACTTCCTTCAGTACCTGTCTCTCAACCTACACGCAAATGTGCCCCTGGCTGCCCTAAACCTTCCTGCTGTTCTCCTGCAAAGAAACCTGCACCCGCACCCGCACCCGCACCCCCTTCTGCTTCTGCAGCAACATGTGGCCCGAATAGTAATTCTCCGCGTTGTATAAATGTTGATTCTCTGCCAAGTGTTTGAGGTCTAAAGGTACATCATTATGCGTAGGTAATGAGAGGCGCTGAAAATTGCATGTCTTTCTGCATCTCCTTTACTCGTTCTGCACTTGCACTTTTACAGTCGGTTAACTGGCCTCTACACGCCCTCCGAATCTACGTAAACACTCTCGCCGCACTCGAGACTACCGTTTTTGTTAGCAAGAAGACGTATCAAGCCATTTCAAATGCAGTCCACGATGAGCAGTACATTTTTTTTAAGAATGATCCGGTACCCTATCCTCTTCCCAGGGTTGTCTTTTCAGGACCCGCCACGTGTGAACCCGAGTGGACCTATAATCTCACAAAGAATACGTTTACGGCGTCGAACCGTTCGGTACGATATGTAAAGCTCCCCTGGCTTTCCGCAGTAATAAAGTACAATGATATGAAGTTGTATTCTCTTGATGAGTTTGTTGATACTGTGAGATTTTCAGAGATTAACGCAAATCCTCCCGATGCGCAGACACTCCTCTCAGCATGGTCTCTTTTCACTGGAAATATCCTGGATAAGAATCTGGAAATGAATCTTATTATCATTGATGCTGAAGGAAATGAGGTAAGGACTATTCTTCACAAGAAGCCTCTTTTCATTGAAGACATGGATGAGATCCACTTTCTCAGCGACCTGCGGGAAGAGACCACATAAAAATTTGACAACTGGTATACTAGAAAAGTGAGTATGCAGATCACTTCAACTATGCTAGATGAAAGTTTACCTTCAGGTACATGGACGTTGTACTTCCATTCACCCAAAGAGAAGCGTTGGACACTTGATACCTTTCAGAAGGTCGCCACGGTGACATCCATTCGTTCCGTGTTAGCGCTCTTTCAAGCCCTTGACGATAAGATAAAGCGTGGCATGTACTTCTTCATGCGCGATCCTCACCCGCCGCTGTGGGAGAACTACCAGAATATCCGTGGAGGAAGTTATAGTATCCGCGGATCCCTTGAGGATGGAATTGATCTCTATAAGAAATACAGTGTTGCGAGTATGTTAAATGTAGCCGTTTTGGATAAGGATGATACCATCATGGGAATTAGTATTAGTCCCAAGATACTGGGTGTTGGTCCAACTCAGAGAATTGGATTCTATGTGATTAAGATCTGGAATAAAGACGCAGAAAAGTATAACACCCCTTCTGGCATCCATTGTCTTGATCCGAAACTTACGACCGATACGATCCTCTATACACCGCATGTGGAGAAGAAGATGTAACGTCGTGACTCTATAAGCTATGAAAGTCGCAAGCAATAACAAGTTCCTTTCCCTTTTTTCCCTTCTTTACCCATTGCCACAGCATTTCATAACCTAATTTCTTAGCAGCTGTTGCCATTTTTTTTGCTGTATACTCATTATCAACATAGATTGAAAATAAGTACATTTATCTACCATATGTGGCGATTTATTGAGCAGTGGTGAGCGCCTCTCGAACCATTTCCACTGTCGGTTCGACGTTCTCACCATAACGAGATTTTAAACTGGAGGCGACCTTCATTTTCAGTTTATTGAGTTGAAACTCATTTGCCTTTGGATTTTCCTGCTTCATGATCGTGCCTACCTTGTCCATCAGATTCATCCACGCGTTCTCAGATATGGGTACAGTAGGGGCCCATACCTCGCCATCTACAAGATCAAAGAGTGTCTGGACAGTTTCCAGAGACACTTTGAAAAAGTCGCGATTCGGAGAGACCCGCTCACCCAGCTTCGATAAGAGGCGGTGGAGTGAAACGATCTTTCCTTCTAGGACCGCAACCTGCTTGGCGATCTCCACCTTGAACGGATAGAGAACACCCTCTGAAAAGAGTTCATCCGCCTTCTCGCCCGGCTTCTTTGTTCCAGCAGCTACAAATAACAGATCTGGATAGGCTTGAGTAGAAAAACAATAGATGTATCCTGCCATTCTTTTTTTACGGGTTAGACTTTACTCATAATCTCTGAACGAGATTCCAACTGGGAAACGGGGGATCCCGTCCTCCGTGAGTTCCTGGTACCGCACGGTGAGCTGCTTTCCAACGTAGTTCTTTGCAACCTTGAAGAGGGCTGCACGATCCTCGTGGGTTCCGCGGGGCCGTACATTGAAGGTCTGGCCCTTGGCGGTCTTGCAGATCCAAATTACGAGGCCCTCCTCGAGTCCCTGGCCATCCGTGAATCCGGCCACCTCGTACTCGGCGTCCTCGAACTCCTTGTACTTCTGCAGATCATAGGAACGGGCGCCGAGCTGGTACATGCCCTGCTTGTTTCTCACGATGAGGCCCTCATTTCCGTCTTTTACATACTTGTCGTGAAATCCCTTGAGATCCTCACGCGTGGCACACTCCTCCGTAGGCAAGAGATGGACGTGCGTGAACTTGTGTTTTCCGAAGAACTCCTTCAGAGTGGCGAGGCGGTCCTCAAACGGCTTGTTGTTCACACAGTCGTAGACCCAGAGGTTCACGTTCTTCAACTGCTTTTTATCATCCTCCGTAAACTTCTTTTTCTTCACGAGGCCCACGAACTGCTGGAACGAGAGAGTGGTGGAATAGACCTCGCCGTCGAGAATGAGGCCCTCCTTTGTGGCGGGGGCAAGCTCTGCAAGAATGTGCTCGAGGCCGCTGAACTCCTTTCCGTTTCGACTGGTGAGAACACCCTTGTGAAAGATTGACCGTACACCGTCGAGCTTGGCTTGGACGTAGCAGGGAAAGGTGATCTTCTTTCCCTGTTTATGGTAGTCCTGTGCAAGCATGGGGCTGATCGTCTCGTGTGCGGCGATGGCTGAATTAGAAACCATACTAGGAACCTGTGCCTTCTCAACCGTCTCAGCATAACCGTCCATTACCTTCTTGTCCCATGCAGACTTTGCGTCGAGAAGAGCCTGCTCATAGGGGGTTGTCTCGTTCTTGCGACCGATGTTCTTTCCCTTGGTGATCTCCTTCTCATTTACGACGGTTGATCCGCCCTCATATCCATAAGAGACACGAATGAGGCCGACCTGTCCCTGCTGAATAACCTCAACTTGCCAGAATTGGGTCTTTTCGGCCTTGGACTTTGTGAAGAGACGGGGGAACTTGCCAGCGGGAGCCTCTGGTTTCACCTCTGGCTTCACCTCTGGTTTCAGCTCTGGCTTTACCTCTGCCGTCTTTATCCTTGGCTTTACCTTCTTTACTTCAGTAGGCTTATCTGCAGAAGCAGCCTTTGCTTCGGATGGCTTAGCCTCTGAAGCCTTTGCTGCAGAAGCAGCCTTTGCTTCGGATGGCTTAGCCTCTGAAGCGTGAAATGCCGCCTCCAAGTTATTCATCAGATTCTTCTCATTCCGTTCTTCCATTTCTCTTTCAAGTTTACTTATCCACTCTTTACGTTGGAGGAATGCGGGCGACTTGTCCTTAATTTTAGTCAGTAGGTTTCGCACTTTTTTCACCGTGTTTCTGTTGGTAGAACGCTGATTTTTATTTGCTTTCCGTGTTTTGAGTCTCTCGAGAATAGGTTCTAATTTAGAGTTTATTGTTGGACCAAAAGAGGGTCTATTATCCATCTACAATATCTACGTATAAATATTATACTTTAATACTTTAGTATTTCTTCTTCTCCGCCTCGGAGAGGGCACGCCAGCGCTTTCCGAGCTCGCGACCCACATCCGCAAAGGCGATGTTCGGATTCTCCGCCATCACGGACTTGCGCTCCTTAGCCGAGAACTTCATGAAGCCACTGGGCTTTCTCGCCTTTCTCGTGGCGCTCTTCTTTTCTGAGCTCTTAGCACCACCCTCCAAACGAGATACACGATCCTCTAACGCATCCAAACGCTTCTTCAGATCAGACATTCTATATAGTCTGCTTATTTTTCATAGGGGCCAGAACCAGCTTGATCTCTCCCAAATTCGCCACCGTATATCTCAGAATGAGAGGGAAATCATTCTTCAGGTACAGCTCGATACTCGGGCACAGACTGGTGCACTTGGTAAAGAGAACAAGATGCTTCAGCTGGAAAATGCCCTGCACAATCTCATTCGTGCTACCCTGCGCCTTGTGCACCTTCATCGTGCTGTTGTTCTCGCTGATGATCGTCTCCTGTTCCGCAAAATCGCCAATGCACCGGAAAATGAGATCAGACGCGCTCGAAGTGATCTCTACATCCAGCTTCTCACCTAGCGCATTCATGTCACGGCAGATCTTCTGGAGATCGACCGACGGCATGTGGATGATGCTGGTGAAGTTGAGACTCGGGATCTGGATATCCTCAACATCCGTGTCGAAGAGCTTGAGAAAGTAGTTCGTAACCGTCGACTTCTCGCTGTTCTCCATGCGAATACCGAGCTTGTTCGGGTTGCTCGCCGGTAAGTACATCGTGAGGCTGTCGTTGTTCCCCATCGTCTTGATGAGCTTGAACAGGTAAATCATATTCACACCGAGAATGTGCTTGGCGGGGCAGAAGTAGTTCTCGAAACGATCGGCGTGGAGACGGAGATAGACAAGTACCGTATGGGTCTCGTCTACCGCCATGATCTTGAGTCCCTGGCTGTCGAACTCCAGATTCGCCTCGGTAAGGATCTCCTTGAGGGCCTCGATGAGCGTCCGGAAAGCGCCACTCTGGACTGTTTTGATTTCGAATAGATTCCCGTTTGGATTGGTACGGGACACGAGGGACATTCTCTACCGTGGCATGCTACTCCATGCTTTAGGCTTTGCGCGTATTTTTTGGCATCTTTGAAGTGCGTTCAGCGGCGGCCGCGCTTTGTTCCGGCTTTGCGTGTAGCCATTCTCTTCTTCTCATTGCGCAAAAGTCTCATTCCGAGAGCGAGGCTCGACGTTAATAGTGCGGCGCCATAGCTCACAACACCTCCCATCACACTGGGAATAAATCCTCCGCGTTGCTTGCGAGTAGCGCCTCCTCTGAAATAGGCTTTTGGTTGATAATAGCTACCCATTCTACCATATGAACTGATTTAGATTTACCATCGCCTCGCACAATGCCCTGAATGTCCGCCTCCACAATAGTCCTCCTCCTTGAACCCAGCCTCTTCGCGACAACAAAAAGGATTATGATTGTCTTTTGCCGTCGGCAAGCGTTGTCCTGTGGCGGGATCGTGATAAGGGCTGCAGTATTTTTTACCACAGGTCCAGCACCAGGTACGACCACATCCTTGGCCCACATGGAATTTATTATTCATGTCGAGACCGCATGCGAAAACATAGGCACACGCCGCATCTTTTAAACACCATCGCGCACACCAAGGGCACTGCTTTGCATCCATCGACCCTTCCTCTTTCATCTAGTTTAGTTGGAGATCACGCCTAAAAGAGATAGACGCATACTTTACAAGAATGATCCCCACCTATACAGTTGAATCATCGCGTGCACCCACAGATCTCTGCTTTCTCGGTGCAAAGTACGGAACAGATAAGAGTCCCTTCAATACAGTAGGACACCGTCATCCTTACACACCCATTTATTCTTTTCTCTTCGCCCCCCATCGCAATCGTCCCATCCAGTTTGGAGAGATCGGAGTTGCGGGGGGCGCCAGTGTGGCCATGTGGGCCCAGTATTTCACCCCTGCAGCGAAACTCGCATTCTACGATTGCGACGACAACTTCTTAGCAAATGCACGTGGATTCGGAATCCCTAATGCCACATTTACAAATATGAACGTAAATGAGACTTCAAGTATTCGTGCAGGTCTTGAAGTCGCCGGATCCAAGTTTGATCTGCTCATTGATGATTCCTCTCATAATGTGGCTGACCAGAAAAATATCTTAGAGGTGGCGATTGATTTTATGAATCCTGGGGGACTTCTCATTGTTGAGGATGTCTTTCGCAATGTGGAAGACAAGGATTATCTGGCTATCATTGAGCCGATCAAGGATAAGCTGAGTTTCTATGCATTTTTCATGGCAGAACACACAAACAAATGGTCTCCTGGATGGGATAATGATAAGATTCTTATGATGGTTAAGTCGTGATAACGACTGTCCCTTATAAACTCATAAGTACAAATCAGAGTCTTCTTCCACAAATGTAATGCGTATCCTCAGCGGTGTGGGTTTTGGCATATGTTCTTGATGAACAGAATGAAAGTGGAGTAAGAGGAAGATGAACTTCTGTGCAAACCATTCTTCATAATCACTCATCGTCATTGTCTTCGGGAGAACACAATGCTCCATTGCAATATAAAGGACTTGTTTTAGCATAGCATGCAGCTGTGGATTTCTTCTTTTGAAATACAGAAAGATACGTATAGAACTCATAAATAGATCTCTGTATTGCCGAGGAGACATTATTGAACCAAAGGGTGAATGTCCTTGTGTGGTATCATATGAATTATATGGATCCATGTATCTGCAGTTATTGTATTCAGAAGGATCACATAGCCTAAGAACATCTAGGACAATCTCGGAGAGATACATAGCAATTTTCATAAATCGTTTATGTTTATATGATTTATAATAATAATCAAATGGATGAATGGGCTGTGTGAGAGAATCGTACACGAAGTGTTTACATACATCACAGCTCATTTATATCGGGGCAACTTTTTAATGGGGCTCGGTATTTATCAAATTTAAAGGGTACCCCCTTGCCATAAATTTGACTCCGAGGGCGCATGTGTAATTCGTATAAAAGAAAATGTCGACTGCCGCAGCCTATAAGAAGCACACGCACCGCGAGCACATCTTGGAGCTTCCTGATACCTATATTGGTTCTGTAGAGACCCATGATGAGCGCCGCTGGATCTATGATGTAGAGAAGGGTAAGATGGTGCAGGAGGTTCTCAAGTTCAATCCTGGCTTCTACAAGCTGTTTGATGAGATTGTGGTGAATGCGAGGGATGCCCTCGTTCGCAGCGCTACCTTGGCTACGCCGATTAAGCATATCGACATCAGCGTTTCTTCCACGAATGCGGGAGAGGCTGCAGGGCAATGGCGTATCACGGTGGAGAACGACGGCGACGGTATTCCTATTGTCGAGCACCCTGTTGAGAAGGTTTACGTTCCTGAGATGATCTTCGGCCATCTTCTCACGAGCGGCAATTACAACAAGGAGGAGGAGAAGATTGTCGGTGGCAAGAACGGTTATGGTGCCAAGCTCACCAACATCTTCAGCCACGAGTTCACTGTAGAGACTCGTTCTCCTACTCACGGCCTCAAGTATAGCCAGACATGGAAGAATCACATGCTCAACTGCAGCAAGGCCTCCATCACGAAGGACAAGGCCAAGGGATTCGTCCGAATCTCCTATGTTCCCGATCTCAGCCGCTTCATCGGTCTCTCCATGGACGACATGATGAAGGTTCTTCATACTCGCGCCATTGAGATTGCCGCAATGGCTGGTCGTGATGTGAAGGTATCGTGGAATGGTTCTGTAATTCCCACCAACACCTTTGAGAAGTTCGTTCGCCTCTTCGTAAAGGACGATGCGAGCCTGGCCTATGAGAAGTGCAGCGAGCGTTGGGAGATTGCCTCTGTTCTCACGAGTACTCTCTTCGACGATGAGGACTCTGTGTCCGAGGAGAAGCATGTGAGCTTTGTGAACGGTGTGAATACTCGCAAGGGAGGCAAGCACGTCGACACAGTGACTCGCCACATTCTCGGAGATTTCTGTGAGCTGGCGCTCAAGAAGAAGAAGATCGAGATCAAGCCTTCTCAGCTCAAGGACACAGTGATGTTCTTCGTGAACGCCACCATTGTGAACCCGTCGTTTGATTCCCAGACGAAGGAGTGTCTCACGACTCCGGCCACGAAGTTCGGCAGCGTCTTCAAGAGCACTCCGAAGTACTTGGACGCTCTGGTGAAGCTGGGACTTCTCGACGAGGCCCAGAGCATTCTGGACGCCAAGGCTGCGAAGGAGGCGAAGAAGTCCGATGGTAAGAAGCGCACCACGTTGCGCGGAATGCCGAAGCTCGTCGATGCTCTTCTGGCCGGCACGAACAAGTCGACGGAGTGCACACTTATTCTCACAGAGGGAGATTCGGCTGCTACCAGTGCAATCACCGGCCTCAAGATCGTTGGGCGCGAGCGTTGGGGTGTCTTCCCCCTCAAGGGTAAGATGCTGAACGTGCGCGATGTGAGTACCGACAAGTTCAGCAAGAATGAGGAGCTCACTGCTATCAAGAAGATCCTGGGACTCGAGCAAAAGAAGGTGTACTCCGATCTCAAGTCGCTTCGCTACGGTCGTGTAATGGTGATGGCAGATCAGGATTTGGATGGATCGCACATCAAGGGCCTTCTCATGAATCTCTTCCACGCCGAGTGGCCCGCCCTTCTGAAGGCCGGCTTCGTCTGTTCTCTCGCAACTCCCTTGCTGAAGGCGACGAAGCGCTCGGATGTTCGCAGCTTCTATTCGCAGGTTGAGTTTGATGGCTGGAGGACCAGTCTCGGAGACTCCGGTCTTCGTGGCTGGAACCTGAAGTACTACAAGGGATTGGGCACCAGCACCCCCGCGGAGGCTCAGGAGTGGTTCAAGAACTTGCATGAGATTAAGTACACCTGGGATCAGGAGACAGACGAGACGCTGTCCCTCGCCTTCAGCAAGAAGCGAGCAGATGATCGCAAGAAGTGGCTCGCTGGATACGATCCTGCACGTCTTCTTGTGGTAGGCGATAGTGGTCGCGTGGACTTCTCCCGCTTCATCCACGATGAACTCATTCATTTCAGCAATGCAGACAATATCCGTTCTCTTCCTCACCTGATTGATGGCTTCAAGCCGTCGCAGCGCAAGATCCTCTTCGGCTGTCTGAAGCGCGGGCTCACTTCAGAGATTCGTGTTGCACAGCTGGCCGGTTATGTGAGTGAGCATGCGGCCTACCACCACGGTGAGGCTTCTCTCACTGCGGCAATCACGAGCATGGCCCAGATCTTCGTGGGTGCGAACAATATCAACTTGCTCGCACCGGTTGGACAGTTCGGCTCTCGTCTCATGGGTGGTAAGGATGCGGCGAGCCCGAGGTATATCCACACTCATCTCGAGCAGATTGTGAATACAATCTTCCGAAAGGAGGATAACAGTGTTCTAAAGTACCTCGATGATGATGGGCTTATGGTGGAGCCCGAGACGTACTGGCCAGTTATCCCGATGCTGCTTGTGAACGGCTGTGTTGGCATTGGTACCGGTTTCAGCACGGACATCCCTCCGTTCAACCCGAATGATATCATCGCCCTGCTGCGCGATCGTATTGCGGGGCGTCGCGACAGCCTGGGAAATCTTGCCCTGCAGCCGTGGTGGATCGGCTTCAAGGGCCGCATGACGATGCTGTCCGATGGTGTCTGGCAGACTCGCGGCGTCTATGAGTTCAACGATGCAAAGAAGTGTGTAACAATCACCGAGCTACCGGTTGGCACATGGACGAACGACTACAAGGCATTCCTCGATGAGCTGTGCACGAGCGGAGAGAAGGAGAAGAGTGTTCTGCTGAACTACGACGATCTCTACAATCACGTGGATGTCCGGTTCGATCTCTATCTGGATGGCGACTACTACGACGACATCAAGGCGAATACGGCTGAGTTTGAGAAGCGCTTCCGCCTCACGACGACATGGCGTACGAGCAACATGGTCTGCTTCGATGCGGATATGAAGATTGTGCGTTACACCTGCGTGGGCGATATCTTGGAGGCATTCTATGGTCCCCGTCTTCGGGTGTACGAGGAGAGGCGCCAGAAGGAGATTGATCGTCTTCGGGCGGAGGCGGTGGAGGCGGATGCGAAGGCGAGGTTTCTCCGGGCTGTTCTGGAGGGCACCATTGATCTGCGTCGAGCCACGGATGAGAAGATCGTGGAGGCGATGAAGTCTCACTCCCTTCCTCCTCTCAGTGCGGCGCTTTCGGTGGAGTCTGTTGATTCCTATGAGTATCTGCTCCGACTCCGGATGGATCGGGTGAAGGCGGCGGCCATTACAGAGGCGGAGGACCTCGTTGCAAAGGCTTCCGCTGCCGTGAACTTGCTCGAGAAGACGACTGCGGCCACGATGTGGCTAAGTGATCTGGACGATTTCGAGAAGGCGTGGATTGCTATGCGTAGCCATACAGAGGATCTGCTCACCAATGGAGGCACGGCTACGGTTGTGAAGAAGAAGGTTCGCGTTGCCGTGAAAGCATGAACGTAAGTGGTCTAAACACCTGCCAATAATACCCTGTATGGTCTATTAGTCTAGTGGTCAGGACATGGGACTTTGAATCCCAGAACCTCGGTTCGATCCCGAGATAGACCTATCACCTTTTCTACATCATTTAATAGAAAATGGACCTTTTTACTAAATTATTCTGGATTAGTTCACTACTATTTATTGGTTTATCAGCCTATTTGTTATGCTGTACCAAGAAGACTAATATCTTTTACCTGCAAATTGCTTCCGGGTGTGGTATGTTTATAACTAGTAAAATTGGGCGAAACTTCTTAGGATTAGAGTAAACGGTTTATTTTTTTAAATGTATCTTTCTTTTTTATGAGTATACTATACTCTTTAAAAAGATGGTTTTGTATTTTATGCCAGCTTACATGTAAGGGTTGTTAGGTAAAGACCGAACTCCCCTACATATAGGGATTGTTGGGTCTTTACCAAACACCCGCTTACATGTAAGGGTTATTTGGAAGGGACTTGGCCCCTGCCGAACTCCCCTACATATAGGGATTGTTGGGCAGGGACTTGGCCCCTGCCGAACTCCCCTACATATAGGGATTGTTGGGCAGGGACTTGGCCCCTGCCGAACTCATGCTCACCGGCATCGACATCGGGACCGGTAAGTGGCTAATATCATTCAAATAATAATAATAATGATCCACTGCGGATAAAATGTGAGGAACAGACCAGCCGATCACCTTCTCATTCAAATCCTCTACCTGCTCCTTCACACCCGAAGGCAGGTTCCGGGCGTATTGATAATAAATTGCGCGCATAATGATTTTCAATTCATCCACACTCTGTTCATCGATCACATATCCCTTCGGCTTGCTCCCCTCAAAAACGCCCTTTCGGATTCCATTTTGGATCGTGGCAATATTCTTCTTCGAAAAGAAGGTCGAGGAAAGTACGGTCGTTTCCCAATTTCCACGAAGCATATCATTCTCGAAATCATTCTCAACCTTCGTCTGATGCCTGTATCCAGGGATCCGGTCGGCTACCTCTCCGCCACCGGTGAGGTTTACACGTCCGTTTTCGGCAGAGTTAGAGGTATAGGGTAAGTTTAGCAGATTCTCCATCTTTTACTATTGTAACAGTGAGACTTAAAATTAGTAACATTACCGGTTCTGAAATAAAATCTACTCTCTAAATATAAAATGCCCGTGCGTACTCCTAAGCAGACTTCCGCTGATAATGATTACTATATCCCCGTCGGAAACCTTACGGGCCTCATCTTCGCCCTCAACGCCACGACGAACCAGCTCTCCACGGCCTCCTGGGCGAACTTCGGCTCTCGCTACCTGAGCTCCGTGAACGCCGCTGGTCAGGGTATCCTCAAGGATATGGGTCGTCCCTATGTTTCGGCGGGCCGTACCTTCCGCAGAGTGCAGCTCGTTGTCCCGCAGTCCACCGGCACGATCTCCACGGGCGGCGTTGGCGGTGCAACGGGCACCGTGCCTAACCAGGAATACCTCACGGGCTTCATTGAGGTTGGCTTCCCCGAGTCTGGGGCTTCCGCCCCGACACCGGTTGCAAAGTGGGGCAACTAAACAATAGATTCTTCCGGTTTACAAAAAGATATGTAAAAGACTTTCTCTTTTGCGTATTTTTTTCTCATGTGTGAATATAAAATGTCCAGTGTTCTCCGTTCCCAGAGAATCGTTTCGCTCGATAATGAGTTCTACATCCCGATCGCGAACGCGACGGGCTTCGTCTTTGCCCTCAACACCACGACCAACCAGCTCTCCACGGCTGCGTGGGCCGCGACGGGCTCTCGCTACCTGTCCTCGCTCAACGCTGCGGGCGCTGGTCTCCTCCGCGACCAGGGCAGGACCTACCTCTCGGGCGGCCGCACCTTCCGTAAGGTCCAGCTGGTTGTCCCGCAGTCCACCGGCACGGTCTCCACCAACGGCGTTGGCGGCAGAACCGGCACCACCCCTAACGAGGACTTCCTCACGGGCTACATCGAGGTTGGCTTCTCCGAGGCTGCCGGCACAGCCCCTGCGCCCTTCGCCAAGTGGGGTCGTTAAACACCTTGAGAAATATGATTTCTCCTATCAAAACTATCCATACCAAACTCTTTTATGAGTCTAGTATAGATAACAATGGACTATACATTCCTCTTATACATCTTTCTGTCGTTAGTACTTATATCTGGAGGTTCCTATACCCTGCTAATGTCCGGGCGAATTGTAAGTAGTCTCCTCTTTTTCATTGGAATTCTCATAATTGAAATCTATTTCGGCACACGGTGGTTCAGCGGAACTTCGCAGAAAAGCATACAGCCTTCCATTGGAAACTGGCCGCCCGCTATCAATGCATGCCCCGACTTCCTTTCCCTCTATAAAACCAGCAATAAGTACTATTGCGTCGATACAGTCGGAGTTGCACCCAATAAAGAGGGAGCCATTGCGATTTTCACATCAGAAAGTGGTACTGAACCGGATGAGAAATACAGATTCAATCTTCATTTAGACAAAGAGGGCACTGATCGCACAAAGGCACTCTGCGATGAAGCGAAGTCGAAGCATGTAACCTGGGAGGGTGTTTGGGACGGGTCCACTTGCATGGGTGGATCTCCACCTATACCTTCTACTTAGACTGAGGAGGCGGTCTAAACTCACCCCCTTACTAAGAATAAGATGAGTACTTCTTCAGAAAAACAACAGAAGAGAAAAACACACTGCCTCTATCCAGAAATTGAGGACACCCTGAAAAAGTGGCTCGATAATCGCATTCTCCCCGCAGCCCTTCTTCTTGGAGAACCCGGTGTTGGAAAGACAACACTTGCCTATCGCATTTATGAAGAATCAAAGTTGAAAGTTGTGGAGTTCAATGCAAGCCATACTCGCAGTGGAACCTCCTTCCGAAAGGTGATTCTTCCTCTTCTTCGTGAGGGCGGAATCATGCAGATGGTTGAGAATGGCTCTAAAGGTGGTATTGGCATTTTGCTTGATGAGATTGATGGGCTGAGTAGCGGTGAGCGCGGAGGACTACAGGAACTTCTCGCCTATCTCAAATCACCCGAGGCACTTGTAGGCCGACCTGTGATTCTCATTAGTAATACACTGGACAGCCGCGCCCTTCAACAGATTGCAAAGCACTGTCTAACTATACAGGTATCCGGTGCAAAGAAGTCTATTTTGGAAGACTGGCTTCAACGGGAAATTCCAGAAAATATGACAACAGATCTGCGCGCCCTTCAACGGCAGCTTGCAGGATACGAAGCTGCCGAGGAACAGATCAATATCCCCGAGGGAGTCTTACCTGTTGCATGGTGGTCTCTTTGGAATGATTGGGACTATAGTGTTGAACTTGATATTGAGAACAATGAAGGGAACCTTGCCAGCCTGATAAGCCTTGAAAATATTCCAGAGAGAATTCAAGCCTCTCATGGATCGACTGAAGAGGGCTGGAAGCTCTATTTATCCCTATTCGAGGCCTATCGTATGAGCGATCAGGGTGATTTCTGGGCCTTTTTCTATCAGTGCTGGAATATTCTTCCACTCAGTCTTCAGCTCAAGCTAAAACATATTAGTATGAGAATCACCACGGAAGCACCGAACCCGAAGATTCGGCTCGAGACAACCGATATGAGATATACTCCTGTTCTCACAAAACAGTCTGCCATGTTCAATGCATGGAAGCTTCTCTGCGAGCTCTCCGATACATACAAGGTTCCTGTACGCATGTGCGCAATGTATGCACATGCGGAAACATTAAAAGGAGGAATACGTCCCGATCGGATTCGCCGATTAGAAGGTATTTCTTTACAGAAGCTCTATGCTTCACTTGATTGATCTGTGATCATCTCATCGGGGTGGAGGAGACGGTAGAGATGGAGAGGTTCCTTGCGTCCCATCCTGTACGCACGTCCCGTGATCTGCTTTTCCTCGTCCATATCCATTTTATGTAGAAGTATAACATGCGTTGCTGAAGTGATTGTCAGTCCAGCGCCCGCATGCAGACTATTGAGTAAAAGGCACTTTATCGAACCCTTTGAGAAGGCATTGAGGGTCGCTTGAATAGAATCTTTCGTACCCTTTACCTGCTTCACCTGAATATTGAGCGCCTCGATTTCGCCCTGAATCTGGGTAAACGGATTATCGTAGCGACTGAAAATGAGAAACTTGCCATCGGGATTATCGCGCAGAAGTTTCAGAAGTGCCTCTCGCTTCTTGGGTACAGGATCCTCGACTGGGGCCGGTGCAGCAGAGGAACCAAGAGATATCTTTCGGAGATGTGAAGGGTGTGTGAGTGTGCGACAGAGAGGGCATTCGAGTTTTCTTGTAAGACTTGTGAGAATACAGGTTGCACAGAAAATGCGACTGCAGCACTTGGTAATAAGAGAATCCGTCGGCTCATCAAAACAAATGGGGCACATTTCGTGCTGGAAATTCTCAATGCGTTCCTTAATATTCTTAATCTGTTCCTCGAGATGGCTTATCTTTGCCGTGAGATTTGCAAGGGCCTCCTCCTTTGCCTTGGGCGTGGCATAGGTAATGCTCGCCTTGAATTCATATGTCTTCTTCAGACGATCCAGCTCCTTCATTCTGTTTTCCGTAACGGCCTGAATCATCGTGAGGGGCGAATCACTCTGCACACCTAACATGGTCAGGGCTGTCTCCGTATCTCCTGCGTGTAACAGCGTTCGTATTTCTGGAGTAATTGCATCCGATACAATCTGTTGGCTGAGACTGGGTCTACAGAGGATATTTGTTCTGTAGAGAGGAGGAAGTGAAATGGAATTCTTGATAAACTCTTCAGAACAGCGAACAACCGTGTGGCCGCGGAGAGGATGGCCTAAGCTAAAATGTTCTAGAATATAGCGACTATAAGTAATATAACGCTCATGAAAGACTGTGGAAATATGAGCATTTCGTAGCATGGGCAGATATGCGCGTTTAAGATCAGGATGATACTTGGAGCCTTCAGAACATATACGTTGAAGTATATTATAATAGAAATAAATGGGTGAACCGTGATTTGAAAAGAGAATACTTGGCCAACTTGCAGTAATGAGCCATGTAAAGTGTGTATGGAGGTGGTCATCGCGGGAAAGTTTTATAGAATCTGCTTCATCAATGTAGACTCTCTGGAAACGAATCTTATGCTTCGCAATCTTATCGTAAAAGGGCTTCGCTAACGTATTTGAAATGAGAATTAAATCACTTGAAAAGAGCCTTGTAAAGAAATCATCGGACTCTAATACACGTTTCGTAGGAACCAGAAAGGGTTTTAGTTTGGATTGATCTTTTATATAGGTGGTCCACTGTCTGTAAAGAGTATGCGGAACCATAATAAGGGGCGGGGCTTCAGAAAGATCAGTATAGGTTACATCTTTAATGCTAAACATCATATTCGATACATAGGGAGATACAACTGGGATTCCCTTGAGGGCCATCTTTTTCTCCTTTATATGTGCAATATGTCCCATAATCATGAGAGATTTACCTACACCTACACTATCTCCAAGGAGAGCCCAGGATGAAAAGAGTTTCTCACCCGAAATATCCATTCCATTCGTAAGCTGTGTCTCCTGAAGATCCATTGCATGAATCGCAGCAGCTTGATGGGACCTCAGAGATACTTTCAGATAAGGACTTGTGGAGGCTATCTGGGGAGATGAGTCTACTAGCTGCCTAGTATAGACATCATTCTGAATACCAAAGAATACCTCTGTGGGAGTACGCATTCTCTATAAAGTTTTAGAGGTATGTTTAGGCTGATCTGAAGAAGTCTCTTAAGACAGGATCCTTGATGAACTCCTCCAACTGCATCGCTGTCTTCTTTACGAAAGGGTTATTCTTTTCCTCACGCATCTTCTTCTTATCAAAAGTATTCTCAGTGTGGCTCATCACAAGCATCACCTTCAATGGATCAAGCTGGATCATTGGATTCTTATAATTTTCCAGGAAGGATTTTTCTTCGGCATGTGTAACCGTTTCATCGTATTCGTGAGAAACTGCGTAGGCCTTTGTCCACGCCATCGTTCCATTCGTTGCGTGGTTCGCGTGGTAGGGGCCGAGCTTGTAAATAGTCTGTATATCAGTATAATACATATAGATCTCGGAGGAACCTGCAAGATGGACTTTGGGATTTCTCTTGAAGGCTGCAACTGCCGCGGCCACGCGATCCGGTACATAGTAATCATCGTCGTCCATGGCAACGATGATGTCTCCACGTGCCGCCTTATTCAGAAGGTTTCTCTTTGCGCCAATGTTTCTCTTCTCAGGATCGTACAGATAACGGAAGTTGGGGAGCTGGTCCTTGTATTGGTTGAAAATATCCTCGACGGGTTCATCTCCATCATCGTAGACGATCCATTCCATATATTCCTTGCGATATGTTTGGCTTAGGAAGCAGCGGATGAGGCTGGGAATGAATCGTTTGCGATTATAGGTGGGAGTAATCACCGATACAAAAGGGAAATTAGGATCTTTGGGGGGGACACTCATCTATCTAGATAAGGCGTTTACCCGTTAAGTCCGTTGCTTGCCCAACGGTGGCAGGAGCACTGAATGCGCCTGTTACACTAGTATTTGCTGCAGTCCTTAGCAAACTATCTACCGTGTGGTTTACATGCACTGTAGGTGTTGGAACAGACACTGGAAGAACACTAGGAATAGGTAAAGGTTTTGAAGGTCCAGAATATGAAAAGAGGCCACGATTTCCTTCGAATAGAGGAAGTAGCCAAGCCCTAAACGCAAGGACTTTGCTCACGCTCGTTGAAAAAAAGATGGCGAGGCAGAAAAGCTGAAATACAATGAGCGATAGTAAACGTGCAAACTGGCTATCTTTATAGGAGAGTAGATAGGGGACTCCCCAGGAAACTGCGATACTGTAGGCTGCAGCAAGCCCTGCAGTAAAAATGAAATAGTATAGAGTATAGGCGCCACTGTGCTTATAAAGTTGACCTGCTAGATTACTTCCAGCTGATCCAGCAAAGAGAACAAAGCCTGTAAATAGTATCCAATAGACTGTATGTAATGCAGTCCTTGTCGCCTCTCCTTGGATATCGATGGGCTCCTTCTGCTTTTCTTCAACTGCTGCATCAATATCAACCTTGTTTTTTACATCTGCTTGACTTTTCTCTACAAACTGCTGCGTTTGCCGCTCAAATATACTGCGCTTCGAATTAATGTTTGTTAACGTGTCTGAAGCGGCGGGACCTTTATGGTATGTATCTATATCTGTAACAATCGCTGTATAGTCATCGATTGTTGTTTGCAAAACTCCGGGAATTTGTTTTACAATAGCAAGTGTATCAGAACCTTTTTTGATGGCACTGCCTAATTGTGAAAACTCAGATGAAATGGCAAGATTGTTTTGATTCGGATCCGGTGTAGTGCCAAATATATTCCAGCTCATAGCCCCTACCATATGAAGTTAAAATTAAGGAAGCTCAAAGAGCTTTCTTAATTTTAAGATTCATCGGTTAGTTGGTCGTATGACATAAAAATAAGGAAGTTTTAACTTCCTTATTTTTAGTCACGACGATACTGGTTGCCCTTTTTTTTCTCGCAAGACAATAGCATGAGCCCCACGCGGAAAAATAAACTCCACGACTTTGTGGTGGCGATTCCCTCGTATAAGAGGGCAGATACATTAAAAGAGAAGACGCTTCCTCTTCTCAGCCACTACGGTATTGAGCCTCGTCGCATCCATATTTTCGTGGCGAACAAGGATGAGGAGAAGGTGTATAAGGAGACGCTCGACCCGAAACTGTATGGAAAGATCATTGTGGGTGTGAAAGGGATTGGTCCTGTCCGTAATTTCATTTATGATTACTTTCCTGTTGGTAAGCCCATTGTGTCCATGGATGATGATATCCAGGGATTCCTCGAGTACGATGCAAAGGCGCCGCGTAGCGAGAAGAAGCTCGGAGATCTCAAGAAAATCATCCAACGCGGTTTCGACGAGTGCAAGAAGGCTGGGTGCCGTCTCTGGGGTGTCTATCCCGTTGCGAATGGCTTTTTCATGAATGATCGGGTAACCACGGACCTGAAATATATCATTGCCTGCTTCGAGGGATTCTTCAATCCTGGAACAAAGGGGCCGAAGGGTGTTAAGCTCAACAAGATGGGGCACAAGGACGATTATGAGAGCAGCATTCTCTTTTACAAGGCGGATGGTGCGGTGGTTCGCATGAATTTCGTTGCGCCCAAGACGGCCTACTATACGGAGAAGGGTGGGCTCCAGGAGTACAAGGGAAAGGGAGATATTCGTTCGCCCGAGGGTATCTTAGAGGGGGCGAAGTGGATCGTGGCGAAGTATCCTGAGTTTGCCAAGCTCAACTTGAGCAAGGCCTCTGGACGTGCAGAGGTGAAACTGAAGGACATGCGAGAGGAGGGAAAGACCCGAAAGGTCAAGCACTAGATGGCATACTTAACGCCACCCATACCTGATGCCACCTCAAAAAAGTTAATATTTTCAACATAGATCGTAATATCATAGGTGTACGATGTATTCGCAGGAAGCTCAAATACATCAATCTCTACCTGGAAATTGCGAATACGACTTGCATTGATACTTCCAGAAGGTTGGACACCTGGGCTGTGAAGGGCGAATGAATAGACTGGGAAAAGGTTCTTTGTCTGTCCTTTCATGTACTTCCACGGAGTGATTTTCGTGAAATAATCTACCGTTTTCTCCTGTTGGATTTCATTTCCATCACACAGAACACGAAGAGCACGTACAATTCCAATTTGGCCATTCGGTACAATGAGACCCGATGCAAGAGCCTGCGACTGGATTCCTTGAAGGGGAAAGCTCGGATTGGGATTGTACGGAGGCAAAGGATACGTCGACCAGTTTGTGAAATTGGAGAAGTCGTTGCGTGCAGAAGAGTCTGATCTCTTTGGTAAAAAGACAAGGCGTGTGATTGGATTGTGAATCTCAATATCAAGAGTCTTACGTACGGTTAAGCCGGTAAAGACCTGCGGCGTAACCTGTGTAAGCACATAGGAAAGAGGAGAGGTTGCAAAAATGCGCTGTTCATCTGTGGGGAGATACACGTAGGTCGCTTGGATTCGCGGATTGATGTAGAACTGGTCCGTTGAAGGACGTGTAACTCCCCAGTCGGCTAGAAATGCACTGATACGCCCATTTGAATCGGTGCTTTGTGCATACGTGGGGATATTGAGATAAGAACTTGAAGTGGGTGAAGACACTGTGTAGCTAGGGCCCACACGATTTCCAGTAGGATCCAGGTAGGTATAGAGCTGTTCAATCGGGTTGAGGGTGATCTGGACCTCGCACTCGTGATACTGGAGACCTACAAGAGGAAGGGCATTCGAGAATGCCTCCGAGAACCAGAAACTGAGAGGAACATGGATCTCCTGGCCGAAGATAGAAGGACGATTAGCCTGATTATTAATATCTACCTGTGTATTTTGATAGACGCTGGGATATCCGGATGCAGTCTGGCCACCTGCGTAAATTCCCTTACTCGGATTCATCAATTCATCTGTGTCGCCCACGAGTACGCGCCACTTCTCAAACTCATCTACAGATAAATCGGCCATGGCCTTTGCAAGAAGATAGGCACCATCGAATTCCTGGATTTTCTGTCCTCCAACGAAAAAGGCGGCCTTCTGGATGATGGCAGCGCCGAGATACCGAACCCATGTAAACTCATATTGATTTACACGGGCCGTTGGATTCGGAGTGATGTATTTGCTATAGATATCCGGAATCGTAAAGGTGAAATAGAGATCGCAGAGAAGATCGCCTACACGCTGGATCTTTGCACGAAGCTGAATGGGGCGATCAAAATAGAGTTCATTGGGTCCATCCATCGCCGTTGTTACATTTTCCGTTGCAAAATGGGTATATCTGCGAAATGTCTTATAGAAATATGTCATTTGCGGAGTTCCAGAAAGAATTACATTCTGGGAACCATATGCAACCAAGGCAAGTAAACCTCCCCCTGTCATTCTATCTTCCACCTGTTTCTAAATTCTTAGACCATCACTTTTCCGTTGTGGTCTGAGATTTTGTTATCTAGCATTTTCTAAGCGTTATACGAAGTGGTCCACCATGAATCGTTCATGTAAGGAGGTACGATAGCAGTATCACTCTTCATCGTTGTAGAGGGTCCATCGTTCATGAGGGCCTGAATTTCCCCGTAGGAGAGTGCATACCGGGCATACATGAAACTGCTCATCATTCCCTGGAAGACACCAGCGACCTGGAAACTCTGATCCGCGGGGATGGCTGCCGTGGTGGATCCCTGTAAAATATAGTTTGCATTGGAAAAGAGGACGATGTCCTGGAAATTCTGATACGGTATCGTTTTATCGAAGCGGATCTTGTTTGCCAGATTTCCGTTTATGTGAACCTCGAGGCCTGAACGTCTGCAGTTGAGAACAACATGGAACCACTTCTTCACAGGGATATTAGGTATATCCACATACGTGTACGGATTCGCATAGGTGTTCATCACAATACGCATAGTATTGGTGTCTCCGCGGATAAAAACACCGGGGCCCATAAGAGGCCAGACACATCCGAAGCCCTTGTGCCAGACGTGGTAGAGAACAGAGGAGTTTGTGAATGTGCTCGCATTTACATAGAGATAGAAGGAATATGCGAATTCTGTTCCCGTAGGCTCATTCTCGGAGAATAAGATAGGGATTGCATCCTGGTACTTCGTAGGATCCTGGTGGACTGCAAGAGTCCTGTCGGTGGAGGAGACCGTATAGTTCATCAGCGGGGTCATCTTTTGTTTAGAGTACGTAAACGCCGTATAGAGACCCTCGAGTGTAAAGAAGAAGACAAGGATAACAAGAACAAGAATAATAGCGAGAAGAAGCTCACCGATGGGTGTCTGTGCCATTAGGGTGCTGACTATTCTGCTTTGTCCATAAACCCTATTGGTTCCATACGAAGGGTATGACATCTACTGATGATAGGCATTAAAAAAGGGATTTTATGTATGAAATGATATCGGTAGACTTTCCATCAGGGCCGGCCATATACATCTGGTAGATCTGATCGGGATTAATGGCGTGTTTGAATGTCGTTACATTTGAGACATACCCATCAAATCCTGAACGATCTGCGATACGCATAGAGGATCCTGTAGGATCAACCTTGTAATAGTGCTTGAGGACACACGAGCGCGCGAGCTTTCCATCCATGTAGACGTCGCATGTGCGGCCATTGAGCACGACAGTGATCTGCACCCAACGCTGCATATCAATGGTCTCAATGTCGCACATCGGTTTCACATTTAGAAGACCATCGTCCATTAGAAGCGGGGTAAACAGCACGTCCTTGTCGTTGGTCGTGAGGCTTGTATCGTCGCGGTTTGCGATCGAGGGATCCGAGTAGTCGCCAGAAGAAGGAACTTCGTTACCCGAGGAATCCGAGACTCCGCTTCCCAGAGATCCGGACGCATCCTTCGTGTGAACCCTTACAAGCAGTGAGTTTTTGAAGGCGCCGAGGGCAATGAGAAGAGTGGAGAAGTTGCTTCCACCGATCTCAAGGACGTGCTTGCGTATTCCGAGATTTGTGTTGTATCCAGCAATGTAGACCCATAGATTCACCGTATACTCTCCTCCTTCGTACAGCGGGGCAATCGATGAACTTTTCTGGACAGCGTTTGCAGCTATCTTCGATGAAAATACAACGACCTGGTCGGATTTATTTGAAGGGGTTACAATGTAGTTATAGAGGAAATACAAAACAACAACCCCACATACAATAATCACAAAATTCAGAAACAAAGGGATCACAGATGAAACTCTGCTATATACACCCTGATTTGATGAAGGCATGTTTGGTATTTTAAATTCCGGTGCTTTGAAGCTGTCCATTCTTCTACCATATGAACTTAAAATTAAGCATAAGGAGTTTCCCATTCAAATAGAGGGTTTGCAGGAGGAGGAGATGATTCTTTTATCAATGGCATGTTTGAAAGGAAAGTAAAGGATGAAGACTGGCTGGGACTTCCTCCAATTTCAGGGAGGGGCTGGCTCAGAACAGGTGCTCCCATTGTATCCACCCTTGATTTATAGTGGCTTTGAACATCAAAGAGTGTAAGGCCTGTCGGGTACTTTGTAATATACGTACTATACCCAGTGAGCCCGGGATTTCCCAGTTTGATTTGAGATTCACGCGGGCCGCGCTTTGCAAGATTATAGAGCGACGTTTTAGAAACAACCAGCTCAGTATCATAATACAGATCGAAGCGACGGCCTGTTCTTGAAACAGTCACCATTACCCACTTTTGAATAGGGATCGGGGGCAGTGCAACCGTTTCAATGTAGTATCCCCTCGTTTCACCATTTTGAATAGAGTTTCCAGATGCATCAGTGAGAGAGTTTCCAGATGCATCTTGCGGCGCCTCCGTTTTCAAGACGAGTTGTGCCATTGCCTTTCCTTGCCGGCTCGCATCAGGAGAAGGAAGGACTTCCACTGTACAGGCTCCATTGATAGTAAAGAGTGGAAGATATCCTGGGTGTTCACAGTTCGTGCATTTGAAGTCGTCGCATGAACACGTATCATAACGCCCGTCTTCGCAGGAGGCCATTCCATCACCGGTTCCACAGGGTGCGGCCGTAGAAGTACGTTGTAGGGGGAGTATATAGAAAAAGCCTTGGAAAGCGGATGAAGAACTTTCTAGGAATGAAGTGATGTCGCCTTTCCCGAGAACTCCAGAGGCTTTTGTAAGAAGGTATGGAGTCGTATCCTGTGATTTAGTTAAAGGAGCGCTTTTGGGCATAAATGTAAGAGATATGATGGCAATGATTGCAATGAAAAGTATAAACATTAATATGTAAAACCACGGCATTCCTACCATATGATCTTAAAATTAAGAAAGCTCTTTCTTTGAAAAATCTTTCTTACTTTATTGATTACCATATGATTCATCGGTTAGTGCCCCATTACTTACTTTGTGAAAAAGGTCGCATCAGGAAGGACAGGTCCAGCTCCACGGAGATCGCTCGGTGTAAGAATACGAGGCCAATACTGGAGATTCGCAACACGTACACTTGATCTCATCATGGAAGGAGGGGAATAGAAGCTGCCTATACTGCCAATCAATGTACCCTTTAGGATACGAGTTGCTTCTAATTTTCCGTTTATATAGAGCTCCACATAATTCGATGTGAAGATGATGCCTACTCGGAAAGGTGATCCGATGGGAACATTTCTAATCACAGGAAGTGGTTCAGGTGTAACATGCCCATTCGGTGTTGTTGTCTGTGTAAGTATATATAAATCATTTTTCATAGAATCAACGTAGACAATTAAATTGGAATCAGTAAATGTTGTAAGGATCTTTGAGATATCCATTGTCGCACTGAGTTTCTTGACCGATGTTGAACGATACAGAACAACACGGGGAGAACTTATTGCGGAAAAGTCTGGTGAGATAAAAAGATCAAATGAGAGTGTGTAGTCTGAGTTAAGAAGGTTGTTAAAGGGTGGAACGGGTTGCGAATCTGAGGCAGCTGGACCTGAAGTCCATGTAAGTTGCCCATCCGATGTACCTTGTGATAGATCAAGTGTACCTTTTGCAGTCGAATCGAATTTAAAAATAGGTGTGATCGTGTAATGGACAACGATCAATATCATAAAAATAAAAAAGCTGATTATGCTCAGGTAAAAGAAATACGAGAAGATTGCTGAAAAAAAGGTGAGGGCGGTTTTCTGCCCCTGTACAATAGGTGAAACTGCTGGGGCTGCAGAAAACCATGAAGAAGGTCTTGCAGGTGCGGCTGCAAACCATGAAGAAGGTCTCAGCGAAGGTGTTGGATACAAGAAATCAAGCATGCCACGTTTTCCTATATTGAAGAAATCAGTGCTTTTTGTCGGCAAAGGATTTTTCTCAGCAACACGTGTGCCTGTGAGATAAGAAAATGGATTAAATGAATTTAATGAATCCAATTCCCTTCTTCTTCTTGGGAGATACTCCTCGGTCATACTTATTAGTTCATGTCTTTATTTTGCGCGTACCCTTCTTTGTGCGGAGCGACCCTTTTTCGGGGTGGAATTCAATCTCATTGTAATACTTCTGAGTGTCTTTTTCATTGCAGTTGAGCAGTTTCTCACGGAGATAGCAGACAAATGAAATGCGTGTAAATGCCTTCTCTGCACCTACTGTTCCCGTAGAGATATCATCTGTGTGGATACGAGGCAACTTCTTATTTTTCGCCTTATCCTCAGCCGTCTCATAGAGCTCAGTGTTACAGTGCCATTCGTGAACATCCATCGCCACGAAGTCTCCAGTACGAAGATCAAATCCGACCTTGTAGCGAGGGAACATGGTGATACCTCCGTGGTAGTAGCCGCGCTCAATCACAGAGAGATTTCCAAAGCCCTCCTTGAAATCTCCGTCGTCCATGTGGAGAGCCGTGCGGAAATTGCGGTTGATTGTTACAGATGAGAAAGGTGTTTCAGGAATCTGGTAGGCCTTCTTCGACGATGCACGCTTGTATTGGCGCTCATAGGCGTCGGGTACAAGGGCTTTGAAGACCTTACCGAGCTGTTGAATATAGGGGATTCCGTGTCTGTACTGTTTGAAATAGCGTTGTGTGTAGGAAGTGAGACGGCATGGAAGTCCCATGAAGGGTGTCTTCTCGAAGAAACCGAGAACACTGCTGAAGACAAGATTATTCACGCGCATCTTACTGAGTTTTCCATTGTGCATATAGCGCGTTGACCACTTGGTAATCTCAATCGGCTTTCTTTTCTTCCAATATTCACTCTTCAGATCAATCGGGCCAGCTGCAGCACCGCGATTGCGGGACGGGGCAGATGTCTGATAGAAAGACTCCCAGCCTTGCCGTACACAGTCCTTGGGTATAACATTCTTTCTGAATTTTGCGAGAAGCTTCTTTTCACCTGTGTCTGCATCGAGTCCATAGATATCCGCGTCTTCATCGATAAGTGTCTCAATATCTTTATCGGTGAAGTAAGTGCCTTCGCGCGCCTTGATCTGATCAGGTGTAAGTTTGGGCTCAAGAACAATCTTTTTGGCCTCCTTTTTGGGATCAGAGGCCTCCTTCGTGGCAAGACGAAGTCCCTCATAAATCGAAGGTTCAAAGGGTTTATCTGCTTTACGTGTTTGTCCCCTCTTTAAAAGAACCATACTATTAAGGCGGCTCATTTTTCTTTATTAGTAGTCCACCATATGGCTCCTAGTGCAACAAGTGCAATCCCCGCGCCGATACCAATTCCTTGGATTCTCGCACGCATATCTCCTTCTGCAAAATCGGAGGGAGTCCAGAGAGGACTGCGGCCAAGACTGCCAAGACGTTTATAGTACTGGATAACTTCCTTTTCCATCATTTCCGCTTTATTAAGCGATTTGTTCACTGCATTATGGAGATTAATTGTCCACTTGAGAAGATCTGAGCGGCGATCAAGATGGGGTGTGATCGGATTCAGAGCAAGATGTTGAACATAATGTTTTTTACATACTTCACAAGGAAGAAGCATTGTGAGGGATTCGAAGAATTCTTTTGCAGCTTTCTTCTGTGCATAATTCGGTTCAGATGGATATCCTAGGGCGACAATGTGAATTGTATTCCAAAAAATGGGTCCCCATACAGCCGGTGGCATTTTTAACTTCATTACTCTTCTTTGCTGTTAGATACAGAGATTTGTTCTTTGTGTACCTGCCGCACTAGGTCTAAAGTAACCAAACTAGCATCAATAGAGGAAACAGTGATGTTTCAAGCAAATCATAAAATAAAACCTGCAACCTGCATGAATTGTGGCGTACACGGGCATCATTATAGGAATTGTATTGCGCCTATCACCAGTTACGGAATGATCATCTTTCGTGTAAAAGGTGGGTGGAATCAATCGAAGGAGCTTGTGCAGAATATGAGCAGTATTTCGGGACTTGAGCATTCGGTACAAAATATCCAGTACCTTCTTATTCAGCGAAAAGATAGTTTAGGTTTTGTCGATATTATGAGAGGGAAATATAAGGTGGATGATGTCGATTATATCATGAATCAGCTGAACGGGCTTAACGCAGTTGAGAAAGAGAAACTTCTAACAGTTCCGTTCGATACCTTGTGGAAGGATCTCTGGGGAATTGATCCAGATACACCCAGTCATTCCTATCGTAATGAAAAGGAGGTGGCCAGGGGGAAGCTGGAGGCCTTACGTGCAGGATTCAATCATGCAGAGACGGGCGAGGAAATTAAGCTTGAGGACTTAATGGCGAAGGTGAAGACATCATGGGTTACGCCCGAATGGGGATTTCCGAAGGGTCGCCGTGATCATAATGAGAGCGAGTTTAGCTGTGCACTCCGCGAAGTCTTCGAGGAAACGGGCCTCACAGACAAGGACATCTGTTTTATTCGTAATTTGCATCCTATCCAGGAGACCTTTTTTGGCACAAATCGTCTGCACTATTGTCATAAATATTATCTTTCATATATGGCAGCTGAAAAGGAGATTTCAGTTGATCCGACAAATAAGATGATGCTTCGTGAAATTGGAAATATTGGTTGGTTTTCGCTTGAGGAGGCGCTTGAGAAGATTCGCCCCGATAACGTGGAGAAAAAGGAGATCTTGCTGAAGGCGAGCAGTCTTTTACGTAACTACTGCCCGCTTATTGTTTCTTAGCAACTTGTAGATGGAGTTCGGGTCCTTATCGGCAAGGGAACTTTTAGATAGATGGGAAGTCGAACCTAATTTCGAGGTTCGCACGGCCATCGTAAAAGAAATGCAAACTCGCACACCCAAGCTTTTCCCTTCCAGAGAAGATACATATGAAAAGGCATTTGGCCTCTATCCTTCCACAGAGGATCCCAACTTCCACGAGAAACTCTTTGCAAAGCGGGAGTTCTTAGAGAATCGGCAGAAGAGTGTGGCTGATACACAAGAAGAGCTAGATAGGCAGGGGAAAACGGCGTGCGATATGGGCGAGGATTTTGAGCTCAGCACGGTACAGAGATTCATCAGCCGCTACCTATCTCCCCAATGCCCATATCAGTCGGCACTTCTCTTTCACGGCGTGGGTGTTGGAAAGACATTCGCAGCCGTGGCAACTGCTGAGGCCTATCTTGAGAGCTTTCCCAATCGCAAAGTGATTATTGTCGCTCCACCGAACATTCAGCCGAATTTTCGTCGTACCATTTTCAATATTGACCTGGTTACGATTCCACCCGAAGAGACAATTCCCAATTCGTCCCTTGGATTCACGGAGACCTTTTATCTGAAACAAACGGGTATGGAGTATGAAAAGGATAAAACGGTAATTGCGAATCGGGTTCGCTCATTCATCGATGCACGCTATGATTTTATGGGCTACCGCAAATTCGGCAGCTATATCGATCGCACTGGTTCACAGGGGGCTTTTGAGAAGCGCGCCTTCAGCCGTGAATTTGATGGCCGTCTTATTATTATAGACGAAGCCCACAATTTACGCGATGTTCCCGGTGAAACGGAGGACGACAATGCCGATTCTCTGAAGGATGACGAGGAGGGTGCTGGAGCTGGAAAACGTCTCACACCGAGCCTTACCAAGTTGCTGAAATATGTGCACGGAATGAAACTCATGCTCATGACGGCCACACCGATGTACAACAATTACATTGAGATTGTGTTTTTGCTGAACTTGCTGCTGCTGAATGATAAGAGGGCGCGCATCCAAACCACTGATATTTTTGATGGAACCGGTTGGAAGAAGAATAAGGAGGGAAAGGAGATCGGTCGTGAACTTTTGGGACAGATCGCGAGTGCCTATGTGAGTTTCATGCGTGGCGAGAATCCCCTGAAATTCCCTATTCGCCTCATGCCTCTTGGTGCCGAACGTTTCCGTAGCTGGCCCTCGTATCCGCCCGCTGTTGCCGAATCAAAAGAGCTCAATTCGGAGGAGGAGTTCAAGCTGATGAAGCGGCTTCCTCTCGTGCCCGTGCGCTTCACGGGGTCTTCACTGAAGAGTTATATGGATATCACGGAGGAGGCTGCGGCGCGTGGCGGTGTGTCTGTCGGCGCCATTGAAAAGATGGTGGAGGCGGGTAACTGGTTGTTTCCTGGAGAGGGGCGGCCGACGGGAAATGAGGGATTTTCTTCCATGTTCCAGGAGTCCGCCGCAGGTTCCTCGGTCCAGTTCAGCTTGCGCGGCGATGGCGACTGGTTATCTGCCGATTCGATTGGCGATGTGTCTCCGAAAGCGAAACTGATCTTGGACAGGATCCAGCACGGCGTCGGCGTGTCCTTCATTTTCAGCCGATTCATTCGTTCAGGTGCGCTTCCTCTTGCTTTGGCGCTAGAGGCAAACGGATACACGGTGCATGGACGTGATGTGCCGTTTCTGAAAGAGGGAGCTGCCCTCTCAGCAGCGAGTGGAGGTCGCCAATGCGCCTTTTGCTCTCTCCGTGAGACTGGGCACCCGAAACTTGTTGGGAGAAAAGATAATCATCCTGCTCACTCCTTCCGCCCCGCGAAGTATATTCTTCTCACAGGAACCCAAGCCCTGTCGCCGAACAATGGGCGGCTTGTGGAGGATGCGCGCGCCTTTTCCAATAGTGAAGGAAAGGACGTGAAAGTGATTATTGGATCCCAGGTGGCGAGCGAGGGTGTGGACTTCCGATTTGTCCGCGAGCTCTATGTCTTTGATAGCTGGTTCCACTTGAACAAGATGGAGCAGGTTCTTGGTCGTGGCGTGCGTAACTGCAGTCATTCGGCTCTGCGACCTGTGGAAATCGACGGGCGCTGGTATAGCCAGCAGAACTGCACAATCTATCTTTTGGTCACCGCATTTCCAGAGGGAGAGGATCGTGAGACTGCTGATATGTATATGTATCGGCGTGCAATGAGAAAGGCCATGGAGATGGGGCGCGTTACTCGTGTTCTCAAAGAATATGCACTGGACTGCAATTTGAATATTGATGCCATTAAGATTCCTAGTGGATCTTTGCCTTCCCAGAAGCATATTGATTCCCAGGGCATCTACCAGGATCCTCTTCGTAAGGAAGTGATTGTTACGGATACTCCCTATACAAGTATCTGCGACTGGATCGAGTCGTGCGACTATATCTGCCGAAAGAGTGAAACAGAGGAGAGGGCGCCTCTTCGCGAACTGAAAGATGCCGATACATCCACGTATGATGAGTATGCTGCGCGGGCCCATGAGGCTAAGATTCGGCGTGTAATTCGGAACTTGTTTGCCATACAGGTCTCGTACCAATTCGATGAGCTGCACGACAACTTGTCTGGGGTACCGCCACTTGCTCTCTCCAGCATCCTCTCTGGAATTGTGGGAAATCAGTCGTTCCGTGTTACGAGCCCGTCGGGAAAGGAGGGGTATATCATTTACAGAAATGGATACTATCTATTCCAGCCCGATTTCTTGAAGGACAGAAGCATTCCTCTTGCACTGCGTGTTGCAAACTATCCTGTAAAGAGGGATGTCTATCTACCCGATACGACGGTAACCACACTTGTTCGGGCTCGCGAGGACATTGGTATCTGGGGCCTCTTCATGGTCTGGGCTAAGGCGATAGGCGAATCGAGCGCGAGCACGAAGTTGCCCGATGAGATTATGGCGGAGATGGAGAAACGGTATTCGGGAGACCAGGGAGAGGTGCACAAGGCGAAGCAGCAGGTGGAGACAATGGTGTGGATCTATGAGAAGATCAAGGGGCATGTGGACAGTTGTGTGGCATTGGAGAGAACTGTGCTAGAATATGTCTGGGACGAGATTCTTACGATGAAGGAGCAGCAGTCGCTTGTGAAGAGTGGAGAGGCGATTACCTTGGAGATCGCGAAGCAGCAAGTGTTGAAACGGGATACCTTCCGTTACATCGACTTTTCAACGGCTGGGCTTCGGTATATCTGCGCAGACGGGGCCGCGTGCCCTGAGGCGGTTACGCGGGTTCTCGATGCAGATACTTTTGCTCCTGCAGATACTACAACAACAGGACGCATCTATGGCTTTATGGTGCCGAAAAAGGGGGAGATGATCTTCAAGACGAACGAGAAGGTGGCCGCGGTGGGTGGAAAGCCTGAGAAGGGTGGTGAGTGTGGCAACATTAGTACTGTGTCGTTCCACGTGAAGATGCTAGTGGAGATTGGAAAGATCCTTGAGTCGTATGATGAGCGGCAGATTGTGCTGAGCACGGATCTGCGCGTCGTTGAAGAAGAGTATGAGGAGAAAGGGCGGATGAAGAAGAAGAGCGTGCAGAAGGACGTGGGAACGCTGGGGGAGCTGCGGCCGGCTGTTGTGGCCGATCTGCTGAAGGAGCTGGCTAGAACGAGCCATGAACGGAAGATCCGGTACATTGAGGAGCACAAGTGGCAGGAGTTCCCTCGAAATGCGGTGCGTGCGTGTGCCCTGAAGGATTTGTTGCTGCGCTGGATGAATGCGAAGAAGGTGGGTGGAAAGCGGTGGTTCTACCGGCCGGTGGAGAGTATCAAGACGAAGCACAAGGGGTTACCTTTGAAGGTGTGAGGTTAAAGGCAGTTAATTATGAAATACATGCAATCATGTGAAACTAACGTAGAACCAATGAGTTATTATATAAATTCAGGATTACCTTGGTCTACAGAAGAAAATGAAAATCTTAAAAAAGAATATGTCAATGATAAACTAGATATATTTCAAATTAGTAAGTTACATAAACGCACACCTGGTGGAATTGCTTCACGAATTGTAACTCTTAAATTAGAAAATAATTTTTCTAATATCGATGGTTATGAATTATATCAGAAAAGTAAATTATATCAAGAAGTAATTAATAGACATTGTAGAGGAATATCTCCTCTTAAAAGTAAAAAAATTGTTATAACAAAGATAAAAGGCTATATTTATTGTATGTCAAATCCTTCTATGCCTGGTATAGTAAAAATTGGTATGACTTCAAGAAGTCCAAAGGATCGTTTAAATGATGCAAATAAACATGATACATTTAAGCCACCCACACCTTATTACATTAATTTTGCAAAACAAGTATCAAATCCAAAGATAAAAGAGGGACTTATCCACGAGCTTCTTTCTCGTTATACAGAGAGAGTTAATCCTCAGAGGGAATTCTTTAGAGTAACCCTTGCAGAAGTACAGAAATTTTTTGAATTGGTAGATGGAGTATGGTGGATAGATAAAGATGATTCGCAAGAAATAGAATCAGAAGAAACAGATTAGTAATAGGAATTAAAGTGGAAAATAATATATTTAGTTTACGTGTGGATGTTATTGAGAATAACTAACATATTGTTCTTCCAGTATTTTACGTCTTTTCTCTGCATCTTCTTTTATTTTAATCGCAACATGCCTATATCTATCTTTTCTTTGTTGTAATTTTGCAGCAATATTTCTTCTAATTTCCTCCCTTTTTGGTCTATCTCGTTCCCATTCTTCTGCTTCAGCAATTCTCCTTTTTCTCTCTTCTTCTGCTTCAGCAATTCTCCTTTCCTCCCTTTTTGGTCTATCTCGTTCCCATTCCTCTGCTTCAGCAATTCTCCTTTTTCTCTCTTCTTCCTCCTCTTTTATTTGCAATTCTCTTCTTCTTACACACTCTTCACAGGTTTCTTCACGAATACAAATTATCTTATCATTATTATCATTCATTGAATTTATAAATGATGAAGCTTGTATTTCAAACCATGGTTCGGGGCGCTTTTCGGCCCGTGTTTTATGTTTATGGCATATTTCAAAGATAAACTTTATTTCATTACTATCTAAATATGCAACATCTGCTATTTGTAAAGCATCATTGTATTGAAATCGATGTTCCACTTCTATCTTTGTACTTTCTGTATATGCATCAACTACAATCTTTTTAACTGCTTTCTCACAATCTAAACAATATCTATTGAAAGACAAAACTCGTTTACTTTCTAGTATATTCTTCATTAGCATTTTTGCATCTTTGTGTATTTGTGTTTCACTAGGATGTTTATAATATATGCACGGATCTTCCTGACTTTTGTGGGCAAAGTGGTGAACTTTTATAGTACCTTTCTTGACTATAACATCCCCTTTGCATTCTGGACATATATACTTATTCTTTTTATCTGCTGTACTTGGTTTTTCATATTTGTTATTTTCCTTATTTAATGCACCCATACGAAGGTGTTGCGACATTCTGTTATTTAGTTTATTAGTTAAACTTTTAAATATGATTAAATAGCCCAAACCCGGTCTAAATCCACACACCACATCCCTTTTTTCTTCTTGAATAGTGTCTGGGCCTAAAAATTTATTACTTTTACATCTAATGGAAGGACTATATATAGTGCCATCGGTTCTTTTTTTGAATACTTTTTTATCATACAACCTTCTATCTCCACTTGAAAACTATAGGAAGTTAAAAGTACATCATAGGTATGAATTATTAAATCGTATTTCTTCTTCTCTCTTTCAGCTCTTTATTGTCTATAATGGACTTTATATGAAAACAGATGATGTTCTGAGAGTAACAAGCCAAATAACAGGTTATATGATATATGAATTACTCTATATGCCATTTTATGTAAGATCATATGAAATGTATATTCATCATATAATTTGCATACTTTCTTTTATAGCAAAAGACTATTCACCAAAAGAAGATCTAGAAACGTTCGCTTCTTATTCATGTATACTTGAATCAACTGCACCATTCTTTACAATTGTTTGGTGCCTTGAAAAGTTTGAATATCCAAAGAATCTCTTATATAAATCAGTTCAGATTGCTGCAGTTTCTTATTGGACATTTATTCGTGTTATATTATTTCCGTATCTCTTATATTCTAGGGGATCACCTATCATTTATTTTTTAGGTGTCCCTCTTTATCTTTTACAGCTCTATTGGTTTAGTTTAATACTAAAAAAGATTAAGAATACTGGATAATACTTGAATATAAAATAATACTTGCTATATTACCCATAACATGGCATGTGGTATGCGCATACACTGATTTCCATGTATCCTTTCTTACATAATGAAAATACATACCAAGTAAGTAAAAGAGCAACGTATTTGAAATAAAGAAATAATATAGGGTGGAGTTATCAGAGTTATAGGCCCTGATAGTCTGAAATAAAACACACGATTTTGTTACAACTATATCTAGATTTCGTTGCCATCCGTACACAGGATTTTTCCAAAAATTTAGAGATGTTAATAATATTCCACTGTTACAGAGGCCTAGATCGTAGTATCCATTGTAAAAAGCTAATGCGGATGGAACAAAGAGTAAATGAGAACTTCTATAAATAATGATAGATTGCTCCTTACTGAGTATCGGCTCCATACTTTTACTATTTTTAAAAGTGTAGCTTTTAAATCGCGTGCACAATACCTAAAATTTGAAGTCGCCCCCCAACTGTACTTGCATGTTACGAATGGAGAATCCATCCTATAATAGCCTCGTCCCCAGAAATCTTATAATGACGACGACGTCTTGCTTCTACTGCGGCGCACCAGATGCAATGATTCGGGAGACAGAGAAGTTATTCGGCCTCAAACACTGTCCCATGCATAAGAATGCAGCTATCCGTGACTGTAGGGCCTATATGCATACAAATAAAATGGTGAGAATGAAGGATGCATTTGCACATCCTATTGTTGGACAACTGATGACTTATATAAAAGAGTTATCAGGATTCCCTGTATTGCGCTCGAGTGGCGTATATCAAGAGGGATGGATTCTGAATACAAACCAGATTATGTATCCTACTAATCTGGTGTGTACAGATGACTGGATGATTCCTGTGATCAATATGAAAGAGAATACTATGAAATACATTTCGATCTGTAGCTTCAAAACGACTCATCCAGAATTAACAGAGAGTATTGATAAAGCAATCTTCTGTCTTATTGATGGAATCTATTCAAAGGAGTTTGAGGAAGTTCACTTACCAGAAGAGTATCCTGAGTTGCCCATTGTAGAACCAATTGTCTTTAATAATTACGCTGGAAGAGTCTTGATATTACCGGCAAAGGTGCACGAAGAGAATCCCGAAAAGCCCTAAGATTATGATCCATTAAAAGTCGCGTATATTCGTCTCATAGGTTCCATTTTGTGAGCCTTGGCAAAAGATCGTAGGTTCATAGTATGTCCATAGGGTGTTCGATTCCTTTAGAAGTTTATTCATAAAATGCCCAATATTCATGGTATAACATTCCTCCTCTTTGCAGATATCTAGAAACTTCTTATGGAGAATGTAGCTATCTGTACAGCGTCCATATCGTTCTTTCGTAAGACCCTTCTTTTTACCATGTCTCTGAATTCCAGAACCAATTGAAATAACTAGATCATCCTTTACGTTGCTCATAATCGTGGAAAATTCCTTTGTGAAGTCGATGCCTTTTTCAAAGAGAACATCATCTTCTAGAACGAGGCACCACTCCGCAGCCGATTCGCGAAAAAGACGCCATGCCTCATAGTGTTTCTTATTGCAGGACAAATTACCACTCGTTGTATGTGTCGTCGGAATCGCTTTGATAAATGGGTCTTCCCTATCATAGTCTGTGATCCAGTACACCCTACCTATGTGTTTTTCTGCGAGTTTTGGAAGAATATTCTTTTCCATATATGCACGCCGTTCGGTATTTTTACTGTAATGAATAATATAACAATCCATTGGGTTTATAATGCTTAGACCCTTATTTTTAGGCCATGATAAGTAAATTTGAATGAAAACTAACCCACCGATTGGTTAGGAAGACCATGGAATATACTGCAATCTTTGAAGAGCGTGTACCCCTCACACCCAGGGATCTTGGAAAGAATATTGAAAATATCGACGATATTCTTCTCGATAAGATGAGCACGCGTCTTGAAAACAAGTGTTCGCGCCACGGCTTTGTGCTCCCTGGTACCCTCAAGATCCTCTCGAGGTCCATGGGCTATGTAGAGAAGGGACGGTTTACGGGCGATATCGTCTACCATATTCAGGCCGAGGGAAAGGTTCTCAATCCTCCTACGGGCATCATCATCAAGGGTATCGTGATTCGCAAGAATAAGATGGGTATGTATGTTTCCTTCGATGATGCCATCCGAGTGATTCTTCCGCGCGATCTCCACATTGGAAATGAGGAGTTTGAGGCAGCGGAGGTTGGAGAGGTCGTGAAGGTGGAAATTCAGAAGTCTCGCTTCCAGGTGAATGATCCTTACATTCTGAGCGTGGGAATGTTCCGTGGATCTGAGAAGGCTTCTGCAGCTCCTTCTTCTCTTGCAGAGGAGGTAGAGGAAGAAGAGGCCCTTGCTATTGAGGCCCAGTAAGCGCGGGAAAGGACCTTTCCCTAGAAGATACGAACGAAATAGGAAATGGCAGATGATTATGAAGAAAGAAAGAAGCTTCTTGAGGACCTCAAGAGACTTGTGAAATCCGAGCAGGAGGATATTTTTCGCATTCTGAAGGAAACCCACTCCGAGTACAGCGAGAACAGCAACGGTGTCTTTTTCGATGTCTCCAAGATCTCTCGCGAGTCCTTTGAGAAGATCAAGAAATACATGGAGTTCTGCATTCAGAACCGCCAGAACTTCACTCTCCGCGAAGAAGAGGAGCGCAAGGCACAGGAAATCCTCGGATCCACCTAGGTCTAAAGTGACGTCGATATATACATATAGAATGTTGATTGATATACAAAACTGGATACAACAGAATCCCCATCGAGGCACTAGTGTTCCCCCGATAGAGATTCAGCTTGAAAGCGATACCGGTGGATCCAAGAAGGAGGCCATCAGTGGACCCGGTGGTCTCGTGGCGACCCCCATTGAGCCTCCCGGCCCCGTGGCCCTTTCCCTCTGGTATACGGACCCTTTGTACCGCGCTGGGACCTACACACTTCGCAAGCAGATCCTTCGTGAAGAGCTCATGAAGCTCGGCGTGAAGATCGAGGAGACCTGCAAGGGTCGTCGCTGGAACCGTGTGAAGATCCTTGAACAGCTCGCAGCACAGCAGACAGCAGCAGTTTCTCCACAGCAGGACACACGGGAGCTCGACGATGCACTCTGCGAGGTGCTCGGGGTTCAGAAGCTCATCATCGACGATGCAAATAAGAAGATTCTCCAATTCCCCGAGGATTTCCGTCGCTGGACAAATGAACTGCCCATCTGGACCTGTGGCCTCGGCTCCCGCTGTGTCTACCACCTTCCCGGCGAAAAGAGTCTGAGCGAGGGTCTTGGGCTCGGGGCATGGATCTCTGAAAGAGAGGCGGAGGGATGGAAAGTACGGTGGCCCGTCGCCGATGGAAAGCTGGAGGAGCTGAAAAAGAAGGCAACCGATCTCTCCGTTTCCTTTTCCTTCCAGCAAAAGCCTCTAAAAGAGGATTATGCAGTTGCTGTGGGCCGTGCTGAAGCAATTCGCCGCCTAACAGATGAATTTTCTGTAGGGGCTGCACCCTAAGTTTGAAGCCCTGCCCGCTCAAAGGGAACTCTATATAAGTGAATAGAACGCAGCATGGAACTCTACTCTGCAGAAGCTGAAACCCTCCAGAAAATTACGAATGGTTGGCTCAGTGAAACCGACCAGGAACTGGAGGCTACGTTCGGCGTGAAGGGTGCCGTGGATGTAACGACATTTCTGGCAGTTGCCCAACGTCTCCGTGCAAAGGGATATCGGTCGCTTCCCCAGGAGGATCGTATGACGATTATGACTCCCGAGCATATTCGTTTTACACTTCCGACAATGGGTGTGATCCAGCAGTACTGTCGTGATGACACAATCGCGGGAAAGCCCTTTATCGCCATGATCAAGGACCGTACTCTCCCGACGTCCAACCTCGACATCGAGGACTATGATGTGCGTGTAAAGACACGCAGAGAGCTCGGAGTTTCAAAGGATGATCCCAAGGTGGCCCAGCTTATTGCGACCTGGGGGCAGCAGCGAAAGGCCTTCCGCATCATTCGCCGCTGGACATTCGAGGGCGATGGCCTTCTCATCGATATGTCGATTGTCCGTGGGACACTGAAGAATGAGAAGGGCGACTATCGCTGGATGCGCCGATTCCGCGACCAGGATGTGATGGCTGCCCCCGCGCTCTACGAGATCGAGGTGGAGCTCAAGAGGATTGAAGGAGATACGGTGGAAACCGCAATGAAGCGACTAGTGAAGGGTGTCGGCGAGGTTCTTCGCGGCATTCAGAAGAACAGCATTCTTATTCGCAAGAGCACAAAGGATCGTGTCCTCAAGGCCTACCAGGGCCTCGTCGGCACAAATAAGTTCCGTGGTGTTCCCCCGATCACTCTCGAGCTCGACAATTTCCTGAAGGATCACGAGGAGGGTGTTGCAAATCTGCGCGACGGCTACAACGTAACGGACAAGGCGGACGGACTCCGTGTGATGGCCTACTGCGATTCCAAGGGCGATCTCTTCTTAATCGACATGGCCATGAATGTGTATCGCACCGGCCTCCAGAATCTTCTCTGCCGCCAGTCCCTTGCGGACGGTGAATGGGTTACGCAGACCAAGGAGAAAAAGGCGATCCAGCAGCTTCTTCTCTTTGATCTCTACATTGATATTGATAAGAAGGATGTGACAAAGCTTCCCTTCCACACTGGAACGGCGGAGGATGGCCGCCACAGCCTTCTGAAGAAGTGGACGACCAAGTGGAATACGGATCCGAAGATTATTCTGGCCGGCATCACACCTGCCACAAAGCTCCAGGTCGCCATGAAGAACTTCTTGTTCGCGAAGGCTGGAGATACTTCTATCTTTCAGTCGGCGGGACGTGTTCTCGATGCATTCCCCGTCTACAATACGGACGGTCTCATCTTCACGCCTAACACGTTACCGCTCCCCGAGAAGGCGGGTGCTGCCTTCCTTGCCCAGTTCAAGTGGAAGCCGGCCGAGGACAATACAATCGACTTTCTCATCTCAATCGAGAAGTATCCTGAGGGACGCGAGGAGCGTGTCTTTACGGGAGTGAAGCCCGGGACGAATGAGACGGTTCAGTACAAGACACTCCGTCTCTATGTTGGCTCCAGCTCCGATGTCTCCCATACCAATCCTCGCGAGGCCATTCTGGAGGAGAAGGAGCTGGGATCAGGGAAGAGGGGTGAGTACAAGCCTGTGCTCTTCAATCCGAAGGAGTTCCCTGATACAATGGCGAGCATTTGCTACCTGGAGATTAAGACGGATCCCTACACGGGCCAGGACTACGTTACAACGGAGCGTTCGGGTGAGCCTATTGAGGACAAAAGCATTGTGGAGTTTGCGTACGATGGCTCTCGTCCCTCGGGCTGGCGATGGGTTCCCGTACGTGTGCGCCTTGATAAGACGGAGCGCCTCCAAAAGGGAATTCTTGGGCGTACGCTGAATAGCGAGGACACTGCCGAGGGTGTTTGGAATAGTATCAATGAACCCATCACGGTTAGCATGATTCGCACAGGAAATGAGCAGCCGTCGGAGGAGGAGAACGAGGAGCTTATGAAGCTGAAGGAGGGTCGCCAGCTGGTTGCTCGTCGCTACTATGAGCGAAAGGCCACGGCCCAGGACCTCCAGCTCGTGCGCGGCCTTCGCGATTTCCACAACAAGTATATCAAGGAGAACATTCTATATGCGGCTGGCCTCAAGGGAGGTAAGAAGACGCTGGTGGATCTGGCAGTGGGCAAGGCTGCGGACTTGCAGAAGTGGCGTCGTGCAAATGTCTCCTTTGTTCTTGGCGTGGATATGGCGGGCGACAATATCACGGGGGCACAGGACGGTGCATATCGCCGCTATGCCGATACGGTTGGTCGCGCTCATCGTGGCTCAGTGCCTCCGATGGTCTTCGCAATTGCCGACAGCAGCAAGCCGATTGTCGACGGTGCAGCGGGAGCTACGGATCAGGAGAAGAATATCCTGCGCAGTGTGTTCGGTCGTGTGCAAACGAGCTCGCCGGTTCCTCCTTTCATTGAGAAGAATGCCAGCCGTCTGAAGATGGGCTCGGACTGTGTGAGCGTGATGTTTGCGCTGCACTACTTCTTTGAGGCCAAGGAGACATTTAACGGATTCCTGAAGAATCTTGCTGATATTCTAAAGGTGGGTGGCTACTTCGTTGGCTGCTGCTTCGATGGCGAGAAGGTGTTTGATCTTCTTCGCGGCGTCCAGGTGAAGAATGGAGTGGACGGAGAGTCGCTGTTATGGTCGATCAAGAAGGTCTATACAGCCGATGATATGCCAGAGGATGAGTCTGCATTCGGTATGGGGATTGATGTAGACTTCATCAGCATCGGTACCTCTCACCGCGAGTATCTCGTGCCGTTCAAGCTTCTGCAGGATAAGCTTGCAAAGATTGGCTGCGAGTTGCTCACAGCGGAGGAGTTGAAGGAGGTGGGCTTGAAGGAAAGTACAGCTCTCTTCAGTTCCACCTATGAGAAGACGGGCGGGAAGTTTGCCATGAGCCCAGTGGTAAAGCAGTTCTCCTTTCTGAATCGGTGGTTCGTCTTCAGAAGGAAGCGGGAGGTGGACTATGTGGAGGAGCAGGAGGTCGAGGAGGCTGTGAAGAAGGCTTCGCTGGAGCGGGTGTTTGCACCTGCTCCTCCTTCTGCTGCGGCAGCAACTCCTATCAACGCAGAGACGCGACAGGAAAAGACGGCCCGTGAGGCACTCGAGGCTAGTACGATGAAGGTGGCGAAGGAGCTCACAGCGTTACCGGTTGAGCAGAGAATTGCGGCCCTCACGTCGATGCCGCCGACGGAGCGCGCAAACTCCCTTCAGGCTCTCACGGGACCGGTGAGAGAGGCGACGTTGGCTGCAATGCCGGCTGCTGTGAAGGTGGCGACGTTGGCTGCGATGGAGAATACTGTTGCTGCAGCAGCTGCTGCAGCAGCACCTGTTACGAAGAAGAAGATTCGTATTGTGGCTCCTTCGGGTGCTCCCGAGGCAGCAGCAGAAGCCGCTCCTCCTCGTACTCTCCAGGTCGAGCTAGGGACGGCAGCCCCTGCCGAAGCAAAGACGCGCTACACTCTTTCCGAGGTCTTCCAGTTCTTCGATGGCGCCGCCCTAGAGGACCGCCTCGGCATCAACGACAAGGGTGCTGGCCGCTGGCTCAGTCCTGCCGCCCCCTTCCCTTTATCCGATTCCGAAGATGCATCATCTGTCTATCCATCGCTAGAGCACTATCTTGCAGCGATGAAGTACAAGCTCGCCAGCACAAAGCCCGATCTGGCCAAGTCCCTCTTCAGCCGCGACGGCCGCATTCACCAGAAGTTCCTCAATCAGCGTCTTCTAGAGACGAACAGCAACACGAAGCCTCTCAGTGAAAAGAGAGATTTCGAGCTTCTACAAGAGGAAAGGGACGAGGTGCGCAAGGCCCTCCGCCCCGCTACACAGAAGACGTATAGCGCCCCGATCGACGAGGCTGCATGGGCCACTGTGAAAGATAAGGTGCTTCTCGATGCCCTCACGCAGCGATGGGAGAAGGATGCTCGTCTGCGGAAAATTGTGGAGGCTGCGCGCAGCCAAGGAAAGATCCTTCTGTACTATACTCCTGGCGCCTCCTCGAGCAATCTTGGTGCGGTGAGAAAGCCCGATGGAGCGATCGAGGGTGATAACAAGATGGGCCGAATCCTGATGAACCTCGCGGGATTTCCTGGGTTCTAGGGCATTTAAATCTGTAAATATACTTAATATAAATGGCTAAACTCATTTGCAGAGGTAAAGAAGTGAAATTTACAATTTTTCCATATACATGTGGTACATCAATCCAACATGAACTACTTAGTTCTCCTAGCGACTACGTACTTGGATATGTTACAAGTAATCTAGATATTAATCAACGTAAGTTTATTTATACAGAGTCAGGGAGAGTTACGGAAGTGAGTGAACATTGGTCATTGGATATTCTTAAGGAGTTTCCTTATGTTGAAGAGGAAGGTCCATGGATTGTCTATAATTGCTCTCCTGAACAAACACGACTCGCCTTCCAAAAGATTTCTTATAATGAAGCTCTACAAATTCATAGCTGGGACACATGGTCTGTAAAAGGCAAGGAGTCTAAAATTGCAGTCGTTACTTCTTGGGAAATATTCTAAGCAGTTTAAAATTAGATCACTCTATTCAAGTATGGAAAACAGAATAAGGCGATTCTACGAACTACATAACAACAAGTGGTTTCATATTATGAATTGGTCACTTGATCTTATAAAAATGACTGATAAAAATCAAAGATATATGCATATGAAATATGGGGCTTGCTTTTATTTTTAGATACCATATACGCTTGTAAGTGCCCTATAATGCTTCACCCAGAGCTGCCAGTGAACAAGTCCAACACCACCCTGCTGAATCGCGCGTTTCTCGATGAGCTCAAGCAGCTGAAAATTATATTTTATGTTCATACCCTTATAAGTAGCCGTAAGATTTGCATAAGGAAAACTCGGCTTTCCAAGCCGCGCATTTACATCTTCATGAAGACTCCAAATCCAATTCCGAATCCATTCTTTGAGTTCTGAATAGGGTATCTTCAAAATCGGTGTAACAGGATGGGCAGCAAGCCACGTTTTAAAATGATCTCGGCAATCGGAGCAAGGAAGCATATCACCTGTAGCAGCGAGTAGGCTCTGCCATGCCCTCACTTCATCATTCCTATATAACTCTGTAACGACTTGGCCAAATCGTTCTGCAAGTCCATGGAGAATCGTCCAGACAAACGGACCCCATTCTTTATTTTCTGGATATGCCGGGCCAGGTATTTGACAACTACAAGGCATCTATTCTAAATGTCTGTAAATCTATCTGCTTATTCTACGCAGAGGTCTAAAGTTCTAGACAGATACTTTATAAGATAGAAATGCCCCAAAGCTGGCAAAGCCTTGCTCGTGTAAATGAACACGAAAGAGATAAATATGTGCAGTTTGATGAACCTACCCATATTTATACTGTAAAGGGTGAGACAAAGGGATACATTAGCGTAACAAAGTTCCTCCACGATTTCTTTCCCCATTTCGACGCGGACAAGATCATTCGCGGTATGATGTCGAAGCCGAATTGGAAGGAGAGTAAATGGTACAAGCCTGGCATTACCGCAGCGGATATCAAGAAGCAGTGGAATGATAATGGAAAGGATGCAACGACAAAGGGAACAGCCATGCACTTGGCGATTGAGCAGTATCTCAATGGTGCAGAAGAGATTATTGAGACATCTGTTCTTCAGACAC